ACTTTGATGCTACCTTTTGTACTTGGGTTATCTGGTGTCTCTTTCGTACTCCATGGAACATTGCATTCCACATGATTAACATAAAAGGTTTCTCCATGTGATTTTAAGACCCACATTGGAATGGTCTGATCTGCGAGGTGTGCCTTGTTAAAGTGGAACACTACGTCTTTACATGCGTATTCAATCTAGATACGTGGGATTTTTTCGTTTGACATTTTTATCTCCTTGTGTTGTGTCATATGTATTTATTAGAAGTTTACTTTTTCTAATTCTTTGTCGGTTAGACTCTGATATCTCAGAGTAACTCGGTTGTCATACTTGAGCAATAACCATGTTTCTTCTTTATCGGTATGTGTGTTCAAGTAGATTTTGTGTTGATTAGTTAGTATCTGATGACCAGTGTCATAGTCGCACCACCCACTATCACCCGCTTCATACGGTGTCTCAAGATCATAGTCTAGACCAGAGTTGTTGATCCATTCAACATCATCTTGTGAGTATGGCGGTGGCAAGAACCAAGTTTTCATTTTTTGTCCAGAGTCGGGGCAATCTTTGCCATTTCTTCTTGTGTTGCGAATCGCTGTGGCTCATTGAAATAATGAGGCAACCAAATCTTTACGGGTTTCCAGTACTTGCTCAAGATGTTATTAATGAATGTGATACCTGCAACAATCACCACGATTGCTAACATATACAAAATACTACCGATGAAAAAATTAGATGCTGATTCAATTGTCATAATACTACCTGACGTTAAGTTAAAGATGGTGCGCTAGGCCGGAATCGAACCGACTCTCTCAGGCTTTAGAGACCCTTGCTATACCAATTAGCCTCTAGCGCAATATGCATTTATTATAGACAAAAGAAAAGGCTCTGTAAAGAGCCTTTGGTTAAATCAAATGAATTGATTAGAAACCGAATGTCAAGCCAAGACCGAAAGCCTTTTCCTTGATATCCTGTGCTGAACGGCTAGCATTCAAATTCACAGAAACATTCTTTGCGACTGGTACGCTGTAAGTAGCGAAACTAACAGTCTGCTTTGTGTTAACTGATTCAGTAGAACCAACACGGGTTTTTGCACCTAGCAACAAGAAGCCTGGACCAACTGGGCGACCATAAGTTGCACCAACTAGGCCATAATTGTAACCTGCACTACGAGCGCCGTTGAAACCGTTGTCATGACCAACACCAACGAATGGAGTGATACCCGCAACGTTAACAGAGTTCTTAGCGGCTGTGACTTCCATGCTATTCAACAAACCACCACCGGTAACAGTAGCAGTGCGTGATTGCAAGTTGAATTGATAGTCTCCGAAGCCTTTGCCTGCACGAACATATTGTGCTGTGCTGTCAGATGCGCCTTTACGACCTTGAACATTGTCAACGTCAACAGCGACAAAATCTGCGGCGAAAGCAGAACCGAATGTGGCAAGAGCCAAGATTGCTAAAATTTTCTTCATTTAATTTCCTTTTGTTAAACTCTTTCGAGTATAGATTTTTATTTAGACTGTGACATGTATCACGAATCTTTTTCTATTATGAAGAAAGTAGTAGTTTACTTCAAGTTAATCGGTGAAGTTCGATATGGGGTAGTGCGTTTCTTATCACATTCTGGGTTTTTATTATAGTGAAAACGCTCGGAGAAAAAGTAATTTTTCTCGTTTTTACCTGGCTTCTCTTGATTGCATAGTGTGTTTAGCATATTAGCTCCTATACATATACAACGTATCAGCCTTACGTTACGTTGACAAAAGAAAACCCGCCGAAGCGGGTTCTGAGTTTCTGTTACGAGGTATGTCTTACCCTAAGCGGTTATCAGGCCGCTAATGCGAAAACGGAATCGTTTGCATTTAAGTTTTTTGTTGTCTTCGACCGGGTTCCCCCAATCCTACGGCTTCTACCTTGCCGAGCGCCATTATCCCTACTCTTTGCCCTGTCGAAACCATGGCAGGCCCATCATAAAGAAACTTGCCAACCAAGAAGTTCAGAACACTTAACATATTCTCGCTTCATGGCAACCATTGTCTCTGGTTTAATGTCGTTCCATCTATCCTCAGTTAAGTTCTGACCATCAATCTCTACCCAATCTGGGTGTAGTTCAATCCAAAACTCCTTGAGAGTTTTTGGACTATCTTTACTTAACCACGGACTACTACGACTCATTAAACTTCCTTATGGTGGACCTGGCGGGAGTCGAACCCGCGCCCAGAACACTTTTCTTAATAACAGTTTACGCTGTTCTCAATAGTATATATCTTTTTATTTTAAAAGTCAAGCTAATGGGTCAATAATTACCAGCTGACCTGACCGTTGCATGACGTTTGCGCCACGCATGTCTAACATGTAATTGTGTTTGGTAGCTTCTGACTGGATGTAACTAACTGCCTCAAATAGACTATCATCCATTTCTTTGGCCAATGAATATGTCGTCCAATCACGTTTTTCTCGTCTGCTACTCAATAGCATACTTTGAATTTGTCTAGCAAGTTCAAGTTGCTTGAGTGATGCTGGTTCAAGTGTTTCCATACGAATGGCCACTGCATCAGGTGTTAGTCTCGTTACATCACCACGAAACACTGGAACATAAGGATTACCAAGTAGTGGTCCCTTGCAATCTTTTACCCATTGCTGATATGCAACGTCTTGCTTAGTAAAGACTTTCAGTACATATGGTAACTTTGGATTACGATAGACTTGACCATGATAGCCTCTGCCAATTGGCTGAAATCCATGCTGTGATAATAGTTCTTCCCAGGACTCATGTCCTGCATCGGGTTCAAGGTGAGCTACATCGCCTTTGATGCCACGCAATTCTGATAGTATTTCACTAAAGCGCATTTATTCACCGTCCTCGTGATGTGATTGCCAGTCCATGAGCCAGTAGATGCCAGCTCCAACAACGACGGCGATAATTATCCAAAAGTATATCATCAATTATTTATACTTGCGCTGATAGAATTCGCGTAGCCATTCCCATTCATAACTCAACTTCAATTTCTCAAAATCTCCATTGACTTCCTCATAGTACTTAACTGCGTCAGATGCTCCATCAATACTATACTGAGAGAACTTACCTGACCCAACTGTTAGCCAAAACTCTAGTCTATTCTTACTTACTTCGTCTGTGTTAGCACGTAGTTTGAGTGCTTCACGGAATGCAGTACGCCAGGTTGACCATTCATCAGTATTAAAGTTTGCAACACCTGAGACAATTTCAACAACTTCATGTTCATCGTCCATTGTAAAGTCTAGACCTTTGCCTTGATTGGCAAGTGTAAGTTTCTTGTTATAGGCAATCATTGCTTGGTGACCATAGACTAGTCCGTTCACCGGATTCTTAGCATGAAATACATAATGCTTAGGAATCTGTAGTCTATCTGGTTGCCAGTTCCAATCAAATTTGTTACTGACTTTTAACTTCGCAAAGACTGTGAAAGCCCAAGGTGTGTTACTTGCTTCAAGTGCGGCATGATACGCTTGAACACGACCTTTAACTCCATCGACTCGAACAACACGATTGGCTAATCCATGTGTTGTTTTCAACAAATGCTCATAGTTTTCCTCTGCTCCTGTCTCGCCGTTCGACAAGAATACAATGTCCATTGGTGTAGACTTAGCCAATTTACTATTGGTGATGATGTATGGGTAATCATACAATTCACGCTTAACATGTTCTTTGGCCTCACGCGGTACAACAATGCGAGTGCCGCCGGTACTGGTGATTGTGATATTCTTGTGTTCAGGTGCCCATAGGCTCATTGGTTCTGAGTAAACAGATTCTATTTCGGCGTTGTCTTCCGTGACAAACGTAGCATAAGGCCAATTAAAATCAGTGTGAATAGTAGAGACATGTGTATCTTCCTTTGTAATTATAGTTGGAGCAGGCAATCGCTTTGCTCTTTGGTGCTGGTTATAGCTGATCTTTTCGTAATCTTCTAGTTTCTCCATGTCCGTAATCAACTCACGCAACTTGTTTACGTTGATTAAGAATGTATCGCCAAACTTTTGTTTGTCACTAGGGAATACGTGCAATTGCTCACGTGCAAATGGATCACAAATGTAAGTGAAATCAAAGTCAGCATAATCACATACGCTTGAGCAAACCCAAACATAGTGTTCTTTCTTTGTAGGTAACTTCTCCAACATCTTTTTGAACGTTGTGAGATAGCTATCTTCATACACAATTACGTTTGTGCCAGGAGTAATATCGGTAGTGCCATGATCAATGTAGATAACGTCATATAGAACGTTAGTGGCCTTTGCTCTGCGATTCTTTACAAAGTTCAAGTTACTCAAGTGTTCAATGACTTTAATGTACTTGGTATCTTCTGCAAACGAATCACGATTGACCATAAACGTTGTGCCCCAATGAGACCATTGAGTACCAAACACGTGGACCATTTTCATTTGCCATGGATTAGGATAGTACTCAAAGTTGAAATCGCTATAGTCAAGTTCGCTGTTCAGAATCCAGCACAATTCAGTTGAACTACGATTGATACAACGGTTGATTGTATCTACCCATGTGTTCAAGAATCTAGTCTTTTGAATGTCAGGGAAACGTAGCTTCAATCTATCAAATCGTTCTTGGGTTTCACTGTTACCACGATCAACAAAGAACATACTAACTGGCTTAAACAATTTGGCCAAGTATTCTTCGTCTAGCTTAATATTCTCGATGAAATTGATATGAGAATGACCTTGCTGAATCATCTTGCCATTGACAAGATATGACTGAGTTGATTCGCTATCAGGTGAACCAAATGCGTTAATGTGGAAGACGTTTTCTTTCGTAGGTCTCCATGCAAAATCAAAATCAGCGTAATCAATGTTTTCACGTAACGCCCAGAATGTTTCATCTTTGTGTTGCTGAATCAAATCATCTAATGTAGTTGTGATATAGTACTTTGGATATTCGATGGCATCAGTAAGAATCTCGTCGTTTTCCATGTACACAACATGACCATCATTGCCAGGTGTTACATAACGTGGGCCGTCTTCTAGGTGAATATCATCTAGTAATGTACCGAACTGGTAAACATATACAGGAACTGTGCTGTCAGGGTGCCATGAAAAGTCAAACTTCTTAGCATCAAGTCCCTCTGGCAATTGCCAATTACTCATGTTAGGTTTGATACGTGCTTTGTTGACTGATACAAACTTAGATTGTGTTGCACCTGGCACGGTGTAAACTGGACCATCTGTCTTCTGCCATTGAGTACCAAACTGATACTCAAATGCTGGTTCAGTGTCATCAGGATGCCATGAGAAATCAATACTGTCTTCTTCAATGGTATCTGGCACTGTCCAGTTATCACGCTTAGGAAGTTTTCTAGCTTTGATAATGCGAGTGTCTACATATTTGATGGGAGACATTTCATCAGTACCAGGTGTAACGTAACGTGGGCCGCCAGTCTTCTGCCACTGAGTGCCAAACTGATAGATGTAGGGCTCATCATCTTCGTATGGATGCCATGAGAAATCAAATTCATCTACTGCAATATCAGTAGGAATTTCCCAGTTAGCTAGGTTTGGTGGCACAGTGGCAATGATTGCATCAATGTACTTCTTTTGATCTGCGCCTGGCACTACGTATTTTGGACCACCAGTCAGTGCCCATTGTGTTCCAAAAACATAAATGTATGGCCCGTCTAGTGCATCTGGATGCCATGAGAAGTCGAAGTCAACTATTTTTAGATTGTCTGGCACGTGCCAATATGTCATATCAACAGGAGCCATTGCATGAATTACATCAACGTACTTAACTTCTGTTGCTCCTGGAATAGTATAAACAGGGCCACCCGTGCGTTGGTGCTGAGTGCCGAATTGATACACGAATGGTGGATCATGAGGGTTAGGTTCCCAACTAAAATCGAAATCACTAACATCAACATTATCCGGCACGGTCCAATACTGCATATTAGCTCTACGTTTTGCACGTGTAGCCATATACTTGTATTCAGTCGCGCCCTCGACTGTATATTTTATAGCCGCTTTATCTTCTGCTGAGTTCCATTGATTGCCCCATACGTAAATGTAGGGTGGACTAGTTGGATCTGGCATCCAACTATAATCAAAATCTTCAATATCGTCTAGTACTTCGAATCTATCTTTGTTCTGTGCTAATGTAGGCACAAACAAATCCATGTATTTGCGTTCAGTTGCGCCTTCAACATGATATTCAACTGTTGGCATAACTGTCCCAGGGTAAAATTGATTACCCCAAACATAAATGAATGGTGGATCTGACGGGTCATGATGCCATGAAAAATCAAACCCATCTGTGATAGCATAGTTAACTACCCAGTGATCGAATGCTTCTTTTTTACGCTTTAGTGGTTCAACATCGGCACGATAAATTGTCAATGCTTCGTTGTTATCAGTGTTGCATAGCCACGTGCCACTATCTTTTTGATGTACACTTGGCCATACGTTATTGTGTTCTTCTGCCCACACATCTTCGTCAGGCAAGAATTCAAAATCAAAGTCCCAGTCAAATCCCTTATAGTCACAAAACTCGTTTATGATCCAGAAGTGTTCAGTGGATGATTGCCGCTTGGCATCATCTAAATTTATTGCAAACTTTTCTCTGGGATGAACGTTAGGTTTCTTCCCATAATAAAATACATCTCTTAGCATATATGTTACTTATGAATGTTATAGGTGTCAGCTAAGATTTTCTCAATCTTTTCTAGGATTATTAATTGCGATTCGGGTGATGTGTGATACATTGGTGCATCAGGACTAGGATCATATATTACAGGAAACAATTCGTTATCTACGACCACGCCTGGTACGGTCGACCACTCTGGTGTAGGCACAGTATCTTGCATCAAATCATGAACTTTTACATATGGAATTCCACTAGAATGCAATAAATGTACAACAGCGTATAACATCCAAGAATCCTGCTGTCGTTTCCATTCCGCATGATACATATGAGTAAACCACTGTTTGATTGCATCTGCTTTCATATCAATATCCTTTACACTAGCATAAGCTGTTTTGATATTTGATGGATGTGCTGTATCTAACATTGGAAGTAACGTATCACTAATTAATGTTGCAGTGATATTGAGTGAGTTGTCCCGTGAACTAAGACTACTTGAATGTGAATATATTACATCACGAATGTCTATTGGACGATTCAACGAATGATATGGATCACTAGTGGCATTGACTTCTATTCTGTCCGATGATGTAATGCCATATAAAATCAGACTTGGCTTTAATTTAATGGCCTCTGTTATCTGTAGGCATATAGCACCATTGCTTGCGCCGCCACGTGATAGGCAAACTAATTCATACCCTAGTTTTTTTGCTAGTAGTTCTGAAAAGTGTGTATTTGCATATTTACCAATAACAGGAGACATAAAACTATCGCCACATACGACTATAGTATCATTCATCATGATATCACTTTAACGTTGTATTGTTTTTCAAATCTGTCTGCATCACTGCGGTCATTGACCATAGGCTCGCCTCGAATGTTCAAACTCGTGTTGAGTAGAATCGGACATTCAGTCATTACATACCACTTTTCAAGGAGTTCTCTGATTCCGCTTCCATCTTTTGGCACAGTCTGGACACGAGAAGTGCCGTCAGCATGAACGATAGCAGGAAATAACTCAGGATACCTACAAGTAGCGATGACTTGCATATACCTACTATCACGCCAACCGTCAGGCATAATAAAGTAATCATCAACCATTTCTTCCAGAATGACTGGCGCAAATGGTCTGAATTGTTGTCTACGTTTAATTTCATTTACTGTCTCCTTAATTTTGCCGCCTCTAGGGTCCGCAAGGAGGCTACGGTTTCCGAGTGCGCGGGGCCCGAACTCGGCTCTCCCGGATGCCACTCCCACAATTTTTCGAGTAAGTAACTCAGTAACAATGTCATTACTAGGATAAGGGCCTCGAATATCATGACCGAGATAAGCATTATCCCAGTTAAGTTTTCTCCCATAGCCCAAAGCGCAAGCCCCGAGGCTATTACCGGCGTCACCAGGATTAGGCATAATCCAAATATCTTCAAAGTATTTTCCTATCAGTCTATTAGCCAAACAATTCAATGCTACCCCGCCGCCATAAACAAGATTCTTGCTCTTGCCATAGATACTAGCTTTGTGCATCACGTTTTGAATTAGGTGCTCTACTAATACTTGGGCACTGGCCGCAATGTCCATGTCATCGGCATCTGCTAGAAACTCTTTACCAACACCAGTATGCAAATTGTTTTTAAAACGTAAGTCTAAACTAGAATCAAGCAATTCACTATGCATTTCGGAGTAATAGATAGGCTTGCCGTATGCCGCCATTCCCATTAGAATGTATTCTTCGTCTAGCGGTCTTAGACCAACTCGTTCTGTCATTGCTGAATAGAACAAGCCTATCGAATCTGGGTATTTAACGCTGTACAATTTCTTGTACTTAGCTTTGCCGTTCTCGTAACGTGCATCCCAAATTGTGACAGTATCAAACTCACCAATAGCGTCAATCACGACCACCGTAGCATCTTCAAATGGGCTAGTTTGAAAACCAGACGCAACATGTGACAAATGGTGATTATGAGTGTGAATCTTTCTTAGACCTAGCATTCTATGAATGTCTTTGCCAATGATATTACTAGCAAAAATACTAGTAAGTGGTTCTCCAGAACGAATTTGACGTAGTGTTTTTAGCCAAGGACGCTCATAATAATGAACTTCGTAGTCTTCATTGCCTATATACGACAATGCATCCTGGATGATACCAGGACATAGATTCTTGTCATGTTTGATTTTGCTGTAGCGTTCACTATGACCTGCAAATAAGATATTGCCATTATCATCGGTGACGCTAACCGCGGCATCATGAAAGCCTGCTGAGATTCCTAGATATTTCATTTGTAGATGAATGGATCTCGTTTGCGTAATTCTTTAATGCGTTTGCGATACTTGTATTCTCGCACTAAGTTCTTGAAAAAGTTGATTATAAACATTTGTTGTTCTCGATAAAATTGTATAACTCATCCGCAAATAGCTCATGCGGGGTTTCGTCATGATGCCAATACTTTGCCTTTTTGTTTACATATCCTTCTTGTTGGTATTTAAGAAAGAATGCCTCGTTTGTGTTATACAATCCATAATATTTAGTTGCGTCTACCAAACTCATATAGAAACCAAGATGCTCGTGATTGCCATAATACATTGGCATACTATTAGACATAACATACTTGACGTTTTTGGAATTCAAGAAGTATTGCATTTGTAACACATAGTTCATGGAAAGTATTTCCATAAATCGTTCATTCTCGGCGACAAATCGATGAATGCGTTTGGTCATTTCGACTTCACCTGGAATAGCATCACAACCTTTATAACCCATAGTTATTCTATAAAAACTTCTAGCTGTAATATCTACCCAATTTGCACATATAGGCTCAGGTAGATTGACTGGACGCTCTACAGGAGCTTCGAATCTAGAACTGTCTGTCCATGTAATTGACACAAACACTTCCATTTCATCTGGATTATAGTTTGCTTCAAACCATTTCAATACACTTCTAGCTATACCGCTATTTGAGTTACCTGCAATCGCTAAGTTGATTGGATAATATCCCAATCTGTTTGCTAGTACGCTACCAAAACAATGATGACGATTGTACTCACTATCTTCTGTGCCATCTATCTCACTGCCAGCGGCGTGACTGCAACCAGCTATTAAAAATATCTTTTTCTTCATACAGGAATAACTTTCTTATTCAATAATTCTTTATTGTGTTCCAAAATATCACTCATTTTGGCGTACATTTCTCTTAGTTCATTCATTGATTTTCCATTGATGAAATCTATCACTTCGAATATCTTAAACAATCGTTGCTCGTGATTTTCACATTCATCATATGATTCATCCCAGAAATCACTGAACGTTTTAAACCCCTGCTCTTTTAGATATTTCAGAGTATGGGGCGGCGCACATAATACAAATGGCTTTAAGTAATACATTGCTTGATATGTTTTCTCACTATAATTGCCAGTGGGTTGTGCAAATCTAGTTTCATTGACAATATCACAAAACACATCATTGTAAAACTTCTCCAAGACGTTTGTTTCTGGATTTGTATTTGACGGAGTTACTCCTGATGTAAGCGTTTTGGACTTAGGCCAATAATCCATGAAATATGGATCAGTAATCAGTACAGCATCTTCGATATCTAAATCAACGTTCAATGGAGCGTGTGTATTGATATATGATAAACCTTGGAGCACTCCCTGAAATGCAGTTGGGTTTTTGTTTTCCCACTCATATATGTTGTACCATACATTCTTGTGAATGGTAAATACATCGCCCTTGAAATACCAGCCAGTTAAACTATTCTTGTTTGCTACATAACTAGCGATCAAATGTCTATGTGGAGTATATCGCCAATTCAAGCATATAAATCGCTTGGTGAAGTGTTTCGCTAATTCAGGCTTACGCAATGTGATAGGAAAGATCGTCTTTAGGAACATGTCATCTGTCACCACATTCATATGCTCTGCATAGTAAGGGTAATATTTATGTGCATCATAATCACACGTTCTAACAGTGACGTTAGTTAATTTGTTTTTAATGACATACTCACGAATACTATCTAATTCATCACTACGCAAATCCTGTGGATCGATATCGTCAAATTCAGAATAGAACCATCGAGTGTGCTTGGTTCCCGTTGGAGGATATAACTGAGTGGCACCTACTTTGTAACTACACAGAGGTTCATATAGATATATCTGTAAACCCTTTTCGTTCAAGTGTGCTACAGTTTCTGGAGTATGGGTAATTTGTTCCAATGAGGCAATTTTTTCATTGTACATGTATACCATCCATGGATCACCATTATGATTATCACATGCCTCAATTACTCTGGACATCATTGGACTAGTTGACTCTTTGATAGTGCGTAGATCAGGCACGTTATACCAATGAATGTTTTTCCATATTCTATCTGCGTCCCACACTGGAGTATTATCTACTTGTTCACATGTTATTTGCAATGTGTATCTATCGTCTATGCCTATATTACTAGCGGCATGAGGACAATCGCCTTCCCACATGAAATAATCTCCTGCTACCCAGTTGACAATGCCAGTGCCATTAATCTCTAGATAATGTCCAGGCTTCCAATCTTCTAGCATCACCAAGATTCTTCGCACATTCTTATATTCTGCACTGAATATCTTTCGATATGTTCTATAATGATCCACGTGAGTCGGCATTATTTCTAACGTGGACATTCTATAGAATGTGTATGTTAGATTTATATACTCATGACCAAATATGGCGCCAAAGTTATTGACCCATTCTGGCATTGGGTTTCTACTGTCATACATTGACCCAGTGAAACTCTTTACATGATCATAGCCATTGGCTAGCCATTCATCGATTTCTTCTTGAGTGACTGGTTGCTTGGTGTATTGGAATTCTTTGAAACTATTCAAATCCCAAAATCTACCAATATGTCCACGTGACCATTTATGCATTGTGCTTTCTCTTTATATCTAAAGTTACACAGTGAAAACAACCTCCCAATGTACGTGCATGTCGCATTGGTAACATAGCTGATTCAATGCCATGCTTTTCTAATTCAACTCGTAAATTGTTCTGATGTTCTTCAATGATAACTAACTCAGGATTAACACTGAGTAGATTCATATTTATCCACGTGCTGGCATTGCAGTAATCAGGGTAATGACCGATATCTACTGGCTCAGGACACCAAATCACATCCCAGTTTCTGAGTGCCTCTGGCAATTGATCTACGCTTTTGATTCGTGCAGGATTCAACAACATAAGACCTTCACGTAACAATGCAATCGTGCTATCTAAATGCATGTAACTATACACGCCTTCAATTAGATGGACCTTCTTATCAGGATACATAAACTGCAATAGCTCTGCACCTTTCTTGTTGCCACTATTACTCACGAGATAAAATAGATCGTCGTTTGAACGTAGTATATTAGCGGCATCAAATGCAGGCTCGGTCTCTGTCAATGCAAGAATGTCTGGGTTCTCAATGCACTTGGTGTTGTACAAGCTAAGGTTACGTTCAAATCTTGTAGCAAGTATTTTGCCATAACCAGTGAGTTCTTTTGCAAATGCTTTGAATTCATCCTGTCTAGCTTTGAGTGGCATAGGAGTAGCAAACATCTGATAGTCATGTACGATGATGTTGTCTCTTGGGCAGTAGTTATAGTATTTAGGAACAACTGAATCGTCTGGACGTAGTACCGTAATATCTTTACTCTCTAGCCACTTAGCAAGTGTGTCTAAGTCTTCGTTTGCCTCATCAATAACTTGCTGTGGGTAAGGACCCATTGGAATATTATATGTATAATGCCTGTCTGCATAATTCACACAGCGTAGACTTGTATCTAGTAATGGAATACGTGCTCCACTGGCACTGCCTACCATTACTACTTCTAGTGGATCCCATTCGTTTTTACTTAGCATTGAATACTTTCATTTGTTTCAAATCTGGATAGTCTTTTGATGACCATCGCTTAGGTTCTGTCGCTCTGGCTGTCTTTAGTTTTTCTAGACCAATCTCTGCTTGCTCAGGCGTCATATAGTAGTGATATCCTAAGGAGTCGATATCTTGCTCTGCCCAAGGCTTATCATCTGTCCTACCGTCGTACCGCATCTTTAATAGCTGGTCGTATTGTTCTTTGTTATCTAACAGAATCATTCCGCCACGACCAATGTTCAAGTGTTTCTTGTATTGAAAACTCAAACACATCATGGTGTTGCGAATGTATCCATTCTGTTTCCAATAAACTGCACCATCGATGATGTTTGTGTTGCCGATAAAATAATAGTCTTTCCAATGAATAGAATGGAAATTCCATTGTATCTTCAACTTCTCAAATGTCATTGGGATACTTGCATAGGTATGATTAGGACATGTCACAGCAACTGGATTAAACAAGCGTAGACACAATTCAATAGCATGAGTGCAACAGTCGGTGGCAACAGCATATGGCGCATTGTAGAAGTGCGCCATTTCATACTCAAATTCTCTTACCTTGTTCATACTGGAAATTGTGGACGTTTACGTTTAATGTCAGATAGAGGAATAGATATGATCTCGGGTGAATGCATCACTTCTTTTTCTGGCATCACTTCACGTTTGACTTTACTAACTTCAACTTGATAGTTTGCAAAGTCTCCCCAATCACCAGTACCTGCCCACTGTAGATTGAATGTAAAATCTACTGTAGCGTTCAAGTGTGCTTCCTCATCAAGTAATGCGCCAAAGTCAGTACCACTACGACCTTCTTCAATGTCCCATTCAGGCTTTGCTAGCTTTCTAGCACGTTTGCTAGTGTTGCTTTGTAAACGAGAATAGTCTTGTGCATAGAACGGACCTTTGCGTCCTTCTGGCGGTGGCAATCTATCATCAAATGGATTATCAATCTGTTTAAAATCAATATCAAAGTCAGCAGACCATTTACCTGCGGCATCGATCTTGAACTTGAACACTGCGTTGAACATACCAGGGCCAAACTGCTGGCCAAATTCTCGCAAGTCAATCTCTGGATTAAACTTAACTTCTGCTTCGTATCCGCCTCTGCACTTCCACAACATTCTAAAGAACGGCCACATTTCATTTACCAACTGATCGGCAAATGGAGTTCCATTGTCTTTGATTATGTTATAGTCAAACTTTTCATATTCGATTTCATTCATCACTGTAGGATCATCGAATGTTACTTTGTAATGTTCTTTTGCTAATGCATGTCGTACAGGATATCCAATAGGCACTTCGGTACAACCCTGTAGGAAGTCAGCAAACATGTGCCATGTTTTAACACGCATCATTAGATGTGTGCCGCCACGTGACAAATCTTTAGTAATCCAATGTCCTTGATACTTGTGCCAACTGATGTTGAACTTGTGTGGGTGTTGACCTACAATTGTCTCAGGACCTAGGCCATATCCGACACCTAGACCAGCGTTGTTGATATTGTTATTACGCATACGCCATAGCAACGTCATGCTATCTGCATAGTCTTGGTAATCTTCTGTCGGGAATCCAACAATCCAATTAGTAGCGCAATAGATGCCAACTTTCTTACAGTCGATGAAGTTCTGTTCCATCTCTGCAATGGTTACACCTTTGGCCATATCATCAAGTACTTTTTGCGAACCTGATTCAACACCAAAGTTGAACATAATACAACCACCATCGGCCAAGTCTTTGAGATATTCATAGTCCATGCGGCCATCACAACGAGCATAGCCAGTCCAACGAACTTTCAAATTCTTTTCTTTGAGTGCTAATGCGAATGCACGTAGTTCTTTAGGGTTGCCATTGATAAGACTGTCAATGAACCAGATAATATCTGTGCCCTTGTTGTAGTACAACCATTCGATTTCATCAATCAAGTCAACTGCTTGACGTTGACGATATTTCCAGAAGTGAGTTTCTTCACAGAATGTACACTTAGCTGTACAGCCTCGACTAATCTCTGAGTTAACGCCGTTTGGCAACTCGTATAGGTTAAAGTCGATTGATTCATAATCAGGCATTGGTAGCCCGTTAATGTTAATTCGTTCTTCTTCTGGTTGTGTTAGAATGCGAGGATACTCTACTTCTTTCTTGTCTTCGATTTCATCGAGCATGACAAGTAAGTTAGCTTCACCCTCACCCACTACAACGTAATCATAGTAGTCTTCAATCTTGAACCAACTCTTGTGTACGTTTGGACCACCAACTGCGATCTTGATGTGTGGCGCTCTGCGTTTAATCTCTTGACACATCCACTTAGTTGGTTCTTCACTGATGTAATATACCGAGAAACCAACTACATCTGGATTCATCTCTACGATCTGATCTACTGCCTCAGATAAGATAGGTTCAAGTACAGGGTGAATATCTTTCAGATAGGTATCACCTAGCCAATGCCATGATGCACTTGGATCCCACAGTCTAAACGGTAGTTTGTTGTTAACTGACCAATCATCACGATATGCATTGTACGCTTTCACGTTCAAGTCCATGATGTGAGTTTCATAACCAGCACTCTTTGCAACGCCACTTAGTCTAGCAAGACTGAATGGTGGCATATGAGGGCTCCATTCTGGGCATAGAACCAATGCTAGTTTAGTGCTACGAGTTTTGTAGTTTACGTAAACTGGAGTTAAGTTTTTTTGTACAGATTTCTTAGCATACGGTGCAATTGCTTCCATCATACTACGATGACGAGCATCTGCAATGTCCTCTGTGGGACGTTCCTTCGGTTTTAATTCATCAACCGCAAGTGATTTTAAATTGAAATCCAAAAACAAGCTCCTTTATCTTCTTAAATTATATGATATTTAAGAGAAAAAAGCAATAGCGTTATTTTCTAGTATTACCGTAATAGATAATCTCACCTGAGTGTTGCTCTGGTGATAGTTTTCTCCATGGATCAATCACAACTGCATGTGGCGGGAAGTTGATTCGATTTACATATTCTTCCCAATACCCAATCAGATATACATCTGAGTCTGTTGCAAATTCACTATCACCAGTATTCACATCATAGTAGTTTACTGTGCCACCATGATGCTCAATGTAGTGTCCAACTAACAGACTTGAACTACCATTGGTGTATGGTACTCCAGGCTTATACGCTTTGCCAACAATTGTAACTCTTTTGCCATTGGATATACATTTGAGTGCTAGATTTTCTGCTTGAACTTCTCTAGCTCTCATGATTGAATCGAACAAATCGTAACCTAAATTCAATCTACTAGCCAAATGTCTCAGTGCGATGTTGTCTCTAGGATGACATGAACCACCATCGCCCATGCCAGCAGTCATGTACTGAGGACCCATGATACGCTGGGTAGACTTAGCTAATGCGTTTGTAACTACGTCCACATTCATATTGCCATTCTTTTCTGCAACGTCTTGTATCATGTTTACCAGTGCTATCTTAGTACTGATGAATGTGTTATAGAATATCTTAATAGCTTCTGCTTCGTCCCATGTACCTACCTCGAAACGAGTGTCAGGGTTAACAAACACTTTATAAAAGTCAACTAGTTCACTAGCATCACCAGTAAGGCTACCATTTTTCGTGCCAATGATAACCATCTCTGGGTTAACAATATCCTGTTTTACGGTACCCATAGCTATTAGGTAAGGGTTGTAAATGAACCTTGCGTTAGTGATACAGGGTTCGAGGAAGCGGCGTACTGTTCCGGGTAGCACGGTGCTGATGAGGACAACCAATTGACTTTCATTAACGTGTCGGTTAATCTCCGTTAAAACATCAGTAGCAATTGTGTAGTCGAAGTCCTTATTTGGCAAATGACTAGTTGGAGATTCTCCACCGTATATCGAATCATGTGGAGTTGGAACTGCTACAAAAATAATATCTCTATCCTTTACTGCCTGCTCGACAGTATCACACATTGGAAATGTGGCATCTACCTGTTCAACGTCATATCCAACAACGTCATTGTGTTCAGACATAACTTCGGCACAGTCTTTGCCTAGCTTGCCTACACCAATCATAGCGATGCGCTTCTTCAAAACATTATCCTATCAGTGAGTGAAATCATGTTGTCTTGTTCAGGAAAATAAGTTGGCACTAGATTACGTGCCTTTATTGTTTTCAATATTTCAGTAGATTCGTCTGCGAATTGTTTGGATGCATCCGAAAGTGCAAATCCCAATTTACTTAGATAATTATAGTGACGAATCGTAGCAGGATGTCCATCTTGAAATCCACTATAGTCCAGAACTGGGTTTGGCATTATTTCTAATTCTTTGAACGATGGTTTAAATCGACCAAATGTGTCCTTGTATAGTGTAGCTATATCTTCTGGTGTTACACCGCTGTTGTTATCTTCCACCTCAGTCACGAATGGAACACTCAACATGCTATAAGAATCACATGGCATACTATCAACATACTTGAGTGTCATATCAATAACGGCGGCGTCACGAATCATATATCCTCGTTCATCTGCATATTTTCTACACCATGCATCACCATAGTAACTATTTTGATACACGTTCCCGAAACTTTGCCAAGATGATTCTACCCATCTATCTTCACGAGTATATGAAGAAAACATGATCATTATCAAATCAGTATCAGTGAACTTAAATCTATTATTTGCTTCTGCAACTCTATACGATATGAGGGGGTTACCGCCACCTGATTTGCCTAAGTTATAGAACTCAGCATTTGGCATTGTTTTAGATACAACATCTGCCCATGTTGGCCACATATATTTGGTATAGCTACATCCAAATGCGAAAAATCTGTTGTACTTTTTCCAGTCAACAATCATCTTATTTCCTTGTTATCCAAGACTTGCCAAAGTTTCTACGTCTAGCAAAGAAAATCTGTTCGCAGAATCTTTGCAAACTCATTGTTTTATCTTCCGGGAACTCAAACTCATAACTTGCATCTTTGTCCAGTTCCATATTCGTTTGAATATATCCTAGGATATCATGCTTGAATGATAGCGTTTTTGGGTATTGCTGAATACTGTTATGGTCTACTAAGAATGTACGTTGCAGTGTCATCAATTCTGCAAAGATATCATCAGGCAATTTGAATTGCTTTGTGAAGTCTTCTACGATATCGAACACATGCGTGTGTTTACCTTGGCCATGCAAATTAATCAGTGTACTATGAATCAAGTTCCACCCATGAATCTCGATGCCTTGAATTGGTTCGTGGTCAATGCGACCGTGTGTTGTCCAATTGCTATAGTGTTCTTCTATGCGCTTAATCTCGCTTGCAAACCATTCGTCTTGTTTGATATGCTCTAGAAGTTTGCCGTAGAATACTTCGTACTCTACGTTACTGTACTTTTCAAGAAAGCGACTGATATAGTTTGTGATGCCATTGATATGGAACGTATTCATAAACCAACTAAACACTTGTGCTTCAACCATTTTGTCGAATGGCATGTCTTTTGTTGATACAATAACTTCAATGCCCTCTTTTAACTCATGCTCATTGTACGTACCAACTAGATAGTCATATACGATGCGACCTTCTAGTTTGTAGAGTTTGCGTTGCAACAAGTTCATTTCAGCGTTCTCTAGTAACTGTGCCTGATACACGGTAATACCGGTATGATTACCTGCTTTGTACAACTTGTAGAAGTTATCTTTCCAAGTTTCCAATGTCTCGCCAGGTAATCCTAGAATCAATTCAGTGTATAATGGAATGTTGTATTCTTCACACATTTCAAACACTTCGGTAATCTTGTTCATTTCAAGATTCTTACGCTTGATGATTTCAAGTACATTGTCATCCATTGATTGCACACTCAGGTTAAGTCCCATCTTAGAACCACCCTCGTAAATCAACTTGCGTACAATCTCCACAACTTCACGCTTTTGATTCTTTGCCCATGCAATCGTGTATGCTTTTGGATTGTCGTATTCTTTTTGTACGGCAATCAGTTTATCAGCAATCAAACTATCACGCTCAGGGAAGATGCCAAAGTTTGCATCAGTTAGTGAAACGAAATCACACTTGTTCTTACCGATCCATTCTAATTCAGCATACACACGTTCTAAGTCAAACTTCTTGACTTTGTTGTACGTCAGTGAACCCCAGTCACAGAATGTACATGCGTATGGGCAACCTCTGTTTGTCTCTAGTGTAGCATTCCATCGTATCTCAGGATGTTTGTCCATGAGTGGCTTGAATACGTCTGTTAGATATGGACTTGGTATCGTGTCTAAGTCGTCTATACGCACTGCATCGCCAGTATCAATAGTCTTGCCATTGTCATTAATCAATAGACCTGGAATCTTTGTGTAGTCTTTGTCGGTTAAAAAGTGTTCAAGTATTCGCTTGAATGATTTTTCCCCTTCTAACTTAGCACAAATATCAATGAATGGGTACGTCTTAAAGAAGTTAGGCTTCTCAATTGGGTACTCAGGTCCACCTGCAAGAATAAGAATGTCTGGGTTGGCTTTCTTTAACTCACGTGCTAGCACTGCATTATAACTACGATTCCAAATATAGGTACTGAATCCCACAATAGCATGATCCTTCAATCTTGCTACTGCATCTTCAATTAAATCTCTACGCCAGATGAATTCACCTAGCTCATATTCGTCAGTAATGTTTTCAAATTGTGCTACATAAGACCATAGTATAGCAGGGCTATATGGCAAATAATACGCATTGAACTCTTTTGGTCCTTGCTGAAAATTTGGGTTGACAAAACTAATTTTCTTCTTATACATAGCCGCGCAATCTGATAAACTTGGCAAGTTCTTCACTGATTGCCTTATATCCTTCGATTGTAGGATGTGCTCCATCGCAGTTAGTTAAATACGTGGCCGGCCATGATCTGCTACGATAGAATTGATAATATCCAGCCCAGTGTTCTCTTGGAATTAAGTCATCTAGACCAACCAAGTGTTGCATCATTGACACATGTGATGTTGTGTTATGAACATAGGCTGATTCCCAATCAAATGTATCTACTAATGATCCTAAGTTGTTTCGTAGGTAGTTTACTATACCTTCTGGTCTATCGTTAAATGCGTTGGCAACAACTACTTTAAAGTTGTGTGCTTTGGCAAATAGTTGTAGTTCCAACAACGCCATCATATTGAACCCTGAAACAAATTGCTCAGACCAAAGTTCTCTGGCATACATTGAGGTCACTGCGTCATTGTCGTTTGGCCATGCTGTGCGCCATTTGTTGTGAACTATCTCGTTGTTAGAATAAAAGTCATCTTGACCAAATCCAGGATGTATGCGTGGGTTAAACATTGTCCATCGCTCAAAGCCACTTAACATCAGTACGATAATACCAGTGCTGTTGTCCCAATCAATTCTATTGCAAAAATGTAGTTGACGTACTGCCGCTTCATTTCCAATTCCCTTGATACCCAAATTCATTGGAGTGTGATCTGGAAAATAATCACGACACAGTACATTTACCCAACTATTCTCGTGTTCCATTTTACGCAAATGGTAATCATCTTTGCCACGATGTGCGATTTGCACACGACCTTCTGGGTACTGGCGCATAACTTCATCTGTCCATCCGCCTTCACCTTGTGTCCAACTGCATCCTAGACCAACGATATACTTTTTGGTCATTCTACGTCTTTCTCGCCATTGGCAATTTGCTCTTGAATCCATGCATACGTCTTTACCAAGCCGGATTCTAAATCTTCGTCAGGTGTCCAATCAATTGTTTCTTTGATTAACTTGTTGTCGCTGTTGCGACCCATTACACCCATGGGTCCATCGATGTTACGAATAGAAACACTTTTCCCATTCAGCTTTGCAATCAAAAAGACTAGTTGATTGATTGAAATCATTCTAGTGCTACCTAAGTTCAATGGCTTGTCGTAATCGCTTTCCATGATTCGTTGAATGCCTTCAATGCATTCATCGATGAATAAGAAACTACGTGTTTGATTGCCTGGACCCCATACATCGATGATGCCACCGTTTTCGCACATTGCCACTTTGCGACACAATGCCGCAGGTGCTTTTTCTTTGCCGTTGTTCCATGAGCCACGTGGACCAAAGATATTGTGAAAACGTGCGATACGTGCAGTAATGCCATAATTCTTTGCATATGTCATGTACAATCGTTCTGAGAATAGTTTCTCCCATCCATACTCACTGTCTGGATTAGCAGGATATGCCGAATCTTCTGCCAATAGTGGATTATCAGGATCTTCCTGATTATGACTTGGATACATACAAGCACTTGAGCTATAGAATACTTTCTTCACGCCAGTCTTTACCATTTCGGCAAGTATGTTTAAATTGATTTGACAACTATTATGCATAATGTCAGCATCGTGTTCACCAGTAAAGATATAGCCTGCTCCACCCATGTCTGCCGCTAACTGATATACTTCGTCGTACTTGACTTCATCAAATAAACTACGAACACTGTATTGCTCTCGCAAATCGACGAGGTAAAACTTATCAGCCTTTGTCTCACAGTACAAAGGATAGTGCAAATCAACACCAACAACATAGTGTCCTTGCTCTTTAAGTTTCTCAACTAGATGGGTGCCAATGAATCCGCCAGCACCACATACTAATATTTTCTTCATGGGTTAGTCTTTCTTATGTGTTTTGATAGAACGTCTGCGACATTATAAGCCGTGTTGGCTTTCAGTGCAGTATAATTATGTTCTAGAATATATTGTACTCGGTGTTTAAAATCCAATATCTTTGCATCAGACCAGTTATTGATTATTTTGCATATTTCAACTATGCGATATAATCGTTCTGAATGATCTTGAATTTCATCGTAGTCTTCTGGCCAGAATTCACTGAATGTCATTAGTCCTAGTTCACGCATTGCCTTTAATGCGCCTGGCACACCTACAATAATAAATGGATGCTTTTCCTTGGCAGGCTTCCATGATTTTTCTGTCAATGTTAGTTCTGTTGCATCAAAGTTAGTTTCAGTTACAACACTGACCAAACTGTTAGTGTAAAATTTTCTAGCACTTGCATTGAAATCTTGACACATCTGATTGATTTCTGTTTCACCGTCGATTACCAATGGCAACTTGGCCATTAATTGATTTACTAATTCAGTTGTGATTCCAATTTGAGGATCACTGTACATGTCAACGGAATTTCTAAAGTGATATGATACGTTTTCTGGATCCACTAGATCAAGACTGTAGTAGCTTTTGTCGATCATTCCAAATTTCTCGAATGCTAATGCCAGCGCACTTCTATGCTTTCTGAATCTTCTATTCCAACATAAGAAACGCTTTTCTGGAACAAACGTTGGATCATACTTGGGTTCAGGAACAGAATCTAAATTTTGCGATAGTGAATGTTGCGACACTGGGAACGATACCATCTTGATGCGGTCTCTGGTGCCTTCTGGAATTCCATGTCTAGCGCAGTAATTATTATATACCTCGTCGGCATTCATACATCCTGTTAGATAGATAATCTTTCCCATTGGAATATGATTGTAGAATGAAAAATATGAATGCAATGCGTTCAAATGATCGTCTTTGATAAACGCTTCGGCTGACATGTCAATTAAGAAGTATCCACCGTTTGATCGCACGTGATGTATAATGTGTGCAGGAGTGTGTGAAAATTCTAAAATGCCACTCTTTGGAAAAAACAACATGTTGAATGGAATTCTCCATCCAAGTGTGAATGGGAAGATAAATTTATCATTTTCATCAATTGCCATAGTCGATGATAACGCATAATCATCGTGTGGTAAAAAGATTCTCCACCATACATCATCGGACCAGAAATTGCCTGATGTGGTATTAGTACCCTCTGCAACGGCAGAAAAACATAGTATGTTTGGTAATTCAGTGTTGACAATTGGTCCACGTGGACCAATCCAACTATATACAATCTTAATAGGTTTTTCCATGTTTTATTTATCTACCAGTATTATTCGGTATCCATAAACTTAGGAATAATGATATCTGTGCCACAGTGACAATGTTCTTTCTCACAGACAATTTGTTTTGGACCTACTCGATTAATGTCAGTTAGAATATGACCAACATAGCCGCCCATGCCACAACTTGCCAGACTCATTTCGCCGACTGGATTGATAAAGATAGCGTCACCAACGTTGCAGTTCCAGCCACTAAAGAAGTTGTTACCTGCAACAATGACCTCATTTGAGTTACATACTTCTGTGCTATCATCGTCATATTTGTTGTAGCTAACAGTTAGGGTTGTTCGCTTCATTGGCTTGCGCTTAGTCTGCTGAATTTCAGTTGTATGCTCACGTAGCCATTGTTCTTTAGCAGGGTCTTTGTAGTGCCAAGGACCAGCATTGACTGACATTTCATCAAATAACGGAGTCCATTCTAAGAAGTAGTTTGGCATCACAGTCTTTAGATAGTTGCCATACTCTACGACTTCCCAGAAACGTTCCTCATGCATCAACATTTTGGTTGACAAGTAGTTTACTTTATCACACAAGAAAAGAGAATTTTCTTCATAGCGTTTCTTGTCAGAAAACTCTACGTGGAAGCTAGCAACTACGTCATCGAATAGATGGTAATGCTTTTGCCACCATGCCAATGGACGACTCAAGTTAGTGTTTACTGCAAGAGTTGCACGTGGTAGCTTTTCGTAAATCCATTCACAAATTGGAATGAAGTTCTTCCATGCGGTAGGCTCACCACCAGAGAAAAAGAACTTGAAGTTTTTATACCCTGCGGCTTTGTATTTGTTAATGATGATTTCTAGATTGCTGATGTACAGGTCTAAGTTACCATCATTGATATCAGTACCACCCCAATTACCAGGATTGCAATAACTGCATTTGAAGTTACAGTAGTTATTAACTTGCCATGTAACTGCTAGATAGGGCTGTGGAGCCTCAATCGCTATTAGCTTTTTGCCCATTCGTATACCTCTTTAATTTCCGGACATATGTCCTCAAACTTTTCATTACGGAATTCGTCTAGTTCATCATTGAACTGCTTGAACTCTAAAATACCGCCTTTATTTTCATCACCAACTGTTAGGTTGTAGATAATCATCTTAAAGCCGTTATATATGTCTTGGTTGTCTTTGTATTTGTTTTGATACACTCTGTACAACTCTGCCAATCTACGTTTAACGTGAACTGGTAAAATCATAATATTTGCGTACCATGGATTCGTTGCCAGATTGAAACGAGGACTAGACTTTGTGTTGATAAAGCCATTCTCGATCATGTAGTCAAAGAAGTCTGGGAAATGGAACACGTTCCAAATACTAATTGTAGGAGTGATCTGAAACTGTGCATGTGGCACTTGTTCTTTGATAGCTTTAATGTTCTTAACAATTCTATCCCAGTCTGTGCCCTTGCGAATGACTTCTGCAACATCGCCCATGCCATCGAGACTTGCCCAAATTTGTAGCTTAGGAAACTTCTTCCAATAGCCAATCAAATCTTTGTCTTTGTATTTTAATGAACTTAGGTTGGTGGTGTATGTCAATTCAATTTGTTCATTCAACCCATTTTCGATCCAATAGTCAAGGCATTCGTAGTGTTCAGGAGTGATGATGATTTCACCACCAGCAAAGTACACTTCAGTTACGTCTTTCAAATAAGGCTTGAGTTTGTTCATGAACCCAACTTCTTCTGCCTTGTTGATTACGATCTTTCTAGTCTTAAAGTACTGTTCGAATACTTCGGGGCCACGTTCATCTAAGAACTCTTGTGCCCATAGACTAGAACATCCAGGACCGCAACTACGACACTTCATGTTGCACATGTTGCTAAAACGCAAGTCCATGTACTTCATCTTGAAGTCTGTAATCTCGCCATTGTCTTTGGTTGTTTCTGCGATTTCTTTAGCATACTCCAAGCCGCGGCGCTTATTGTGACTTTGACGCATCGTCCACGTGCCCATCAACTCCAAGTCATAGCATCGCTTACACGCTTCTACTGGCTCGTCGTTTAACATAGCACTACGCATCTTTTTGTAGTCATCGCTATTCATCATTTGAATGATTGATTCATTCTCTTTGATTTCGGCAACAGGCATGTTGCTGTCTGCAATACAGCATGGCATTACTCGTCCATCTGGCCATGAATGAAAGTGTACCCAAGGCAAGACACAAAAGTGTTTACCATTCTTTACTAAATTTTCTACTTCGATTGGATCTTGCATATTACTCCGTCAAATCACGCAATTTATTTAACTCGGGAAAAGTTTTCCAGAAACTTTCCTTTCTAATTCTATCAATACTATCAGTGTGTTGCAAGAAAATAGGCTTATTCTCATTCCATGTATCACTATCACCCGCGAAATTAACAGCATCAGTGATTAATCTTGATAGACTCGTGCCATCGCCTTCATTTGATTTTGCCCATGCTAGTGCTTTACTTGCCGCATCTAGTTTTAGTTCCTTTGGCAAACTCTTGGCGCTGTAGTAACTAGGGTGAACTGCAAGATAAAGACTATGATACCAGTCTTCCCTGCGTACAATTCCTTTATCTTTCAAATACTGATAGAACTCTCCAATTGTGCTATAATTGAAGATGCTGAATACAGTGTTCATTTGGAATGACACATAATCTAATTCTCTAAATTTGAGTAGGTTGGATTCAACTACACCCCAATCTGTGCCAGATCGTAGCCACTCAGCACGTTCACCATAATGATCAACTGAACAACTCAATTCGATCTTTTTAAAGTGTTTCCACATGTCTAGTAGGTCATAGTCCTTGAACTTGATATTACTAGCATTAGTGTTGTATCTAAGAGTAATGTCAGTGCGGCCTTTACGAATCATTTCCTCAAGCATAATGTAATGCTCTTCGGTTAGTGTAGGTTCCCCGCCTGCAAAGTAGGCCAAGTCAATATGTTCAACTTGATCCAATACTTCCTGTAATAGATTGCCTTGTTCATCGGCATGAATCACGATTGGATGTTTTGGATCATGATTGGCTCGCATTTCTGCGCCCCATTGACTACTAAACTCGCTTCCACATGTTCGGCATTTGAAGTTGCAGATGTTGCTAAATCGAATATCAAAATAGTGCATCTTGAACTCAGGAACTGAGCCATCTTCTAGTGTAGTTGGAACTGTTTCATCGAAGTGCTTTGCAAAGTGTTCTTTGCTATAGTTTCTGAATGAATGAGGGCCTGCTTCTTCGTGCTGATAGCAGAATTTACAAATATCATTCTTACGATCATTTAGCATGTCCAAACGCAATTCTTTCATCTTTGGATCATTGAATGCATCCTTTAGAGAGGTTTGTTTTGTGTTGCCAAACGGCTGAGTATAGTCATTGCTACAACATGGATAGATATCACCCTTCGGCGTTACGTTCAAGTGTAGCCATGGAAACATGCAGAATGTTTTACTGTCATTCAACAGATGGTCTTTATTTATAATTGGAATTGTTTTCATACGGGCCAAAGGCGTTTGCGTTCATCATCTAGTAGCACTGCTAATTCAGGAAAAACTTTCTGAAAGTCTTCTCCCCTGATCTTATCTAATCGCTTTACTTCTTCTTTAAAAAGTTTCTTATGTTCGTTCCAGGTGTCTTGTGACTGTACCCATGGTGTCGTGATAGCCAACTGGTTGATTTGTTCTGGTTGGAATTTCTTCGCAGTGAATAGTTCTATTGTTTTGTCCATCTTTTCTATGCCAATTTGTTTCAAATCAGATGGCAAGATATGTGCCGTAAGATGAGGAGGCGTACTCATGTTATATAACGAGAATGTTCCGTCTCGTGGAGTATAGAGTTTCTTGTCTATCAAATACTCATAGAACTCATAAATGGTCAAGTAATTGAACACACTCAATACCGTGTTCATTTGTAGGTTGATGTATGGTGTCTTCTTGGCTTTTTTAAAGTTAGCTTCTACTTTGCCCCAATCTGTGCCTGAACGAATATACTCAGCACGTTCACCATAGTGATCAATGCTTGCAGAAATATAAATTGGGTTATCAAAGTTTTTCCATAATGCCAGCAGGTCTTTGTCTTTGAATTTCAAATTACTTAGATTGGTATTATAGCTCAGTTTAATATCTGTACGACCTTGCTTAATCATTTCCTCTAGTAGAATGTAATGTTCTTCTGTGATTAAGGGTTCACCACCAGCAAAGTATGCTTTCTCCATGTGTTCAATCTGACCAATAACGTCAGCCAAGAACTCTGGATTGTCATTCTTAGGAACAATTCGTGCATGAAATAACTTTGATTTAAGGTCTTCCTGTTCCCATTGAGTACTGAAACTCGAATTGCAGGTTCGGCATTTGAAGTTACAGATATTTGAAAATCGAATATCAAAATATTTCATTTGAAATTCATTCAATGATCCATCGACATTAGTGTATTCAATCAATTCGTCGAAATGGTGAGCAAAGTCTGAATTCATGTTCATTCGAAAACTCTTAACACCCTGTTCTTCATGTGAATGACAGGCGGCGCACTCAGGATTCTTGACACCATTGAGCATGTCCAGACGTAGTTTCTTCATCTGGTTACAATTGACTGCTTCCATTAATGACACGTTTCTAGCATTAGCCATGCCAATCTGTGATCCGCATGATTTTGAAATGCAACAAGGAGTAACTACACCAGTTGGTGTAGTGTGAATGTGCGTCCATGGAGCCATACAAAAGGTATCGCTTTTTTCTAGCAAGTACTTTTTAAAGAATGGTGAACTCATTTAGGATTAAGCCTGTTTACTTCTTGGCACACACGATAGAAGTTCATGTACTCTGGGAAAATGGATAGCATGTCCGTGTCTCTGCGTTCATCTAATTCGTTGAACCAGTTGTAGAAGTCCCTGCGACCTTCAATTAGCTTTTCTTCTGGATACACTGTCTCTGCCATGTAGTCAACAACACGCTTGAACTTTTCATATTCCATTGTACTGAATGCATCGCTTCGTTTGTCGTCAGTGTTGGCTTTCATGTACTCAAGTGCTTCATGCATGTATGGCATGAATTCCTCTTTAGGAAGAATGTTCATATCATATTGCAGTGGTTCACGCAAGTATGGTGTGTCAAAACGTACACGATGTTGTGGGTTAACTGGATCGTCGTACCAGCCATAAATCTTACGCCATTCAATGAACTTCTCTAAGAATGACTTGAAAGTTGTTACACTGAAAATATTGAACGTAATCATGAACGTGATTGGACTATCAGTGCGAGTTAGGTATGTGTGAAAGTTCTTTTCCCACAACTCCAAGTCTAGACCTGTGCGAATATATTCAGCACGAGGACCCCATGTGTCTAAGCTAGTAAAGAGTTTAAAGGCGCGGATTTTCTTTTCATCGCACAGAGTTTTAACGCTATCAGCTAGCTTTTCAACTAACGCTGTTTTTGTTCCCAAGTTGCTGTTGACATTCAACTCCAACTCAGGCATGGGATCCTCTGCAATCTTATTTAACAGAGTCCATGTACTCTTGTGCATCGTTGGTTCGCCACCTGTTACACGCATGATGTTTAGAGTCTTGCGTAGTTCAGGCCACCATTCCCAGAATGCGTCAACATATGGGTTTTCGTCTTCACGCTGATACAGTGTCATCCAGTCAATATCACAACGATGATTCTTGACACTGGTTACAGGTCCATTTTGCTTAATCTCGTTGTAGAAACTTGTGCTGTATTTTGGATGACAATAGCCACACTTGAAATTACATTCGTTGCCGAAATTGATTTCTAGGTATTCTGGATTAACGTCAACTGTCCAACTGTTCTTAGTTTGATTGTATCTTTCTTCTGTGAAGATACTAGCGTTGCGAATGTGTCTATCGCTGATATAATCAGGACCCATTGCTTCGATGTTCCAACAGTATTGACAGCCTTCAGGCTTGCCACCTTCGAGCATGAGTTTACGCTCCATCTTCTTTTCTTGCGTATTGTGCAATGCAGATGGGTTCTCTTTAATCTCGTGAATTGGAATCTTGTGAGGACGCGGGTGATAGCAACTATGTGTCTCGCCACTCTGCAAGTACATAGTCACATGATGCCACTTGGCAAGACAAAACGTAGGACCAACTTCGTTTTCGATTTTGATCTTAATGTCTTTGATTCGTTTTTGTTCGTAGTTCTCGCTCATTACCATCCTTGAATTTGACGAACTACTTCCATCTCAGTGACGAGTGGTCCGCGATTGTATTTGTCTGCGCCGTAGTGGCGCTTGAAGAACTTGCTTTGTTCTGGACTCAATGTGCAAATTGGTAGACCTAGCTTAGTTGATAGGTGATGACCAATGCCATCACTCTCTGCTACTGGATCTAAATCTTTGATTGTTTCCCACATGACTGGATAGTTATCAAACCATTGTACGTCCTTGTGGTCCCAATTATCTAGCAAAAGCGTGTAGAACGTGCCCATTCTGGCGCCATATATTGCCCAGATACCATTCTCAACGTCTGTACCAACGTTATGCCAAATAGTCAAGTTGTCTAGATTGCGTGTTGATAGACTTTCTTTGAATGTTTCAATTGGTGGCACTGCGCCTTTGTCTAAAACCATCTTGACACCTTCACGGAATCCAGCTCTCCACGCTTGAAACGGAGTCATGTTGGGGTAAGTAGTAGAATAGCAATCCCACATCGCCCAATAGAGGCTATCTTTGCTATCCATGCAGAAGTCAGCAACACGTGAGATATCACCGTCTGTTTGATGTTCATGAGTCTTCATGTTGGCAACATATTCTTTTGTCCAACTACTCATGCCACCGTTGCCATAACGTAATCCATTAATAGCGTTGATAGCTTTCCATCTAAACTGTGCTTGTTTAAATGTTTCGTCTTTGCCAGTGAAGTCTAATTGGATATTGAAGAAATCTTCATTTGGCATATTATCCCCGTCGATTAGAATAAATCGTTCGGTGTCTGATGCTTCCCCGGCAGCCTTGTGAGCCGCGTCACTACCCTTAACACCGTCAACACGTTTGGCCCAAGGTACCATGTTCTTAATCTTGAGCCAAAATTCTTCTTTTTGCGGTTCATCATAGCTGAGATAGATGCAATCCAAGTCTGCAACATCAATAATATTTTCATAGTTCATAAATGTTTAATTTCCAATGTGCAGTTGTACCTTCATAATCATCATCGACGATAATACTCATGTCTTCACTAGCACACTTTGTACCTGTTTCACTTGGCATCAATTTTGATATTACCATGTGTCTAGGTACCGTAGAAATTTTACCATCTATTACTCTAACGTCTGGTCTTGCTTCTGCATAAGTCTGTGCGTCGATAACGATGTGATTACCTTCGTGTTCTTCACACGAATAGAAAAGTACTTTGCCTGTGTCATCATAATATAGACGAAACACAGGCGGAACGATAACGGGAGCTTCCCAAATAATTACAAAATCATCATTATTTTCTGTCATACAACTCTCAATAGTTTATCAGAAAAGTCTTTCACATGATAGTGAAATGGATACAACTGAGGAACTGTATTTACTCTGACAACATCTGGTAGTATTTCATAAACTAGCGTATCAGTCCAATCTTCGGTTGGCATGCCATTAATGAACTGTTTCATGTGGATCATACTCATTTCAGTAAATCCAGGCATCGTTGTATTTTCTGGTTTCATGATAAGGCATGCAATTGCATATACCCAATCAGTGCTTGCATCCTCTTGTGGGTTACACTTGAGAATAGCTTTATAATCTTGCCAGTTCTCAAATACATCACGCACAATTTCAAAGAACTGCTTTGCAGTATCTGACTTTTTAAAGTACGTAATGGCATTGTATACGTCTGGAAGACTATTATCGTCAATGAATTTGCGATATGCTCTAATGTCTGAAATCTCACCCATGAAGTTGCGAATAGTTGACGAGACTACAATATCTTTCTGTGACAGAATATCCCACCAATGATCAATGTTCCGAGGTATGATCATGTCTGCCTCCAGCTTGATAGTCTCGTCGTAAGGACTGCACTCATATACTTGCCAATCATTGTGGAAGCCACCAAGATCGCCATGAGGCAACATGTCTGTGGTGATAATTGTAATATTGGCAGATGGCATCACTTTGAGTATGCTGTTCTTTAAGGTAGTGGCGCACTTTACGTATACGTCACCTTGTGCCATAATAACAAATCCTTTAGTCATTGATTAGCTCCAAGAAGTTTTCTTTGACCATCATATGAAAGTCCATGTCTTTCACTGTCATATATTCTTTGCGAATCTTGCCACGATTCCAATTATCAAACATAACTGTGTATTCTGTGTTTAGTGGATCGTCTGTGTTACGATATACTTGAGTATTCTTGCCAACGTGAACTAAGTTCCAAGGGATGATATCTGCCTTTGGATAGGTATGACCATTCACGATACGTAGTGCCAATGTTAGTGCATAATCATTTCTGAATGTGCCACTGATAAAGCTATGAATCATGGAATAATGTTCGAAGTTTTTCTGAACCATTTCCAAGCAATCAAAGATTTGCTTTGCTCGTTCGGTTTTCTTAAAGTAAACCACTGTTGCCCATAAGGTCTTAAAACTATAAGAACTCAATACTTCCTGTGGTAAGTTTGGATGCATCAAGAAATTCACATTATCATGACAAGCAAAGTCAGTAGGTAGATTGAATAAAGCTAATAGTTTGTCAGAGTTTACCATGTAGTCAGTATCAAGTAAGATAGTTTCATCGTATGGACTCAATGCGTATGCACGATATCTACCTTTGTTGATCCAAATACCCCAATCACGTACATTTGACGCATCAGCATCTGCCAATATTACATTGTCAAATTCATACGTGATTCTCTCAGGCAAAGAGGTTTCATCAGTAACGATTGTTACTGGTAATCCCAAAAAATGATTGATTCGCTTTGCAGTCGCAACTGCCATTTCATAGTAGTTGTATTTGGGAGAATTGAATGCGAATAGCAATACGCCCTTGCTCATCTTTTGCTTTCCAACTCTTTCCATTCACTGTACCATAGTTGCATGGTATCGTTGTATGTCTTGTTCAACACTTCTAGTAATGATACTCGATTGACAAAGACTGGGTTTTCAAAATTGTCAATTAAAACGACATGCTCGTCCGTGTTGGACGCGAGATACCCAATTAGTTCTGGAGTGGCTTTCCATAAACCACCTTGCTCGGCAACAATTAACTTGCTGTCGTATTTGTCTTTGAGGTATGCTTTTGCTGAATTATGATTGAAGCGGGCTTTGGCTTCGGAAATGAGAGTCTTAGTGTCCATGTAGCTATTTACACGGACACTAAGTTAGATTTAAAAATTATGCGCCGGTAACTGTGCCAGCGATAGTGATTGCACCCCAGGTATTTGCAATGTATGTTGTTTCTGGTGGCACTAGTGTTAAAGTAGTTGCTGAACCAGATGTAGCACTCATACCAGTTGGAACTTCGTTCCAAGTTGTATAAATGGTATACACTGAGCCTGTATCGCCGTTAGTGCCCTGAGTACCGTTAGTCTTGGTAAGAACTTTGATGTTCGTTGCCAAGTAACTAGATGGTCCTGTACTAGCAGTTTGTGTGAAGCAAGTCACGTTTGTTGTAGTCTGTGCAAAGTAACCACTGTTCTGGCTGATGGTAGGAGCGTTACCGCCGCCACCGATTTTAGTCACACCGTTGTAGGTGACACCACCGATTACAGCAGTACCAGAACTAGGTGCACTCAAGACTACTGTACCAACGTTGGAACATAAGTTGTTCAATAGAAGGTTCATGTTCGTACCGGTAGGATGAGAAACTGTTACTTTAAGTTGACCACCTGAATTAAAGAAATAACGTGCCGCATCGCCGTTAGCAAATGTAACAGTGTGAGTAAATGTTAAGCCTGTGCTCCATGCAGAACCATAAGTTGCGGTGTTTGATGACGTTGCACCTTGTGATGTTGCATTTAGTTTATTTGTGTAAACTGTTGCTAAGTTAGTTGGAATAGCAGACAAATACGTTACGGTACCACCAGTAGATGGCGCAGTAACTGCGGTGATTGACGAGCCTTGATGACTCGCACTGTTAGATGTTTTATTAACTAAGTTAGCCCAGTCGGATGCGGCAACTGTTCCACCGACAGAAACTGTAGGTACAGCAGATTGTCCATATCCGGCGGCTGTGCCACCTGTTGCCCATACTGTATTCAATGTGTTAGATGTGGTAACTGGGTTGCTACCAACTAACGTGTTAAAATCTGATGCGGCGATTGTTCCGAATTGTGCGTATGACATTATCTATTCCTTATTTAGTTACAGATACAATCGCTTCTACTGCGCCAATTCCATCGTCTGTTTTATCTACTAATGAGCGACCAATAACGTTAAACGCTGTAGCTTCACCTGGTTTTGCCGCACGTGCTACGCCATTTCCAGCAGAGACAAGACGTTGACCTTTGCGAACTTTGCCAGTTACTTTAACTTGTACACGTCCAGAGATAGCGATTGCAGGGTGAGATTGATCGTCGCCTGCAAATGCGTTCATTAAATATGCGGCTGTGTCTGAGACAACACCAAATACATCTTCTGAAAGTTCGTATTGAACGGCGGTAATTTCTCTAGAACCACCTAATTCAACAACTGTACCTGCATCATATTCCGCATCTGCGGCAAAGCGTTCTGCCAAGTCAGCGTATGTAGCTAGTAAACGTGAACCAGTAGTCAATGACCAGTTACCTGTGATTGTACCAGCAGTTGTATTTGCACCAGTTGTGATGTTAGCTGTGGTTACACTAGATGGGTTGATAATACCATTGAACTGTGTAATTGCATTAGAACCAGTCAAATAGTCATATACGTTTGTGTTAGTATATGTGCCAGTTGGGTTGAATGGCGAACCGTTAGCGTAGTAATAGTGGTCAGTGCGAACACCTGCGGCATATACGTTACCGTTAGTTACAATCAATGCGTTACCTGACAGACCGCCGTTAACTGTCCAAGTACCTGTCATGGTACCAGCAGTTGTTGTGGCACCAGTACTAATTACTTGGGTATTCAACGTATTGATATTGGCAGTGGTGACGTTTGCATTTGCCAGCGTTGTGTTTGCGGTTACTGTTAAGTTAGTTGCAGTAATGTTAGCTGAAATCGTATTGCCAGCAATTGTGGCATTGCCAGCAGTTAAGTTACCTGTGATCGTGACTGCGCCGAATGATGTTGTACCACCAGAACTGGTTGATGTTAGGGCTAGCCAGTTACTAGCAGTAGCGCCGTCTGTTGGACATACCTTAAGTAAGCTGTTGTTAGTATCATACCACAACTGGCCACGCAATGGGTTAGCAGGAGGTGCAGTATTTGCGAAATTTTCTAGCTGATGAACAAAGTTAGTGTCTAGAGTATTACCATACCCCGCAAAGTTTCTACCAGGAAGTCCTAGACTAGTACTTGTGGTATTGATTGTTCCGTCAGCGATGGTGGTTAGTACTGTACCATCCGTCTTTACGATTGTATATGCCATTTGTGTTTGCTCCGTATCTCTTATTTATCTTATATTGTCACCAGATTAGTCAAGGATTGGATTCTGACTGTATAATCTATCTGGATTTGTCTGTTTAAACTCTTTTGCACTGGGTGGAAAATAACGTGAGTCAACAATCTAGTGATGACGTTTCCGTTGTTATCAGTGCCATAATTAGCTAATAAACCCAACTCGTCGAAAACATAAGTAGAGTTAGTTTGTGTGCTGTTGTCGAATGCGGCTTGGCCAGCCGGCTCACCATAGTCCAGTAGACATTGAACCAGGATATCTGTATAAACTTTACCTGGAGTATGTGATACTGTCATTTTGTTTCTGGTAGGATCCAAGTTAAAAACAGAAGTATCGTCTACAATCTTGGCATAAGTCTGGTTGTATAGTGCGGCGTTCTGGCCAGTGGTATTAGGTGGCAAATACGTAATAACACCAGTTTGGTCAACTGACGCGCCGCCGTTACCGAATGCCATTTGATAGATTTCGCCGTAACCACGACTGCTTAGAGTGTCAGCAATAGCCTCTGACATGTTTTCGTAGTTGATGGCATTGTGTTTATCTACGAATACTTCCCCGTTATTTGGATCGTAAATCTTCAAAAAACCTTCAACTTTGTATGATAGAGTTATTACTGACATTAGTTATCGCCTCGTGTTTGGACTAGTATTTCTTTAGTATTTGGGTCTGAAATCTTCAAAAAAGATGAGAAATAGAAGCCACCCACTTCGTTTGGCTTCTTTTCTGAGACAGGGGCAACAGGCTGTTGCTTATTTGCTTCCGTACTATTCATAATATTTATTTATCTTTCAATTACGGTTGACATTTAAGAAATTTGCCCCTGTTGTTGTACTGATCTGTAGTGGATCTCCGTCAACTGGGTCATAATTGTAGGAATTCCAGGTTTCAGCGTAGGATGCATCGTCCATTAGATTTCCAGATAACAAACCATATACCTCTGTAAACTCCGGACTTAGTGCGGTAACACCTGTTCCATTCGTTCCACGCTGTAGGCCAGTGATCGAGTTAGTCAATACATCCACACTAGTGAAACGGATTTGCTCACCATTTAGATAAATCAAGTTTCCAACTAGAACTGTAACCGTGATGCTATCGCCAGTGGAGACTCCAGTAGTAATTTGAATCTGAGGAGCAGTATCAACCAAGACAATGCTATAATCAGTAGAAGGCACCAACAGATCGGTTGTGTTATTATAGACAATTACTTGACTAATCAAGTTTTTATCAGCATTTAAGCCAATCATGATACTGCCATTCACTGGAGCTGGCGCAACTACTTCCTGGATGACGTTATCAGTTAAGTGAGTAACATCATGAACATAGATAGTTTCGTCTGTATTGGACAATGGATGAGTTAGCCATGTACGGGTACCGGTACCAGCACGATATACTGATGCTTGGTTGGTTGTAGATACATTCGTTAGGTATACCTGTTCATTCGGAGTAGCACTTGGCATCATGCTAGTGATAACCACCTCATCGCCGGTTTGGATCTCGGTTAAGATACTCAAATCGTTATCTGAATTCAAGTACAAATTACTTGATGGGATACGATAACCATTAACTGTTACCCATAGACGATCAACGTTCATTTGCTCCCATTGGGACACCTTGACTGAGCCGGTGTCAGTTGTCAATGTGACTGCATCTAATGAATCACGTGTATCAGAAATAGTCAATGTTGTACCATCGATTACTGCAAGGATGTAATAAGTCTGTCCTGCAATGATTCCACCTAATACATCAGTGCCAACATCTGTGTTAGTTGTTGTGAATATAATAGGAGTTTGTGGAATCAATCCAGTAGTATCATTTACAGTGATCGTGTTGACACCTGAAGTAGTTGCAGTTGCAATCGTGGTGTAGATTGTAAACAATCCTGTTAACCATTCATAGCCGCCACCGGTATATGCACTGATTGTAGTTACTGGGAAATTCACTGCATTCAATACAGGGTTGTATGCTGATGTATACAGGTCGAATTGAGTGTTGTTGATAACTCGAACATAGTATGTGTTGTTATTCAACTGGACAGAGCCACGTGTACCATCGATGCGAACCACTTGGTTCGTTGTCAAGTTGTGGTTAATTCCAGTAGTTACACGAACTGCCTCGAGGCCACCTACATAAACAACGATGTTGCCAGAATCGGTTGACAATGTGATTGTCACTCCATATTGATCGGCAATGGTGAATGTAGTGGAGTCAACAATTGTCTTGATAAAGTAAACAGTGCCTGTCAAATCAATTCCACCAAAGCTGGTCAATGATGCACTCTTGAACTGTGCAGTCTGACCTACTACCATATCAGTCGTATCCGTGCAGGTAATGTAGTTAGTTCCACTCGCAGTAGCAGATACATTGGTGATAGCTAATGGCGCTGTTAGGCTGTTGTCAATATCAACAATTGGTGCGACAGTCAAGCCATTGACAACCGCTGTCATTGAACCAGAATCAGTCGTAACCGTCACCGGTGTGCCACCAACTTGAGCAGACACGGTAAAGTCAGTGCTGTTTAGAATGCTCGTGACATAGTATGATTGGCCCGCAATTAAACCACCGATAGTAGGTGCCTGGAAGACAATGTTACTGTTGATAGTCAATGTAGAGGTACTACCCGATGACAATGTTAGATAATCAAGTACTTCATCATATAAAACAACAGAAGGAGAATTTTCATCATATGTCTGTACAGTTGGGGTGTCCTGGTCATATGTGCCTGTCAAGTGTGTAGTACTACCAATGACATAAGTTCCTGCTGTTGCGCCAGCTACTCCAGTGATGTTGTACTGAGTATTCAAATACTGACGATCTGTGTTATTGTATGACGTTACAGCAACACGTGAACCAGCAGTAGGTGCACTATTCAATACCAATTGGTTCGTGGTAGTGTTGATTGTGTATGCAGTGATCGTTAAACGACGACCATCAACTTCCACAATTGCATTCTCGGCATTTACATCGCCAACATAGTTAGTCAACGCAAATACTGACTGTGTGCCATTGGCGATAAAATACTGTGTTTCTGGTAATGTGTAACCATACTGAACTGGATAAGTTTCGCCAAAGACAGTGTACGTGATATAATGCAATACTGGATCATATGTATTAGCAAATATGATCTTCGCAGAGATGCCGTTTGGAGCGATACCAAATGCATAATCGTTTGTTACAAACGTTGCTCCACCTGTTGCATTTGTCAATTGTAACGTACTACCACCAGATGTTTCACTGATAGTAAACTCGTTCGCATCATAGATGCTATTGACATAATATGTCTGGCCTGGAACAATTACTCCACCGAACATAGTTGCATCAAATACGATTGGTGTATTAACGATTAACGCACCAGTTGTATTAGTTGTAATTGTGTTGCGGTCAGCACGTGTTCTTGTGATGAAGCCTGTTGTACCTAGCACTAACTTGTCGCCATTGTTCAACACAACTGGCGCTGTCCATACTTGACCAGAGCCAACTTGAATGATGACTTCCATGCTACCAGTAGCATCTGACAATTGGTAAGTAGGACCAGCGATACCTGTAGTAACATTATATGAAGTTGATACAGTAATTTTCTGTGATGCATTGCTGATCGTCTTTACGTAGTAAATTTGATCTTCAACGATGCCACCGAAAACATTACCACTGAACGTGATTGGGCTGTTTAGGACAAAATCACTGGTATCGTCCACACTGATTGCATTTGTTGTAGCTTCTGTCTCAAATGCACGTGTTTCTATCGGTTGAGTATTAGGTCTAATTACACCAGAACCCAAGAAGATAGATGCACTGTAATTGCAATTCAAGAAGATTTCATCAAAGCCAGTGGTCTCGTTTGGACGAATCGGATCGGTTTCAGTGTTAGACTTAACTAACTGATCACCGTTGCCAGTTTCATAGATATCGATACGCAATGAATCACTGTTTCCAGGAGTAGTGAAGCTCAATGGAGCGTTCAACACGATCACTTTGTTGACCCAATCAACTGTGTAGTCTAATCCAACATACATCGTTGTGGATACTTGAGTATATTGATCAATGACAAACACGCCAACTTGGGTTGGTGTCTCAACTTGTGATGCAAAACTATATCTAGTTTGTGTTCCTGATGTTGGAGACAATTGCATAGATACTACGTTATAACCAACGTGGGCATATTCTTCTGCCTCCCAGTTTGTGCCAGGACGAGTAGTAATTGTCATCATCAATGTGTCTGTAACAACGCCTGGTACCATTTCTTCAGGACCGTAGCCAGAAACGAATGGGTCACCTTGTACGTCATACACAGTTGGTGCAACGTTGAACACTGGATTATTCGTCCATGTTGTCAAATCTGGACTTAGTAGAATTGTATTGTTATCACCAACTACCACATACTCGCTTCTGTCAACGCTGTAAGTGACACTTGATAGATTGCTTGTTGTTCCAGTTGAATAGTCAGTCCATGTTACGCCATCAGGAGATGATTTAACAACACCATTGTCGCCTACTGCAACAAACAAATTGTTAATGTAGGTTACATAGTTCAAGTTGTCTGTGCCAACTGTAGTTTGCACGAACCATTGATTTGTATTGAATGTCGTGTAAATTACGTTATTGTTGCCGACAGCGACCGCGATTTGGTTATTGGATGCAATAGAATTTAATCCCGTTGCAACGCCTGGGAATGTGACTTCTCTCCAGTCGTAACCATCTACACTAGTTCTAACAACAGTTACTGCAACAGTGTTGCTATTAACAACTTGTTGACCTGTACCTACTGCAATGAAGCCAGTGAAGCCAGCAGTGTACATGTATGTTACACCACTTAGCATATTGGTTAACCCATTAGTGAAGTTATATGTTTGCTCCCATGTTATCAAATCAGTTGATGTTACTGCTACATCGCCAACTGCAACGTATACGCCATTGTTATATGCAACACTTGATAGCATGACTGTGCCAGGCACGGTGTTAGTATAATGTGTACTTGCTGACCAAACAACTCCATCAGTACTTGTCAATACTGGTGTTGCAGTATTATTGGTAGTCATAACATACTTGCCACCAGCATAGATCAAGTCAGTTGTGTTCAACGGAATGTTAGATAGCTTGTTGATTGCCCAATCTGCACTTGTAGCACTCATTAGTGCCGCAGAGTAGTTGGTTGCATCTGAGCTAACAACATATGTTAAACCGTTCCATACAATACCTGACATAGTAATGTCATTTGGATAGAATGGCTGATCTTGAAGGATAGTATCCAATGCAAATTCTTGATTTGGATCGAATGCGTTACCTTTGTAGGTGCTGTTAGGATATGTGATGCCAGCTACCAACTGTGTCAAGTCACGCCCAGGCATGTTGATAGTTGGCTGATAGTATCCAATGATTCTATCTAGTGCATTCAATCTGCGTGAATCAGATTGTAGAAGTTTCCACTTGCCGATAACGAAAGTTGAATCATTGTTACTTACGATACATTCGTAAACACGGTTATTGTACTTGACAATGCTACTGTTGAAGTAGAATGGTTCTGGTAACAATGCGTAATCGCCTTGGATTAGGGAAGGTGTAGTTGTTACGCCAACATAAGGGAAATTGATACCTGATACAGGAACTCGTAGCAATGGGTCACTACATACTTCTACCTGATCCGCATCAACAACCTTAAAGTAGTATTGATTTACTGCACCTGCTGGAGTACCTGTGCAAATTACATTCGTAATTGCGCCAGACGATGTTACACTAGCAACTGTCATTGTCAAATCATTGACGCCATCTACGCCGCCGATATCAGAGCCAGGAACGAAGATAGTGTTGTTGATTGCAAATCCCTCACCCGCATCTGTAATCTCTGCAAAATATCCTCCCAACATGTAACTGATCGTGAATACTGGATCGTTAGCTGGGTTGATGTATTGTGTCAATGTCACAGTCTTTGTTTCATTAGATAATGAATTTGAAACTGTAATATATTGATCACCGATGCCATTCATAGTACCGTTGTCTTGAGTCACTGTTATTGCGGAACCACCAGGTGAGGTGGCGATAGTGAACTGCGTAGAGCTAGTGATATCCTGAACATAATAATAGGTGTTCAATGAAATGCCGCCTAAGCTAGTTCCAGTGAAGACAATTGGCATGTCAACATATAACACGTTCGTGTTTGTACATGTTAGTTTGTTACCAGATGAACTTGTATTGGTTACTACGATAGAAGTAGTGCCTTCGCCAGTAACTGTGTAGTTTGTACCAGTTGTCAATCCACCAATGTTATCACTAACATTGAATTGCATTCCAGCGTAGATGTTTGTGATGCCACCAGTATAATTATCCAAACAAACACGATTTACGGTAGCCAACGCACTAGTAATTGTTCTAGTCAACAAGTCACCGTTTGTGCCGCTGATTGTTGGATAGCTACCAGAAGTCTTGTACAATGTAAATTGTTGTCCATTGACTTGACCTGGACTGACAGGCAAGTTAATGTTCATCGTCATTGAACCAGAATCAGTTGTCAATTGAGTGACATTTACTTGAATTGTCAATGTGCATGAACCAGAGCCATCTGTTAGGTTAAATGTGCCGCCATTGACTGTCTGTGATAATGTAATTGCTGTTCCATTTACGATGGTCGCAACATAGTACTGAGTGCCAGCGACGATGTCACCGAACGTTGTTCCAGTGAAAATAACTGGATCATTTACGTGTAGCTCCAATGTGCTTTCTACGATAACTCTATCAGTTGCGCCAACTGTTGCAGTGACATTCAACATTGTTGGTGTCGCTGTTGTAGACATTGTGAATGTCTGATCGTCGATTACTGTAGTTACATAGTACGTGTTGTTAGACACGATGCCGCCGATTGGATTTTCTCCAACAAAGAAGATTGGCAATCCAGTGTAGAATCCACTAGTGCCACCTTTGCCGGCAATATTCAACGGAACAGTTACTGTGTTTGTAGTTGCTGTTGTGTTTGTGATTTTTCTGATGCCAGAATAATCAATTGTCAACAATGCACGGTTGGTTACTTCACCGATCAAGCAAGTGGCTCCGGCAGAGCTAATAGTCTGATTGTTCAATGTAACAACTGTGCCTGGCACACCGTTGCTGATGGTATCAGATACGGTGAAGCCTGTAGACACTATAGTTTTTACATAGTAAACTTGATCAAAGTTCAAGCCAGTTCCAGCGACTGCACCTTCAAATTTAACTGGCATACCAATGTAGAAGCCAGTGGTAGCAGTGATTGTGCCACTTGCAGGTGCACCACCTGAGCTAGGAACGATTGCAATGACATTACCAGTACTTGTAGTAGATACCAAGTCACGTGTTCTGCCTGACCATGTAGTTTCTTGTACGTTATCAACTGCAAGAATTTCAAATGCGGCGCCGTTTGCACTAGCTAGAATGCTATCAATTGGTGGCTCAGTGCTTTGTAGTTGGATAGATGAACTTGCAACACTGTCTCCGTTGTAATAATCACCTGCATAGAAGCTACCATAGTAGCTACCAGGTAACCAATCAACAACTTGTGAGTTGTAGCTAGTTCTATCAAAACGCATTGCAATTTGAGTTTCACGAACTGGGCTAGCTGATGTGATACAACTTGCGGTGGCTACAACGCTCAATGACTGCATACCAGCGCCAGTGCTTTGTAGTGCTATTCTGCTGTTGTTATTGATTGCGTCTGCATAGTTGTTGAATAGTGCAACTGTTACTACTGGAACAATTTCTAAAACGTTCACATAGTATTGTTGACCATCGACAAGACCGCCGATTGCTTCGGAACCCTCGGTAACTGCGTAGCGAACCAAGTCGCCAGTTTGTAGTAGTGGAGAGTACAATTCAATTGTATCGGTAATTACACTCACTTGTGTGCTGTTGAACGGCACAATCACTGATGGTTCGATGATGATCTGAGGCAATACAGCATAACCTTGACCCGCGTTGATAACATTAACGCCGATAACTTTGTCCAAATCCATGATTGGCTCTAGAATCGCCGCAACGGTTGGCTCTGGATAAACAGTAGTATCAATGTATGCAGTAACCTTTGGAGGTTCGATATATCCACGACCTGTGTTTAGAACAACGACAGGAGGCAAGTCCATGAAGATGTTTGCACCAGGAATGTGTGTTGTAGTTGCAGTGCCGTTATAGCCGCGTGTTAAACCTGCCAGAGTATTGTTATCTCTGTTTAGTGATGAGTACGCAATTTGCTCATCGTCAATTTGAATCACACCTGTTACTGGCAAACCATATGCGTTGGCAACAACTAGGGTAGATGAATTCAAACTTACATAGCTTGCCAAAGTGGTCATCAAGAAATCAGGTTGACCAGTAATACTCAAGCCATGATTTGCGAACCACTGACTGTACGGTGCAGTTTGCCAAATAGGATCTGATGGTAGATACTGACTATCAGTACTTGGGTTGGAATATACCAACTCAGGGCTGATGAATTGTTGACTTGCAGTGTTGTATTGTGCTGGCAAGTCAAAGTCTGTGATATCGCCTTCGAATACGTCAGTGCCTGTATACTTGAACAAGAATTCCTTGATCACTACGTGATAAGGCTTGACTTCATTGATATAGCCTGATAAGAAGTCTTGGTTATCGCTTTGGAATACACGATAAGGCAACAATTCACGAATTGTATGAGATACGTCAATGAATGAGGTCTTATTCAACCATGGTAGATAGTTCTGAGACTCACCAGTTTCGCTTTGGATGTATTCGAACAACAAGATCAATGCTTTGTTTCTGACAATTAATAAGTCAGTAGGGATTTCTTCGTTGATTGCACGTACAATGTAGCGTGTTTCTTCACTTGGATAAGTGTCGAATGGAGTAGTATCAAAGAAGTTATCGCCGAAGCCAATACTTGCACTTGGATAGTTCCAAATTGCATCTGAGATTTGGATCGTGCCGTTAGCTAGACCAATTCTAGTCCATGTGCCTGATGCATCTAGGATGTATGTTTCGGCTGAGCCGGTACCGTTCATTGCTACTGTTGCAATAGTTCCTGATGGAACTGTTAATGTTGCAAGATCGGCATAGATTGAAACTTGAACTGATGACTTTGTGTTATCATTATAACCAGGAGCCCACCAGTTAACAGTATTGACATATGCAGAAGTATCAAAGAATGGTAATCCAGTTGATGGATTGATATCTCCTAACTTAAACAAGAAAGTAGAGTTAGTTGTCTCAACGAATGGATATTGTAACAATACGCTGTTGATATACTGAATGTAGTTTTGCAGTGCACCGAAGCGATTGATAAAGAAACTTTGATTTGGACGAGCCAACACGCCATACTGAACTGCTTTAGGCAAGTATGGATCAGGAACAATCGCACCAGTCAAGTTTGTACCACTCAAGCTGTCTAGTAATCTAGCATACAATGAGTGAGGTTCTTTACCAGTTTTTACACTTGGCAATCCAGGCAAGAAATCATCTGCATAGTTAGCACGAATCAAGTTGTATAGATTGTGTCCAACATCATTGTTGTTGCCAGTAGAGAAACCTACGTTCAATACAGTATCAGTTGCATTCAAGAATTCTTGAATGTTGTACAATGCAAATACATTTGGCAACAATGGAGCTAGATAGCTGATGCCAGTGTTGATTGGGCTAGAAATGTATTGCTCTAGTGTAGAATCCGCTAGAGTATTACCTTGCTTAGTGAACACGATATTTGTGTTACGCGCCCAGAAGAAATAAACTGGTGTCAATGTACCTTCAGCATTGATTACATACTGTGTTGTGTATGAACCAACATCGAATGGTGTTCCTGGGCCTGTATATGCGCTAGGAACAACGTTACTTGAAATCCATGAGTAAACTGCTACATCACTTCCTGGGAAAATAGAACCCCAGTACTTGGCGTTGTAGTTTAAATCATCTTGGTGATAGTTAACAAAACGAACAGTAGAAGTGTTGAACCATAATTGTCCAACTTTATCTGCTCCCCATGTTAGACCACCAGTGTTGCTACCAGTTGTATAGAATGCAGGATCAATATTGGACACTACGTCAATGTTTTCACGAATAGCGCCTAGCAATTTGCCTTGTAGCGGATCCATGTAATCTAAGTTGTCCAATGTGTTGTTAGTTTCAGCACTAAACAATTGAATGTTTTGAATTCTTTCAATATCAACGATTGAACTTGACTGTCTGTATACTGACCAGTCTTGGTCGCCAGTTGGGTTGACATACACTGTCACATCACCATCGATCACGCCTGACATGAATCCTGGTGTACCAACTACAACAACACCTTGATTGAAATCAAGACTTGTGCCGTACATTGGCTGTGCGCCATATACTAACTTTTCGCTGTTGATGCTTTGTGCATATACAAATTGTCCAACGTTAGTCAATGTCTCGTTGAAGTTTGATAGATAATCAAACATGTATACTGCGCCAGCATTAGCAAATGTATCAATCCACTGTGTGGTGTTGTTATCAAATACGGTGTCATTGTCTGATTCATCGTCTGTGAAATCAAACGTAGTAGCACTGTAGCGAGTTGCTGTTGGTGCGCTAATAACAATTGAATTAGATTCATTGAACTTGATTGCATTACCGAATTGACTTACTGGACCAGCGTGTGGGTTAGTAATCAACTGAGTTTCAGTATATGGAACAATTCCCAAATCGCCATAGGCGGCGGCATCTGTTGCAACAAATGTTAGTTTGTTGTTTGGAGTAGCAAGGTCGTTGTTAACTAATTGAATTACCAATAAGTTGTTAACTACTGATGCAGAGATATTTGTTAGGTTGGCACTGTTGATTGCTGTGGCCGCATCGTTGACATATCCACTTGGAATAACAACTGCGTAACCATTCAATAGAATAGTTCTAGCAGACAACACGCTAGCTGTTTGTGTCGCAACAAGCATGCCATACTTTTCGCCGCCGTTTGTGTAGCGATGTACTGCACCTTCTACACTGTTGTTCAATTCAAACGGTGCACCAATTAAAATTTCACTTGCATAAGTGTTGGTAGCAGTGCTATAGCCATACTCGACGCCAGTACTTGGATCTTGATCGTTGTTCAAGGTTTGTGATAGTACAAATTCACCTGAACTTACATTGACGATATCGCCTGCTTTCAAGACTGCGATAACGTATAGTGTAGATCCGATCATGAAGTATTGGCTGTCAGTCAACACCGAGCCATTAACTGCAACAAAAATTGGAGTAGATTGTGCTGTTACTGTCATTGAGCCAGAGCTAGCATTCAATGCAATTTCTGGGCCGCCACGAGTGCGAGAAATCTTAATATGAGTGCCATCTGGAATAGACTTGATGTAGTACACAACGTTTGCGCTGATTGCACCACTTGACAATATTGAGCCACTGAATGTCACTGGCATATCAACTGCCATGCCACTAGAGCTATCTACTGTGATACCAGAGCTTCCTGTTGCAGTACCATTTGTAGATACAGTCCAGCTATTAAGTTGAATGTTTACGCTAAGAGCCTGTGGTGCACCAAAGTTATTGGTGTACTGTGCCTCGATGTTTTGATACAAGCGATTGTAAATGTATGATTGACCCCAGTTTAGATGGTCAGTATTGAATCTATAGTTAGGCGCACCTACTACGATTGTATCACCATAATAATCAGTTGAAATGGATGTGCCGAAGCCAGCCATGTAGCTTGTCAAGCTAGAATCTGTCAAGTAAGTAACTTGTACATATAATCCAGTTAACTGTGATTTACGATACACGTAAACACGACCTGGATTGTGTGTTAGATCACTGATGTACATCCAGTTCTTGTCGCCAGAAATCGCAACACTTGAACCCCAGTTAGCACATCCGCTTGGTGCAGAAATCGTCTGGGTCAATTGTAGTTCGTCAACGTCATTGTTTTGAACAAGATCGTAAACATATACTTTAGGTGTGCCACTTGTTGGTTCTGACACAACAAACGTATCTCCTGAATATGCGATGGTCGAACCGAATGATGCACCATTGGTAATGGTACCGGTCAACAAATATTCTTTCAATAGAGCATTGTATGTGTAGCGGTACAATTCACCCAATCCAGCATCACCTACCAAGTACCCAACATTATTAGTGTGTGCAACTGCATCACCAAATGTGATTGAGCCTTGTTTTGTGACGGCATCGCTATATTGATAATTCAAACTCTTGCGATATACTGCCCAGCCACCATCTGTATTTGTATCTACCCAAACTTTGTTTTTAGTAAACTCGTTGTTTAGTAGTGGCAAAGTACCAATGTCACTTGGCTTGTCAGTGCGTTGATTTTGCATCATGAAGCCAACACCTTGACCAGTAATCGTAGTGATTGATGGATTTAAGTTAGCATTGATGATTACTTTGTATGGATTTACTGTCGCAGTAACTAGATAATATCCATTAACTTGTGGATCAAAGTTTACGATACCAAATAACTGATACTTCGTCAAATTATGTGGTGCGCTGAACGTAATAGTGACAGTCCCGTTCAAGTTGTTTTTAGCTTCGACAATTGAACCTAGAGACAATGGAGTGTATACTTGCCAGTCGGCTAGGTAATCAGCCAACCATAGATAATCACGAACGTACAATTGATCGATTGGCACAGGTGTCCCGTTGCCATTTACTGCCGCTGTCAATCCAGAATAGTAGTAACTTGCCAACTTAACGTCATTGAAGTTTACGTAGCCAGCAGTTGGGTACAATAATGAAGGGTCTTCTGTAGGTACAGTAGGCAATACGTTCACATCGGTGATTGGCATGCCATAGTTGAACAATGAGTATAGAGGAACTTCCTGCTCAACATCGTTACTGACAAGACCATTAGTTAAGCCAACTGTTGTTGGGTTACCAGTCAACTCAGATTCATTTAATCTGAACTGAATGAAGTTGTCATTTAAAGTGCCGCCGAATTCGCCAGCCTTGATCGCCCAGTTTTCATAGATATCATAATCAATGCCACCCTGTGGCAAGTTTGCACCCTTGAATGCACTAGCGGCATTTAGCGTACCCTTGTTTCTGATTAGATTCTTGTATACGTTGACTTGAGTGATATCTGTTAAGTCAGCAAGTGCTAGATAGTCACGTGGACGATATCCAATTAAGCTGAAACTTAGCAAGTCTGCATCTGTTTCTAGGTTAGCACGGTTGATATCATAATACAATGTAGATTCATAGCTACGTGCGCTTGGATTAGGTAACAAGCCTTTTTGAATTTCATCATAATTGGTTTGTTTCCACTGTGTTTCGTCAAATTTAACACTAGGCTGAATAATAGTCAATGCAGTCCAGTATTTGTTTTTGTACTTTACAATTGATCCAGTAGTATACTTGAAGGTTGGGTCCCAATCAATAACGTTGTCTTGATTTAAAATGAAGCCTTGTGCGTCAATTGTACCGTTCCAATCGGCTGTCTTAGAACCACGAACTGAAATACGATTCTGACGTAGACCTGTAACTAGATTGTAAATTGTATCGTTGAATAATGTTGTATTATCGAAAACAATACCATGTTCAAAGTTACTGATGTTGAATTGACCGTATGCTAATGTATCGCCTTGATTCATTGGCTGTACTGTAAACAATGTACCATCACGAACAACTGAAAGGTTGCTCATTTGAATTGGATACAAGTTTTGATTCAACACAAAGTTTTGTTTTTGAATTGTCAATGGCTGTACAACATTGCTATCTTTGTTGATAGACAAGAATGTTGCCGCTGGGTTTAGGGTAACAATAGAACCAACTTCCCATCCCATTTGTGACCAGTACATAAATTCAGCTACCATCTGTTCCCAGTTTAGGGTCAGACCATTCTCAGACTGATCTAAGACCAATCCTTTGTCAACTAGATATGCACCATAACTAGCAATAAACTGTGAAACTTCTTGAACAGAATGTAGTTCGATGCCATATGGTACTTTTACTTCGATATTTGTGTAGTCGTTGGCCAACTTTACAGTAGACTTTTCAATCGTAATCGTTGATGTGTTACCGTTGTTCTTTGGCGCATATGTTGTGAAATATGCATTTGTCTGGCTGTTACCAAACACCTTGAAACCATATTGAGAAACTTGAACGATCAATCCACTGTATACCAACTGTTCAAATGGTTGGTTATCGTACAATAGAACTTGATAGCTTTCGTCAGGAATCAACAATGAACTGTTATTGCTGTTAGCTGATGATTTCTCAACATAGAATTTCAACATCGCTTTGTCAGAGAACCCAGCCAAACGATATACTAGACGAACGTCCAGTTGTTGGAACAGGTTGCTGATTTGAGTGGTTGCATCGATACCAACTTGTTTTTCATAGTCAACGATCCAGTTTAGGTAAGATGTTTTTGCAGTACCGTTACCATATACTTCGATGTTGGAAATATTCAAGTGACTACGATCATTAACCAAATATTGGTTGAATTCAACGTTGTATTTGTAATTGTCCAAGTCAACTGCCAAGTTGAAGAATTCTGCTGGCTTAGTTAGAGCCAATATACGCATCAAGTCAAATGGCCATGAGCTACTACGACGATATGAGAATTCAGCAGGACCAACGTCACCAACTTGCCAATCTGCTTTGAATAGATTATTGTCATAGTTGCCAACAATAGAAACGAACGGGCTTACTAGATTACCTGCACTGTCAACAGGAATAATGTTTAATAGTCCTGGACGAGCATATGTGGTTGTAGTGAATGAATTGCCATCGTTATAGTCGTAGCCGTTTTGTAGGTCAGTCCATAGAACCAAGTTATCACTTGTGTATGGTGCAGGGCCGTAGCGATCTGTCCACCATGTAGGCATGTTGCGATAGCCTAGCATTTCCCATGGAGCAATATCTGGAATGCTTGTATCATAGAAGTATTGATACACGCCTCTCCAGTAGCCTTGCTCAATAGGCGCACCATTTAGTTTGTTACCGCTATCACGATAGTTGTAAGTGAATTGATTTCCATTAGTGAAATACTGAGTCTTGTAATCAATTCTGTTTTGACCTACCCAATTTAGGAAACTCTCAGAATAAATCTGTAGAACTTCGTCATATGAATAGTCAGTGTTGCGGAAGAAACCAGGCAATACTTCATATGCTTGAACTGGAATAGCGTTTGACAACTTTAAGTTGTTGTACACACGTGTTTCATATTCGAACAATACTTGATCGCGGAAGTCTTGCAACTTGCCAGTTTCTGGATCATATGACCCATATAGTTTGTTGAAAGAACCGTCATGACCAACGATGAAGTAAGTTGGCTTTTGATAACCGGTGTCTAAGAAGACATTTGGCACAGTCGCTGGATACAATCCCAACTTAGTTGGAGTATTTGGCACGTATGAGCCATATGTTTGATTGTATTCGTTGATAGTGATCTGGTCGTTTGGCAACAATCCATAAGTTACTGTCAATGATGGAGCATCTACACTAACTGTATAGTCAACGCCCTTGATCAACTGAATTGTGGTACCATTGCGTGTTAGGTATACTAAAACGCCGTTGTAGTTTGCTGTTTCAAAGTTGTAAACATGACTCAATGGATAGATAGAAACGTCCAATGAGTTAGCAAAAGAGTATGTATTGGTAATGTACGGTGCTTTGCTTGGAATCATGTCTGACCAGAAGAAAGGAGCACTTTCAATCTTGGTAGCTGACATTTGATCCAATGCATCATCTAGCATCGTAGCAGGAGTCATGTAGATATTATAATCTGTGTTGTTTACAGTATCCACTAACAATGTCTTAAACTTGATATACTCATTGCTGTTGTATTGCAATGAATTGAACAAGTTGTGATCTTGCTTACGTAAGAACGTGCCTGGTAATACCAAGCTAGCACTGTTTTGAATGATTCTGTTGCCCCATGGTACTAGGTTGCCCAAGTCACGATAGTTGTTGGAACCGAACACTGTACCAGTTGTATTTGGGTTGTTGTAGAAAATACTTTGATATTGACCACGAATGTCACCAACACTAACTGTAGTTAGATTTTCATTCAATGGGTTGTTGTTCAAGTTAACAGGAATAGTGTAGTATGCTGTTGGGCTTACTTCTGTACTCAAGATCAAGATTTGAACAACAGTGTCAATTGTTGGTGCAGATGATAGCGCAACTAACGTATTGATACCAGTGGATGCGTATGTATATGAAGTACGTGATTGAATGACGTTGTTAATGTATACTTGTACAACTGGCCATTCGGTTGTTAAGTTCGCTGGAATATCACAGATAAAACTTGGATCTGTGCCGGCAACATAATCAAATGAGAATAGTTGATATTGTTCACTTGGTGCTTCGGCAGTTTGCCATCCCAATTGACGTACATAATCAGTACGTGTGGTATAGTTGTAAACGTATCCGGTATTTACTGCCAATGTGATTGGCTTGATGCCCTCTACGTATGTGAAAGTATCGTTGTTGAATGACACATCGAAAGAAATGTCACCAACGTTGTCGATGTTAGAATAGCGAATTGGGAAACCAAGAACACTGTCGTTGGTGCCTGAACCGATGCCGTATTGGAACAATGTGGTACCGGTAAAGCTGGTACCTAAGTATGAAACGATGTCGCCGAAGCTAATGCCGTTAGTATCGAATACGTCAAATCGTGGAGGTTGATTGACAGTTGTTTTTTGTTGACCTTGAATCCATGCATCGCCATCAAAATAGAAATCTTTACCTTGGTAATTATAACCACGATAAACAGCAGTTTGATCGTCAACCAATACTTCGCCATCAGCGGCCTCTGTCAATGTGATTACCGGTGTTGCACCAGGTGACAATATAGAGAATTCTGCAACGTAAATTTTGTTTCTGGTGAACAAGTTTTTATCACTAGCGAATACAATACGTGCGCCTGGGAACAAACCATAATTGCTTAGAGTTGTGTCGGCAGATACTAAAGACATATCCGTAGTGGAGAATGTCAATGCGGCACTAGTCCATGTGATGGTAATAGTGGTAACACCAGAAACTACTTCGATATCACTGATAAATGCGTCTTCTGGCAAAATGCCTAGACTATCAGCAACGTATTGACCGACTGTGAATTGACCAGATATATCACTGGAACTTACCACAACAGTGGTTGTTTGTTGTGCAGTAATTCCAACCAATGATGCAGTGTTAGTTGTCCAACCTGCAACGTCTGGATAATAGTTAGTTGCGCCTTCTACTGTCTCAAATGCATCATCGGTTCTGAAATCAATGAAGTCAACAGGAGCTTTGCCATACACGCCTGAATTGAACAAGCGTAGATTAGGATAAAACTCAATAATAGGACGCTTTGCTTTGTTTTCTGGAGTAGCGTACTGAGTTACAATACTAGGATTGTTGTTGTAAGTTGCAGATGCGTTAATAACGTCAATATGGAACCAACGATTACTACGTGACCAAGCATTCTTATTGATAGCATCACGTGCGATTGTGATATAATCTTGAGTTACTGGAATGTAAAGTGTACTATCGTAGTTGGTAGTATCATACGGCACAATATCGTATGGAATATATGTGCCTTCACTGAACAGACCAGGACTTACTAAGTCTGTGGTTGCAATCAATTCAATCGCAGTACCAACGCCTTGAACATAGTATTCGCCAGACTTGTATGATGTTGGGAAAATGTCTCCGCTAAATGTTACTTTCAATCCGTTAGTAAACACCACACCATTTGTCGCAGTGTATTGTTTGTGGCCAAGAATGTCTGTAGTTACATTTAACTTGTTTGTGTAGTTGCTATCAATGATTCGCATTGCGCCGACTTTATCGGGATTCGAACCATCTTGATAGTACAATGTATCTAGAATTGCGCTGTTGTATGGAATAATTTGAATGTCGCCATTGACATTCTTAAAGAACTGTCGACCAATCCACTCAGTACCGAATGTAGCTGTGATAGATTGATTGGTAGGAATAGGACTTGTAGGTGTTAGGTACAAGATAGGATCTGATGGATCGCCTACGTAACTAATTGTGTAGAAGTTAGAGTTGACAGGAGAGTAATATCCACCTTCGTAGTTATTAAAGTCGGCACTTGTGCCTGGCTCAACATAAGTTACGCCACCATTTTCATCATACAATGTGGTGTCGTAGAACTTGCTAGTGAAGCCCATTTCATCAACAACACCTGTATTATAAAACAATACAGTCAAGCCTGCTAGTGATGTTACACCATCGATGCCATTAGGCAAATCTGCCAAACGTGCGCCATTTACTTGTGCAAATGGTAAAGAAGACACAACGCCAACATTGCCACCAGATGGGAAATTGTATTCTGCAAATGCATCCTTTTGTGGCACTGTGAACGTTACAACGCCAGCAGTAGCACCATTGTTTGAAACACCCAATACGTCACGTGTTTGTACGTTAGGTTGTGTTGGGCTGAAACCGGTTACACCAGGAGCGCCTTGAATCCAAAACTGACTTGGTTGTGATACGGTGAATGAGTAAGTGCCGCCGCGCAAGAGTGTTAGCGTAGGGTTAATATCGCCCTGAATGTTTGCAGGACTAGAGATTAGATACTCGTTAGCTAAGTTAGTAACAATGTAGTCTGTAGCGTTGTACACTACACTGTTGGAAACGTTAACACTTGGTGCACCTTCTGGCAACCAGTAGTACTGGTTAAAGTTAATGATCTTATCTAGGTCCGTAAACGAATCCCATGAATAGAATTGACTATTGAATAGACGATTGTTATTATTAGTAACACCGCCTTCTAGTTTCAATGCATCAACAATGCCTGGATAGCTGATGAAGTCTTGTGCTGTTGTTTCATTTGCTTTAGTGAAAACAACGCCAGGTTCCAATTGATAATCAGTACGAACCTTTGTAGGCTCAGTTACATAATAATCTTTTGCATTGATACCATAACCAAACTTACTGCCAATAAATCCCTGCATTCTAGCCACATTCGGCTGATCGACTAATTGATCTAATGTCGCACTCAAAAATTGAGCGTTAGTAGGTGTTTGAAAAATCTCTGGAAGAAAGTTTAGTGTTCTAATTCTGTTTGCCATTTCAAGTCTCTATTGTTATATAGTACTTATGCTATTTGTAATTGTGCTGGTGTAAGACCTGCAATTACTACTACATCGTTCGCTGTTGCCGCATTGACAAAAATTTCAAACGGCATGCATTTAATTTCATACAAGTCACCGAAGTGCATTGTAGGATCATTTGGTACTAGTACCACGGAGCTTACCAATTCACCAATCTGATTATGAATGTATGCACTCAACTCAGAGAAGTAGAACGTATCACCGAAGTTCCAGTTCTGGATACTAAAATAGTTGTTCATAGTTGCTAACACAGCACTACGAATCTCACTATCACTTGCGTTTGTCGCATGGTTCTTAATAACCTTGATAGTAGAACGCAATGCTGGTGCGGCCTTAGGTCCAAATAATGGCTTAAAGACAACAGAGTTTAATACAACGCTGTCTGACAACATTTTGTAATCTTGAATCTTACCATATTCCTGATTCAAATCATTGATCGTTGGCTTATTAGGCTCAGGAATAGTGTTGGTAGTATCTTGAATGTAGTTCTGATACGCGGTGTAGTATGCCAATGTAACAATGTACATGTCGATAATGTTTGTAGTCGCAGGATCAATACGAGTTGTATTGTTACTGTTGTGACGATATTGGAAATTCAATCCTTGACGACCTGGCTTCATGATATATTGTGGCTGAGGTACTAATGAATAGTCCAACGTTTGAACTGTTGGATCTTGCACTGTCGTATAGAATTTGTTTTCGGCATATGCATAGAACACTTGACCAACTGGATACTCATATTTAACAACTTCAATTTGTGTAGAATTACTGAATTGATAATTGATAGTAGTACTGTCGAGTAATTGATAATTTGAAAGCGTAACGGAATCTTGAATCAATTCAAAAAATGTGTAGATGCCTATGTTAGCTGAACCGTTGACATAGCCAGTAACTTGAGTAAAGAAGTCAGGATTCATGATAACTGTTCTATCATTAACATCTATACTTGCAATCTCAACTTCAAAGTCGTTAATGTAGCCATCGCTTAAAACTGTCTGACCAAGAACACTAGCTTGGACATTTGTTGCCAATGGATAGTTGCTGGTTGGCTGTGTGTTAGTCTGTAACACATTCACGAAGTCTTGTAGAATCTTACCGCTAAATGGATCGTAAACTAGTTTACCCAATTCAAAGGTGAATCGAGTGTCCTTAACACTACCGAAGTAGTATGCCAATGAGCGATATGTTACAGTGTACATGTTTGTTCCAGGCTTGCTGGAAAAGTTTACAAAGTAATTGCTTTGATTGTATGTTCCAATGCTCCAACGATCTTGAGCGATAGTTAAGCTATTGTCAAACACCAAGCTGAAACTTTGATTCAATTCAAGTTTAGTGATACACTCTTGAACAACGGAGTTTGGCAATGAACTGCTGAACGCAGGAATAACTGTGTTTAAGATTGCGCCGTTTGGAATATATCCGTTAAGTGTGATTGGGCCTTTACCGTTGCTGAACTGTCCTACGCCATTGTTATAACCGTCGCCGATTACATTCAATGCAGTTGTCCAAATAGATGTTAGAGAACTAGGACCTGCAATACCAGGCACCAAGCGGTTGTTACTATCAAAGTAATATCCAGGAGGTGCTGTAAAGTTCAACATAGCACCTTTGGTGATGTACTTCACATTGTGAGTAGAATACGTTCCTACTGGAATAGGAGTATTATCATTGTTAATTGTGTTGTAGAAATATCCAGAGTTGCTGTTTGCGTCAACTGTACTTGTATTCCAATAAACTGTTCCGTCGCCACTAGCAGAATTAATCGAGTAACGAGGATAGTTCTGAATATAATATTGCATTGCTCTGTTGTCTGCCAACACAGCCGCCAATGAATCAGTCAAGAATGTAATGATATCGCCAGCATTCGTGATAGTAAATGCCAACACACCGTCATCATCATTCAGATACATTGCGCCGTCACTGGCGAAACTATTGGTACTAGAATACTTGCCAGTTGGATCAAGTAAGTCTAGATTCTTAGATACACCAACTGAGCTACGATTGATAGCTTTTGACTTGATGATTGAACTGTATAGAGTGTATGGGAAGTTGTTATAGTCTTCACCGTTGACCATACGGTTCTGTGTGTAGTAACGGGCTGGCGCATTTTGCTTAATGTTAGCAATGCTTTCACGTGACTGTGCGTTAGAAACAGGTGTAGCTAGTTCTAAACCAATTGTCAATGTTTCAGTACGACCATAACGACTTACATAGTTGAATGTGACAAACACGCCCTGCATTTCAGTAGGATCAATTGTGTATGTCAATCCGTTACTTGAACGAACATATGCACGGAAAGAACCAACTGGAATCTGACTGAAAACACCATCACCGAACACATAAGTTACTTGATCGTTGAAACGTGAAGTAACTGAGAAGATATTCTTGATACTAGATTCAGTTTGTAGATAAGCGTCAGCATATACATCTTCGACTTGTTTCCAAAGACCAGTAGGAGAATTGTTTGCATTCAACTGATATAACCATGTATCTGTGTTATTGATACCTTGGATATCAATGTCAACTACTTGGTTACTAATTTGTTGTTGAAGGATGAAATCATAATTCAACAAGGAACCTTGTTTGAAATAGAAGAAGAATCCTGTGTTAGGACTGCCATAACCTAACTTGTCGTTACGATACAACATGTTAAATTTTTGACTTGGTGCTGGTGGCAACTCATATACATAGTCTTCACCAACACTTGTTACTGATACCAATTCAAAGTTCATGTCTTGACCATTAACTGATGTGGTAAATGGCACAATCGGCAAACTAGAAACAGGAATATTCATTGCGTATTCGTCGGTTTTTACGCCTAGAATCGTAGCACTATTGCCAGGTCGACCAACACGTTGAGTATCGATTAGTGTGGCGTTAACGATAGTGTTGAACTGTTCTTGCCAGTTTGGGTTAGCAGGGTCGTTCCATAGGATAGGAACATTAGAAAGATTAAAGCCATTCAAGTCTGAGATATTTTGGGTAGTCTGAATGCTGGTGACTTTGATATATCCTTGACCAGACAAGTTGCGCTTTGGATTATAGCTAACTAAGTTGGCCAACTTAACTACAGAATCTCTACGCTCTGCGGTGTCAATGAAGTTTTCACGGGTGTTCAAGTCGTTGCGGAAAGCAAGACCTTGACCCATAAACGCCATAACGTCAAGTAAGGCAATAAATTCTGACGATTCAATGTAGTCATTGAATGTCTCTGGATAATAGGTACGTAAGTAATCAATGAAACTCTTGCGAATGGTTTCATAGTCATAACTTCTAAAGTCTGCCTGGCGGAAGGTTTGATATAATGCCTGCCAGTCATTAACGCCAAATAGTGCGGATTGTCTTGAACTTGTAGCCATGGATAGTGTTCTCTTTTAAGTATTTATCATACCTGAAAACACTGGTTTTTAAGGATTACTGTGCTACCGCTCGATTTGTTAGGTTATCAAAAAATACTGACAACTGAAATGCGTTGTTCATTGGCGTAATAGCCATCTCGATTTCGATTAAGATGCCATTGTCTTGTGGATATACATTGATCGTATTAATGATCATTCGTGGGTCCTGGCTAGCCACTCGAAGGATTTCGTTTTGTAGTTTAGTCTGAGTGTCCAGTGTGTTTGGCTCAAAAATGAATGACCAGATAGTAGTACCATATTGAGGTTGACCCACTTTCTGACCCTGTTGGATATTCAATGCATTGATAAAGTCTTGGATAATCAATTGTTCGTCAACCAATACATACTTCTTACCAAACACGACAGGTCTGACTGTGCCACCATATCCACCGTCTACCCCTGCGTTTAAGTTAGTAGACTGTGGTTTGTTTGCGTTTATTGTGCTAAATCCGTAATATGATGGCATGATTATTCCCTATGATATTTATCCCAGCGCAGAATCTGCTATAGCTCTGATTTTTGTTGCAATTTCACTGTGCTTAGTCATTTCTGCTTTGTATGCGTCCAACGCGGCAGTGATTCCTGGGTCGCCAGCCGGTAAGCTATCTCTAGCGGTAGCAAATGCATCCTGTGCTTTGTCAACCACGGTGCTTTGTTCTTCTAGTTGCTTCAATAATGCCTGCTGTTGTTCTACCAACGCAGATAGACGGTCTGCTTCTGCTTTTTGTGCGTCCACATTCTTATTGAAATTAGGAGCAGGAATCTTAGCGTTTCCAAGAACAGAAGTGATCTGTGTACCTAAGCTAGCACGATTACTTGTGTCCGATGCGACCGTTGGAAGTTTGATCGGGAACGGACCGCCTGCACTTAACGAACTGATAGCTGAATTCAACTGGGCTCCTACGCTTGCTGGAAGACCAGCAGACACCAAGGATGACAGGCTAGTACTACCTAGCTTGGATAATGCGCCCTGTGCGCTGGCCGCAAGTCCTCCTAGACCTCCTGCGCCAGGTATACCACTGCCTGAAACACTGCTAGTTAACTTATCAATGCCACCAGATATACTATTCGCGGTGTTTGTTAGGCTGGCAACTGCACTAGATGCACTCTTTGCCAATGAAATTCCATTGTTTACTGCCGATGATGCTGATTTAGCTAGTGCAGAAACTCCAGCTAAACCTGGAACCTTTGCAGTAATATCGGCTGCCTTGTTCAAATTGGAGGTGATTGCACCGAGGCCACCTGGTAAGTTACCTACACCTGATCCTGCACCTGATGTTAAGCTAGCCAATGCATTCTTCGCAGATGATAGTGCACCGCTAGCGGCACCCTTGATCGAATCAAATAGTCCGCCTGAACCGGCACTTGTGGCGTCTGCTGTAGATGCTTCTGCGGCATTCTTCTTGGCAATTTCTGTTAGGTTCTGTGGCACACCTGGTGTAAACGACTTGAACGATTTGGTAATTGCGGCGAATGCTGAACCAGCAACACCCTTAGCACTATCTAACAAGCCTGAAACGCCCTTGATCGCACTAGCTCCCATACCACTCAATGAGGTGGCGATGGAACTTAATCCACCTGTCACTGTGCTAGAAAGTCCTGCGGCAAAGTTGCCTGCACTAATCTGACCTGCGATTGAACTTGGGCCGGCGGTTAGCTTATTTCCAATTCCACTGATTGCTGATCCGATACTTCCTGATGCATTGTTAACAAAGTCAGTGACTGCTTTCACACCGCTACTCGCGGCCGCGCTCACTAGACCAGCAATCTGAGTAGGCGATTCTTTGCCGGTAATCACGCCGGTTTGTGTCAATCCAGCTTGAGCAGACTGTATGTTGGAAATTACTGAACCAACTTGTGCCTTGGTGTTGTTTACCAATGCAGTTAATGATTGTGCGCCTGGCTTACCAGTGAATAGATTAGAAGTCATGGCGTCAGTAACTGATTTACCAGCTTGAACTAATCCATTCACGACTGATGCCGCGCCAGGCTTCAATATGCCGGCAGTTTCTAGTTGCTGTGGTGTTTGTGCCAATGATCCAACCGCGGCGGTTAGTTTGCCAGTGGCATCTGTTATCGTACCTGTTCCTGCCTTTACCACTGATGCGGCAGTTGCTGATGCGGTTGATGCCGCGGCACCAACTAATGATGCGGTTGTGCTAGCATCTAGTGCAGAACTGGCCGCACTTGCACCTGGAACCGTGGCAATCAATGCTGGAGCGGTTGGTACTTCTGGCACACCGGCAGTTGCATTGTTCACAGCGGCAACTGAACTAGATGGTACTGATGGTAATGATGCATCGGCATCATTATCAACCTTAACATCTACACCTTGATTTGCACTAGCCCATGGAGCGTGTGCAGGTGCACGACTTACAATAGTTAACAACTTTCCAGGTGCGGCTGCCCATCCCTTGACTTTATCAAATAAGGTATCTGTTTGTGCAATAATTGGAATAGGAGAGACTGTTGCTGGAACCAACGATGCTGAACCTGTGTTCAAGTTAACAGCGGACGGACCGGTTACGTAAGTTGTGCCTGCGCTAGCAATACTTGATTCGCCACTTGCATATAAACTTAAACTGCTATCAACTTTTACAGTGTAATTGCCTTGAATGTAGTTGCTATAATTTCCACCGACACGGAAGTTAGTATCAGTTTCGGTATTCACATTCATATTCTTTGCAGAAATGTTTAAATCTTTTGCGGCATTAATGTTAATGTTGTTGTCTGCATGTAGATTTAAATCGCCCTGTGTTCTAACGTTCACTGAGTTTGTAGAATACATGTCAATTGTACCCTCTTTGCCCAACTCAATGTAGCTTTGACCGTTACTATGTATAATGAACAAAGTTTGTCCATCGTCACTCATTAAAATCTGATGACCTAATGCAGTACGCAAACGAATCAACTGATCTTTACCAGTGATATCACCATCGTCCATTACGATAGAATGACCAGCACGACGATTGATTAGTTGTAGTTTTTCTTTGTTTGACTTTATATTATCAAGCAAGTTATCATCATTGAATCCACCTTGATAAATTGGTCGACCTGGTGTATTGACGCCCCATCCAACTCTACTAGGACTTTCACGCTGTGCGCTAGTGCCAATCGTGCCTCTAACTGTATCACGAATTAAACCTTGCTGTGCTAGAATACTAGCGGCATAACTGTGAACAGGCTTCGCAGTGTTTAAGAAATTAGCACTGTCTGCTTTGTTAGTATCATTGGTGTTCATGTTAGTTACTGGCAAGCGTGTTGCTCCGCCGTAGCTATCTGCTTCGCCTTTGTTCATGGTGACATTATCACTTGAACCAATTGCAGGTACCATTGTTAATGCTTCTGCCTGAGGTACACAGCCAATCCAGAAACCACTACCTGGGTCACCGTTGATGAAAATACAAATTACTTTACTGCCAATGTCTGGTGGACTGTACCACATGCCGTAGCTTGTTGGGTTACCAACATAGTCACCGTAGCCAGTATTTGGTGCAGTTGGTGCAGTCACGCCATAAAACGGCATCATGTATGATACTGGTATCCATGAATTGCTATCGTCTGGATTACTTGATCCAAAGTTTTCAATGTAGACTTGTAGCTGGCCTGTTCTAGTTGCATCGATGTTGTTTTTTACGATGCCATAAACTGGCAATGATCTAGTGACGCCACTACCAGCTTCTGAACTAGCTGACTTAACTTGACCTCTTGTTTTAAATAAATTATCTGCCATGATTAACTTTCTCTGCCTCCCTGATCGGATGCAATTGTAGGAGTATTTCCACTAGTACTATCATCATCTTGCACTGTTTTAATTACAGGTACAGAGTTAGATGCTTGAATAATTGGAGAATTAGCAATGATTGATGCCGCTGTTGGAGGTTGATCTGATACTCCGCCCGTTGGACTAGTCAGTGTGTTATTGGCAGGCGCAGTTGATGGCGTCAATGAGCCTGCGGCGTCTGATGTTGCGGCAGTTTGTTCAGTTGTTGAACCAGATGGATTGCTTGCGGTCTGACCAGTAGGACCTGATGCGGCACTTTGTCTAGCTAATCGTGCTGTTTCTGCGTCAGATTGATTTTCTCTACCTGCGTCTGTTGTATCTGATGTTGGATAATCATCAAACGTATTCATAAACATGTCCAATGACTGTGTAAACTTACCTTTACTGAACACACTTGTTACTTGACGTAGTTGATAACTAACTCCTTGTACCTGTGCTTCTTTTGGATAATTCCAGAATAAAATACTGTCGTTAATTTTTAAATACCCTGTTTCGTTGTTGTAGTCTTTTGCTTCTTTGAAATCAACCTCGACGAATACTTGTCCGCCGTTTGGATTAATGGTAAAGCCATCGACACCATAGAATTGGTTATACACATCACTTAGCTGTGTTCCACTTGATGTGGTTTGCATTAGGTAATCTGGATCACCCATAATCGTCATCTTCGCAGTTGCATATGCGCTAAGATCAAACAAGCTAGTTAGATACGGACCGAACGATTGTGGGCCAGTGTCAGCGTTGTTTTGGTTAGAAACGTTTGATGGTTTACCAGTAGCTTTTGATATGCCAGGAGGTCCTTTACTAGCACCTGGATCATCTGGGTTCTCATACATGTTAACAAAGAATGTATTATTCATTTGCTGTTCATATGATATGACTTCCGAGTTTTGACCTGTGTAGAGATAGTCGTAACGTTTATGTGGTCCGTAGTATGGTGTTACTTTGCCAGCTAACAATGCGATTGCCGCAGGCGTTTCGTATGTTTGAATCACATACGTAATGTCATATACATAGTCGTTACGTTTCTTGTCCCATCCAGTACAAACTACGTTTGGTGATATATTGAACCAACGCAATGTTTTTGGATTTTTACTATTCTGTATGTCTTGATTGCCCTGTGAGTTTGCTTCATTTAACACTATCATGGCATCTGCCAAATAACTACTATTCTTGACCAAATCACTAATCAGTTGCAATATAGGAGTACCTTGGACCATCTTCACCGTAACTTCTGTGTTGTTAGGTGTACTTGATACTTCGAGTTTAGCATTAACATCTTTGGTATCTTTAATAGGATTACCTGCCCATCTGGACTTATCTAAGTTGTTCTTGGTGGCTAACTTTGCATTTTGTAGAATCTCAGCACCTGGAAGAAACTTCACTGCATACGTGTTTGCTTTCTCAATGTCTGGTTTTTCTTTGTTCAACATTTGCTTTTCAATGTTGTTCAATTTAGAAATCAAATCGTCGATTGCGTCACCCACTGTTCCTGCAGTAACGGTAGTATCTTTATCAAGTGTACCACGCTTTAAACTTGCCGCTTCAATGATTGGCAATGATGCCGCAGTGATGTTATAGACTGTGGTTTTGCCATCTAGCTTAAACTTGAACGTCTTGATTGCAATGTCAAAGAATCGTTCGAATACGCCATCACTATTGCCAACTGGATTTGCAGTATCACTAGCAAAGTGTTCGTTGCCAGATAGTACTTTGCCATCTTTATCGTAACCTCTGAATTTAATTCCTAATACAAAGAATTGTTTCATAGGATCTTCATTGTCTTTAAATTGTGCTGACTTATTTGATGATGATGTCAATGCGGCTCTTGCACGTTTCAATTCAGAAATAAAGGAGAAACCATAAGGCTCATACACGTTGAATGAAAATTCAGTCGTGTTAGTTTCAGTCTTGGTATCTCTACTGGAGATCATAGTGTTCATCTTCAAATCGTCGATGTAGTAATCAAACGGCGAATTTGGAAGACGTTTAGAAGTTGAGTTGTTTATGCCACCCGATTGTGCAACAATATACGCGCCGTTACCGCCGACCGCTTTGGCCGCATCTGCGCTAGTTGTATTATTGATAGCATTGATTTTAGTTCGATCGGACAACACGAATGCCTGATATGCATCAGGGGTAATCATGTATAGTGTTATTTGATACGTGTAACTGGAGAAGTTGCTTAGTGGGTTTTTCGTTCTGATGCCAGGCTTTTGTTTCTTTGGTCTATTAGCAGTAACGACGACTTCCTGTACAGGTGTTGTTGTAGAGGTAGATGGTGGACTTTTTTGTGTAGGATCTGGATTATCATCAGTTGATTGATTTTCACCCTGTGATGATGGTGCACCATTAGCATCTGTTGTTGCAGTTGCAGGGTCGGCATTAGTGCTAGCTGGACTAGTCGCCTGTTCACCTGCAGTTGCATCAACTGGACATGCGGCAATTGCCGCTGTTAAATCAGCACGTTTAGTTGGGCCTGTAAAGTCTTTAGCTATTGTATTGATATTAAGATATGCGGCCTTTGTCGCATCAATGGCAGCCTTTGCGGCAGCCTTATCACCAAAGTCAAATATGCCAAGATTATCATACTGAGACTGCAACGTGTCTAATAACTGGGCGTATCCTGTTTTCTGTGCGTTTAGTTCGGCGGCTCTATCTACAATGGCTTTGAGTTTATCGCTTGCGCCCTGTGAGCATGGATCCTCTGCCATTAATGCAATCGTATCGTCTTGCAATGCTTTTTGATCGATGGCGAATGTGCCTAAAATATCATTCAGGCCATTGGCCGCAGAGGTAATATCATCTACTTTTGACATTTATAGTCCTAGTGTCTGTTGTAATGTGTCTAGCTTTGGCAAATAAATTCCAACTCCTGCAACAAAATCAAAATATGGATCTTTCAATCTGTTTGGATTACGTTGTGCAAATACCCACCATAATCTACTGTCGTTATATAAGTCATATGCTAATAGATCAGGACGATATTCATAAGTCGGTGTAATATTCCAATAGATATCAGTTGCCAACATTGGAATAGGTCTATTGACCATTACATCTAAAAATTTATTATTTACAATTCCTGTTCCATTATATGGACTCGTCGCGGAATATAAAGGGTTTGTGTTATTAACTGCCATTACCAAATTCCTCCAGCATTATTCTTAGAACCTCTCAATAAATCGCCTGTTCCATACTTAGTCAAACTGAATCTATTACTAATATCTCCACGTGAAACAATTGGCACTGCTGTTATTTGTATCTGCATCTTGGTAGGTACATAAGTTGGCTCAGTTACTGTTCCTGTTTGGGTTGTTTTCCACGCTGGAGGGGCGGCTTGTGCGCCGGCCAATAAATTAGATCCAAATAATCTACTAGCAACGGATGTTACTTGACTGAATAGAGATGGCTTATTGGTTTCTCCAGGTGTATTTTTAGCGACACCAGGTGGCGATGCAGGTACACCAGCACGTATATAGTCAACCTCATTGGGCAACGTATAATTAAAATTGGTAATCGCTAGTGGATGTCTATCGAATTGGAATGCGCCTAAGCCGGTTAGATAAACCAGTGGAGGTGGTGTTCCAGGAGCAGGTCCTTTATCTTGACCATAGAACATTTTCGTGATTGTTCGTAGGAAGTGAATCGTCGCTAGTAAGTAGTTTGCTTCCTGTGTGTCTTGAGCAGTAAAATCACATGAAATCGTGATATTATCAACACTACTTGACTTGTATTGATACATTCTATAGTTGCTATGTGTCAATTCGGTATTGTCATAAGATGCGTTATATGCAACACTTATACTTGGAGTGTATGGGAAAATGATGCCATCGGTGGCTGCCAATGGCTTTAATATTCCAAGTTCTGTTGCGTTAGGTGACTTGTATAGATAATCTGCACCAGGAGCAAGACTTAATCGAACACGCCAGTCGCCTGCTTTTGCAAAGTCTGATGCATTGCGTTGGGTAGCCTGTGATTGCGCTTTGGCCTTTAAGCCCTGGACGGATGCACGACTTGCCGCGGCGCTAGCTTGAACGGCTGGTTCCACGAACACTGTTCCATCTTTGTTATTTCCGATCCATACTGGATTATTTTCTTCGTCCAGTGACCAGCCTGGCATCAAGTTGCCTTCATCATCATATGATGGACCAGTTGGATTATCATTAGGTAATACGATTTGTTTATTGATCTGATCCTGTTTGAATATTGGGACCGGTCCCTCGATTGGGGCCGGTGTTTCTTGTGGGTTACTTCTGTTTGCGTCGATAGCCGCTAGTTGAGCCGCGATAGTTTCTTCTTGGGCAATCGTTGCGGGATCTTTGACTATTCCATTTGCGGCATCATTTGCATCTTGTGCCGCTTTAACATCAGCTATCATTTGATCCAATGGAACATCAACTTTTGGTTTGCTCATATTTTCTTGTATGCGCTGGAATGCTTCGGCTTTAGCGGCATCTGCATCTGATAGCGGAGATACAGGGATTGGTTGGACTTCCTGCGGAGGTGGATTTCCTGTGACGGTCGATGTTGCGTCTGCTTTTGTTGATTGATCAATTACGTTGTTAGATGTTGCCGAAAGGGCGGGTAACAACCCAATCGAAAACGTCTGCGCGTCTGCTCCGCCCTGAGATAGTTGTGTCTTAAGGGACGTTACCACTGAGTTATTGAGACCGGTGCTAGCATTTTGACTAACAGTTGCCACCGCGCCGTTAGGCGCTGTTGCAGTGTACGTTATTGTGTTTGTTTCAGTGTCAAAAATAGAATTGACAACGATCCCGCCGCCAGTTGTGCTTGTACTAGTGTATTGAGCCATAATATATGAATATCCTTGCTTATATTTATCTACTAAATAAAGTGCTGTTTCCAGTCTCTTTGCACCGAAAAGTGTTGTATTTCTACAACAATTGTGCTATACTAATCCCACCATAACCACGGAGAATTATGTCCCTATTACCTACACCAAAAAAGCCAGTAAATTATCTGAACAACAAAGATATCCTGAAAGAAATTCACGAAAGCAAAACAACTTACTGCACATTTTCAGCACCTGACCAGCACCGCTACGACTTTATCGTTGATTTGCCACAAAATACACTAGAAGAATCATTTGAATACGCACTAAAGCCCGAAACTATCCAGGAAGCAAGAGAGACACGTGCCGCCAGAATGGACGTTGAGCAAGGTCTGGCAAAAGGCACGACTGACCCATTATCAATTCCCGTCACTGATTTAATGTTTCGTGTCATGACGTGGGACCACATTCCAGTTGCGCCAAAACAGCCGCGCAAGACTGTTAAAAAGAAGACCGCAAAAGACATTTTCGAATTCGAAGATTCGGATCCAGATGAAATCTTTGCAGACTTAGAAGATACCACAACCAAAGCAGAGATTGACGACATGGTTCATGTCAAAGTCAATTTCCCTCCATTCCAACACTATAAGATCGACGCAAACAATACATTTTATTGCGTAGGCAAGAGTCACTGGAAAGGTGATCTAGAGACAGGTGAGTTCTCAAAGGATCATGGTCAAGTTACTAACAAGCTAGCCAGAATGTATATCATGATGTGTGAAAAGTATGCCATGAAGTTCAACTGGCGTGGCTACACATACAACGACGAGATGCGTAACTCAGCCATTCTTCAACTTACCTACGTTGGATTGCGCTTTAACGAAGCTAAATCGGCCAATCCCTTTGCTTACTATACAGCCGCCATTACAAATAGCTTCTGCCGCGTTTTAAACACAGAGAAACGTAATCAAAACATCCGAGACGACATTCTGGAAATGAATGGTCTAAATCCAAGTTGGAGTAGACAAGGTGCTGGAATGGGTGGCTCAATGAGCTACGAAGAATAATAACACTTTTGATTTAACCATAGAGGTTGTTTTACAACCTCTTTCTATTTTATACTACCACTTATGAGCAACCTATTTAAGAAAGCCGCTGTTTTCACTGACATTCATTTTGGATTAAAGTCAAACAGTTTGCAACATAATCAAGACTGTGCCAATTTTGTCGATTGGTTCATTAAGAAAGCACAATCAGAAGGATGCGAGACTTGCATTTTTCTAGGTGATTGGAATCATCATCGTGCTAGTATTAACATTCAAACCCTACAGTTTGGTCTCCAATCATTGGAGAAGCTGAGTAATAGTTTTGAAACTGTTTATTTTATTCCAGGCAATCACGACTTGTACTACCGTGATCGTCGTGACATTCACTCAGTTGAGTGGGGCAAGCACTTGCCTAATGTCAAGATTATCAACGACTTCTTTCAAGAAGGTAATGTAACGATTGCGCCTTGGCTAGTTGCCGACGATTACAAAAAATTACAGAAAATGTCTGGCAAGTATCTGTTTGGTCACTTTGAATTGCCACACTTCTACATGAATGCCATGGTAGAAATGCCAGATCACGGTGAATTAAATACTGATCACGTTGGACAGTTTGAGAAAGTCTTTTCTGGTCATTTTCACAAGCGACAAGCACAGAAAAACATCTGGTACATTGGCAATGCCTTCCCTCACAACTACGCAGACGCTGGTGATGATGCGCGTGGCATGATGATACTAGCGTGGGACCAAGAGCCAGAGTTTTATTCTTGGCCACGTCAGCCAATCTATCGTGTCTACAAATTGTCAGAAATCTTAGAGAATCCAGAAGGATTGCTACTAATTGATTCACATGTTAGAGTACATCTAGACATTGATATTAGTTATGAAGAAGCAAACTTCATTCGTGAGACTCTAATCCCTGAACACAAACTACGTGAAATGTCGTTGATTCCAGTAAAGGGCGAAGCGATTGAACAAGGACAAAATAGTGACGGCATTAAATTTGAATCAGTTGATCAAATTATCATCGACCAAATCAATGCAATCGAATCTAACTCATTCGACAAAAAAATTCTACTGGACATTTATAACAATTTATGAACATTCCATCCTGGACATACAAAACAGCTACAGTAAATAATTTAGAAAAAATTCAACAAGAATTAAAACCCTTAGTTGAAAAATATGTTCCTGCGTGTTTTGATGGCACTCAAACACCAATGTCGGAATTTATTCCATTGACGAAGGAAGAAGTTACTAGTTATTCTCCAACATATGTTGACATGATAAAGAGTACTGGATTCTTTGATAGATGGGATATATCATTACTTGCAACAGCATCAAAATTAGCATCAAATATTCCAGTCATTCATATTGATCACGTTGATCCTGAACAAAGAGTATGTGGATTGAATATACCATTGTTCAACTGCGAGGGGACATATACTGTATGGTACGATGCCACTATAGAGTATGCACCTATCATAGCGGATCATCCAGACTTGACCAGCGCAAGAACGATAAAATACGATTTGCCATACACAGAAATTGATAGATTAGATGCATCAACTCCTGCTTGGGTCAATGTGTCTATACCACATAGACCATACAGCGAGAGGGAAGACACTAGGGTAATAATCAGTGCTAGATTTATCCCAGAGCTACATGAATATTTTGAAAAACTATGATTACATTACAAAACATAACTTTACGCAACTTCCTATCAATTGGGCAAGTAACACAAGCAGTCAACTTTGACAAAAAAGAATTAACACTCATTCTAGGCGAGAACTTAGACTTAGGTGGCGACGGTGCTCGTAATGGTACCGGCAAGACCACCCTAATTCAAGGTCTGTCGTATGCTCTTTTTGGTGTACCAATCAATGATATCAGAAAAGATAACCTTGTCAATCGTACAAACGGCAAAGCAATGATGGTTACACTTGAATTCATGGTCAATGGTACTAAGTACAAAATCGAACGTGGACGTAAACCCAATGTGTTGAAATTCTACGTGAATGATGAACAACAAAAAGCGTCAGAAGACCAGCAAGGCGAAAATAAAGAAACTCAGGCGGCAATTGAACGTGTTATTAACATGACACCTGAAATGTTCCGCCATATAGTCGTTTTGAATACCTATAGTCAACCGTTCTTGGCACTTAAGAATAATGAACAACGTGAAATCATTGAACAATTGTTGGGCATCACTTTGCTATCAGAGAAAGCAGAAGTTGTCAAGGAAATGATTCGCAATAGCAAAGATGAAATTCAACAGGAAGAGTTCCGTGTTAAGGCAGTCGAAGAAGCTAACAAGCGAGTTAAAGAACAAATCGAAGCATTCAAGCGTAGACAAACGCTATGGCTGAAAAAACATGATGAAGATTTATCTCACCTTGCCCTGTCATATGATGACTTGATTAAAATTGATATCGATACCGAATTACTAGCTCACAAAGAGTTAACTATTTGGAACGAGAAAAAGAAACAACAAGAGGCATATGATGCATTGATCGCTAGACAGACTGCATGGATGCAAAAGCAAGACAAAGACATTGATCAACTCAAACTTAAAATGGATGAGTTAAGTCATATTGATTTTACTGCTGAACTACAGGCGCACAAAGACCTTGCAGAACATATTCAAAAGTCAAAAGAGCTAGCAGATCGTGATAAAGAAATCGCACGACTTTCCAAAGAAATCGACAAGGAAGATGCACTAGTTAAAAAGCTAGTTGCAGAAGTGCAATCATTGGAAGATCATACTTGCTATGCATGTGGTCAACATTTCCATGACGATCAACACGGCAAAGTATTAGAAGATAAGAAAAAATTATTATCAGATGCTCAAGAGACTGCAACTAGATTATTGAATGAGTGGAACGAACTACGATCCAAAGAAATCTTTGTGATTGAGAAGCCAACAACTCATTACAAGACAGAAGCCGAAGCTATTCGTCAATCTACCGAGATTGAAAATATCAAAAAGCAAATCATGGAGAAGGAAAATGAAAATAACCCATTCAGTGAACAGCTTTTTGATACGGCTAGCGTCACTCTTGGCCCATGTCCATCTACTCATTACGATACCGAAGCCCAAGCAATTGAGCATCGAACAAAGGTCTCGTCATTATTATTACAGATTGAGAGCAAAGCGAGTGAGTCTGATCCTTATCAAGATCAAATTGCAGAGATGGAGTCTCATGCACTTCAGGAAGTAAAGTTTGACAGAATCAATGAATTGACAAAAACAATGGAACACCAAAAGTTCTTGCTTGATTTGTTGGTCAGTAAAGATTCGTTTGTTCGTAAGAAGATCATTGACCAGAACTTGAGTTACCTGAATACTCGACTTACACACTATCTTGATAAGATTGGCTTGCCACACAATGTTGTATTTAAAAACGATTTGCAAGTTGAAATCACTGAGTTGGGTCGTGAACTTGACTTTGATAACTTGTCACGTGGTGAACGTAATCGTTTGATTCTAGGCTTATCTTTTGCTTTCCGTGATGTTTGGGAAAACTTATACGCTCCTATCAATACTCTATTCATTGACGAATTGATCGACAGTGGCTTAGATACAATGGGCGTTGAAAACAGTCTAGCTATCCTAAAAGATATGTCTCGTCGTCGTCACAAATCAATCTGGCTTGTGTCACATCGTGAAGAACTAGCCGGTCGTGTTCCAAACGTTCTCAAGGTCATAAAAGAAAATGGTTTCACTAGCTACAGCACAGCTACCGAGACAGAATAATTTTTAACAGATAATTTACCTGCATAAGTAAGAGTATGACAAGTCCACAGAAAGCAAAAGGTTCAGGTTTTGAACGAGAAATCGCAAAATATCTATCAGAGGCATATGGTGAATCATTCATCCGCGCTCCTGGTTCTGGTGCTTATGTGGGTGGGAAGAATCAAGTACGCAAAGAAGTACTACACGAGGGACAGATTCGCACTTTCAAGGGCGATGTTATTCCTGGTGAATCGTTCAGTAAAATGAACATTGAATGTAAATTCTATGCTGACTTCCCATTTCATCTTTTACTTACAGGGGAATGTAAAGTATTAGATGCTTGGCTGGATCAACTTCTAGAAGTAGCTGACCCTGACGATGTTAATCTTCTGTTTATGAAGTTTAATCGCAAAGGTCGTTACATTGCTGTTCAAAGCAAACTAACATGGAAGACTGATAATTTTGTCTATTATACATCAAAAAAATACGGAGACTGGATAATCATGGAATTTGATAGTTTCTTTATGCATAACACTGAAATACTTAAAACATATTCAACAACCGACACCAAGTCAAAATAACCCCACTTATATCTAACATCTAAAATAAACAATTCGTTGGCTCCGTTGGGAGTCCTCCTTGAGACTGTACAGTTCGGCTGTGCCGTCAGATTCTGGAGTATAGATGAGTAGCAATATTCATCGGCATACCGAGAAGGCAATCGACAAAGCGAACCTTCAACAAGTCTATAGCGACTTCATTTTTGAGCTATAGAATGTGCGTTGCGGAGTCGTCAGAACCCATTGGTTTAATCTGATAGGCTCACTACAGCTCCATAAACTTTACAGAGCAACCGGTAGCGTTTAGTGTCACAAAGACGGCAATTAAACGGGAGAAAAATGATGCGAATGACGGGCATGGCAAATGACCTTTTTTTGTAGTAGTGCTGGAAGCACTACTACGTCTTCAAAGCGGCAAGTGTATGTCAAAGATGGATAGTTAAAATAAGTTAATAAAAGTGTTTAGAATTAATAAGAATGAAAATTAACAACGAACGAAGTGAGTTGTTAGATGAACGTAGTTCATCTCTAAGTGGTAATAAGTGTTAAATCAACAATAAAATCAAAATAGAAATTTGGTAATTTAGATAAATGAATAGGTACGTCTCCGTACCTATATTTGTTTGTGTATCAGAAGAATGGCAACTGAGATTTCTTAGTTGTTTCTAAGTTATCTTCAATAATGGCTCCGATGGCTTCTCTCTCCGTCTGGGACATATTCAATACATCCTCATATGAAACACCACCTCTCATATACCAAGATAATCTGAGTGCGTTTTTCTTAACGTCATTGCACTCATTTTTCATGCCTTCTATTAATGCCTTGATCTTTTCAGGTGGTAGAGATAGAAGCCTTATACGAAAAAATCAGTTACATTCAATGCTAGTGGTTGATTGTATTCGTTATTACAAGCTACACATTTGATTTTCAGTGGCTTGATGTTCACAGATTCACGCATCTTTACGATCTGGGTACGAATGGCATCATATGATGCACGATCACAGCCGTGTAGATATTCGACGATAAACTCATTTTCAGTTACTGATTCATTTGGCAAATCAATCTTAGAGATAGTATTAGCCATGAATCCAATATTCATTTCCGTCAATTTCTTCATGGTTTCATTGGACTTCTTTGTGCGCTCTACGTCATCTTCAATTGATTCTAACTGTGCAATTTCACGTTGGAGTTCAAATTGACCTAGATTGCCTTGATTCACTTCACGATAGCTTAGTGGCTTAAAGTGGAATACTAGTTCACCTAGTTTTAGAGTTTCTAGATATGCATCACCCTTGATATCGTTTAGAAGACCTACTAGATTCACGCCGTACTTACTGACTTCTTCACATGCAGGACAGACAGATTCAATGTCCATCTCACTGCCAGTAGATGCGGCACGAATGCCGATCAAAATGGCATCTAAGTCAGTAGCTGGAATAGACCATGGGTCTTTGATTGCAGGCACACAACTTCTAATAATCTCCGCTACTGCACTGCCGTTAAAAAGTGCATCAGGCGTTTTGGCAGTAATTTCATCAATAGCAGTCATTGGATAGACTGGAAATTCTCCATTTTCTGGAACTTCAATCGCACCAGCCGGATAGTGCTGACCTTTGCTAGGCAAAGAGATAAACAGGGCTGGTCTGCGGAAATACTGGCGTAGTGGGTTGTTCATTTGTTTCTCCTAAATATTTGACAAATCTGGACGCATAAATACGTGATAACTATTTATTGGTGAAATATGGACGAAGAAATTAAACGAACGATGGAAGAATTGTCAGAAGGCATGCGCCAGCTGGCTGAATCTTTTGGTAACCAGTCCAAACTTATTAATGATCAGTTTGAAAAAGATAAGAAAATTGCGTCTTGGGAAGAAGAAGACCATAGAAAACAAAAGATTGCTAGTAAAGATATCCGTGAAGCTGAAATTAAGCAACTTGGATATTACAGAGATGAACTTGGCATTATCAAAGAAAGCGTAGACTTACGTAAAGCCGAGAATCAGCAAAAGAAAGAAGCAATCAACCAGATCAAAAAAGATGTTGGTGAAGAGGCTTTTTTACGCAGACAGCAACAGAAACTATTATCCGAAGAACTGGATAAAATAGAACAAACTAACAGTGCTTACAACGACATGGCAAAAACTGCCGCACGTGTCGCTAAAGCAATGACTGCTCCTGGTGAAGCAATTAGAAGCTACACAACCGAGCATGGCAGACAACTAGATTCCTTGAATTCTATCGTTGGAGCAGGCAAAGACAGTCTATTTGACATGGCTAAGGGTAGCAAACTAGCTACTGGTGGTCTTGTATTATTAGAAGCCGCTGGCACCCTAGCAGTTGGTGCGCTTACCGGCATGGCCAAAGCATCCATGGCTATGGGCAAAGCTCTGATCAACGGTGAACGTGGCATGGCAGTTGGCGCAAAGGGTGTTACTGCCGCAACAAATGAAATGACTAAAGCAATGCGTACAGTCGGTACGTCACTAACTAGTCTTGGCGCCGGCATCATTGGTGTCGCTGTTTTACTTGCGCCATTCACCGGTGGCCTATCGCTTGCCGCGGTTGCAGTTGGCGGGGTAGCAGTTGCGGCAGGTTTGGCAACATCGGCTGCCGCGGAAACGGCAAGCGTACTTGCCGAATTGAACGAGATTGCCGCACAACTTAATGATAAGTTATTTGCAGGCTTTAATGAACTAGGTAAAATGTCAATGACCGCTAGTGGCGGCATGGAAGACGTTGCCGACAAGCTACACAAGATGGGAATGACTGTAGCTGAGTTCGATAAGTTTAAGGCAGTTGTAGCCGCAAACTCAAAAGAAATGAAGATGTTCGGCTCGACAATGGCCGACGGTCTTACTAAGTTCACTGATGTAACAGCTAATCTATATGAATCAGAAGCTAGTAAGATGTTCCAACGTATGGGCATCACACTAGATGAACAGTACGAACACACTGCCAAGTACATGGCTCTACAGTCTAGACTTGGTTTATTAGAAGAAAAGAATGCAAAAGAGCTAGCCAAGAGTACAGCTACCTATATCGAAGAACTAGATAAAATTGCCGCTATTACTGGTGCAACTCGCAAAGAACAGGAAGATGCACGTAACGCAGTTATGGCGATTGAACAGCTACGTGCTGGTATGCTCAATGAGCAAGATAAAGCAGATCGCGGTGATACTGGAGCAAAACAAAGATTACAGGAAATGGAACGTGCGCTCGAAGTAGCTACGTCCCTACAAGCTAAAGGCTTCACACGTTTAGCAACTGGTACAGCACAATATTATGGTGCTGGTAAAGCAGTAACAACAATGGAATCCGTTGAGGCAAGACGCGCCTTGGGTCGCAGAGGCGGCGCGATGGAAGACATTGAAGCGGGCAGAGGAACCACAGCAAGTCGCTCAGTTAAAGCACTAGAAGGTGGCGTTAGATCAGTTAGCGAAGTATCTGCCGCTAGAAGACTTGGTGCAGACACAACTGGCATGGCAGGTGATTCATCTGCTGTGGCTGGTGATGTTAGGGCCCAGCTACGTGACTATGAGAAAGCTAAAGCCGCAGAACAAAAGAAACTTGGAGCTAACTTTAATGAAGACAAGTTCCTTTCTGAATTCGAAGCCAAAGTCAAAGCCGATCGTGAAGCAAAAGATAAGTCAACGAAGGATAACGTCGACCTAACACGCTCACAGCAAGCCGCGGCAATTAAACTAGATACCGCCGCATTGGAATTCACAAAGGCGGCAGGAGTAAACAAGCTAGCGTCAGATACATTCTCTGAGGCAGTTAAAAAATTCGATGAATATGCTCGTGGCAAGAGTGGCGGTGCGGGCGCATCAGCGGCATCAGGTGCGGCACCAGCATATGGAACTACTGGCGGTGGTGCCGCATTTGGCAATCCAAAATTAGCAAGACAAGGTCAACGTGCTGGTGCATCACAAGCAACGCCATCATCCGCCCAATCATTACAAGAAGCTGGGTTGACTCTAAAAAAAGGCGATGTACAAAAAGAAGGTGCAGGTGTCGATCCACGCTTGATCGAAATTGCAAAACAAGTTCAGGGAATTCCTGGCTTTAAATATTTCTCCGCGTTTAATGATGGATTCCATAATGAAAAGGCACCTACTAGCGGACATACTGCTGGTAAAGCATTCGATTTTGTATTAGATAGAAAACCTACTCCAGACGAGGGTAAACAACTATCAGCAATGCTAATGGACATGGGTATCACTTATGTCCAAGACGAATATAACAATCCATCTAGTAAATCTACTGCTGGACATATTCACGCTGAACTAAAAGGCGCAAGAACTGGTGGCGTATTCTCAGGTCCATCATCTGGATATCCAGTGATGTTACATGGCAGAGAAGCAGTTGTGCCACAAGCAAACTTCAAAGATATCAAGAAAGAAACGTTATCAAGTGGAACTTCTAGTCCAGCCCAGGGACCAGATGAAGTCGTTGGATTACTTGCAGATATGGTAGAAACCATGTCAGATAAGCTAGATCAAGTGATTAACAAACTAGGCGATAGCAACGACATTCAAGGCAAGATATTAAATTATTCTATGGCCTAACGCTAAATACTAGTCAGGTCAATCACTATATGTCATATAAAAAACGTTTTACGAACAAAGCTGGTGTGTCCAGCCCTATCTCCGGTGCTAATAGCAATAGCGGCGCATGGAATGGTAGCCCAGGTCAGAATGGCATGCCAACTGGCGGTTGGAACAATGATTCTTTCGGTTATAAAAACTACGGCAGTAAGTTGCCAGAAGTTTATACAGGTCATCCTAACCGTGTGGAGCGTTATAACCAGTATGAAATGATGGACGTAGATGCTGAAATTAACGCATGTTTGGACATTATCGCTGAGTTCTCTACACAGAAAAACGAACATAACAAGACTCCATTTGATCTAGAATTCAACGAAGATCCAACACCACATGAAATCGAATTGTTAAAAACACAATTGATTCAATGGTGTAAGTTGAATGAATTTGATACTAGAACGTTCAAATTATTCCGTAATACATTGAAATACGGTGATCAAGTATTCATTCGTGACCCAGAAAACTTTAAGTTATTCTGGATCGACATGACTAAGGTCATCAAAGTTATCGTTAACGAGAGTGAAGGTAAGAAGCCAGAGCAATACGTTATCAAAGACATTAACATTAACTTACAGAATTTAACTGCGGCACAAAAGACTAACACAGACTTTGCCGCAAACCCAGCTACAGGTTTAGGTGGCACAGGCGGTGGATCACCATCATCTGGTTACACTGTACCTGCGATGCCGTATAACACGACAGGATCCCGTTTTACCTTAGGACAGACTGAGAGCGCAATCGATGCTAAACACGTTGTCCACTTGAGTTTAACCGAAGGCCTAGATCGTTTCTGGCCATTTGGACAGTCTGTACTTGAAAACATTTTCAAAGTATACAAGCAAAAAGAATTGCTAGAAGACGCGGTTCTTATCTATCGTGTACAACGTGCGCCTGAGCGCCGAGTGTTCAAGATTGACGTTGGTAACATGCCTGCTCACATGGCTATGGCATTCGTTGATCGTATCAAAAACGAAATTCACCAACGCCGTATTCCATCAAGTCAAGGTGGTTCAAGTGTATTGGACGCCACATACAACCCACTATCAATGAACGAAGATTACTTCTTCCCAGTCACTGCTGATGGTCGTGGTTCAAGTGTTGACTTGTTACCAGGTGGTCAAAACTTGGGTGAGATTGACGACTTGAAATACTTTAACAACAGACTAGCTCGTGGTTTGCGTGTGCCATCATCATACTTGCCAACAGGCCCTGATGATAACACAACTCCTCTAAGCGATGGTCGTGTTGGTACTGCGATGATTCAAGAGTTCCGTTTCAATCAATATTGCGAACGTCTACAGAAGTATATCAGTCAAAAGCTAGACGAAGAATTTAAATTATTCTTGCGTTGGAGAGGTTTCAATATTGATAGTTCATTGTTCTCTCTAAACTTTAATCCTCCACAAAACTTTGCCGCATATCGCCAAAGTGAGTTAGATACAGCACGTATGAGTTCATTCACTGCGATTGAACAATATCCATATATCTCTAAGCGTTTTGCGCTAGAACGTTTCTTAGGATTGTCCGAAGAAGAAATTAATAAGAACGAAAAAATGTGGCGTGAAGAACAAAACAAAGACACCGACATTGATCCTAAGGGTAACGATCTACGTAGCGTTGGCGTATCTGTTGGAGACATTGAAACCGATCAAAACACTGCTGACGAGATGGAAGATATGGAAGACATGGGCGATGAAACCATGATGGGTCCTGAAGTAGCAGGTGCAGTAGGCGATGCCGGCCCAATGCCAGGTAATCCAGCACCTGGTGGCACTGGAATGTAATAGAAAGATAAATATAAGCATGAAACTAATGGAAATGTTCGATGCGCCTGTGCAGGGCTATCAAGATATTGCATCTGATAACTCAAGCCCTAGATGGAAAGAAAGTCGCAAAACTAAATTAACCTTACGTCAAATTCGCAAGTTACGTAAGATGTTGGACGTTCGTAACTACGAAAAGAAGCAATATCTTAAGAAAGTTCACGAACAATACGGCGCGTCGGCAGTTCAAGAGCAACCAACCGTTTAAGAATAATGGCCCAAATATTGGGCCATTATTTGGTCAAAAACACAAAAACGCAAAAAATACTATCTTAATGTACACATTTAGTGGCTACTCACTAAATAATTCTACATAAGCCATTTCATTCAGGAGACAAACAATGGACAATAAAAAATTTGAAGCGTTGATCGATTTAATCATCAACGAAAATGAAGATCAAGCACGTGCCTTATTCCACGATATCGTGGTTGAAAAATCACGTGAAATTTACGAATCAATGATGGATGATGAATCTGTCGAAGAAGGCATGGGCGGCCAAGTTGGCGGCATGCTAGACGAAATCGGTGCAGAAGAATCTGGCGTTGTCGAAGGCGACGACGAATTTGACGACCTAGAAATCGAAGACGGTGATGACGTTGTTGATTTCGAAGCAGGCGAAGAAGAACATGGCGAAAGCGAAGTTGAAGAACGTCTAATTTCTATCGAAGACAAGCTAGATGAATTGATGGCTGAATTCGAAGAAATCATGAGCAATGGTGACGAAGAAGCTGGCGACGAAGAAGACTTCGGTTCTAGTGACGAAGAAGGCGCAGAAGACTTTGAAGCTGGTGAAGAAGCCGGTGAAGAAGCTCTAGCAGAAGCTGTTTCTCTAAAGAACGTTCCAGGTCTATACGGTTCTAAAATCGGTGGCGACAATGGCGCTAACGCTAAAGCAGTTTCATTGAATCAACCAAAAGTTAAAGTAGCTGGTGTAGCTCCAGTTAAGTTCTCTGGTGAATCTGAATCTGTTCCAACAGGTCCAAAGGCTCCTAGCAACTACGGTTCTAAGGGCGAAACACAAGTTAAGGGTGCTGGCTCATTCAAGAACGCTCCTGCTCAAAACAACTTCTCTGAGAAGGGCGAAAAAGCTCCTGCTCCAGTCAAGTCACAAGCATCAGGCGTTAACACAAATAGCCCAGTAGCAGAATCACGTTCTGCTAAGAAGCGCATCTAATCGGAATCTGAGAGAAAATGGCTTTGTATCTCAAAGAGCATCTAACTTTCGACCGTGCCGGAATGGTAGTCGAAAGTGAAGGTGAAGGCAAAGGAAAATCTCTGTATATGAAGGGGATTTTCATTCAGGGTGGGGTAAAAAACGCCAATGAGCGTGTTTACCCTGTTTCTGAAATCGAAGCCGCAGTCAATGCTCTCAACGAACAAATTACCGGTGGTTATTCAGTCTTAGGCGAAGTTGACCATCCAGATGATCTAAAAATTAACTTAGACCGTGTATCCCATATGATTACTCAAATGTGGATGGACGGCGCTAATGGCTTCGGCAAATTAAAGATTTTACCAACTCCAATGGGTCAGTTAGTAACTACCATGTTGGAGAGTGGTGTCAAACTTGGCGTATCTAGTCGTGGTAGCGGAAACGTGAACGATTTGGACGGCCGTGTCAGTGACTTTGAAATAGTCACCGTGGATATTGTTGCTCAACCGAGCGCGCCTAATGCTTATCCAAAAGCAATTTATGAAGGTATGATGAATATGCGTCATGGTCATAAGATGTTGGATATTGCAAAAGACGCACAGAGTGACAGAAAAGTACAGAGATACCTTCAAGAGGAAGTAATGCGCCTCATCAAGGATCTCAAAATTAAATAAGGGGAACAAAGCATGTTAGATGCTATCAAACCATTACTTGAATCTGGCCTTATCAATGAAGAAACTTCTTCTGCTTTAAACGAAGCATGGGAAGCAAAACTAGGTGAAGCTAAGGAACAAGTACGTGCTGAATTACGTGAGGAATTCGCACAACGTTACGAACACGACCGTGTCGTAATGGTTGAAGCCCTTGATAAAATGGTATCAGAAAGTCTAGCTACTGAAATTCAAGAATTCCAGTCAGAAAGACAAGCAATGAACGAAGACCGCGTACAAGCGAAAATGAAGTTGCGTGAAAGCGCAACTAAGTTCAATGATTTTATGGTTACTAAACTAGCCGAAGAAATCAAAGAACTACGTGCAGAACGCAAGATTCAAAACGAAAGCCAGCAAAAGCTAGAACAATTCATTGTTCATGCTCTAGCACGTGAAATCAAAGAGTTCGCTCAAGACAAACAAGCTGTAGTTGAAGCTAAGGTCAAGTTAGTTGCAGAAGGCCGTAAACAATTAGAAGCATTGAAGGCACGTTTTGTTGCTGAATCTGCTAAGAAAGTTGGCGCCGCTGTTACTACTCATCTAAAGGGCGAAATGAGCCAGTTGAAAGAAGATATCAAAGTTGCTCGTGAGAACAATTTTGGTCGTCGTATTTTTGAATCATTCGCAAGCGAGTTCTCAGTTACTCATCTAAATGACAAGGCTGAAACACGTAAGCTAATGGCTAAAGTTGAAGATATGCAATCTCAATTAGCTGAATCAACCGCAAAAGTTAACGAAGCTAAGAAATTAGTGGAATCAAAAGAACGTGAAGTTCGCATTATTAAAGAGTCCAATCTACGTGAGAAGACTATGAGTGAATTGCTAGGTACTCTAAACGAGGAAAAAGCAGGCACAATGCGTAGCTTACTAGAAAGCGTACAGACAACTAAGTTGCAAGCCGCTTTCGATAAGTATCTTCCAGCAGTACTAAACACTGGCGCTGAAAAGATTGTTGCAAAACAAAAACTTTCAGAATCAAAGGTAATTACTGGGGATAAACAAACTGCCAAACAAGAAGTTGATGTGGAACAACGTGATAACGTTATCGACATTAAGCGTTTAGCAGGGCTATAAAAACGACATATATTAGGAGAAATTAAACATGTCAAAAGTTCTATTAGAAGGCCGTTGGGACGAGACCAAAGAAGCCCTACTTGAAGGCTTAAAGGGCACACGCCGCTCAACAATGGGTGTTATCTTAGAAAACACCAAAAAGCAACTATTGGCTGAATCATCAGCTGGTACAACTACTGCAGGTAACATTGCAACTCTTAACCGCGTTATTCTACCGGTTATCCGTCGTGTTATGCCTACAGTTATCGCTAACGAACTAGTCGGCGTTCAGCCAATGACTGGTCCAGTTGGTCAAATCCACACTCTACGTGTACGTTATGCTCAATCTTTGACTGACAACTCTGCCGCACAAACTAGCGTTACAGCTGGTGAAGAAGCATTGTCACCATTCAAGATCGCTCAAGCGTATTCTCGTACTCCATATGGTACAACATCTACATCTTCTTACACTGCTAACGATACAGCGGCTCTAGAAGGTAACGGTGGTAAGCAAATCAGCGTACAAATCTTGCGTCAAGCTGTTGAAGCTAAGTCACGTAAGTTGCAAGCACGTTGGACATTCGAAGCCGCGCAAGATGCACAATCTCAGCACGGTATCGACGTAGAAGCAGAAATCATGGCCGCTCTAGCACAAGAAATTACTGCTGAAATCGACCAAGAAATCTTGCTATCTCTACGTACTCTAGCATCTACTGAGTACACATACAACCAAGCTACCGTTTCTGGTACAGCTACATACGTTGGTGACGAACACGCCGCTTTGGCAGTGTTGATCAACCGTGTTGCTAACTTGATCGCTCAACGCACTCGTCGTGGCGCAGGTAACTGGGCTGTTGTTTCTAGCGCCGCATTGACAGTATTGCAATCTGCAACTACTTCTGCTTTCGCTCGTACTACAGAAGGTACATTCGAAGCTCCTACAAACACTAAGTTTGTTGGTACATTGAACGGCGCTATGCGCGTGTTCGTTGACTCTTATGCTCCAGACACTACTCCAGTATTGGTTGGTTACAAGGGTTCAAGCGAAACTGATGCCGCGGCATTCTATTGCCCATACATCCCATTGATGAGTTCTGGTGTTGTACTAGATCCAACAAGTTTCGAACCAGTCGTATCATTCATGACACGTTATGGTTACATCGAATTGACTAACACAGCGTCTAGCTTCGGTAATGCCGCTGACTACGTTGGTGAAATCGCTGTTCAGAACTTGACATTCCAATAATCAAGGAATCTTCTTGTTCGGGAAACCCACTACGGTGGGTTAACGGGAAGGAAATTAAAAGGACTCTTCGGAGTCCTTTTTCTTTATTTGATATAGTCTGATTTTTTCCAAACTTTGCCTAAGAATTCCACTTCAGGAGGAGGATCAGCAAATGGTAGCATTGCATCCCAGAATGCATGTACGTTGTCTGGTGCATGTAGCTTTAGCCTATCACACAATATTCTACTGCCTGACTTCACGAATAACTCGTTATAATCAAATTGTATAACTTCATCTTGATTGTAGTTCGATATAAGCATCTTTGATTCAAAATTAGGATTATCTTTGGAGAAGAAATTAGATATTATTTCTTCTTGTGTGTCACCGACTTGTGGTATATATTGTAGAATAGATTGATTCATGTAATCATCTAACTGGTCAATACTAGTATTATAGTGAAGGAAATTCTTCACAAAGTTTTGCCAGAATGTATCATTTGTGTTGGGATTAACGTTTACATTCAATATTTCATATTGACTTTTTGATAATCCTTTTAGATTATCTGCTAGATTAATGCCATGACAATTAACGGCTAAGTTTAATATAGCATCATCACTGAATCTAATATCCATTTCTTCCAATAGATGAACAAATGTATGTTTGGGTGATGTATCGACAATCTTTAGTCGATGTGCATCGCTATAACTGGCTCCACAAGTTAAGTCAATATACCATTTAGTGTCTATGAAAGACGGCAACTTGCCCAACCATCCTGTAAGGAAATCTTTCCTGGAACCACCAGTTCCCAATACAATATATAACTTTTTAATGTTAGCCATGTGTATATTTACGATTAAATAAAACATGAAAATATTCCCAGATACCGAAGCATATACTGTATCATATCTACCTGGAACAAGTGGATCATTTATTTGTATGTTAATAGCCGAGTTCACAAACACACTCAATCAAGTGGAGTTTTCTAAAAATGGCAATGCTCACGTGACGAGAAATGGAACCAATCAAGTACTTGATCTGAATTTTGATAAAACAACACTCAAAGACGGGCAATTATTTTCTAGATTTTTAGAAACGAATCCAGAAAATCCAGAATTGCCAATAATACTCACTGAGCATTATGTGATCGATCACGACTTATTCTTTGAGAAATATCCTAAAGGTAAAGTCTTATACATACAAATTGATCCTATGAAAGATAGACTATTAATAGAAGCTAATTTCTATTTTAAAGTTCAGGTAGATAGCTATCACGAAATTCCATATTGGCATCAACTATGGCAACAAGAATCGCCAACCTATTTCAATGGTGCTAAAGATCCATTCGATCCAAGTATAACATCAGATATGATACAGAAGCTGATTATGGATAGAGCAAATAAACATCAACAAGTTACTGATTATCCTTTCAAGATTGGCGACATGGTTGATATTACAAACGTAACATTAATCCAGTTTAGTGACATACTGAGTAGTAAACAAACGACATTAGAAACTATCAGCAATCTTACAAACAGACCAATACCAATATCTGCGTATGCGATATATGATCAATACATTGAAGCACAGAAATCTATCTGGGACTTTGTAAAACATAAGTAAATCTATGATAGTACTAGCACCCATTTCAGTTGGCGAACTGATCGATAAAATCACAATTTTAGAATTAAAACTGCAATTCATTAGAGATGAATCTAAGCGTGAAAACGTATTGAAAGAACACGTTCAATTGATTAGTATTCTGGATAACCTAGAATTGCCAGATATCACAAATTTACGAAATGACTTATATGATATCAATCAGGAACTGTGGCACATCGAAACGTATAAACGAGCCATGGAAGATGAAAAGGCGTTTGGTGATGGATTCGTTAATGCCGCAAGACAAGTCTACCTAAAAAACGATGTTCGTGCTAGAATTAAACGTGAAATCAACCTACTAGTTGGTTCAACTATTGTCGAAGAAAAAAGCTACTAAATCGTTACGTCCGCGTCAACTGTGATATTGAGAATGGACTTTTTCTTTTCTCGTAAACTTTTTTGATGCAGTCTGTTGCAGTTGGCGCATAGCGTTTGTATATTTGAATCAGTTTTATTCTTACTATTGCCATCGATATAAGCAATATCTAACTGACAACTATCTTCTGGCACAAACCCACATCTATCACACTCTTGTTTTTTGTTAAGCAAGTATCCATTCTTTGGATTATACACTGCCTTGGCACATGTGGTACAGTACTTGTGCCATTTTTTAAATCCATGCTTACTGATACCATTAGCCTTCGCCAAATTAACTTTGCATTGTTCACAGAAAGGACGATGTGGTTGTTGAGTAAGCATCTTTTATTTATGAAATAAAGATTATCGAGGTAACTTAAACCGTCTTTTAAAAAACCCAAAATTGATAAATATTATATAACAGGATAAAAGACATGGCATCTGAACTTTTCAACTCAATTAGTGGCTACTCAGTAGGTATACCGGCTATTCCTATTATCGACGCCAATGGTCGATATACAGGTAATGTAAACTCAAACTACATCATAGCTAACACACTACTTACTAATAATCTACGATATGCTAACGGCCAACCATACGTAGCTGGATCAAATACGCAAGTTCAATTTAACAACGGCACAGGATTAGGTGCCAGTGCTAACTTGACGTTTGATAGTGCAAATAGTATGTTGACTACGACAAACTTCACAGTCAACGGTGAGACATTTTTGGGTCCAATAGAGAGTGTTTCTATTACTGGTGGATTGAATGGATACTTTCTACAAACGGATGGCCTAGGTCAGTTGACATGGGCCGCGGCGGGAGGTGGCGGCGGAAACGGATCACCTGGTGGATCAAACACTCAAGTGCAGTTTAACAATGCAGGTGAATTTGGAGGTGATCCAGGCTTTACCTACAACAGTGATACTAACACACTCGGCGTACAATATATCACAGTCACAAACGTAACTGGTAACTTGACTGGTACAGCAACAACATCATTATCTACACAAACTGTATCAGCAAGCGCACAACCTAATATCACTAGTGTTGGTACACTGATTAGTTTAGGTGTTACTGGCAACGTGCAAGCACAGGGCTTTACGGGTAACGGTGCTCAGTTGAATCATATCAACGGCGCAAATGTAACAGGTATCGTTCCTGTTGCAGAAGTGGCAAACACTGTACTACAAGCCGCACAGCCTAATATCACAAGCGTTGGCGCGCTAACTAGCTTAGTAGTAACAGGAAACATTTCTGGTGCTAACGTACAAGCATCAAATAGAACAACAACCGGTAACTTATTTGTTACTGGCAATGCATCAGTTGGCGGCAATTTAACGATTAATTCAGGCAAGCTAACGGCAAACGGTAATGTTGATTTTAACGGAGCAGACGTTGAGATTGGCGAGATTGACAATTTAAAAATCTTTGGTGGCTTTACTGGTCAAGTTATGACAACAGACGGCACCGGCAACTTGTCATGGACAGATGCAGGTGGTGGCGGTGGTGGCAACCCAGGTGGATCCAACACAAACGTACAGTTCAATTATAACGGCGGCTTTGCGGGTAGTCCTAACTTCACATATAACCAAGTATCACATGAAGTACAAGTTGGTGGATTACTAATAGCAAACTCATTTCAAATTGGATCAGGATCATTTGAGTTTGGTACGACTAGTGTATATTTTGCAACGACTGATACCACTGGAAATCAAACCTTATTCAGTATTCCAATTGATGGACTATACGGTGCAGACTATATGATTATTGCAACTGAGCCTATTAGCTCATTGCGTCAATCGTTGAAGATTTCAGCACTTTGTTATCAAGATCAAGTGCAGTTTAACGAATATGCGGGTCTACAAATCAATGGGGGTGTAGGCACATTCGGCATTACATTCAATCCAGGTGATGTAGTTAATCCACCATCTATGGATTTATACATTGTATGTGCAACGAACAATCTGGTGACATACAAAATGATGATTACCAAGTATACCCAATAAGATTTTAAGATAAATATAATAACAAGGACGTCAAAATGGCAATTAAAGCATTGAACTCAGTTGGTGGCTTCTCAGTAGGCGAGATAGCATCCAACATTATTTTAGCTAACGGTGATATTACAACAGGCAGTATTACTGCCAATGGTGTTATCAACTTAACAGCTACCAGCAACGTAGCATTAGGAAACATAGCTAATATACACATCACTGGTGGTACTAGTGGTCAAGTTATTCAGACAGATGGTTCGGGCGTCCTTAGCTTTGTTACCATCAGTACATCAAGTCTAAGTAACGGTAACGCAAATTTACAAGTTTACAACAACGGTAATATTACATTATCACCTGCGGGTACTAGTAACTTAGCTGTGTTCACTGGAACCGGTGCAAACATCGACGGTTATTTGAGTGTAAGTGGTAACGCTAACTTAGGCAACTTAGGCACACGAATTATTACAGCTACTGGCAACATTTATGCCGGTAACTTGATGGGTCCTCTTGCTAATGGTAGTTCAAATATTAGCATCCCAACAATCAATGACAACGTTGCTATCTCTGTGGGTGGAACAGCGAACGTTGTATTAGTAACAACTACCGGCATAAATGTTGCCGGCACAATCAGCAGTACAGGTAGCATATCTGGTGGCAACTTATATACTAACGGAGCATTGAGTGTTGGCGGTAATGCTAACGTAGGAAATCTAGGCACAACTGGTGTATATGCAACGTCATTAAGCTCCACTGCTAATGCAAACGTGGGCAACTTAGGCACTAGTGGATTAATCACCGCTGTTGGCAACATCGGCGGCGGCAATTTAAACACGGGCGGTGCTCTGTCTGTAACTGGTAATGCTAACATCGGCAACATCGGTACGGCTGGCATAATCACTGCTACTGGCAACATTACCGGTGGCAACATTGCTACTAGTGGTATTCTAACAGTAACTGGTAATGCCAATGTGGGCAATATTGGTACTGCTGGTGTTGTAACTGCCACTGGCAATATAGATGGTGGCAATATCAACACAGTTGGTATGATATCAGCAAGTGGCAATGCCAATGTTGCGAACGTAAATACAACTGGTGTCTTCGCAACGACTCTCTCTGCAAGCGGCAATGCCAATGTAGGCAATCTAGGCACAGCAGGACTAATTACTGCTACTGGTAACGGTACATTTGGCAATGTCATCACTAGTGGCACAATCAGTGCAACTGGCAATGCTAACGTAGGTAATATCGGCACAGGTGGATTAATTACTGCTACTGGTAATATCACTGGTGGCAACTTAACAACCGTAGGTGTAGTAACTGCTACTGGTAACGGTACATTCGGCAATGTAAACACTGTCGGTGCAGTATCTGCCACTGGCAACGGTCTATTTGGCAACGTCAATACGGGTGGCATTCTATCAGTTGGCGGTAACGCTAACATTGGCAATATCGGCACAGGTGGTTTAATTACTGCTACTGGTAATATTCAAGGTGCTAATCTTAACACAACAGGTGTATTAAGTGTAGGCGGCAATGCCAACACTGGCAATCTAGGTACAAATAATTTTGTTGCAACCGGAACAGGTAGTTTTGGTGGCAATTTGAGCATGGGTAACGTTTGGATAACAGACGTAGCTAACCCAGTAAACGCACAAGATGCGGCAACCAAAGATTACGTTGATACTGTTGCAACTGGCCTAGATCCAAAGGCGTCAGTATTCTATGCTACAGCCGCGGCTCTTCCAACATACACATACAATAACGGTACTAGTGGTGTAGGCGCGACACTGACAGGTACTACAAATGGCGCATTGTCTATTGACGGCAATGCAGTATCAGCAACACAACGTGTTTTGATTAAGAACGAAGGTACGAGTAACGCAAGTCCATACAATGGTATCTACGTTGTTACTCGTGCAGGTAACGCAACAACATCGTATCAGTTGACACGTTCAACTGACTTTGACGCCGGCCCTGAAATGTCAAGTGCCTTCACATTTGTAGAAGGCGGTCAAACTCAAGCTGATACTGGTTGGGTATGTACAACAAATCAACCGATTACAGTTGGCACCACTGATATTACATTCACCCAGTTCTCTGGTGCAGGTACATATCAAGCTGGCACTGGTTTAACACTAACAGGCACTGTGTTTAGTGTCAACACTGCTCAACCAACTATTACATCGGTCGGTACACTAACAAGTCTAAGTGTTTCTGGCAACGCAAACATAGGTAATATTGGCACTGCGGGTGTTGTAACTGCTACTGGCAACATTACTGGCGGCAACTTAACAACAACAGGATTAGTAACAGCAGGCGGCAATGTAGTCGGTGCTAATCTAGTAACAAGTGGTGTCTTGACAGTAACAGGTAACGCAAACATTGGCAACATTGGCACAGCAGGTATTCTGACTGTAACTGGCAATGCCAACGTTGGTAACTTAGACACCACCGGCGTTTACGCAACAACAATCTCCGCCACCGCGAATGCAAACTTAGGCAATATCGGAACGGCAGGTATTTTGACCGTAACTGGTAATGCTAATGTAGGTAACTTAGGCACTGCAGGCCTAATCACCGCCACTGGCAACATTGATGGTGGAAATTTAAACACATCCGGCGCCTTATCTGTAACTGGTAATGCTAATATTGGCAACATCGGAACAGCTGGTATCGTAACTGCTACTGGTAACGTTATTGGTGGTAATCTTGTAACTAGTGGTGTATTGACAGTAACTGGCAACGCTAACATTGGTAACATAGGTACTGCTGGATTGATTACCGCAACAGGTAATATTCAAGGTGGCAACTTAGTAACAGGTGGTGTTCTATCTGTCACAGGCAATGCGAATATTGGTAATGTTGGCACAACTGGTTTATATGCAACAACACTAAGCTCAACAGGGAATGCCAATGTAGGTAATTTAGGCACATCTGGTCTAATTACAGTAACCGGCAATGGTACATTTGGTAATATCGCAACTGGTGGTCTAGTAACAGTAACTGGTAACGTAATCGCTGGCAATTTAGTGACCAACGGCAGTGTAGTTGTTGGCAACACAAGCACCGTAGCATTCACTGTAACAACATCAGCGATCACGGCTAATCAAACAATTGCGAACATTCAATTAACAAGTTCAACTATCACTGGTATCGAGTATTTTGTTAAATCAACTGACTCTGTTGGATCTAAATACAGTGTCTGTACGATTCAAGCAGTCACTGATGGTACATCAGTTGACTGGGGCCAGTTTGGAGGTCAGCGCATAGGTGGTTCAACAGGAGCGCTTCTTGTTGCAATTACAAGCTCTGGTGGTAACTCATTCGTTAACTTACAAGTTACACCTTCAAGTAGTAACTCAACCGTATGGACAACACAAATTAGATTGATATAAAATGGCACTAAAAGCGTTAAATACCGTCGGTGGTTTATCAGTAGGTGAATCATTTATCGAGGTTATATCCGCTAACGGTGACGTTACAGCGGCTAATCTCAACGTAAATGGTTTATCGAACTTAGGCCCTGTTAGCAACATTACCATTCTTGGTGGCAATGCTAACAGCGTATTGACGACGGATGGTAATGGTGTCTTATCATGGGGCACAGGTAGTACCGGAAATTCAGCGGCGCCAATGCCCTACTATATTCCAGTCGGTGAACAATTCACTGTACCTGCAAACTTTCAAGGTCTATTCAGCAAGCCAATAGAGATTGATGGCTCGTTCGAAGTAGATGGTGTTTTGATTGAATTATCAAATGTAGGCGCAGGAAATAGTCAAGTAATTTTTGAAAGTGGCGGCGACTATACAGGTCACACTGGTTTCACGTTTGACAATTCAAGTTCAAATCTAGCGTTACCAGGTAACTTGAATGTTACCGGTAATATTTTGCCAAACGGCAATATAACATATAACTTAGGTACAAGTACAAATCGTTGGAAAGATATCTGGTTAGCTAATTCAACTATTTACTTGGGTGATGGCGTCATCTCCAATGATGCCAATGGTAATCTTACTATTACCAATGGCCAAGGTGGACAGTTCTCAGTAGCAGGCAATGCGATAACGAATCAGTCTAGTGTCTCTAATACTAATGCACAGATTGAAGTTTGGGATAACACTATCCACATGATAGTGGATACAGCCAATATATTGGTGGTCGGTCAAGACGAAGCGAACATATACGGCACGTTAAATGTTTTCGGTAATATCTCGACTACTGGATTAAAAACAGACAATCTATATTATGCCAATGGACAGCCATTTGATTTCTCAACTCCAGGTGGATCAACGAATAGCGTACAGTATAACGATAATGGCAGTTTTGGAGGTTCGACTAACTTTACGTTTGCGCCATCAACTAATGTATTAGCAGTAACGGGTAATATTACATCTACCAATACTATAACAACCGCCAATATATTAGCAAACAGCACAATCACTGCCGCAAATCTAGTTGCAAATAGTACAGTAACAGTTGGGCCTGGCTCAATATCTACAAGCGGTACCATGGCAGGTATTTTCAACGCAACAATTACTGATATTAACATAGGTCTAGCCGCTAACGTAACGTTGGGATCAACATCTGGTCAAGTGTCAATTCAGAATAACTTGATTACTAGTAATGCAACGGTTACTGGCACGGTAGATACAAACAATTTAAAGGCAAATGATTTATATAGCAAACGTGCACCTGTGATAGTGACCTCAGGCACGATTGTTGACTCATTCAACGCAAGTTCGTATAGATCGGTAAAATATACGATAAAAGCAGGTAGCGATCTGGGCTATCAAGCACTGGAAGTGCTTTTGGTTCATGATGGCATAAATAGTATTATAACAGTCTATGGTAGTCTTTCTACTGCAGGCGTGGATTTAATAACGTTGGCTTCAACGATAGTTTCTGGAAATGTTCAACTTCTAGCTACTGCCGTCGGTGCAAACACGACAGTAAACTTAATGGGCACTTACGTTCCGGATTAACAAGGATAAAAAATGACTACAAGAAATTTCGTTGTAAAGAATGGTATTACAACAGGCAATATAGTACTAGATGCGGCATCTGGTAATATTACGGGCGTAGGTAACGCTAACTTAGGTAACTTAGTTGTTGCCAACTTCTTCTCAGGTTCTGGTAACCTGTTAAGTAACATTCAAGCGGCAAACATTACCGGTGCCATTGCCAATGCATCATTCGCAACAACAGCCGGTACTGTAACAACAAACGCTCAACCAAACATTACATCAGTAGGTACACTAACAACAGTTTCTGTGTCAGGTAATGCAAACATCGGTAATATTGGCACAAGTGGTTTGATTACTGCCACGGGTAACTTAAATGCAGGCAACATTATCACTGGCGGTGTAGTCTCTGCTACCGGTAATGCTAACGTAGGCAATCTAGGCACAACTGGTGTATTTGCAACAACACTATCTGCGAGTGCAAATGCTAACGTAGGTAACATTGGCACTGGCGGCCTAATCACTGCCATTGGTAATATCACTGGTGGTAATTTAGTAACTGGCGGTGTCATATCAGCAACAGGTAACGCTAACATTGGTAACATAGGCACTGCTGGTCTAATTACAGCTACTGGTAACGTCATTGGTGGAAACTTAGTAACCGGCGGCGTAATCAGTGCCACTGGCAATGCAAACGTTGGCAACATTGGTGCCACAGGAGGCGTGTTCACTACTGTTGCTGGCTCATTAACTACAGCCGCACAGCCCAACATTACTAGCGTAGGTACACTGACGACTGTATCAGTTTCAGGCAACGCTAACGTAGGTAACTTAGGTGCTTCTACATTGACAGCTACTGGTGTAGCGTCTATTGGTGGCAACCTAAACATGAACAGCAAGAACATCACTAGTGTTGCTGATCCAGTTGGCGCACAAGATGCCGCTACTAAGAACTACGTTGACTCAGTTGCAACTGGTCTAGATCCAAAAGCATCGGTCCGTGTTGCAACTACGGGAGCATTAGCGGCATATACATACAACAACGGCACAAGTGGTGTCGGTGCCACTATCACAGCTAACGCAAACGGTGCTCTAACAATCGATGGCGTAACTGTGGCGACTAATGACCGTATTCTAGTTAAGAACGAAACAAGCACAAATGCTCCATACAACGGTATCTATGTAGTAACAAACACTGGTTCTGCTGGTGCACCATTCGTATTGACTCGTTCAACTGATTTTGATACTGCTTCTGAAATCCCATCAGCATTCACCTTTGTCGAAGATGGTTCTACTCAAGCGGATACTGGTTGGGTATGTACTACAAACGCACCAGTTGTCGTCGGCACAACAAATATTACCTTTAGCCAGTTCTCTGGTGCTGGATCATACGCCGCCGGCACAGGTTTGACATTAACTGGTACCACTTTCAGTATTAACACTGCACAACCAACTGTAACCTCAGTTGGCACACTAACAAGTCTAAGTGTATCTGGCAATGCCAATATTGGTAACATCGGCACTGCTGGAATCATCAGTGCAACTGGTAACATCACTGGCGGTAACGTTACAGCTACGTTGTTTGCTGGTAATCTATCAGGTACTGGTAACAGTAACGTGGGTAACTTAGGCGCTACTGGCGTATTCTCAACAACCTTGAGTGCAACTGGCAACGCTAACGTAGGTAACATCGGTACGGGTATTATTACTGCATCTGGCAACATAACTGGTGCTAACTTAGTAACGACTGGTGCAGTAAACGGTGGGACACTAAGTGTAACTGGCACAAGCAACTTAGGTGCAGTCGGTAACGTTACAATCACTGGCGGAAGTTCAGGTCAATATCTACAGACAAACGGTTCAGGTTCATTATCTTGGGCAACTATCAGTACATCAAGCATCACAAACGGCAATAGTAATGTAAGTGTTGTATCTAACGCTAACGTTAATATCTCTAGTGCAGGTAACGCTAACGTAGTTGTAGTTACTGGTACAGGCATGAACGTTGCAGGCACGATAAGTGCGACAGGAACAATCAACTCAAGTGCCAACATCACTGGCGGTAACTTAGTAACTAGTGGTGTAATCAGTGCCACTGGCAATGCAAACGTAGGTAATATCGGCGCAACTGGTGGTGTGTTCACTACAGTAGCTGGTAACCTAACAACAGCGGCTCAGCCAAACGTAACATCGCTAGGTACTCTAACATCATTATCTGTGTCAGGTAACGCCAACGTAGGCAATATCGGCACAGCTGGTCTAATCACTGCCACAGGTAATATTACTGGCGGCAACATTAGTGGTACATTAGTCACTGGTACATTAACCACTGCTTCTCAGCCGAACGTCACATCGCTAGGCACACTAACTTCATTGTCTGTATCTGGCAACGCAAACATTGGTAACATCGGCACTGCTGTAGTTACTGCTACAGGTAACATCACTGGCGCAAACTTGATCACTGGTGGTCTTGTAAGTGCAACTGGCAACGTAACTGCTGGCAACTTGAGTGTATCAGGTAACGTAACTGCTGGTAATCTAGTATCTTCTGGTATTACCACTTCACGTGCTAACGTCACTGTTACCACAAACTCAGTGATTGACCAATTTGCACCAGCAACATTTAGAACGGCTAAATATGTTATTAGTGCATCAGGAGACAACGGATATCAATCCGTTGAAACTCTATTGGTTCATGACGGTACTAGCGCATACATCACAATTTATGGTTCTGTGTGTTCTAACGTGTCCGCCGATATTGTTGATATTACAGCAAACGTAAATGGTGTCTCGGGCAACGTGACGTTGTATGCAACATCAGCAAGTGCTAACTGTAAAGTTAACGTAGTGGCGGGATATATCAAAACGTAAAACTACTGAATTAATCCTCATTAGTTTTACTCAACAGGGAATATGGAACTGTGACAGTAAAATACTTCAACGTAAAGAACGGCCTTTCTACAGGCAATATTTCGCTAGACGCAACTAGTGGAAATATATCTGGAACAAATTTATCTGTCACAGGAAATTCTAATCTAGGTGCAGTCGGTAATGTAAGCATGACAGGTGGCTCACGTGGCTACTTTTTGTCAACAGACGGAAACGGTACTCTCTCATTTGTATCACCAGCTAGTACAACAACACCCGCGCCAATGCCAACTTACGTGCCTGTAGGCACCGACTTAAGCATCAGCGCAAACTATCAAGGTATCTATAGCGTACCAATTGTAGTAGATGGTAGTTTAACTGTCGATGGTGTCCTAGTACAAGTCGATGGTATCGTCGGTAGTTCGAATAGTCAAATCATTTTTAATGACTATGGCACAACAACTGGCAATGCTAATCTAACATTCAATAAAGTTACAGGCACATTATCCACTGTAGCATTGTCATTGTCAGGCACTGCTAATCTTGGTTCAGTCAGTAACGTAAAAATAACCGGCGGTACGTCAGGTCAATATCTTCAAACTGATGGCACTGGCAATTTATCATGGACTACTGGCAGTGGTGGTGGCGGAACACCTAGCGGTTCTAACACACAAGTTCAATTCAATGATGCAGGTGGCTTTGGCGGTAATAGTGGGTTCACTTTTAATAAAACAACCGGTATCTTTACTGCACCTTTCTTGGCTGGTAACGGCAATGGACTATCTAACATCCAAGGTGCTAATGTATCGGGTGCAGTCAGTTATGCAACTACAGCTAATAGTGTTGCTGTAGCAAACGTATCTGGTATAGGTAATATTGCTACTGTCAACTTAACCGGTAGTACAAGCAATGTACTGTATGGCAACGGTTCATTCGCCGCAATTTCAGTAAGCACATCAAATGTTTCTGGTCTAGGCAATATTGCTACTGTAAACTTAGATGGTAGCTCAAGTAATGTATTGTATGGCAACGGTTCATTTGCCGCGCCCGCATCAGGTGCGATGACATGGAGCATAGTAAGTAGTAACGTCACAATGACTAAGAACAACGGATATTTTGTTGACACTACAGCCGGCGCAAAAACACTAACACTTCCTTCTACTGCTACTCTAGGTGATACTGTTCGTATTAATGACCTAGCAGGAACATTTGGCACAAATAATTTAACGGTGGCCAGGAACGGTGGCAACATTCAAGGAGTTGCTCAAGATTTATTAGTAACGGTAAACCAAAGTAGTTTTGGATTAGTATACAGCAATAGCACATACGGCTGGAAATTATTGGAGATATAATGGCGCAAAGTTTAACCACACTACAATCAACAGCACTTGGGCCAGTATTAACTGCTAGTGGCGTAGCACCGACTGTTGCGGTAACAGCAGTAACATATCCAAATAGTGCTACCGCGGCAGATCCGGCTGGTAGTCAAACAATAACAGTCACGGGTACTGGATTTAACTCTGGTATCACAGTATACATCAATTCTACTGCATGTACTACAACATATGGCAATAGCACAAGTTTAACATTTACAACCCCTGCAACCAGCATTGGAACATACAATCTATTATTTTATAATACAGATGGTACAAATGCTACAAAGCCAGCAGGGATATTATTTAACACTCCACCGGTTTGGGTAACTGCCGCCGGAGCGTTACCTGCGGGAACTGTAGGTTACTCATATTCACAATCGGTTAGTGCTACCGGCACAGGTATAACTTATAGTGTTACATCAGGTTCCTTGCCAACAGGATTAAGTCTAAATTCTAGTACAGGGGCAATTACAGGAACACCAACTACACAAACAACATACAATTTTACTATAACTGCTACTAACAATTATAATCAAAGCGTGGCGAGGGCATTTAGTATAAATGTTATTAGCGTTGTTCTTGTAGATTATGTTGTAGTTGCAGGTGGCGGAGGCGGTGGATATGGTAATTATGGCACAGGTGGCGGTGGCGCTGGCGGTTATTTAACTGCTACTAGCGTCACAATGACTCCTGGGGTAACTTACACAATTACTGTTGGTGCAGGCGGCACAGCGACCAGCTCTCCACAGTCTGGCACTGGCAGTAATTCTGTCATATCGGGAACAGGTTTGACTACGGTTACTGCATATGGCGGCGGTGGCGGCGGCGGATATAACGGTGTATATCAAGGTGGAGCAGGTGGCGGTTCAGGTGGCGGCGCTTCTAGTAACCCAATCTCAGGTGGCGTAGGCGGAAAGGGTGTTTATCCTGGATCAAGCTATGTAGATGCACCACGACAAGGATATGACGGCGGAACAGGTAACCCAAGCGGCGGCAATGCTTCTCAGAACGGTGGCGGCGGCGGTGGTGCAGGCGGAGCAGGACAAACACCAGCTAATAGTCAAACCTCAGCCGGGTACGGAGGCGTTGGTGTAGCAAATCCATTTTCAGGATCGACTGTGGGCCAACTAGTGTCAACTACATATTATTTGGCAGGTGGTGGTGGAGCTGGCACTGAACGCAATACTTCTACCGGCGGTGCTGGTGGATATGGCGGCGGTGGACAAGGAGCAGGATCGGGCACGACTTATACAACAGGTACAACTAATACTGGCGGTGGTGGCGGTGGTGGCGGATATAGCGGCGTCACAAATGGTCTTGCCGGTGGGTCAGGTGTTGTAATCATACGAGTGAGTAGTGGAGTTACAGCCGTATCGACTACCGGCTCTCCAACAGTTACTACCTCGGGTTTATATAAATTTTATACGTTCACCGGCTCAGGGAGTATAACTTTCTAAAATATTTTATATATTTTAAAGGATAACATATGGCACATTTTGCACAACTTAACGAAAACAATATAGTGATAAAAGTTATTGTGGTACACAATAATGAACTGCTAGACAACGGCAGTGAATCAGAAGAAAAAGGAATAGAGTTTTGTAAATCACTTTATGGAAATGATACTACATGGAAACAAACATCATACAATGGTAGTTTTCGTAAAACTATGGCAGGAGTTGGATTTTTATATAACCAGTTGAGAGATGCATTTTTAGAACCACGTCCTTATACAAGTTGGGTGTTGAACAACGAAACATATACTTGGCAACCGCCTATACCATATCCCGATGATGGTAACCTATATTGTTGGGACGATTATACAAATAATTGGGTAGACATGGGTGAAAAATAAACACTGTAGTAAAGGAATAACGACGGGTCCAACAATAAATGGATACAGTCAAGTTGTGGAAATGATAAATAATATAATAGCACAACACCGCATACGCAAGGAAGAAAAATGAGTTTAATTTTAAAACAAGAACCAGCAAATACGATAGCAACACCTCCAGCAGGTAAAACAACGCTATTCGTCGATCAGAATAATACAATGGCTACAAAGGGACCAGATGGTAACGTAACCACATTCCCTACAGTACAAGGTAGTAATACCCAGGTGTTGTTCAATGATCAAGGCGCAATCAACGGCGATGCTGGTTTAGTATACGACAAGACTAATGACACAATGACTGTGGCTAACTTGTCAGTCACTGGCACATTGAACGCTGGAGATATTAGTGTTTCTTCTATTGCTAACGGAACAAGTAACGTAGATATCGTAGGCGTAAGTGGTAATGTTACTGTTAGTGTAGCTGGCACTGCAAACGTCCTTACAGTTGCATCTACTGGAGCTAACGTAGCTGGAACGTTTTCTGCAAATACTGGATCTACCTCCGGCGTAGGTATTACAGGTACATCTAAAACATCGGGTTCAACTCGTGCAACGGGTATTCAAGGTCAAGCAAATGTTACATCAAGTAGTGATACGGGTGCGGCAGTGGGTATACGTGGCTATGCAACAGATACACACTCTGGTGGTTATAATATTGGTGTATTGGGCAATGCAGTTGGCTCAGGATTAGGCAACTATGCTTTCTACATTCAATCTGGTTTCATGGGTTCTATTGAAAATCCAACTGGCTGGGATTTATACGATAACTCGCAAACAGCTATTACATGGCAGTCGTCTGGTAAAGCAAATATTTTAGGCATCGATACTACTGATGGCGCAGAAGGTATCTATACTTCTGGATATTTAAATGTCGTAGGTAACGCAACAGTTGGTAATTTAATTGGTGCTCTAGCGAATGGCACTAGTAACGTAAATATTCCTACAGCTAGTGGCAACGTAAACACATCAGTAGCAGGTAACATCAACGTAACAATCGTTAGTGGCACAGGTCTACAAGTCAATGGAACACTGAGTGCAACTGGCAATGCAAACATCGCCAATATCGGCACTGCTGGATTGATCACTGCAACTGGTAATATCTCTGGCGGCAACTTGAATACTGCTGGTAATTTGTCAGTTTCTGCAAATGCGAACGTTGGTAATTTAGGTGCCACTTCAATCATTGCAACTGGTCAATTAACTGGCGGGAACATCAACACCGCAGGTACTATTGCCGCTACTGGTAACTTGAGTGCTGGTAATATAAACACAGGTGGCAATGTAGTCGCTAACGCAAACATTACTGGCAATAATTTAAACATTACCAATAACATTTTATCAAACACAATAACTGCAACAGGCAATTTGAGTGCTGGTAATATCTCAACATCAAACGTACTAGTAACTGCAAATTTACAAGTTAACGGCAACATCTCGACTGGCAATTTAATTACAACAGTTAATGTAATTGCAAATGATAGTGTAATCGCAAATAATCGAGTGTTGATTGGATACCCATCCGTGGTGGCTGGATTCACTAACCCCGTTCTATTAGCAAAATCTTCAGGCACAGACTATATTCAAGCTGGTCTAGTGAACAGTGCGAATACCGGTTCTAGTGACTACACAGCATACAGTGATAACGGCAATGACGTTGCTGGCTGGATGGACATGGGCTTCACTGGTTCAAATTTCAGTGATGCAAACTACACAATCACTGGCAAGAATGATGGTTATATCTTCTCTAAGGCAGTAACAGGTACCGGACTTGGTGGCAATCTAGTTATCGCCACCGCCTCAACTGGTACTACAAATGATATCGTATTTGCGACTGGTGGATTCTTGTCGTCAAATGAAAAAATGCGTTTTATTAACGCAACCGGACAATTCTATATCGAGACAACAACCGCGGCAACTACATCTGCCACTGGCGCATTACGTGTTGGCGGCGGTGTAGGTATCGGAGGAAATATTATTGCCAATGGCAGTCTGACTGCAAATGGCAATGGTGTAATTGGCGGTGTTTTATATGTAGGTAATGGTGCCACAACTACTGCACTAACCTCACCTACAATTGTTGCAGAAAACGCTGGCGCTCAATATATCCAAGGCGCATTGTTAAATCAAACAGCAACTGGTAGTGCTGACTGGATCGCATATAGTGATAACGGGAATGACATATCTGGCTGGATGGACATGGGCTTCACTGGTTCAAATTTCAGTGATGCCAATTATACTATTACTGGTAAGAATGATGGTTATATCTTCTCTAAAGCGGTAACTGGAACTGGATTAGGCGGTAATTTAGTCATAGCAACCGGTTCAACTGGAACAACTAACGATATTGTATTTGCTACTAACGGTTTCTTGTCCAACAATGAAGTTATGCGTTTCATTAACGCAAGCAATCAATTCTATGTCAAACCGACAACAGTTTCAACTTCTACATCAACTGGCGCATTGCGCGTTGGCGGCGGCGTAGGTATTGCAGGTAACATCTATTCCGGCGGTGCAATCAGTGCCACCGGCAACATCACAGGTGGCGGTTATATCTCAGTCGCTAATGGTTTAATATCAACAAGCACATATGGCGGCGCATTTTCAGACGGCTTAGTAGCTGATTACTCATCTGGCAATGCACGTTTCAGTGCAGGCGCGGCAGATGGATTCGTATTCTTCAATAATGGTGTTGGTAACGTTCAAATTGCCAATATTGGCACTGATGGTAGCATTTACTCAAATGCAAACATCACCGCTAACGGTACGGTAAAAGCTAACGCACTATCAAGTGTATCGAGTAACTTAACAATCTCTGCAATTGGCACTAACAAGAGCATCTTGTTGGTACCGTCTGGCACAGGTACAGTTGACGTTGCCAATGCACGTATCACTACAGTGGCAGAACCCGTTGCATCTACTGACGTTGCTACAAAGAACTATGTTGATACAACTGCACAAGGTCTATCAGTTAAACAATCTGCGGTCGCCGGTACAACAGGCACACTAGCATCAGCATCCGGTGGTACTGTTACATATAACAACGGTACAGGTGGTGTCGGTGCTACATTGACCACAACTGGTTCATATACAACAATCGACGGCGTCAACATTGCAAGTTCAGGAACACGTATTCTAGTTAAAGATGAAGCGAATACAGTATGGAATGGTATTTACACGTATACTAGTGGCACTGTGTTGACTCGTTCAACTGACTTTGACAATAGCCCAGGTCAAGAAATTGCAGGTGCATTCGTCTTCATTGCAGACGGTACCGTTAACGATAACACTGGTTGGGTCTGTACAGATACTAACCCAGTTACCGTCGGTACTACACCAATTACATTCACTCAGTTCTCTGGCGCTGGTACTTATACTGCTGGTACAGGATTAACATTAACTGGCACACAGTTCAGTATATCTAATACAGCAGTCACTGCCGCAAGTTATGGTAGTTCAACTGCTATCCCAACATTCACTGTTAATCAACAAGGCCAATTGACAGCGGCAAATACTGCGGTTGTGGTTGCACCAGCCGGAACGCTAAGTGGCTCTGCATTGAATTCAACAGTTGTATCTTCTAATTTGACAGCAGTAGGCACGTTAACTTCATTAAGTGTTTCAGGTAATGCTAACGTGGGTAACATTGGCACTGCTGGTCAATATGTTTCTTCTATTGCTACTGGCACTGCTCCATTTGTTGTAACATCTACAACCCAGGTTGCAAACTTGAACGTAGCTACTGCAGGTGTTGCTGGTACTGTAACTAGTGCCGCTCAGCCTAATATCACGAGTTTAGGTACCCTAAGTTCATTGTCAGTATCTGGTAATGCAAACATTGGCAATATTGGCACAGCGGCAGTCATCGCATCTACTGTAAGTGCAACTGGGAATGGTACATTCGGCAACGTTGTAACAGGTGGTGTTGTTTCTGCAACTGGCAATATCACTGGTGGCAACGTCACTGGTACTTTACTAACTGGTACGATCACAACATCTGCTCAGCCTAATATTACATCTTTAGGTACGCTATCAGGTCTGTCAGTCACAACCACAATCACAGGCTCAGTAAGTGGAACAGCGGCAACTGTAACAACGGCGGCACAGCCTAACATTACGTCAGTTGGCACACTATCATCATTGAGTGTTACTGGTAACGTCAACGCTGGCAACGTCATCTCAACATTCTATGGTCCAGCAACTGGCTTGACAGGTATCCCTGGTGCTAACGTAACAGGTACATTAAGTGTCCCAACATCAAGTTATGCGGCCACTGTTTCGACTGCCGCACAACCTAACATTACGTCAGTTGGTACATTAACTAGTTTGACTGTTTCGGGTACAACAACTGTTTCAGGTAATGCCGCACTAACAACAACCAACTTGACTTCAGGCGCTAACGTTACTGCTGGTTATTTAACTGGTAACTGGACATTGACTGCGGGTTCTAAGTGGAACGCTACATACGCTGACTTGTCAGAAAAGTATGTTGCTGACGCTAATTATGAGCCTGGTACAGTCCTAGTGTTTGGTGGTGAGCATGAAGTTACCCTATCAACCGAAGCAGACTCGTTCCGTGTCGCTGGTGTTGTAACAACTGATGCCGCATATACAATGAATAGCGCACTAGAAGCCGAGTATGTAGCTGATATTGCCCTACAAGGTCGTGTACCATGTAAAGTATTGGGTCCAGTGTACAAGGGTGACTTGTTAGTTGCCGCTGGCAACGGACACGCTATCGCAAACAACATGGCACGAGCTGGTACTATCATCGGCAAATCACTAGAAAACTTCAAAGACGCTAGTGGTGTCATCGAAGTAGCTGTGGGTCGATTCTAATACACAAAATCACACTGTGCTTCTCGAAAGATAAGTACAGTGTGATAAACGTATTCCAACTCAATTACGAAACCAGACTTCAAAACTGGTTCGATCTACGAAACAAACTCAAAGAAGCGGATTTGGAAACCAAATGTCTAGAAATAGACAAGTGGTGGCAATCTGCGCCTATTGTCTCTCATTATCTGCATCCACAAGAGCCATCAGCATGGCCTGGACCGTGGGAACTACTATCAGACAATGAATATTGCACAATCGCACGTGGATTGGGCATGATATATACTTTACTATTAACGGATGTACAAGATGTTGACTTTTGTATTGCAACCGACGATAATAGTGAAGATGTTGTATTAGTCTTGGTTGATGGCGCAAAATATATACTTAATTACTGGCCCGATACTGTGCTAAGTAATAATCTACAAGATTTTACAATAGCCAAAAAGCTAGACATAGACACAATAAAAAGAAAATTATAACAGGTGAACAATGATTATTAACGTTACCAAGAGAAGCGGTAAGAAGGAGCCATTAAATTTAGAAAAATGGCAAGCACAAGTGGCAAAAATTTGTGCAGGAATAGCTGACGTTAGTCCGTCAATGATTGAGATTCGTAGTAATCCACACTTTTACGATGGCATTACTACGCAAGAGATTGATAGCATTACATTACGTGCTATTGTCGATTTAATCGACGTGGAATCAAATCCAGACGTTGGGCATACTAACTACCAGTACGTTGCAGGAAAACAGCGCCTAAGCATGTTACGCAAAGACGTATATGGTGATTATGTACCACCTAGCTTATACGATATCGTGGTAAAGAACGTTGCCTCTGGTCTATACACTGATGAACTACTACAGTGGTACACAAAAGAAGACTGGGACAAAATGGATGCGTTTATCGACCATGAAAAGGACGAAGCATATTCATATGCGGCAATCGAGCAATTGATTGAAAAATACCTAGTTCGCAACCGCTCAACAAAACAAACTTATGAAACTCCACAAGTTCGCTACATGGTTGCCGCGGCAACTGTCTTCCATAAAGAAGAACCTAATTCTGCTCGTATGCGATACATCAAAGATTACTATAACTGTGCGAGTGACGGTTTATTTACTCTTGCTACTCCTGTTCTGGCTGGCTTGGGTACTCCAACTAAACAGTTTAGCTCATGTGTTCTTATCCGTAGTGACGATGATTTGGATAGCATATTTGCATCCGGAGAAATGATGGCTAAGTATGCTAGCAAACGTGCTGGCATCGGCTTAGAGATTGGTCGTCTACGTTCACTGGGTTCACCGATTCGTGGCGGCGAAATTCAACACACTGGCATGATTCCCTTCTTAAAGAAGTGGTTCGGTGATTTGCGTAGTTGTTCACAAGGAGGAATCAGAAATGCTTCTGCTACGGTTTTCTATCCCATCTGGCATCTTCAATTCGATGACCTTATTGTTCTCAAAAACAACCAAGGAACTGACGAAACGAGAGTCCGCTTCATGGATTACGGTGTGGTGCTTTCTGCATTCTTTTGGAGACGATTCAAGAATAAAGAGAATATTACCTTCTTTGACCCTAATGAAGTTCCCGACCTCTACGAAGCGTTCTACAGCAATACAGCGTTGTTCGAAGAACTATATGTTAAGTATGAAAAAAATAAAAACCTTCGCAAGAAAGTAATGGCGGCAGAGGAAGTCTTCAAGGGAGGCATTCTCAAAGAGCGCACAGACACTGGACGTATCTATTTGGTATTCATAGACAACGTTATGAACCAAGGTCCGTTTGACCCCGAATACCATACCATTTACCAGAGTAACCTTTGCTGTGAAATTTTATTACCTACTAAGTCTTTTAAGCGCCTCGATGATGACAATGGTCGCATTGCTCTATGTACTTTGGGATCGATTAACTGGGGTGCGTTCCGTAACCCTGAAGATATGCGCCGTGCTTGTCGTATACTTCACCGTTCTCTTAACAACATTTTGGATTATCAAGATTTTCTCTCTGTCCAATCTCGTTTGAGTAATGAAGAAATTCGTCCTATTGGAGTTGGTATTACTAACTTAGCGTACTGGCATGCCAAACGCGGAATGAAGTATGGCGACAAAGACGCATTAGCAGAAGTCAAGTCATGGATGGAACATCAAATGTTCTATCTCACTGAATCAAGTGTTGAGCTAGCTAAAGAACGTGGTGCATGTTTGCATAGCGACAAGACACGTTATGGTCAAGGTAAATTCCCATGGGAATTACGTGCTAACGGCGTTAACGAACTTACAGACTTTACTCCTGAACTTGATTGGGAACCACTACGTAAAGACATGATTCAATATGGCGTTCGTAATGCTACCAATGGCGCGGTTGCTCCTGTAGAATCTAGCTCCGTTGCTATCAACTCAACTAATGGCATCGAAATGCCAATGAGTTTGATTACTGTTAAAGAATCAAAAGCTGGTTCATTCATTCAGGTTGTGCCTGAGTACCACAATCCAAAGGTTCGCAAGAATTATCAATTAATGTGGGAACAAACAGATTGTGAAGCATATCTAAAGACTAGTGCAGTTATTCAAGCATATGTTGATCAATCTATTTCAACCAACACATTCTATAACCCTGCTCACTTCCCTGACAGAAAAGTACCTACCACACTAATTGCTAAGAACTTGATGCAGTCACACATGTGGGGAATTAAGACCTTTTATTATAGCTTGATTAACAAAGCTGGTAGCAAGCAACAAGACGAAACAACATCAGGTCCATTGGAAGTTATTGACTTTGATGACGAAGATTCATGTGAAGCATGTAAATTATGAGTAAACAACAATATAACTTAAACACACCTACCGACTACCTATCTCGCAAAATGTTTCTTGACCCAGCAGGTCCAGTTACTATTCAACGATTCGAAGAAGTAAAGTACAAAAAGATTGCAGATTATGAACAGACTGCACGTGGCTTCTTTTGGGTCCCTGAAGAAGTATCACTAACTAAAGACGCTGGCGACTTTAAAGACGCATCGGATGCAGTCAAACATATTTTCACAAGTAACGTGTTGCGCCAAACTGCGTTAGATAGTTTACAAGGTCGCGCACCAGCACAAGTGTTTACACCAGTGTGTTCTATTCCAGAAGTAGAAGCATTAATGAGTAACTGGTCGTTCTTTGAGACTAACATTCACTCTCGCAGTTACAGTCACATCATTCGTAACATCTACAATGTGCCAAAGGAAGTGTTTAATACTATCCATGATACTCAGCCTATTGTGAGTATGGCATCTAGTGTCGGCATGTACTATGACACACTACATCGTATTAATTGCCGCAAAGAGATTGGTGAAGTTATCACTGAACACGAACACATCAAAGCAATTTGGATGGCTCTACATGCAAGCTATGCACTAGAAGCATTCCGCTTCATGGTTAGCTTTGCTACAAGTTTAGCAATGGTAGAAAACAAAATCTTCATTGGCAATGGTAACATTATCAGTTTGATTCTACAAGATGAATTGCTACACAAGGGTTGGACAGCTTGGATTATCAATCAAGTTGTCAAGGAAGATCCTCGATTCGCTAGGGTAGCAGAAGAATGCCGTGAAGAAGTCTATGCATTGTACATGGACGTTATCCGTGAAGAAAAAGCATGGGCAGATTATCTATTCAAGATGGGTCCAGTTATTGGATTGAATGCAACAGTATTGAAAGATTTTGTAGACTACACAGCAAAAGGTGCACTACACGATATCGGCATTAAATACTTAGCCCCTGCACCAAAGTCTACTCCTATCCCATGGTTTAACAAGCATAGCGATACTAGCAAGAAACAAACTGCGTTACAGGAAAACGAAAGTACAAACTACGTCATTGGTGTAATGAGTGATTCATTAGACTATGACTCACTACCAAACATTTAAGGAAATATTATGAAAATAGATATGGTAGGAAAACTAAAAGAAAAGATCAAACTACAAGAAGAATTGATAGCAAATCCAGAAGCTAGTGAGTGGACAAAGCAAGCCGCCCAATCAAATCTTAAAAGCTATAAGTTTAGACTACAGGTACTAGAAAAGAGCGATATGAATAAAGCGATCAACGACATGTCGGCTATTCTTAGTCACACTCATGCGATTGATGAAAAGTATGAATGCCGCTCGGTCAAGTTCATGTACTGGCTATCAGAATTCGTTGGACGTTTCTCACCAAAAGCAGGTGAGAAAATCAGAAAGTACACCGTGAAAGAAATTCATGCGCCGGTATGTAGTATTGTATCTAGTCCACGTCAGGAATTACCTCCGATGCCAGAACACACTGATCCAAAGTGGAATGAACTTTATGCAGAGAATCAACGCCAGAAGGAAGAATTGAAACGTCTGGCTCAAATCACTGGTGACTGGCTAGATTATAAGCCAACACGAGTTGAACTATTTAAAGAACGTATACGAATTTACGTAAATAAAAAACTATCTAAGGAAATAAAATGAAAGCAATCGTATGGTCTAAGTACCACTGCCCTTACTGTGATCAAGCTAAAGCACTTTTAACACAAAAGGGCATTCAGTTTGAAGAACGTAAAATTGGTGATGGGTACACCAAAGAAGAATTATTGGAAGCAATTCCATCTGCACGTACAGTACCGCAAATCGTCATCGATGGCGAATTGGTCGGCGGATTTAATGAACTCAAAAAGAAACTAACTGAAAGCGTGTAATGACACAACTAGCACTAGAAACAAATCAAGTATATACATTCAAAATGAACTCTGGCGAAGAAATGGTAGCTAAAGTCAAAGAATCAAGTAGTAATTGGATCATCTTAGAAGAACCAGTATCTATTGCTCCTGGTCCACAAGGCATGGGTTTAGTGCCTAGTCTTTTTACTGCGGATCCAGCAGAAGAAATTAAGCTAAATACTAATAGTGTTTCTCTTGTATCTAAGACTGATGACTCAGTAAAGATGAAGTACTTGGAAGCAACTACTGGCATCAAAGTGCCAGAGAAGAAACTAATCTTAGGATAATATGGCTCAGATAAGCAGACAGAATGATGCAAACCAAGTGGGTGGCAAAATTATGAGAGGTGCTGGCACAGTGTTTGCCAATGGCATCCCTGTCGGCTTACATGTTAGTCAAATAACACCCCATGCACCATGGGGTAAGCCACATCCACCACACGATGCGGCAAAGACAACCTCTGCAAGTCCAACAGTATTTGCAGAGGGAAGTCAAGTACTTAAAGTAGGATCAGGCAATAGTTGCGGTCATAGTATCGTTGAAGGTAGCCCGAACGTTAACGTCCCATGAGCAATACTGGCAAACAAAGTCCACTAGGCGTAAATGCACTAGGGTCTGTACTACAAAACACAGGTCTAAAAATCAATCAACAAGTTCCTCAATATGTGGGAACTAGTCATACTAATGATGATTATACACCAGGTAGCATTGTTACGAATACATGCCTCAGTAAGTTAACTGATGCAATATTTCAGGCATATACCCTTGGCTTAATGTCAGATGCTACGTATGATAATCTTATTTCGATTGGTGCAACTTCTATTCCAGCATTGGGTAATAGCAAGCCGCCAACCTATACGTACACTGGTTTAATCAATACTGGAAATTCTGCAAGTCAAACAGCTAAGTGGTTGCCATATGATCATACAAACAAAGCAATCACACAACATGGCTTCATTCGCTTGATTGCATTGCAAGCATGGAACGAATTTAACTGGAACAACAATCCATCGAACTCGTCAATTGACTATAAAGAGTTTGTGTCAAGTTTTTCAATGGCACAAAGCTATGTTAACTATTCAAATAGTGCAATCAACACAGTTGTTCAGAGTTTGGGTTTCCTAAACGGCACATTCAGTAACATGGATGATTTGATTAGTGCAGACATTGCCGGTGTAAGTCTGGCAACCAATGTATTTGGACAGGACTTAGTCGCATCTGGAAAAGTAATCGACACGAAGACGATTGCATCATTTGGCATGCCATCCAATTTGTTGGCAACGATGAACAAACACAATGCAATAACTCAATCGGTGAGTGTTGCATTAATTGCCAGTGGACTTACCCCAAGTGAAGTGAATCAGATAGTGGCTGGTAAACCTGCTACCACTGAACAAGAACAAAAGATTTACGCCGCATTCTTGATAATCATTGGCGTAGACTTGATCGATGTAACAACTGGACTAAACTGCAAAACAAAAGGGTTGAATACTCTTGCAGACTTGTTGAATCCAATAATGCTATTTCCAAATAGCTATCAAACACTAACAGTGCCACTTTACAATGCACTACCTGGGCCTACAAACAGTAAGACTTACTATCCAATATATAACGCAGGTGGATTACACGCTAGTATTACTAGTCCAGCAGTAAAAGCTCAAGTAGGTACACTTAGTGTACCAGGTGCACCGTTAACATCAACTGCAACAGTAAACCCTCAAGTATTGCCAGAAGGATTTGGATCCTATTTGGTTGGAATTCTTCCAAATGATGTAGCACAAGGTGCTGGTGCATTCAGCGTGTCGATGCGCCAAATCAAGAATATAAATGCGATTCCAATTGAGAAACTTGCACAGGTTGTAGCGAACATTGAAACTACTGCTGGCCTGAATCAAGTCGCAGGTACAAATGTACCAACAGATACTACTCTTGCCACGCAAGCATTGAGTGCGATGGCATTAGGAAGTGGCCCGAATGGCTCATACACATTCAGCGATTTCTTTGGTGCTATGTCTTGCTTGCCTTATCCAGTCAGCACAATATATAGTAACATTCAGCAATTACAAACAGCTAACTTGTCAACAATATATCAGAACTTGTACGATGCAGTTATTGACAACATTACCTATTCAGATGCAGTTGTTCAAGGCTACATAGATCAAGCGAATGCAGAAATTGCCGCCATTCTAAATAGTCACCCAACTGTTTCAAACAACTTGAATACTGCATGGAATCAAGTTGGTACACAACTGACAATCGAACAACGTGCTAGATTCAATGGCATCGTTCCCGTACAAATTTCAAGTCCACCTACCGCAATGGGAGCATTCCCAACATCATTAGTTGGATTTATTGATTTAGTGCCAGCACTTGCAATAGACACTGAGCCAAATATGGGCGCACAGACGTTAGAAGCTATTAGTGATACGTCAACGCCTGGCGGTCAGAGTCTAATTGGAATGTGCAGACAAGAAAGAAACCAAGCAAGATTACAGGAAATTGGCATTCACTTAGATAACAATATCCCTGAATCGACGCCATTAGAAGTTAAGACACTATTAGCAAATGGCGCTCCTACTCCTACCACATTAGCAGTTACGTTAGCAGACCCAGCAACGGGTATGGATACAACTGTTGTGCCTGTTCCATCTGGTTATTTTGATCCAGTTGGCAACGCATTCATGGTAGCTACCATGGTAAGCACTGGAAACGTCGATGCGCCATTTGCACCAACAGGTCCTGGTGCACCATTAGACGTTGGCCAAACCGACGTTCCAGGTAGTCTCGCTGGCTCTGAATATCAGAGTCTGATTCCACCAAACCTAAGCACTGCATTTACATCAGGTGTTCTATCACCTGCTACACTAAGCGTGCCAGATGCAATAGACCAAGTCGTCCGTTGCAACTGTGATTGCTGGATGCAATAACCAATATACTTTGGTTTATCAATAAGCCATAGTATAATGCTATGGTAGAAAGGAAAAGTATGCAAATACTGAGTAACCTACCCAAGATGTTATTTTTGGGTTTAATTGCAGTAATATGTTTACTAGGAACGAGCAAAGTAAATGCTCCTCCAGCTAACAATTACGGCGAACAAGCACAGATTTCTTTGACTAAAATAGATGCAAAACAAATTGCATGTATGGCAAAGAACATATACTACGAAGCTGGTCATGAATCAATCGATGGTCAAGCCGCAGTTGCGAGAGTAGTATTGAACAGAGTACGTCACGGTTTTGGAAGTAATCCATGTCAAGTGGTATACCAAAGAACAACTATACAAGACAAGATAATTTGTCAGTTTAGTTGGGTATGCGAAGGCAAAGGAGAACCAGTCAACAACCAACGATATCAGCAAGCAAAACAGGTAGCGTATGATGTTATGGTAAACAATCGTTATGTGGATGTTGTTCCAAATTCAACGTTGTTTTTTCATAATACAAGCGTTAATCCTATTTGGCCATATTATCACGTTGCTACTATCGGCAATCACGTGTTTTACAGTAAAGTAAAACGTATAGCTCCCAAGAAAACTAAGCCGAAAAAGTTGAAATAATTCACGCAGACTGATATCATAGTAAATATCTAACAAAGGAAATCAATGAGTTATTTGTTTACAAGTGAGAGTGTTAGTGAAGGACATCCAGATAAAGTGGCAGATGCCATATCTGATGCAATTTTGGATTTAGTAATGTCAAAGGAAGACTCTGCACTACGTTGTGCATGTGAGACTCTTGTTACTACTAATCGAGTCGTGTTGGCAGGCGAATATAAAGGCATTCTACATGATGTAGAGGTCGACGCCGCTGTACGTAAAGTGATTAAGAATATTGGTTACGAACAAAAAGGCTTTAATTGGCGAACTGTTCAAGTGACCAATTTACTACATGGTCAGAGTGCAGACATTGCGTTGGGCACTGATAACTTTGGTGCAGGTGATCAAGGTCTAATGTTTGGCTACGCATGTAACGAGACAGACAATTACATGCCAAGTGCAATCTACTGGTCACATCGTATTGTTGAAGAATTAACAAGACTTCGAAAGAATGGCACAATGACATGCCTAGGACCAGATGCCAAGAGTCAAGTAACGTTTGAATATAACGACGATGGCACACCAAAACGCATCGCTAAAGTTGTATGTTCTACTCAACACACCGAAGACACTGAAATCAATTCTTTACGTTTAGCGGTAAAAGAAGTTATTCGTGCAATTTTACCACCACAATATCTAGACAATGATACTGAGTATTACATTAATCCTACTGGGCGTTTTGTTATTGGTGGTCCTGATGGTGACACTGGACTCACCGGAAGAAAAATCATTGTTGATACTTATGGTGGCTATAGTCCCCATGGCGGTGGTGCATTTAGTGGTAAAGATCCTACGAAAGTTGACCGCTCGGCGGCGTACATGATGCGCTATATTGCTAAGAACATTGTAGCAACAGGTCGTGCTAACTGGGCAACATGTCAAGTCAGTTATGCTATTGGTATGAAAGATCCAATGAGTTTCTACATTGAAACTGCCGATGCTAAACAAGCACGAGACTTAACTAAGTGGGTACAAGACAATGTAGACTTGACACCAAAAGGCATCATTGAGCGGTTTGATTTGTTCAAACCAATCTACGGTCGTACAACTAACTACGGTCACTTTGGCAAGAAAGATTTACCGTGGGAGAAGGTAGATTTATTCTAATATGTTAAGCAAGAGTCCAGCACGTGGTCAATTCAACATTGACTGTGAACTTAAACGTGTTGAAGAAGGAACAACATCTGCTGAGGAAGCTCAGGAGAGGATTGACTATTTCAAGACATGGGACCAACGTAGAGCAGAACTTGAATCAACAGTTGAATGGCAAACAGACAACATGGAATACGATTTGAGAACTACGCAATGGATTCTTGACAAAGTACGTGCAGACGATGTATATGCACAGCATTTATATGCGGCAATATGCAACAACGAATTCATTAAGAATGATGTTTGGCCTATATTGACTGACAAAACATGGAGTGCAAGTTGGCGAAGTGCTGGTGGCATCATAGCTAACATGCAACAAAAGGGTGACTACATCGACTGGTACTGTTCTGGCATCAGGGATGCAAAAGATGTAGATGATGATCAATTTAGGCAAATGACTAAAGAACAGCAAGAATACTATCTACAGTCAAAAGCGGTTGTTTCAGAGAGTGTAGTAACCGACGAGATACGCAATGATTTGTTTAAGTTAGGTTGGTTAGTAAAAGAGGATAACGATAAGGACATAATGTTATGAGTAATGAGTTAGCAAAATATTTGAATAGTCGTCGTCGCTTTCGTGACGAAACTGCTGTGAAGAAGCAAGTTAAGATTGCAAAAGCACACGGTCTTACTAACAAAGACAAAGCAGTAAAAGAGCCTCATCGTTTGGCAAAACATCACGCAATGGATTGTGGTCAACCTGGATGTATGCTTTGTGGTAATCCTCGTAAAATTTTTAAAGAGCGCACCGCACAAGAGAAACGATTGTTTCAAGATGTAGAGAAGACTACAGACAAACACAGTAATGGTTTAACGCCAACAGAAGATATTTAAAGGAGAAAACTATGTCATCAGAGACACTATTGAATTTACAAGCCGCTTTTGCGGGTGAAAGTCAAGCACATACAAAGTATCGTTACTTTGCAAAAATCGCACGAGAAGAAGGCTATGAGGATGTTGCAAAACACTTCGAGCATACCGCGGATCAAGAATTACTACATGCGTGGGGACATTTAGAATTGTTAGTTGGCAAGCCTGACACTCACACTTGTTTAGAAATGGCGATTGAAGGCGAGACACATGAGTTTGAAGTCATGTATCCTGAATTCAAAGAGAAAGCAGAATTCGAAGGCAATATTGCCGCGGCAGAAGAAGCTCGTCATCAGATTGAAGAATCAAAAGAACATGCGGCCCAATTCAAAGAAGTATTGCAGAAAGCAGAAAAGCGTTTTGCGGCACTTGCAAAAGTAGAAAAGCGCCACGCAGAAGCATATCAAAAAGTATTGGAGGGATTGTAATATGGAACACGTATGTGTAGTTTGTGGACATGTCCACGATGAAGAAACAGAAGGCAAGTGGGATGAATTGCCAGCAGATTTTCTCTGTCCAGAATGTGGCGTTGGTAAAGAAGACTACGAAGCTATTTAACGCCAATTAACATAAACCTGTCATAGCCCCAATCGCCGTACTGAATTCTCAGTGTGTCGCAGAAAAGGGCTTTTGACAGGTTATATTTTTGCTTGAACGATTCTATATCGGCACTAGCAGTTTTAATTAACCAGGGATACTCAGGATCAGTCACATCACTAGACTGAATACAAACGAGTGTCCCTGGTTTAATCGCATCAAACCACTCAGTAGTCATATGCTCACTACTACAGTTAATAATGGTATCATATGGTACTGTGATATTATTAGCATCACCTGTAATATTTTCAACTGAGCCTTCTATAACCCATTGACTACAAATCTTATCTGCAATTGATTTAACTTCAGGGTCTATATCTATGCCGTATATCTTGCCATTGTAGTTTCGACACTTTAACACCAATGCAGTAACATTATACCAACTACCCAATACTACGATATTTTCGTTTATAAGGTATGGTTCGAGTTTTTCAGCAAGCCATAACTTGCTTTTCATCTGACCATGACTGAATGCATCGTAGTTCATATGTGTCTGTCATTACTTCCTGGTGCACCATTCATTGCTTCGGCAATAAAATTGCCCCATTTAATGACTGCCTTGGATTCACCGTATTGATCAACTACATCCCCGCAGTATTTCCATAAATCAAATATGTCTTTGCCTACCATATCCCATCCGTAGTTTTTCATACGCAATTCTAAGTCACCAAACCCCATTTGCTTGTACAATACTTGCTTGAGTATGGTTATCTTATCATCTTCTCCTCTGTAATACCCTGCTGGCGCACTACGGACGATTTGTAGATGATTCTTAATGAATAAACAGTTACTTTCTAGACTATTGCCTAGCATACTGCCAATCCCGTGTATACCTCGGTCATGCATGAATCTATCGTATGACATGAATGGAATTCTATGAGGGCTTATAATCTTTTCAGTCGCCCATGGCCAACTATACTCTCCACCTAATACAGGGAATCCAGTAGCTTGTTCGAATATCCAAAAGTGTACTGCGACATGCGGATACCAAATGTTGTAAGGCACAATATAATCAGCGAACTTGCCACTCTCAAAGAAAGTAACTGCATCCAAGTCAACAAACACTTGCTCTACGTTGTGTTCTCTGCAAAATTTCTCAGCGTAATACAAGTCATGTGTATTGACTGGATAGCCACGAACCATGAATCTAGCAGTCAATGCACGAACTGGAATCTTACTGTGTAGGCAACTGCGAATTACACATTCGCTATCCATACCGCCACTGAATAAGACCTCGACAGTTTTGGTTTGTCTTATTCCTAAGTCATCAGCGATGATATCATGGATATTGGTTAAGTCTCTGGTCTCAACATCAAGTAACTCAGTAGTGAATCTTCCCATCTTTGGCCCAAAGTAGTCAGGTTCATACGTATGCTTCTTATAGTTGTTGCGACCAGCATACCAAACAGTAGGTTCTAATGTCATACTACCATGATTGTCTTTGTTTGTCCACCGTCGAGTAACATAACATCAGCGGTATGATATGATGATGCATCACTAGCTAGATACACAGCAAGCCCACCAAAGTCTTCTACTGCACCTAGACGATTAAACACTGAGTGGTTAATCATGTGTTGTCTAAACTGTTCAGGTAAGTTAGCATGTGATTCTTTTGTGTCAATAACGCCCGACATGATGCTATTGATACGAATCTTGTACTCTCCTAGCTTGCGACACAATGAATTAGTCAATCCAATCAATCCTGCTTTAGCACTTGCATATGCACTAATATATGCACTAGATCCAATTGATGTAATAGATGCAATACTAACCAATGACCCGCCGTTTCCTAGCTTAATCATGTGATTAGATGCTTCACGGAAACACAAGTATACACTAGTTAGATTCTTTTGAATATCATTCTCCCACCATTCAAGCGGGGTTAAGTCGAATGGGGCAGGACTAATTGTTGCACCACCCAAGATAGCGAAACAAGCATCTAATCTGCCATGACGCTCAACTACAGTATTCATATAGTTGACAACTGATTCTTCTACAGTGGCATCAACGTCAATATAATCACCACCAATTTTCTCAGCGGCTTTTTGATTCCATTCTGTTCTGCGTCCACCGATAACAACGGTAGCTCCTGCTTGTGCTAATGCTTCGGCTACTCCAAAGCCAATGCCTTGATTGCCGCCCACTACAGCAACTACTTTACCTGTTAAATCAAATGGTTTATACATTTATTGTTTCCTTGTTTATTAAAAGACTTTTCTTTGATGGTCCACTTAGATGTAATATCTTTGTATCGAATGGCATTCTGATTGTGTCTTTAAACATGTTGCCATTTGGATCAAGTGGTTGCCAGTTATTACTACTATCAACACAGTGGAATCTACTCACATCTTTGTTGATAACATAATTAAGTGCTATTTGGTCAATGAAGAACATTCTGAGTGGGATTCCATAATGATAATCACCCTCATACGTTAAGAAGTAATCGAGTCTACTTAGGTACAGCATCTTTTTAGCATCTGCCCATTCATTCCAAAAACTATCATCACGATTAGCCGCAACCAATCCGCAATTATAACATGGTAACTTACCAACTCCATACCATTCAGTAAGACTATTCCACCCATCATATTGTTCATCGCTCATGTATACATTGTGTGCTACTGTGGGCTTGTCACTTACAGTCATGAAGTTGCTAATAGCGGTTGGAACTAGAGGCAATATATCTGCATCTACCCATGCTACTCGGTCTGCATCTACTGATTGTGCCAACGGAGCACGTGCAAAGTTGAATTTGGTTGTATAGTTACGATGCATTGGATGCAAGAAATCAGGATATCCTAAATCTACCCAATCAACCTTCTCATTGAACTGCTCGAATGTATCACTCTTTGCTACAGTGATTTTAACCAATGGGTCATACATCTGCATCATTGCATATTGAATTTTGAAAAAATGGTAAAAGTCAACTGTATGTGCTGAAACCATTGCTAACTTCATAATGTTCCCCGTTCAATGACAACGCAACTACTTTTGCCACCAAAGCCAAAAGAATTCTTTAGGGCATACATAGTGTCAATTGTTTGCATGGTCATTGGGATATTTATTGAATGACCTATAGGGGTAATTAAATTAGCGATAGGTGGTGCTACCTGACGATTCAACGCCATGATCGTGTAGAACAACTCAAGCATACCACACGCACCCATGGTGTGTCCGATATTTGATTTGTTTGCACCTACTGTTACGTTTGGGAACATGCTACTGACAATATCATATTCGACAGTATCTCCTTGAGGTGTTCCTGTTGCATGACAATTAACGTATCCAATATCGGCACTGGACAAGTTTGCTTTTCTTAGTGCCATGTTGATAGCATTGCGTGAACCAATACCATCTGTACTCATGTCAGTTTCATGCACAGATTCAGTACCGTGACCTATTCCCTTAATAATGCCATAGATTTTATGATTGTTATTTTTAGCATTAGCTAAGGTGGTTAGCATGAATGAACAACTGCCTTCACCTAATGTGATACCATTACGATTCTCGTCAAATGGTTTGGTTAATGGATTTTCGTCAATGCATGTTGCACCCATTGATTGCATAACATACATGTCAAGAGGGTGTACGAACGAATCTACTCCAGTGACTAATGAATATGCACAGTCGTTGTCGTTTAACAAACGCACAGCATAATCTAACGAACTTATAGATGTAGTACACATGTTACTCATGGTACTTGTTGCACCCGTATACCCAAACATTCGAGTGATTGTCGATGTGATAGTATCACGCATTGCAAAGTACATTTGTCTAGGCGCAGTGCGTTTATTATTGAGTAATCTGTTCCAAGATTCTAGTTCTAAATTCTTCATAGAACTAGTCATGCCTACAATCATTGAAACATCAGTGGATGTAACATTACTGTCTTTGATACAGTCTAATATTGAATGCATGGAAAGCAAAAAGATGCGATCCATATTCTGTCTTTCTTTGTCAGTGAACTCGGCAAGTGTTATCTTGTTCAAGTCTACGCTATGAACACTATTGATTTTTGATATAGGATATTGTTCTCTATTGAATAGAACATTAGGGCTTAGTCCAACAACACCGTTGAGCATGTTGTTCCAGCATTCGTCTTTGTTGAAACCTAAACTGTCAACAATACCTACTCCAATAATGGCTATGTCTGTCATACTGTTGTCCTGTCAGTGTTGCCCTTGCCAAGCCAATATCCTTTAGCCCAGTAGTCTTCAATTTGTTTCTTGACTTCAACATCCATGTCCATTTCTTCACGTTGAAATCCAACATAGTTAGTGGTATACCATGCATATTGCCACGTGTACATTTCTTTGACTAATTTGGGATGCAAGTAGAATGACTTTTGATTTTGTCTGAATGGATCATCTAGTGGCAATCTGTCAGTATATCGTTGCATGCCAAGAATCTCATAATACAATATCTTTTCATTGCCTACATTTACTGTTGCCAAGAATGGAATATCAGGCCAACGACTTAGCCAATCTCTACTGATGTTTTCCCAACTGGTACGATTAGCAGTGTATGCACCATTGCCTTCAGGTAAAATGTATAAACGATATGGGCTCTTGCAGTACAATATGCCATTGTCATCATGCAACACATAGAAGCCACAGCATCCTACCATCTTGCCACTAACAACTAGCATATAGAACTCACTAGCAGGATGCTCTTGGAACTTTGCAATCTTAATGCCTTCTCTACTTGACATGTGTTCAGGCATGCCAGGAGTCTTTAAAAACTCATCTAGCATGTGTTCGTGTACTTCATTACCGTGTTCGAATTTAGTCCAAGCTCTCATTTGAATTTCAATACTCCATCATCTATTGGGTCTTCTAATAACATAGTCTTATCGACTACGATATTGTTTGTGTTTTGCCAAGGTAACTCAACACCTTGTCTAGGGAATTTATCTTCACTGCGTGTATAGAAGTTTGCACTCAAATCAATAAAGCCTGTGCCAGACTCAACTGTGTTTTCATCAAATGGTACAAACACTGAATAGTTGTTTTTATCCATGTAATCAAATACACGTGAATAGAATGACAGTGCTAGTTCTAACTTCAACGTCCATGACATGCTGGCATACCCAAATATATAGCCTAAGTTAGGCAAGTCTTCAATCATTGTTCCTTTGTATGCTTTTAGTTTGGTATAATCTTTGTCAACGTCATCGACTTTGATAGAGATATCTCCCATCATGCGAGTCTTGAATCCAGTTGCCATAACAATAATGTCAGCTTCAACTTCTTTGCCAGATGATAATACAACGGTGTTCACCGTAAACGATTCAATCGTGTCAGTCTCGATTGAAACTGTGCCACTATTGACAGTCTGAATGAAATCATTGTCAATAATCTTGCAGATACGCTGGTCCCATGGCATGTAGTTTGGAGTGAAGTGTTTAATATCAACAGTTGGATCCAGTTGTTTCTTAACATCGTTAATAAGCAACCGTTTCATTACTTCAGGTCTTTGTCTGCTATTGTGAAATTGATTGTGCTGTATATGAGTGCTGTACAATCTAACCTTGTCATGAATCTCTTGTGGGTCTGATAGTTCTTTACGAATGTCTTTTAACCATTCAGGGTTACGTTCTTCACTGCGTACATAGCTAGGACTACGCTGTATCATAGTCACGTGTTTTGCTGTCTTTGCAAGTTCTGGCACTAATGTGTATGCAGTAGCCCCACTGCCAATCACGACTATTTTCTTGTCTGTATAGTCTATGTCACTATCCCAGTACTGAGTATGAATGATTTTGCCTTTAAAACTATTGTGGTTCTTGATGAATGGGAAGTGTGAACGTTCGTGGTTGATGTAACCGGTAGCAAACAATACGAATTTGGCAACGAACATATCGTTGTTAGTATATAGAGTCCATTGATTGTCTTGCCATTCTAAGCCACTAGCTGTAGTGTTGAAATGGATGTGTTGTGTAATGTTGTATTCTTGGGCAGTTTCTTTGATGTAGTTGTTAATCTCTTGTCCTGTGGCATAGTAACTACCAGTCCACGGTTTGAAACTGTAACCCAGTGTAAACATGTCGCTATCTGAACGAACACCTGGGTACTTGAACACATCCCATGTGCCACCAATACTACCACGTTTCTCTACGATAGCAAAAGTTTTGTTTGGGTATTGTTTTTGGAAGTGAACTGCCGCACCAATTCCAGCAAGGCCTGCGCCAATTATTAGAAAGTCAACCTGTTTCATTCAAAGCACATAATTAGATGTATGCGTTCGCTCTTTGGTCTATCAAAACGGTGAAAGTATTTGTCACCCTCAAAATAGAACAATTCACCACTTTGCCCATTACATCTAGCAAGTTCTTTGAAATTGTCGTCGTACCATACAAGCGAACTAACTCCACCGTTCTTAATAACTAAGTGAAGTTTGTTGTCGTATTTAACAGAAAAGTCTTTGTGTATTTTAATTCTATGGCCTTCGCCACACACACTGAATGCAACCTTCAGGACTTTGCGACCCATTTTTTCTTCCATGGCCCCGATGAATTCTTTGAAGGTCTCATTACCAGGCGCATCATCTACCACAGCGATGATATCAATTACCCCTCGTCTAACTGATTCAATGACCTTGTAAATCTTCAAGGGATGCATATCATATATCAAGTCAACTGTGCGTTCACCATCGCCATACCACGACAATGCGTCCATGTCCAATGGTACGCTTTTGTCAAACAAGTATTTCATGTGGAATGTGTAATACACATTCTCAGACAATGGATAACTATTACGAATCTCTTGAGGAAAAATACTGTCTAGATATTTGTGCAACTCAAGTACAATTTGTTCGTCAACGCTACCATGACTTTGATAGCAATCAGTCATACTTGGGTGTTTCCCAATCTTCCCAAGTCATGGCTTGATTCCATTCTTCGAAACCTAGTTCTTCTAATACATTGTATTCTTCAACACAGATACGGAATTGAACTCGGTCATCGTCGCCATCGTTACGTGCAAAATGTTCTAGTCCTGAGTTAACAGCATAGATGTAACCTGGTTCGAAGTTGAATACTGTCCATGGATCAGTCTTAGACTTTCTGAAACCCATTACCGCTTTGTCATTGTGAATAACTGGGATTTGGAATCGAACGATAAAATCAGGACCAGTGTCAACGTGGGGACTCAAGAATTGGTGCGGCATAACTCTGACTAAAGCACTACGACGAACACTATAGCCTTTGTTACTGAACCAATCGTTTAGTTCTTTAAAGATACCAACGTTCAACTCAGTTGGCTTGTCAAACACACGCTCGTCTAGTCCTGGATCCCAGTACTCACTGACCCAAGGATTCATGTAGCCACGATAGCGATTTAGTGGACTGATAACACGACGATGGCCGCCATTGTCAGCTACCCATTGCTTGGCTTTGTCATTCATTTCAAAGAACGATGCAACGTTGTACTCAAACTTTTCACCAGTCGTGCCTTGCATATCGATGCCATCATTCGAATAGACTGAGTACTTGCCTTCTTCGCCTGCGTCAAGTGCGGCGAATGTTGAATCATTGTCAACTCTACGGCGTTCTTCTTTTGGTTTAGCAATCAAATCTAGTGTTTCTTTTTGCAATTGTGCTAGTGATGCTGGCAATGGAATACGCATGACCATTGGCGTGTTTTTGTGTGAAATTCGTTTAGTACTCATAGTGTGTCCTTTATTCTTTGTGCTAGCCTATCTGCTAATGCATGTAACTCTTTGTCATCATACCACCACCACGGGGTATCAGGATCTAAATTGTGATCAATATAATACTGAACTAGCCTGTGATGAAATAGATAACATACTTTCTCTAATTTATCATAGTTCTTTATGTCAGGAACGAAGGTATAGCTATCTGGCACTTGATGGAAGTCAAACAAACTGTAATAATCTGGTGGATTCTTACATTGATTCTCATAATACTTATCACTCAAGGAACAAGTATAGTGGTCTTTGCCTTTAGGTTTGCCAATTATCATTTTAAGGTTGCCAGTTTCAACTTTGCTAACAACTTGATAAACGAGTAGCCTGGGTCGTACTCGGTATCGCTACCAAAATTAGCACTGCTTGGTCTAGCGTGATGATTGTTATGATAGCTTTCACCGTTTGTGATCCAAGAGAACCAACGAATGTTTGTTGAATTGTCTTTAGTCTCGTGATTGCGATATCCACGAACATGGCATAGTGTGTTGACGATGCCTGCTGACATTGCCCATGAGAACATTACAGGGAACAAGTAAGCATATACGATAGCGAATGGACTAATGACATACAACATTAGAACATATGCGGCAATAACGAACCAATAGTACTTGTGTAAGAACAATTGCAATGGCTCTTTAGCTAAACGGATAGCTAGCTTAGTAGAGTCAACTGGGCTATGTGGATACATAGGCATGAACCAAGTCTTCCAGAAGCCAAAGCGTGGACTGTGAACGTCTTTATCACTATCTGAATACTTGTGATGTGTTGTGTGCAGTGCAACCCAGTACAATGAACTGCCATTAGTAGCTAATGTGCCTAAGATTGTCATCACCACTTTAGTGATTGGACCTGTGCTGAACGAATTATGAGTTAACAAACGATGGAATGTAACTGCAACACCAACGTGATATAACAAGAAACACATGATACTGGCAATAATCCATTGTCCAATAGTAGCATACATGAACATCAATGGAATGGAGGCATAACTCAGTAACTGAATTGCAAAAAGAATATGATTGTCTAATTTAGTTTGTTCATGTCTCATTTTATTCTCAATATTTGTTTTTTTAATCGTTCTGGTAGCACATCCAATTGCTCTAAGAACTCTGCCATTTCCACACGCTCATTCATTGAAGCATTCGCTAACCAGGTATGATGTAGACTCAAACACGCATAGTTTTCATTGTTGCGTAATCTATCAAACCCACTCTTGTATGCATCTTGTTCCCATTCTGAATGATGATAGAATACAGATTTACTAGTAACATCGCCTGGAAGATGGAAGTCAGGTTCAGTGTCTAGTAGTCCATATTTTTCTGCTACCATACTGTATAGCAAAAAGTCACCATGCCATATAACCTTGTCGTCGATTGGTACGTCTACAAACACGTTATTCTTTTTGATCATAGCTGACAACTCAGACATTACTTTTTCACGCACTACGAATGGCGTGATAATGTTCATAGTCTTTTTAATTGCTGGTAAATTATAGTACTTTACATAGCAATCTCTGGCAGACAGAATGTAGTTGATAGTTAAATCAAAGTCAGGATCATCTGGCTTCTGCTCAGTGTCGGGTAAGTATCCAAACACACCAGGTCCTTCATGAGTCCATGTGCCAACGTCAGTGTCACGCACAAATATGTTTTTAGAATCAAAAACAACGTAATCCTTTTTGATCCAATCTACTGCACGTATCTTCCATATCTGTTGAACGATCCAACCATTCAAGTCACCAAATGATTCTATGTCATCGGTGAAGACAATTTCTAGTTCATGCCTTGTGTAATATGGCTCTAGCATTTCCATCCAGTCTTGGCGTGAGCGTTTTGACTGATTTACGAAAACCCAATGCTTACATGGTGCCAAAAAACGTTGAATGCTTTTGGCGTGAGACTCCATGATATCGAAGTCGCGGTCGCATGTAATAGTCAGTATGTCCATGTTGATATTTATTCTGAAGGAACCTTGTCTATAAATACTGGATGGGTAAAAATGTACTAGTGACAGGTGGAGCAGGATTCATTGGTCATCATCTAATAAAACAACTATTGTCGAGAGGCTACCAGGTGACTAGTCTGGATAGACTGGATTTTTCTGGCAATCTGAATAGATTAGTCGAAATACGCGATGAGTTAGATCCAGTAAATCATAATCTTAGAGTAATCTACCATGATCTTCGTGCAGAAATTAATCCTCAGCTAGCCAAACAACTAGGCAACGTTGACTATATTATTCACCTAGCCGCGGGTAGTCACGTTGACAGAAGCATACAAAATCCAGTTCAATTCATTCAAGACAACGTGGTAGGCACATGTAACCTATTGGAATATGCAAGGCATCATCTTCCTAATCTAGAAAAGTTCATCTATTTTGGGACGGATGAGATTTTTGGAAGTGCTCCAGCTGGTGTAAATTTCAACGAATACGACAGATATAACAGTCGTAGTCCATATAGTGCAAGTAAGGCCGCGGCAGAAGAACTGTGCGTAGCATATGAGAATACGTATGGCATGCCAATATACTGCCTACACGTTATGAACACGTTCGGCGAGAGACAGAATCCAGAAAAGTTCATTGGTTTAGTGATGAATAAGTTATCGAACGATGAAGTTGTTACAATTCATGGCGATAGTACTGGCACAGTGAGTGGACTACGTCATTGGATCTATGTAGAAGACGTGGCTCTAGCCACATTGTTCATTATGAATCTGCCACACAAGCAGTTTTCATTGCCATCCAACACAGAAGGCATCACCTGTCCTAAATTCAACATCACAGCAAATGAGGAATTTAGTAATCTAGCAGTTGCCAAAATGATTGCTACAGTGATGAACAAGACGCTACAATATCAAATCACTGGAAATGATAGTCAACGACCTGGTCATGATTTTCGCTACAGTTTGTCAGGAGAGTATCTGGCATCGTTGGGTTGGAAACCAAAGTACACATTTCAAGATAAACTTCGTGATGTTGTAGAGTGGACAATGAAGAATCAACGATGGTTGTTGTGAAGATGTCCAAAAAAGTTTGACAACAACTCAAAACAGATATATACTACACACATTGCTTGAGAAATCGAGCAAAAAAGAATTTTGAAGTTTTGGACAAGTTAACGAAAAAAGTTGTTGACAACTAATCGAAAACAAGTTATACTTCACTCATACGTTGCAAAAACAACAAAAAACCAGTCTTAAATGACTAAATTTTTAATCAGAGATAAATAAACTTACTATGAAAAACATAATGTGTCAAACCGCTAAACATACAGGGCTAAATGCTTTCGCATTGCAACAGCCGGTATGGGCTACGTTTGGTACATCAGGCTTATCTAGTATTCGCGGATCAGAGAGCAATTATGATGCGAGAACACCAGAGAGTTTCATAGAAGGAGACGGTTACGCTTAAAGTAACACTCCAAAAAGATTATGAAACCTCTGGATTAAAAACCCAGAGGTTTTTTGTTTTGAATGTAGCAAAAATACAACAGAACAAAAAGAAAGATTGATAAAAATTGAAGGATGAAATAAGATTAAGTTCTTCTGACAAAGATAACTGGTTAAAGAACCATACTCTGTCAAAAGAACAAGTTAGAATTCTCATGCGAAACAAGTATGAGAGAGCGAAAAAGGATCAGGAAAAGTTAGCTAGTTTGAAAAAGCTAGTAAACTATGCTGATTAACAGTGTTGAATAAGAGCGTAAGCCCAGGAAACGAGGTCCTGAAAGAACACTATAATAAACTTTGAACGGGCGGACAGTTGGATGAAACCGTGGGCGAGAACCCGGGAGTACAAATAACTGGCTAGAGCATTGACTCTAGCATAGCATCGCAAGATGCTATTCACTAGTATCATAGGATGAACACTGCATTTCGCCTCCTGACGGCCTTATGTCCTGTATACTAATGAATAGCGTTTTTTGTTGGGGTATAGCTTAGTCTGGCCTAAAGCTACGGTCTTTGAAATCGTGAACACTGGTTCGAATCCAGTTACCTCTGCCAACTTATTTTGAGTAAGCTAAACGCTTTAAGTTATCGAGTTTCTGGTCATAACGTTGACCCCAACTCATAACAGCGTTTTTCAAACGTGCAAAGTATGAGCCTAAGAAACCTTCCTTAAGTGGTTCAATTTTCAATGATGGTTCTTTCTGAGTAACAGTAACCATTTGTTTCTTAAGACCTTCTAGGACGTTAATCAACTCTGGAGTCAAGTGATTAGTAAGTTCATTCAGAATGTCCTTGTACTTAGGAGTTTCTGTAGCTTTTGGATTCTTGCTTAGAGTAAGAATAAAACTCATAGTTTCAACGATGCGTGTTTTTACAGCATCTTCGGCATCAAACAAATCATTGATGTTTTCACGAGTTTCTTGTTTGACTTCTTCCTCTAAGGCCTTGACCTCATCTTTTAATTCTTTGATGCGGTTGACTTTTTGAGCAAGTTTAGTATAAGATTGACTCTTATAACTTTGAAGTCTAGCAATGACTTTATCTTCTGCGTCTTGATATTCTAGATCAGGGTTACGACCCTCGCATAGATTCATTAGTTGGCGTAGTTTTTGTGTATTCATAATAGTATTTATCAATCTGGGTGTAGGATAATGGAAGTCGGCGAGTCTTGGATACTCGAGGAGCAAGTTCGATTCTTGCCACCCAGACCAAACAATTTAATGGAGCCCTTTCCCGCTTGCGGTCTGTAAAATCGTAGCCATAATAAGGTGGGTGGTGGCAAGAGGTTCGATTCCTTAGGGTTCCACCAAGTTTATGTAGACCAACTAACTGTGATACGGGCGGATATTAATGCCCGGTAGCGTCTATTCAAGTTAGTGCTTATATGAGTAGTCAATGCTGTGGTGGCAACGATGGAAGTATAAGACAGTCCACTCAACGTGAGATACGTAGGTCAGCACTTACCAGCTGACTTGGAGTGCGGTGTGATACCGACGGTGGACGCCATACAATTGGGGGCAGTAGCGGGCTACGGGTGATCCTTGCAAGATCGCTGTCTAGAAGGGTTCAACTCCCTCGGCTTCCACCAAATTATACCCTGTTCGCCAAGTTGGTAAGGCATCGGATTTTGATTCCGACATGCGGTGGTTCGAGTCCATCACGGGGTGCCAGTATTTCTGGCCAGAAAGAAGACAACGTTGCTCTACTCCCGTCCGGAGCAACTTGCGAGATCGGGCACTACGGTCGTTGCGTAAAAGTCGTAGCACGGGAACGAATTAATATCCTGTTAGTTTATCGGTAAGAACGATGGCCTTTCAAGTCATAAAGACGGGTTCGATTCCCGTACAGGATGCCAGTTTTAGGATAGTTACAGCAAACAATACGCATGTGAACGGTTCACAATTTGACTTCTAATCAAACCTTGGGGGTTCAATTCCCCCTGCAAAACAACTATCCTGTTATATTATGCCGCCGTAACTCAGTGGATTAGAGTACTTCGCTACGAACGAAGGAGTCAGGAGTTCGAATCTCTTCGGTGGCGCCATTATTCATTAATCTATAAATACTAGTATCGGAGACGAACTATGATTTTACCATGGATTTATGATTACAATACAAAGAAATTGACATTAACAGTCAATAAAGAATTATCTTATGAAGCACTTGATGGCGGCGATAGTGGCTATATTAAAGTGTTTAAAGGTGTGACTACTACCATCGATAGGGATGAAGATTGGACACGCGAGAAATACTGGATCAGTGAGAATTACCAAGACTTGTTCGGTGAATTCAAAACTCAGCATGGCGAGTTCATGGAGTTGCCTAACGGCGATAAAACTGAGTTAGACAACGGTGCATGCCCTGATGGCACAAGGTTAGATCATCTACAGCGACCTACTGCTGTAATGACATGCTTAGACATGGCAGAAATATTTGTTGATGGTCCTAGAGTGTATGAAACACCTGATCGTGGCTTGACAATTTATTTTCGTCCTGGTATCAAAGCAGAATACACTAACTACATTGCATCAGGTGTAGACAATGGCACCGGTTATTGGAGAGAAGTTCCTCAGCCATGTCATATGCAACCTAAAATTCAAGGTAGAGGACTTAGTTCTTATACACAATTAGAGTTAGCAGGATGCCCAAAAAGCATCATTGCTATGTGCAAGAAAGGCGAGTGGTTAGAACCTGAAAGACCAGACTTGCAAAAACTGTATGTTTATCCTAAAAAGTAAACATACTTGCAACACATTACAAACCCTGATCCTCTCAGGGTTTTTTGTTTTTAGGATGCATTCAGCAATTAAAAAAACTTTTATTGGTAAAAAGCAAAAACGCATCCTGTTTTATTTCTCCTAAGTTTACTTAGGTGTGGCCGTGTCGGAATTGGTAGACGACCCTGACTGTGACTCAGGTTTTTGTGGGTTCAAGTCCCACCGGTCACCCCTAAGTGAATTTGCTGTTATAGCTCTAGTGGTAGAGCGCATCCTTGGTAAGGATGAGGTCACGTGTTCGAATCACGTTAACAGCACCAATCAATTTATGTACGGATGCCCGAGCGGCCTAAGGGGACTGATTGCAAACCAGTTATTCGTGAGTTCAAATCTCACTCCGTATTCCAGTTTTTATGCGTGGTTAGTTTAACGGTAAAATCAAACGTTGCCAACGTTTAGTCAAGGGTTCAACTCCCTTACCCCGCACCAATTTATCGCCGCTGTCGTCTAATGGATCAGGACACTTATAAAAAGTGACTCTGTACAGAGTACGTTCAGCATATAAAAATTCCATGTCAAGGAAGAGATGGGGGTTCGAATCCCTCCGGCGGCGCCAATTTTAGGATACATACAGCAAACTACATCAAACGATGTGTCGTTGGTTCGATTCCAACATTTCGCTTCATGCGAGATTAGCTCAATTGGTAGAGCATTCGTCAAGAATGTATCCTGTTTTATTTGCTCTTTTAATCATAATGGTAGTGGACTAGTTTTGTAATCTAGGGGTGGCAGTTCGATTCTGTCAAGGAGCACCATACAATGGATGTGTAGCACAGCGGCTAGTGCATCTCCTTCATACGGAGCAGGTCGGTGGTTCGAATCCACTCACATCTACCAAACAATGCCCGGTTAGCTCAACGGAAGAGCAATCGACTGATAATCGATAGACGCAAGTTCAATTCTTGCACTGGGTACCAACAATTAATTGCCTCTATAACTCAGTGGTAGAGTATCATCTTGATAAGGTGGGAGTCCCTGGTTCGAGCCCAGGTGGAGGCACCAAGAATTATTCCCCAGTAGCACAGCGGTAGTTGCGCCTGACTGTTAATCAGGATGTCGGTGGTTCGATCCCATCCTGGGGAGCCAAAAACTAAAGAATGAGCGAGGTTCGATAAATATATTAAAGGAATTTAATATGTTTTGCCTCAAATGTAATAGTGAACATGATGGATCATATGGATCAGGAAAGTATTGTTGTAGACCGTGTGCTAACTCTAGAGTTAGATCCGATGAAACGAAACGAAAAATAGCCAACTCGGTTAAAGAAGGAATTGCTTCTGGTTCAATTAAGCAAACCAGTACCAAAGGAAAGAAACTTAAGCCGAGAACAGCAGAACATTCTGCCAAAATATCAGAGGCTAGAATAGCTTATTGGGATAAAGTTGGAAGAAAAACGAAAGACGAATCTGCAAAATTAAATGTGTTGAATGTACAAAACTATAGAGCGAGAAAGTACAACGCAACACCTGATTACGTTGATAGTCAGTTAATTCGAAAAATTTACGAGAGTTGTCCAACTGGATACGAAGTCGACCATATTGTGCCATTGGCATGCGGAGGTCTACATCATCCTGATAACTTTCAGTATCTTCCTGCATTGGAAAATCGCAGAAAGAACAAAACTCAAAATTACGACAAATCACTAGTCATTCGTTGGCAAGATGTTGTAAAATGATTTATACCGTAGAGTTCACCTAGGGGTGATACTTCACTGTCTATGAAGACGCGGCGGGTTCGATTCCCGTCTACGGTGCCAATTTTATTTCGTTATAGTGTAGAGGAAGGTAGAGTAGTATTGAGTATGCTATTAATAAGGCAACTAGTAAAACAAAGTAGATAACAATCGCGTAGGCTTTAAAACCAAACACTGTGAGTCCGGGAAGTGCGGAACAGGTCGAAATGTGAGAAAAGTGAGATAAACTAGCAGAGGGGATACGAGGGTAACTTTGGGAAACACGGTGGCACCCAGCATACGCGATTTGAAGCCACTATCGCAAGTTCGAGTCTTGCTAACGAAGCCAGTTTTGTGTGTTTCGTATAAATGTTTAGGGCATCATTACAAGAGGCCTAAAAACCTCCTGATGTAGGTTCGAATCCTACAACACACATTCGAGTTATGGTAGGCGGCGCCCGGGCCTTACTGGTTACATGTGCCAGGAAAGCCTACCACCAATTTTTGAGATAGACGTAGAAGTAGAGTCCCTTGTGCGCTAGGTCCCTATTCTTGTGACTGACACGCCAGTAGCAGTACAAGGTTGCTAAACTCCTTCATACGAGACAATCCAGTGAGTCCTTGAGAAAGATAGTTGGGCGCTCAAAAACCTACAATGGAGGAAGCATGAAGTTTGAAATCGACATGAATTCATTATGTGATGTTAAGATTGAAAAAGAGTGGGGAATGTATGATCACATTCCAGTAAACGAACTAACACCAGATCAATTGATTAAGATTATCAAGGGCGAGGATCGATGTAAGTCATTGTCACATGATGATCATCCAGAGTTCAAAGAACTACGAAACGAATTAGAAGCAAAAGGCTTCATTAAATGCCAACGTGGTTGGTGGAACGGTGATAGAGTATTGAAGCCATTCATATTGAATGGAGCAAGATTCTGGAAAGATGAAAAGTTTTGTTCTGGCGCCGCAATCAAGTGGGACGTAGAACACAAGCAAAAAGATAAAAGATATAAAACAATTTAATGTGTCCTGAGCTAGTGTGGTCATTCAGCGCCGGTCTGAAAAATCGGAGAAGTTGGTTCGATTCCAACAGGACACACCAAATAAGATAAATATATGTACTATGCGTATATTTGAATTTGTTAATGAAGAAGTGGTCGATGAAGCCATAAGTATGACCAAGTATGAAGAAGACTTGTCAAGGGCTGTTAAAGACGGCATTATTAATGGCGTGTCTGCATTGGAAAAGTCATTCATGAACAATCCAAACTTGCAAGAAATCTTAAACGACGATAACCTAAGTGATCGTTATGTACGTGAGTTCATGCAACGTGAAGGTAATGAAAAGATTGAAAAAGGTATTACCAAACAAATGAAACTTACCTTGGAAAAGATCCTTGGTAAAGACGCAATATCTAAGTTCAGATTTGGTACCATGAAGGGCATGGGCGGTTACGCACAGGGTTCTAACATGGTTATTAATCGTGCTTACTTGCCAGCAATTGCTCGTACAATCATGAATCGTTTTAGCATTTATTTGTATGACAATTATGAGGCAGGCGATAGAACAAAGGGCATGAGTTTCTTGTTCAAGATGTTGAAATCTAATGACAGAGAAATTCTTAATGTACTTTTGAAAGACATGGACAGTGCAATCGACAAGATTGTATCAATTGTAGTTCACGAGGCAGTACACTTAGTTCAACACAAGCAACAGGCACATAGACCACTAGGCAAGACTGAATATCGTAGCTACTTAGATAAAACTAAGGGTGAGTTCTACAGCGCCGCACAAAAGGCTGTAAAGTCTAAGAACAAAGATCGTTACTACGACTTGTATTATGCTAGTCCACAAGAAATTGCCGCATTTGCACATCAAATGGCATTAGACGTTATTAAAGCAAATGGCTTAGATAAAGTTGAAAGACTACAAGATATTCCTCGCATTGAAAGTGAAGATATCATTTCTTACATAAACAATAGAATCAGCAATAGATTCGCCGAACCGCGCAACCCACAAGAAGTGCAGGTTCGTAGACGATACCTAAAATTAGTGTATCAAGAAGTCCACCGATATATTGAGCATCTACATGAATTGCTCAATCCATCCCGTGGCGTCAAAAAATAAAGGAAAGTAATGCAGGCGCGTTGGTGTGCCGACCAGCCTTGAAAACTGGGTTCTCCTAACGGGGATGGGGTTCGACTCCTCTGCTTTCCGCCAAGATAATGCCTCTGTAGCTTAATGGTAAAGAAGGGAGCTTATACCTCCCCAAAGCAGTGGCTAGATAAGCCACAGTGTGCAGGTTCGAGTCCTGCCAGAGGCACCAAATATAGAGAGTTGCCCGAGAGGCTTAAGGGCGCATCTTGGAAAGGTGATGGTCGCTAGCGCGGCACAAGGGTTCGAATCCCTTACTCTCTGCCAGTGTTTAAATCCTTTTGTGGTTTAAGGTAAAGCGGATCCATAGTAAAAGCAAAACCTAAAACAACTTGCCGCAACGCTAGGGACAAGGACAACCTGGCACTAATATATGCCCCGGTGGTGGAATTGGTAGACACGCAACGTTGAGGTCGTTGTATCTGTGGGTTCGAGTCCCATCTGGGGTACCAAGAAGGAGAATGATATGAAAACAACTTATTTCGAAAATGTCAGAAACAAGGAAAAGTTCTTCTGTAAAAACATGAAGGACATTCAAAAGATTGATGGCGTAGATTATCTGCGCGTATTCAGAATGGGTACTCAACGTGATTGTCTAGTGAAGCTAGATAGCTTGCGTAAGATACCAGAACAAAAATAATGGCCTCGTAGCTCAGATGGTAGAGCAGTGGATTGAAAATCCATGTGTCGGTGGTTCGATCCCGCCCGAGGCCACCAAGTTTGACAAATAATGGTGTTTGTCATATAATCATTAACATGGGTCGTTAGCTCAGTGGAAGAGTTCTGGTCTTCGAAACCAGCAGTCACAAGTTCGAATCTTGTACGACCCTCCAAAGGAACATTAAATAAATGTAGACAGTAACACAAAGGAGAAAAGCATGGCTGTTCTAGCACTAGATATTTCAGGAGTTCCCCGGCAATGGATCTCAAACGATGACGCAATTGCATATCACGCAACTGACTCCGTAGCATGGTCTATGGGTGAAATTGTTGCGAAGTATCGTGGTGGCGTACAACGTGACGGATCACTAAGCTACCTAGAATCTCCTTCTATTATTGCTATCAAGGGTCATGGTTATAACCCACATCGTCACGCACATGTTGCATTGACTAACAAGACATTGTTTGGTCGTGACCGGTATGTTTGTGCATACTGTGGTGGACATTTCCCTAACTATCACAATCTAAGCCGTGACCACATTGTACCTCGGTACCATGGCGGCGACAACACTTGGATGAACGTAGTTACTGCATGTAAGGAATGTAACTCTAAGAAGGGTCATAAGTCTTTGAAAGAAGCACGTATGGAACTACTTTATGTTCCTTATGAACCTAACCACTATGAAAACATGATTCTGCAACAACGAACAATTCTTGCAGACCAAATGGAATACTTGATGGCAGGTGTGCCAAAGCATTCTAGAATCTTGCTTTCGTAGGAAGATATCATGGCAAGACTTGACAAAAAAGTTTTGCTGTGATATACTCACTATAAATAAAATTATGCCCTTGTAGCAGAGTGGTAATGCATCCGCCTTGTAAGCGGAGGATCAGGTGTTCGATTCACCTCGAGGGCACCACATTTATTCTCCTATAGCTCAGTTGGTAGAGCGTTTGACTGTTAATCAAAATGTCCGTGGTTCGAGCCCACGTAGGGGAGCCAAACAAAAAAGTCAAGAAACTAAAAATCTCTTGACTTTTTCTTTTTATTGTGATATGCTATCAGTTATCTGGCGTTCGTTCAACGGATAGGACATCATTCTTCTAAAGTGATTATAGTGGTTCGATTCCACTACGCCGGACCACTTAAGCTAGTAACGTTGATACATCTTCATTGAAGATGATCATTAACACATCTGCTAGTTTTGTGAAGTTGGTTGTTTCAATGGTGTGAGTTGTATTCGCACTAATCACAATAGGTGATGTAAGTGGCAATGCATTTGCTAGTGTGCAGTCTTGGTCCATGTAGCAAGAGTCAGTTGGATTAAATACTGCGCCAGGAGCAACGTCAAAAATCTTAACCACTGTTGATTCACAATCTTCCAATGGAATAAGCATAAATGCAGAATCATAGCAATGATTAAACATTTGACTGCCATTGATTGTCAAATGCCCCACGAATTTTGCGGTTAATCCGGTAAACGTAGTGTTGAGTGTAGTGTTGGCAAGATCAGTCAAATTTAACACGTGAAATGCATGGATATGATGATCGTTATCCTCAACATCGATTGAAGATTTCAAATATGTCATGATTTCAGTTGCTAGAGTTGAGCTATCAATGCTTAATGTTGCGTACTTTTTCATTTTGGGGTTCCTTTTAACTATTTATCAAAATATTTTAGGAAACGCTTGACACTAAATAAAAACTCGCATACAATACGTGTATCGATTGAGAAATCAATCACTGTTCTTTAACAATTTGTCAGACTATTTCTAAGTGTCTTATCGTCTAGGGGCTTAGGACGCAAGGGCCCACACAGTGAAGTCATAGTAACTGTATGGTGGGAATCGCCAGTGAAACGATGGTTCGAATCCATCTAAAATACTTAAAAATAGTTTGACAATGATTCAAACATGTTATACAATACATGTATTGACGCTGAGAAATCAGCACTGTTCTTTAAAAAAACAACCAACATATACACTGCTGTGAAGCAGTCACTATATGTAAGCACATTAGTTTGAAAGTCTGGGTAAGTGACTTGGCTAACGCCGATATCGACCGCCCGGTTAGTATTGCTTTTGTGTTTACATATAGTGAATAACTATGCTCCGTTCGTCTATCGGTTTAGGACACCAGCCTTTCACGTTGGTAAGATGGGTTCGATTCCCATACGGAGTACCAAGTTTTTGAAATATATTAGCTCACAAGCAACCGCAGGACTTGTGTTAAAAAGATGCGGAGTTGGGACGACTTATACTAAGTCCTGTGTTCAATCACAACAACAGTAGATCGCTAGTATGTTTCTTTTTGCCCTTGTGATGGAATTGGTATACGTGCTTGACTCAAAATCAAGATTCTGCGGGTTCGAGTCCCGCTGGGGGCACCAAGTTTATTTTTAGATTTCATATCTAACTTTTCATAAATACTGTATGAAACAAAAACATAGTACAGAAAAGTTTACAGATACTGAATTGATAGAACAGTATAACATTACGCCAGTCTTGAGCAAGTTAGCACATTATTTTAATGTGCCAGATGTTACAGTTTGGCGTAGAGCAAAAAGATTAGGTTTAGATTTTAAGATAGGTGGTGGTGCAAAGAAGATAGAGTTGAATGAAATTCTAGAAGGATTGCATCCTACATATCAAACACTAAAACTGAAAAAGCGTTTGTTAAAAGAAAAAATATTAGATAACAAATGCTCGTCGTGTGGATTAGAAGAATGGATGGGAAAAGAAATTTCTCTACATTTAGATCACATAGACGGCGATAATCACAATCACAAGTTTAAAAACTTAAGATTACTCTGTCCCAATTGTCATTCACAGACTGACACTTGGTGTGGCAAAAACAAATAATGGATGTGTAGGAAAATTGGTAACCCCAGCGGGCTGTAAACCCGCCGCCCGAAAGGCACTGCTGGTTCAACTCCAGCCGCATCCACCAAGATAAACATTGAATTATCAGTAGAATGCCTATCTATGAATCCGAGCATGGGGTGATAGGTAATGCGACTGAGACAGATGGCACCGTGTCTTTCAATGGTAAAACGTCAACGGTGATGAATTTATAGGCTTTAGAGTGATTGGAAATCCTAACTCTACAACATAGAGTTGTTGCGTGGTTTGAATCCGCGATAGCCCACCATTTACGCTTCGTTAGCTCAGTTGGTTAGATCGCTTGCCTGTCACGCAAGAGGCCAGGGGTTCGAGTCCCCTACGAGGCGCCAGTAATATGCGGGTGTGATGAAATAGGTAGACGTAACGGACTTAAAATCCGTCGGTGGAGACACCGTGCCGGTTCGATTCCGGCCACCCGCACCATATTATAGTATACTCTTGTCATATATAGAGGCCCCAGCTTGCCGGGTCTAGTATGTTTTGAATTCGAAAGAGTTGATACTAGATAGTGCTACATTTCACAGGTTCGAAACTGTGGTTCAAGATGTACCATGAAGTTACAGTGCTTGACATGCATTGGGAGTGTATTATAATATGGTTTTAGATTATGGGCCTATAGCTCAGTTGGTTAGAGCAGGGAACTCATAATTCCTTGGCCACAGGTTCGAGTCCTGTTGGGCCCACCAAAAATCATAAATTAGTGTATTCATTTAATAAACTTTGAATTTATATATCTTATTTGCCAGACTTTGGTGATATTAGGGTCCGGAACTTAATATCACTGTGATACTAATATATTAGAGGATAGTATCTTGTTGCAGTCTGCCAGCTGAATACACTATTTTATGATTTTTAATCAGATATTTTACGGAGCATTGGCCGACCGGTTAAGGCAATGGATTGCTAATCCATCATTTCGAAAGAGGTGAGTAGGTTCGATTCCTACATGCTCCGCCAACAAAATATGGACAGGTGACAGAGCGATTATGTGGCGGATTGCAAATCCGTTCTAGGTAGGTTTGATTCCTATCCTGTCCTCCAGAGCAAATAGTAGCACTGTTTTGATGCAAGGCTACTCAACGGTTGTAAGTGACGATGGGTGCTATCGGAACTTCCACAAATTAACAAAGGAGAATGAAATGAGTTTGTATAACATGATGTTTGGCACTAACCCTAACTCGGATCAACTCCTGAGTCTGTTAGATAAAACAAAAGGTGACTTCGGTCGCTTTCGTGATGTTTATGTAGAAGATGGTCACATTGTTGTTCACACACGTAATGGTGGTGGCAATCGTGAAGACTATGAAGATGTATTTGATGAAATGTCAAGTCATCCATGGTACGTTCGTGATGAAGATGATTCATTCGACTGCACCTACGCAAACATCTATTTCAAGATTCCAGAAGATGCAGTTAAGACTTATGTTGCCTTGCTAGATCAAGGTCATAATCCAACTGAATCTTGGGATAATATTTTAAAAGCACTTAAATCTTAAAAAGGTAAATGACATGAAACGTTCAGGTAAACGATAGTGTCATCTTTGACCCCCGTATGGTCTCAGATGGCACGTAAAAGAAAATTTCTTACGATCCATCCCAGAGAAACTTTGAAGGTGAAGTCCGGCCTCTTAAGCCGAGAGAACTGAGTTCGAATCTCAGCACTGGGACCATATGGGGGTATAATTCAACGGCTAGAATATCCGGCTTTTAACCGGTCTATCAGGGTTCGATTCCCTGTGCCCCTACCATATAAAAACACATTGCTTGAGTACAGTGACGAGCAGGATGCGTAATCCTGTGATATAATCGTGCTTCGTAAGCGAGGTTGTCTAGACTGGAAAGAGAAACGACAGTGTGTTTCTATATGGTATTAAAAAATAGGGCAACGTGAAGGCCCTAGTGTATAAGCCTCTTGTAGTCAACTTATACATAAAAGGTGTGCCGGATCACCACAACTCTTGGCAGTTATCGGACTAAACTGTCACCATATGCAAGCACAATAGAGTCACTGGTCAAGTCCAGTCAAGTTGTAGTTTAGTGAAAAACGCTAGTGTGTTTACATATGGTATAAATATTTTAATGGAAACGTGGTCGAGTGGTCTATGGCTCCGGTCTTGAAAACCGGCGATCTTTCAAAGGGTCCGTGAGTTCGAATCTCACCGTTTCCGCCAAGTTTTAGGATGCGTCCAGCAACATCTTATAATTCAACTTTTAATTGAAAAATAAGCATCCTGTTTTATATATCTCGGTAGTTCAATTGGCAGAGCAACGGTCTCCAAAACCGTAAGTTGGGGGTTCAAATCCCTCCCGGGATGCCAGATTATTTGTATTGAGGAAACTGATCGTCTAATTTAAACGTCTGTTTCTTTAATAGTTCATCAATAACAAATTCAGGTAAGTTCTCATTTGAGAACATTGCTTTGAATGTATTAGGCAGTACCCAACTCTTAGTCTCTGCATATGGACTAGTGTTTAATCTATATAAGATTTCGTAATCTGTTGGGCTACTCATAGTGAATGGATAAATTGCATTGCAGTATCTACATTGTTGAAAAATTTCATAGTTAACATGAAGTTATCAATGTCGTATACTAGAATGTAAAATGTATTATCGGCGCTCATGGACAAGTGGATGTGTAATCCAGAGTTTGTGATAGCGTCATAGATATGCATAAAGTTATTTATGCGGGTGAAGTGTTTGTGGTTACACGTTAGTCTTCCAAACTGAAATAGACGGGTTCGACTCCCGCCTCCCGCTCCAATAAAATGGTTAACAATCTTAAAAAAGTTGTTGACAGTGAATTAAAAACCTTATACAATACTTGTATTGACACTGAGAAATCAGTGATGTTCTTTAAAAAATTATTGCTAAGAATTTTCTTAGCATTGTTGAATGTATTAGGGATGTTGGTTCGATTCCATCCCTGATGAGGAGTAGCATAATTTGGAAATGCACTAGTATGTTCAACAATGTTAAGAAAGTAGTTCTTATACTCGCATACATAAACGTATAGGCCATACGGATGTGAGCGGACACAGCTGGATGTGAGATATCCTTCCGGTAGGCAATTTCAATATTGCAAGTGTATGCGAGTATAAGAATTTATGGGGGCTTAGCCTCATTAGAATAAGCCGAGTGATCGGCCCAAAGCGGTAGTCTCCTACAGACCCGCGCTAGAAATAGTTCATCTAAGCAAGCCTGCTCAAACCCGCGAGGGTTTCATCACTGATAAGACCGGTGGTGATAACAATGACGCTGGAAGTTGTGGAAAGAATTAGTGGCTTAAGCGCCTGAGATAATATCGAGGGTAACGCAAGTCATTAGAGAGTAACAGGTGGTGCTGACCTCACGACAAAACCAGTCCAGTTAATTGGTATGAGAAAGGGTAGTGTTATGATTCGAGGAGTCGCATCTAAGAGTTGTAATGCAGTTTGAATGGTTGATGGAGGTACGCGAAAGCCGAGACCCGACATTAATCGTGAAAGACGACTGAGTAGTCCGCGAGACAAAAGGTACGTGGCGTGTTGTATTTTGTAGTCCAAAAGATTATGAAGCAACTGAGACAGCACATCACAGTAGGTTGATATAGATCAATGGTAGATCAACTGCATTTTCAAGCAGTCGGCTGAAGGTTCGATCCCTTCTATCGATTAAAAAAGCAAAGTCTGTCTCGGTTGTATGTGAAAAGCATCTAATACTGGAGTCGCAAGATAATCCAGTCAGACGTAACTCGCAAGGTGAAATCTGTTTATGCAGGAAGTTTCGTAACTACTTAGCGGTAGTGAATGGCTCTAAAGGTCAACGGGATAGAAAGCGTAGAATAGCATACAGCGTCAAGTCTAATGCCTGACTTAAAACGGCGATGTTGGTAACAGACTGTGATACTCGCAAGAGGTTGCAGTGGAAGTCAGAAGAAAGCAGTCTCGCAAGGATTGTAATAATGTCTGAGGTGTTACTCGGTAAGCATGTATTCTCAGTGCTCCACTATACTAAAACACATTGCACGACTACGCGGTCAAACTCGGCGAAAGTAGAAATACTGGAGAGTCAGTGTGTTTCAGTATAGAAAGAATGTAACCAGATGCTGTAACGATAGAGGTCGCTGGACCCTTCATGATGATGCGTTACAGACTACATGAGTTTAGGTGAGTAGTAGGGTCTTGTTGAATCCAACTCTATACTTCGGTATATTTCAACGAGTAATATCAGTATAACCTAAGGGCGATGGCAAGCCTCTGATAGCCTTTATACTAAAACGCATTGATAACTGCACAAGTGGGGCAGTTGATACAGGTTAGGAGACTTGGTTAGTGTGTTTCAGTATAAATAGAATTACGCGGATGTGATGGAATTGGTATACGTGTTGGTCTTAGAAGCCAAATTTTGTGGGTTCGAGTCCCACCATCCGCACCAACAAAACTCGAAAGAGTTAGAAGCCTCGCCCTTACACATGGCGTATAATGAGATAAGTAGTGTGTAACAAATTTCGGGGGTGTAGCTCACCTGGGAGAGCGGTTGCTTTGCAAGCAATAGGTAGCGGGTTCGAGTCCTGTCACCTCCACCAAGTTTGACCATTAGGTTCTTTTCAGCAATCTTAATAATCTTTCTGTAAAAAAGAGGGGCTGGGTTCGAATCCCAGGCGCGAGTTGGTCTTCGCGTTGGTGTAGTGGTAGCACGAAAAAAGAGAACCTGTTAAAATGCGTGATTATTTCAGCGGTAGAATATCTCAGTGACATTGAGAAGGTCAGAGGTTCGATCCCTCTATCACGCACCAAAAACGATTTACGCGGGTAGGGTGGTCACCACTCCAGTCTCATAAGCTCGGAGCATCGGCAGTTCGAATCTGTCACCCGCATCCAAACAATCTCGGTGTAGCGCAGTCTGGTTAGCGCATCTGCTTTGGGAGCAGAGGGTCGTAGGTTCGAATCCTACTACCGAGACCAATTTAACATAAAAGGAAAATAGTATGACATGTAGAGGTTATGATCCAAAAGCAGTGAAGCTAGGCAAGCTAGTTAAGATAGCATCTGCAACAATTCTAGATTCACACAAGCGTGGCGCATTCTTGCGTAGCTTTACACAAATCGCAGAGAGCGATGCCCGTCAGAAGGGTTCACGTAAGGAATCTAAGTAATGAGCAAGGGTTCTCGTCCTCGTCCATTTAGTATTAGTCCTACAGAATTCGGTGAGAACATGGACAAAATCTTTGGTGAAAAGCCAAAGCGTGAACGTTACGTTCCACCTCCATTACCTGATATGTCTGATGACAAGAAGGAAATTGACTGGGGAACAGAAATTAAAGATAGCCAACAGGGTGGCTAAATAGAATATATGCATCGATAGCTCAGGGGTAGAGCGTCTCCTTTACACGGAGAGGGTCCGCGGTTCGAAACCGTGTCGATGTACCAGAACATGCGGGAATAGCTCAGTTGGTAGAGCGATACCTTGCCAAGGTATAGGTCGAGGGTTCGAGCCCCTTTTCCCGCTCCATGTTTATTAACAACCTTAAAAGGTAAAAAATGACGACAGAAAGTAGAGTTCGCTATACTAGCGAAGATGCAGTTAATGCAGTTGGCAATCGATATGATTTGATTCTAATCGCAAGTCAACGTACTCGTGAATTATCCCGTGGTCATCGACCAAAACTAGCAACAAAAGCAGGCCATCTTGTTACTGCATTGCAAGAAATCGAAAAGGGCCTAGTCGGCCGTGATTATCTAAAGCGCATCGGCAACAAGCGATAATGTTTTTCTACATCGGATCCAATTGTCCAATACAGGCGATGAACAAAGTTTCAGATCGCCTGTTTTTAGATGGCGGCTGGAAACAAAAAGATAACATCTGGTATAAGGGTTATAGCGTAGATTGTACTCTAGCAGATACGCTACTAGAAATACTTGATGGCTATCAGCCAGCTGGGAAATGGTGCGTGATACATGACGAAAAAGTGTATCACCCAGTTCTCAGAGGTTTTCCATTATATGAACGCAATGGTGAACAAACAAACCTAGCCACTGAAGGCTACGGCATTGTTACATACAATGAACCTAAAATTCCCAATGATACCCTACTGTCATTGGAAGAGTCGTCGATTATCATCGGCGATATATTGTTAGAAAACACACGAAACTTCTACAAGTACAATAATATTGAACGCATGAATGTGTTGTATTCAGCAGGACTGGATACCCTAACAACATGGGCTGTACTAGACAGCTACACAAAAGACTATACTCTAACAGCATATGTGCCTAAACAAGGTGACGATACGTTACATAAGTTTTTGGGCAGAGTTAGAGAGTACGATAGTGACTTGGTAGACTTTGTATCCAGTAAACACTGGGGATATGATGTATCAAGTGCATTTACGGAATTAAATTGGTATGCAACTGGCTTCTATGCAGAGACATATCAGTACCGTGACGGCGAAGCAATCAACGCATTGGCAAACTATCAAGGCAAACACATTGACGAACTAGCTAAAGAAACTGATTATCTTTATTGGTTTTTGAAGCGTCCCAATGTTGTAGCCAAGTACAAAGATTCAATGGAAGAATACTACGACCAAGAACAGTTGATGAAGTTTTTATACTCAACAATTTTTTATGATCATCAGTATTGGCACATTGACAACAACATGACTTTTAGTCCTTTCGCAGACATACGAATCCCTCAAACGATTCATAGAATGTCAGTAGAGGATATCACCCTGAATTCCACAACAGGTCTTATTCAACGTAAGATAGTTGAGCGATTCAATCCACAATTGCTATCATTGCTTTCTGATTACAAGAATGAGAAAGATATATGGGGCAATTTCAACAAGAATTGGTCTAGCATCACATTAGACCCTAACGTAAAAATTAATTTACGATAGTTACCCAAAACAGTTTAAAATCACATGTATTGATGATACAATACTTGTATTGAATGACTGGGATGTGTTCAGCATTTAAAAATCAAACTATCAGCTATAGAAGGTGGTCGGGAGACAGTAGCAATACTCTTAGGCAACTAAGCATTCAGGGAATAGACGACAGAATGGAAAGACATTCTATGTTGCTAGTAGCAGACTCAATTACTAGATAGTCAACATGAATTGTTGATATGGTTGAGGAACGTAAGTCCTGCAAAGGTGAGTTAGACTCAACCAGACAATAAAATAAACTACGTTCAAACATCCCGTTTATTTTTAGGATCGGTACAGCAATAATTTACTTTATTGGAACTGATGGATCGCATGGTAACTACTGGAGTCTACGGACTTTGAAGGTAGTTATTGAAATGCATCTATCGCAATAGGAGTGATGGCCCTATTCAAAAAGCAGTCAACAACGATCCTGTTTTATTTTTCGAACTACAGTTGACATACAATGACTACTGTAGTACAATCAAGTTTTAGGATGCATTCAGCAAACTTTAAAATTTCAATTCATAGATGAAACTAAAAGCGCATCCTGTTGCATAACACACATAGAAAGGAGTTACTATGCAATTCGCAGAAGCAGTTAAGAATCAATCAACTCGTACCACCAATGGTATGAAGGCTCGCAAATCAAGTGCTAACGCATGTGTTGATTTGTTTTACAACATCGGTGCAAGCCGTGGTAAAAACATCGTGCCGGCTTTCACAGCGGCTTATGTAGAGAACTCTGATCTTGCATTGCGTATCGCTCAATGGGCACGTGATGCACGTGGTGGTTCAGGTGAACGTCAAGTCTTCCGAGACATCCTCGTTCACTTGGAAAAGACTAACCCAGAAGACGCAATGCGTTTGATGGCTAAGATTCCAGAATTGGGTCGTTACGACGACTTGCTAGTGTTTAAGACTCAGCCTGTGAAGGCCAAGGCATACACTATGCTCGGCGATGCACTACGTGCAGGTAACGGTCTTGCGGCTAAGTGGACTCCACGTAAAGGTGAAGTAGCACGTGAAATCCGTCAATTCTTCGGAATGACCCCTAAACAATATCGTAAGAGCCTAGTCGGCCTTACTAATGTTGTTGAAACACAAATGTGTGCCCAAAATTGGGATAACATCAACTACTCACATGTTCCTTCAGTGGCACATGCACGTTACAAGAAAGCGTTTGGCCGTCATGGTACTACATACGCTGAATATGTAACTAAGCTCGTTAAGGGCGAAGCTGGTGTTAAGGTTAACGCAGGCGCAGTGTTCCCATATGACGTACTGAAGGGTCGTATTGGTGGTTGGATGCAGTTTAACAAGACTGAAACTGACTTGATCCAAAAGCAATGGGAAGCAATGCCTAACTACGTTGGCGATGCAAACGTTCTTCCTCTGGTTGACGTTTCTGGTTCAATGTCTTGTCCAGCAGGTGGTCATGGCTCTAAGAGCAACCTGTCTTGCATGGAAGTTGCTGTTAGCCTAGGTTTGTACTTTGCTGATAAGAACAAGGGTAAGTTCAAAGATACCTTCTTGACCTTCTCAAGCAAGCCAGAATTGATGCACCTAAAGGGTAACATCAACCAAAAGATTGACCAAATGGTCAAGTCTAACTGGGATATGAGTACAGACCTTCACAAGGCGTTTGAAAAGATCCTGAAGACTGCGACAGAAAACAGTGTTCCACAAGCAGAAATGCCTGAAACTCTTGTTATCTTCTCAGACATGCAATTTAACCAATGTGTTAAGCATGACGACACCGCGATGCAAATGATCGCACGTAAGTACGAAGCCGCAGGCTACGCACTTCCAAAAGTTGTCTTCTGGAACTTGAACGCAAGTTACGGTAACACACCAGTGTCATTCGATAAGAGTGGTACTGCACTAGTGTCAGGCTTTAGCCCAGCACTAGCAACTTCTGTATTGTCTAACGACTTGGAAGACTTCACACCAGAAGCCGTCATGTTGAAGACAGTGATGAAGACACGTTACGACTTGTCGTAACTACTGATTGATTAGGTGAGTGTGAGTCACTTTAAATAAAGCCAGGGGACGCCCAGGAGTCAGCCTAATCATTCAACCCCTAATTTGATATGAAGAAGTTTAAAATAGTATCCGAGACACCTTCTGTTCACAGTAAAAAATGCTGGCATGCCGTAAAATCTTTCTCAGGATTGAGCATTTAGTGACATATCAAACCTAAAACCCGGCGTCACACAGTCGTTATGATGTGTGAGGTATTGACTACAACCACAACGTAGTTTAGTGCATAGGGACTACTACACGATCCAATTTCAGGATACGGACAAAGCCCTAGGTTGACGAATAGTAGTTTCCAGAAACTATAACGTGAGACAGTGTAAACAACTAAGGCCGGGGCTTCTGTGGTGGAAGTGTCCGGCCATTCTTATTTCCAGATACGGATTTATAGTGTATAATAAATACTCAACACAATTAAAGGAGAATATCATGAAACGTGTAATTGAGATTAGAGCCGCAGAAGGTGGCGATGACAGTAAGTTGTTTGTAAAAGATTTAGCGAAGTCTTATATTCGCATGGCTTCCAAGCTCGGCTGAACTACCCGCCTGATAAATGAGCATCAAGGCGAGATCCATCTAGAGATAGAGGGTACTGATTTATCCGGCTTATACAACGAGCCAGGTGGACACAGAATACAACGTGTACCGCCAACAGAACGCAAAGGTCGAGTGCATACAAGCACAGTGACAGTTGCCGTTATCGATCCTGCTAAAATCACAACAACTATACAACAAAAAGATTTACGAATCGAATGGTATAGTGGCACTGGTGCAGGTGGTCAACATCGTAACAAGCATCAAAACAGTTGCAGAATCACGCACATCCCAAGCGGCGTAGTTGCAACGGCTCAATGTCGTAGCCGTGAGAATAGCTATAACGAAGCATTGAGTGCAATACAAGAACGTGTTGACAGCAATAACCAAATGATGTACAATAACGAAATAGCTAGTGATAGAAAGACTCAGGTTGGTTCTGGCATGCGCGGTGACAAGATTCGCACATATCGTTTCCAAGATGATAAAGTTCAAGATCACTTAACAGGTAAAGTTGCTAATGCTACTAAAGTACTAGCTGGCAACTTTGATTTACTTTGGAGATAATATGAGCAAACGTAAAATTTTAGATGTTGAAGCAAATGAGTATGTTGACTTCTGTGAGTTTGACGGTAGAACTCCTGAGGAAATCATCGAACGCATGAAGGCACTCCGAGAAGAAATGGGCAATCGTGATGTGTATTTCGATATCGAACACTACGGCTATGATGGTGGCAAAGAATTAAAGTTGCGTGAACGCCGTGAAGAAACTGACAAAGAATATAACGCACGACTCGCAGTTGAAGCTAAAACTAAAGCAAAAAACAAAGCCGACAAGGCGGCGAAAGAAGCCAAAGAACTAGCTGAATATGAACGATTGAAAAAGAAGTTTGGTAGTAAGACTGTTTACAGTGACATGGATCCAGGTCGAGATTATCTTGACGGACCCATGATTAAAATGTTTCGAGAGGATTGACAATGTGGATTCAAAACGTATCACTCAGTGATATCAAGAAAGGGTTTCATATCAACCCTGGCGACAATGCAATGCTGATTCAAATTGTTGATCCTGCTTATGAATTTCCTACTCCCTTGTACAAATTCAAAGAAGTTCATCAGTTTGAGTTTCTTGATATTGAAGCAAATGATTACTCACTTGACGAAGCATGGAGATGCAGTCAAGAGCAAGCCGATGAACTAGTTCGATTGCTACAACATGCACAAGAAAATCACATGAACGTGATTGTTCATTGTCATGCCGGTGTGTGTCGTAGTGGCGCAGTTTGTGAGATTGGCGTAATGATGGGATTTCAAGACACAGAAGTGTTTCGCAGTCCTAACTTGCTAGTAAAGCACAAGATGATGAAAGCATTGGGATGGACTTATGACGAAAACGAGCCTCATACAATTAATGGAATCGAACTTGAATCCGGACTTATCATCCCTAAGCGTAGTCCGCAACAACTTGGTGACACTTAATAGTATGCATAGCAAGCGTTGGCAAATTGTAAGCGATGATCATGTTTGGATGTTCCCAGCTGATATCTCACTAAGCACAGTTGAATTAGATGGCGACTTGTATAAGTATGCCCCATATGAAAGTTGTATCTTTTATGGTAATGGTGAGAGTGCGGTGTTAGGACGATATAAAACAAAGAAAGAGGCAATTGCCGATCACATAGAAATATCAAACAAGTATGGATTGAAAAGGATAAGTTTAAATGACTTTAATGTATAAAGTAAAAGGTAAGAGTGTAGAACATGAAGTTTTGTCGTTGGACGAAGCTATGAAGTACGCAAAGAAGATGAACGAGTTTGTGACTATCACAGGTCCGGACTTTGAAATCGTGGGTATGTTTGGAGTTGACTCTGTTGTAGACGGTAAGACTCCTGACGGTGTAAAGTATGACTGGAACAAGTCAGCACGTATAGGCCGAGTACAACGAGAACGCACATGAGCTACGTATTCTACGTTGACGTTCCTAATACCTATCAGTATGATTATGTCCCAGGTGACATGACTGGACCTGATGTGTTAACACGAGAACTGGGAGTGCAGATAACATTTATTTGCAACTCAGTTGCCAAAATCAGCGAAGGTGATGTACACGCAGTTACTGTAGAGTCTGAGAAGGATGAATTATTCTTTTTGCTTAAATCTGGATTTAAGAAAATGGATACTCAAGTGGTAGAAACTTATCTACAGGCTAGAATTGATGCAAGACGACTCTTTCCTGACAAAGCAAGATTCGGTTGACATTAAATGGAATTGGTTATATAATACATGCATTAACCGGAGAACATAATGATGATTGTAGCAAAGATGAAAGACAAAATCGTACAGATTGTCAAAGTCCAAGATACCGTCATGTTCTCAGAGGACAAAGGTTGGATCTTTATATGTTTCGACTTTGACAAGATTAACAGACGCCGTGAACAATTCAAATGGGTCAAAGCTAGCGAAGCTAAGTTTGAATGGGTTCGTGAGTACATTGGAGAATAACATGGAACGATATAAACAACTCATTCGCATCCAGCGTTGTCTCGTTGGTGCAGTAGAACATGAAGTAACTGTTCGCAATATCAATGGCAACTATCACTGCCGTGTGTTGGTTAATGGTGAAGTAAATCAGGAAGCAGTTTGCTACAATAAGCGTGACATTGGTTACACTTGTCGAAATCTGTTGCGTTGGGAAGATAAGTGTGGTAACATCAGCGAATTCGCAAGTGCCGCACGTGAACGTTTGAATAAGGAATACGTATGACAAAATTTGAACGTTGGTTCTTGACTCGCGTATTTCGTAAGCAAGTGCGTCAAGGATTCGATCATCCACAACGCATCACTGAGTTATACACTATGATTCGTGTTGCCGCAGAACAAGAGTTCTACGAGGACAATGTTACTAGTCAAAACTCATACCTAACTGAATGGTTTGAGAAAAGTTTAAGAAAGACAACAAAATGACAAAATGGATTACAAGTGACCTGCATTTCGGTCACGCAAACATCATGAAGTTCTGTCCAGTAACTCGGGCAGGCTTTAAGGATGTAGAAGATATGCGAGAGAAGATGATTGCAGAGTGGAACAGTAAGGTAGCTCCAGAAGATGAAACATTCATCTTGGGTGACTTTGCTTTCTTGCCTGCAAAAGATGCAGTTGATATCTTATGCAGATTAAATGGTGAAAAGATTTTGATTGAAGGCAATCATGACCGCAAATTGTTGCAGGATGAATTGTTTCGCCTTCAGTTTAAAGAAGTTCATCAATATTTGCGTTATAATCACAATGGACAAATCGTGATTATGTTGCACTACCCTATCTGGGAATGGGACCAAATGCATCGTGGCAGTGTTCATTTCTATGGACATGTTCATGGTAACAAAACTGGCATGGAGAAATATCGTGCCCGTGATGTTGCATTTGACGCAACTGGTCGAGTAGTTAGCAATTTAGATGATATGATTGCTGATGCATTAAAGGGCGAAATTCGCGCCCATCACTAAGGAAAACAAAATGACATTGATGGAACAAATCAAAACAAGACAAGTTGCCGCACGTAAGTCCGGTGATCCACAAGCGAGTCTGTTGACTACGCTGTTGGGCGAAGCTAGCATGGTTGGTAAGAATGCCAATCGAGAAACTACTGACCAAGAAGTTGTTGCTGTGGTAAAGAAATTCATCAAGAATATCGATGAAACCATTGCCGCCCTTCAAGCTCGTAATCAACTATTCGTTGAATTCGTGGTCGAACGCGAAGTTTTGGAACAGTTTTTGCCTCAGCAACTTGGAGAAGGCGCCCTTCGTGAAATTGCCCTCCATCACGAGAGCATGCCTTCATTCATGAAACATTTGAAAGAAGCATATGCCGGTCAGTATGACGGCAAGTTGGCATCAACCGTAGCAAAGACAGTGTTTCAGTAAGGAGAAAATATGCCTAAGTGTTATATGTTGATTGGTGTGCCTGCCGCAGGCAAGTCTACTTGGATTAAGAACCAAGATTGGACCAAGGACATGCCTGTTGTTTCTACTGACAATTTCGTTGAAGCTGAGGCAGTTCGCCAAGGCAAGACTTACAATGAAGTGTTCAAAGACTACATGCCTATTGCTGTTAAGTTGATGGCTAATCAGGCGGCAGTCTGTCATGCAAACAACTTGGATGTGATCTGGGACCAGACTTCTACTACCATTCGCAGTCGTGAACGCAAGTTCAATATGTTGCCTGGTTATGAGTTTATCGCGGTGGTCTTTAAGACTCCTGAGAAGGAAGAACATGATCGTCGATTGAACTCACGAGTTGGCAAAAACATTCCTGAGCATGTGATGAAAAACATGATTGAGAGTTACGATCCTCCTACCGAAGACGAAGGCTTCAAAGAAATCTGGTACGCTCAGTAAAACGGTTGACAACAAAACATTTTGGGCATATAATACAGTCATTGTTTAACACACTGGAGCCCAAAATGTCAGCCAAAGCACTCAAGAAGTTCACCGCAATCGCCGAGCAAGCTCAAGCAAAAATCGACAAATTCAAAGAAGCCTTGGATAAAGATCCTGCACACGCACTTAGCTGGGGCCTCGATGCATTTCACAATGCGGCACGATTGAAAGTAGCTACCATGTTGGTGTATTCATTTACTCCACGCGAAGGCGAAGAAGTTTGCACAATCGAACAGGCACGTGAAACATTGCTTGATCGTGTTATGAGCAAAGCACGTTATCCTGCACAAAGCACTAGTCCTACTTCCAATCTGATGGAACAATATGAAGCATCTGCATATGCAGAAGCACTGGACGAATTGAAATATATGTAACTAGGAGCCTAAAATGGTACGTGAAACTACAAAACAACGTGACGCACGTAACTGGGCAAAAGATATGGCAAAAGAAACAAAAGCTGAACGCCAAGAGCGTGAACGTCAAGCAGAAGTAAATCGTTTGGCAGAGCAGGCTCGTGAGTATCCTGCGCGATTGATGGCGGCATTCGAGCGCCTGAACAATCAATACGACATGGATCTTAAAGTGCGAAATGGATTGTTCGTGGTGAAGAATAGTCGTGAACGATATGACTCCGAATATGAACTTAGCTATAGTTGGAATGTTGACACTCAAGACACTTTAGATAGTCTGGAATGGAAACTTGATCAACTTGAAGAAGAACAACGAGAAGCACAACGCCGACTAGAAGTTAAGCGTGAAGCTCAACGTAAGGTAAATGAACTGCTTAGTGACGAAGAACGTGAACTACTTGGACTGTAAAATGAACAAAGTTTTAATTTTCTCTTGGGCAGGCTCAGTTAAACTTGAGCAATACGGATATCAGCATAATGCTGTTGTAGAAGAAGACCTGCATACATTGATTGACTTCTTTCTAGGAAAGAAACTCAAAGTAATGATCAGTGTCTCCGATCCTATTCCCGGAATAGCAGAGCATGAGTATACGCTGTTTGTGGATGACCGACTTTTTACTCAACGGTAATATTATGAGCGAACGAATTCAAGAACTGTACATGCAGGCTATTGAATATGCAGACAGCGTTGTGCCTGCTGAACGCAGATACAATGACATTTACTATGCCATTGCCGCTGGTAAACACGCCCAGCTGATTGTTCGGGAATGTATAGATCAGGTTTGGTATACTCGTGAAGATGGTATAAATGGCAATATTTCCCAAGTTGTTAAAGACAGAATCAAAGAACATTTCGGAGTTGAATAATGAACAAACAATTTAAAGAACTTGCAGAAAAGGCTAAAATTCCAGAGTATCATCTGGAATACGGCACTGAATTGTGCATCGCGCCGCATCTTGAGAAGTTTGCCGAGTTGCTTATTCGGGAATGTGTTACAATCTGTGCTGATCTAGTTATTGAATATCGTGATGCCGCCAAGGCACAAAGAATCAATAACGAAGACCAAGCCAAGGCACTGTTCATTGCACAACAACGTATGATAGCTAAACTAGGAGCAAAGTAATGTTCAAACTCAAAGTCGGTGATGTTGTAAAACTGAATGAAACTATTCCAGGTATTCACAAATGTGATGACTGGAAGACTGGGTTGTATCGTGTGAAACATATCTGGGCCCCATTCTGCTACGGCAAAGACAAAGAAGACCCTCGCCGTCAAAGCTACAATTTTGAGAAAATCAAAAAAGACGGTACAGTGTACAAAAGTTTTTGCAACGGATATCGTTGCCAAGCGTGGGATAAAATGATCGACGAAGGTCGAGTGGAGATTGTGAAATGAACGAACGAATTAAGCAACTTGCTGAACAGGCAACACATCACGGTTCAACCACTCATACCATGAATATTCCAGCGTGGTACTTGGAAAAGTTCGCCGAGTTGATGGTGGAAGAATTTCAGACTATACTTCGCAACAACCGTGGAGAAGATACTGGAACACTATCGTATCGTGTAGAGGAACATTTTCGGAGTTGAGGAATGACTGCAATTACTCTACAAGACATTGGCGAATTTGTGCTACTTGATGGCAAAAAAGGTGAAGATGGATATGTGTTGCTTTCTGTCAAATATGACAACGGCAAACGTCTGCAAGCAGAAATACTTGATAGAAAGTATTGCTCAATTGGATGGTATGATGTAAAATACGTATCTAGTCTTCAACAAAATGGAACTAAAGATGTTTAAAGATGAATTGAAAAACTACGTAGAGACTTCTGGCCTTGTGAACATGAAAGAGGCTGGCGACGGCATCTATGTGTTAAAGTACAAGAAGAAAGTGTTCTACGATAACTTGTGGAACGACTACATTGCTGAATGCCGTGGTACGATTGTTGACAAGGATTTCAACCTAGTTGCATATCCATTCACAAAAATCTACAATTATGGTATCGAAAAAGAAGCACCTGTGTTGTCCGATGATACTCAAGTGACTGCTTTCCGTAAGGTCAATGGCTTTATGGTTTCAGTGACTTGGCACAATGGCGATGTATTGGTATCTACTACTGGTTCTACTGACAGTGATTTTGTTACCATGGCAAAAGAAATGATGCTAAAGCACATGCCTTGGACAGACTGGCAAATGGCACTCATGGGTGACGACTGCCGTGACATGACTTTCATGTTTGAGTGCGTACATCCTAACGATCCACATATCGTGATTGAAAAGCCAGGTATGTACATCTTGGGTCATCGTGAGAACGCATGGGGTTCTAAGGTAGGTCATGATGTTTTCATGTTGAAAGAACTTGGCGCAATGTTCAACTGTTTTGTACCAGAAAGTGTAACAACTAATCTGGCTCAACTAAAGAACTTAGTCAAGGAATGTAAGCATGAAGGCTATGTGTTCTATACACAAGATGGAGTTAGCTCCAAGATCAAGAGTCCTTACTACTTGACCTCTAAGTGGGTAGCACGTAATCCTCGTACAGATAAATTGGTTGATATGAACAAAGATATCAAGCAAAACCTAGACGAGGAGTATTATCCACTTGTTGACGCTATTCGTGCCAACATTGTTGAGTACACTGCTATGGACGAGCAAGCTCGTTTAGCATGGGTTCGTAACTTTGTAGAAGGAAATTGAAGTGCATCTAACATATGTTGATTTGAGACACCTTCGTGTACCTGCATATCAAGAAATACACGCTTGGTGCAGGGCAGTGTGGAATGATGACTATAAATCTACCCACCAACCCAGTACTGGAAAGTATGGGTTGAGGCTAACTGATATTCAATATACCTTATATCAATTGAGGTGGGCATGATTTACATTGGCTGTATTAAAGGCGCTACTGCATACGAACTCCAGATTGGAAAGTTTGGGGTTCGTATGGTCCACTTGACTGGCGGCTATTTCACATGGTATCAGCCTTGGCGAAGAATTAGTTTTCAGTGGTTCGACCACTATAAGTAACAGTATGTCAAAATGTCTATTTTATACAACACGTGCGATTGATGGTCGAGAAGGCCCGAACATCTGTCGCCACTTCACTATTCTGAAACATCACCACGATCAAATCGATTTACTCACTAGTAAGAAATCACCCGCATCAAAGAAGTTGATCGAACAGCATTCAATGATTCGCATCAATGAAATGAATGATAGCTATCGTCTATACTACGATAACGAGGCAAAAAAGTTTGACAAGTGGATTGATATCTACAACGATATTAACCCAGCATTCTTGAAGGACTACGATGCCTTGTATATCATTGGTGGACTAGATTTTCACAATAGCAATATCGGTCGTCACCAAAAGCGTAAGGGTGTTTTCCCACATGATGGTGGACAGATCAAGTTTGAATCTCTCGGCACTCACTTGACCAACATTCTTGCTATGTTGAAAGCACATCGTGAGTATGGAATTCCTCTGCATGAAATGGCATATGATCCAAATGAAATGAGTTGTGACTTATTTCATACGGACGTTGCTGTTGGCGACAACTTCTATCTGTATCACGGATACGACATTCCTAAGTACAACGCGAATCGATTAGATAGTCTGCAATATTATTTTGAAGCGAAGCAGAATCCACTATTCGAGGAAGCAGTAGACAAGTGCTACGACTTCACGTTTGGATATACAATTCTAGATGATAGCGGTCGTGAACATTATCCAGAATATGTCAATAATATTGCTAGTCAATTCAAGGTCGCAAACGTGTATTGCAAAAATGAATTCACTGGCGAGAACTCACATATTCCAGGGAATGAGTACCTTGACAAAGTGAAACGTTCTAAGTTTACGTTCATGTTGCCTAGCTACGATTCTCATTGTTTCTCCAATTACAGATTCATTGAATCAATCTATAATGATTGCTTGCCATTAATTCATCCAGATTGCAATATCGAAGATGTAAGCAAAAGTTTTAATATTGACTTGTCTCCGTTGAAATCTAACACAGTTCCTAGTGAAGATCAACGCATTGTGTTGCTGGAAAGCTACAAAAATGCAATGAAGTTTTCCGTTGGATACAAAATGGTTTAATTTCTGGTAAGATACTGTTGACATTTGATACCGTTCCACTTATACTAATTATTCCAAGTCGTGATTGTGGTGCCTGACAGCAATTACGATATTTTAATCTCAGGTGTTATCTTGAAAGAGAAATATATGTCTACTTCTAAACTTTTTACTGTTGCTGGTATTACTACTCACTCTCGCGAGAATGTCACTGTTACCAAAGTTCGCTATGGTAACGACATGATCCGTCTTGTGAAAACTCTGTCCTCTGATCGCAAGATCGGTGTCTCTTATGATCTGGGTGGTCGTGGTGATGGCTTCCTGGACAGCAAACGTGTTGACCTGGTCGAATTGCCTAACGCAATGACTAAAGAGCAAGCACTTGCTTTCTTGGCTCAACATGCAGATTTCCAATCTCCCGCAGATCAGGCAACTATTCAAGAAGCTCTCTCTGAGCGTACCGCCAAGCCTGCAAAGCAAAAAGAAGTCAAGGTTGAACTCTCTCTTGACGCAATCAAAGCACGTGCTACTGCCACTACTCAAGAAGCAGACACTGCCGAAACACAAACTGCATAACAGTTGCTCCCATGTGAGAGGGCGACTTGTTCGCCCTTTTCTTTTATGTACATCACAAACAAATATGATTCAATCAGATTGCCATACAGCGAAGACCTGTTAGAATGGCTTGTTGAAACGTATCCGCACTCACGATATAGGGTGGTAACATGAGTATCAAAAATTCTGTCGAATACAAGTTGATTGCCAAGCACTATGGCGACCGTGTTGCCAAGCGCAGTCAGGTCCCTCTGATTAATCACATCAACGAAGGCTTGATTATTCTAAAAGAAATCGGTGCAGTAGAAACAACCAAGAAGGCATTCTGTTTGCATCCATTGTTTCAGGCAGATGAAGACCTGCAAGAGAACTACTATATGGCTTCCTTTGTTGAGCCACATGTATTGCTCCTAACGATGGAATATCGTAACATTGCCAATGCATATCTAAGCGACAAGATTGATACAGATTATCCATTGAAATTGAGTCCTATTCTTGAAGTCAATGAAATGCTGATTGCTGATAAGGTACAGAACCTGAAGGACTTCGCTACATATCATTATGGAAAACATGCCAGAAGCAATGAACTGGATCGTTATTTTACCAAATGGCTAGAAGCACTCGGAGTAAGTTTTAAACAGTACGAATCGTTGTGCGAAAAGATTGACGAAAGTAAAGTATGCTAGAATTATGCTTCGAGGGATGGCGAGAAGAAGACGGCAACAGTAGTGGCAGTTGCTGTTGTAACTGCAAGTATCATCGTGCCATCGTAGGTCATCCCTGGAACAAAAGTCTAGCTACGAAATCATCCATCACTACTGTGATTGGATATGGCTGTACTGTGCCAGATATGCCAGCAATCGTGTTCTTTGAAAAGGGTCATGGTATGTGTGAAATGCACAAGCGTAGGGAAGACCCAACAACATTAAGGGTAGTTAAATGATAACACTGCAATTACTTGAAGCCAATGACACAGTTGATCCAGAAGATTGGTGTCGTCCTCTGTCTCTTATGAGCATGAATGGTGGACATAGTGACTATTACAGTTTTCAAAGTTGCTATACCGGTGCACCTGAAAACAATGTCAAATGGGTGAAAGTAAAATACATTCTTGGCAGAGGATGGCATGGATGTACTGTAGCTGAGATTGATGCCAAGTTGGGTAAGTTTATCAAGTACGAATATGTACGTGGTGATATTCCTGCAAGAAGCCGACTAAATTTAAGTGGTTACAACATCACTGACCATACCAAAGTTTTCTATAACGAGGATGACGAATGAACGAACGAATTCAAGAACTTGAAGCGCAATGCTGGGAGCCGAAACAATATGGTCCACCTTGGTTTAATTCTAAAAAGTTCGCCGAGTTGATTGTTCGGGAATGTATCCGTGTTCCGTATGACATGTGGGACAAGGCAGAACTCAATGCCGATGTAGCAGTAAAGATTGAACACAGGATTAAAGAACATTTCGGAGTTGAAGAATGAGACTAATGTTAGGTACAAAAGATAAACCAAGTTTGCTTGTTAATGTCGAGCAAGAATACAGTCCCACCCATTTTGACTTTCATGTGGTCAATGGTCGTTGGAACGGTACATACATTGATGGGTATGTCACGGTTCATGACTGCCCTAGCGGTGACTACTCTAGCTTAGACAAGGTTGAAATCTTGTGTGATAATCAAGACAGGTTGCGTAGTGTTAGTGATTGGAGTGGTGGTTACCAAGAAGTATTCGATAACTTCCATGATGAAAACTACGTAGCGCCTAAGCCTAAGCCAGTTGAATATCCAGCTAGCTGGGATGACGATATCCCATTTTAAGGAGTTGATATGAATTTTATAGTATGGATTTTAAAGAGAATTCAATTTCGATTATTCGACAGTAATTATGGCATGATTGAAGGTTATCGTGATATAATTGAAGATGAAATGTTTGCGGCAATTGTCCTCACGTTTTTACTGGGCATTGCTCAGTTTATTGTCGGCGCATTAGTAATAGTTGGACTATCAGGCGGACGCCCGGATCAATTTTGGCTCTACATCCTACTTGCTAATCCTGTAATCTTTTTCTTATACAACTGGTTAGTTGTATTGCACCGAATTTACGACAGTGAGCGACAGGAAGTATGGGAGGAACTCAAACGATGAAAGACGAATCACATTTACCAGTTGCGGAGCAAAGTCTAGTATTCAGACTGAGAAAACGGGCTGAAATCAGACGCCAGATTCCAGGACGACTCGCTGTAACAGAAGGCAAACCGGACAAAATTGCTAACTTATTGGACGAGGCGGCAACTGAAATCGAAAGATTACGTGAGATTGTCACACGCCTGTCACACAAATCTGATTAAATAATAGTAACCGACCACAAAGATTGAGTGGCACTGGAACTCGTAACCAGTACTAGGGGCGAAAGTCCCTATTTTTTGGATTTTTATAATATACGTATAAATAACATTATGCTTCACTTCATTCAAGACCTCACACACAAATTATTGGAATTCATCAAGGACGATCCAGTGCGTCCTGAGATTCCTGCGGATTTCCGAGTATCAAACGGTCGCTTAATTGCCGCCCTGACAGACGAGGAACAGAATCCAGAGGCGATGGTTTGTGTGAGTTTTCATGATTTTGTACCAGAAGATGTAACTGACTTGAATAACACAAGTCAAGTCCCTACGACTGCAATCTTCTACACAATCTGGTCTTATAAGAGTGGCAAAGGCAAGGAATTATTGCTTAGGGCGGTGAAAGGGATTCAAGAAAAATACCCAAGTGTAACTAGGTTTGTAACTCTGAGTCCTAAGACTAACATGGCAAGACGTTTTCATTTGAAAAATGGTGCTATTATCTTTAGAGAAAATCTAGAGACAACCAACTACGAATACGTCATAAATAAAGATACTATTCAGGAGTAACACTATGAGCGAAAAGTCAGGAATCGAAGTAAGGGAATTAACCGAAGAAGAATACGAAGACTGGCAATTTGAACATAGTGCCGAGATAGCAAGCGAATTCTTGAACGAGAACGTACTAGAACAACTAGACGAATTCGAACACGAGAATGAAGATCCAGAATACGTATATGGCGTAGCTACACTAGGTCTATTTACAGAGGTGGTCATGCGTTTAGGCGCAATGGGCTATACCGAGAAAGACCTAAAGAAAGAACTAAAGCGTTGGATCAATAGTTCATTCGGCGAGACAATCCACTAATGGCAATCAGATTCATTTATCAAGCAGGTGAGCAAATAGCAGAACGAGAGGCACTGGCAACTCGTGTGGTTGAATACTTATCAACAGTAGTTGAACTGCCTGTTGATATTGAAATTGTATTTGCGGCACTCGCAGACCATGAATACGGAAACACCCCTGTTAACCCTAGATTCAAGAATAGGGTTAATGTCAATTCTAAATTAACAGTCAGAGAGATACCACAAGTTCTCTTACATGAGTTGTTACATTTAAGTCAAATTAAGACAGGCAAACTGTCTAACACATCAAACGGCCAATATATCTGGAACGGTAACAACTACCCTGTTCCTAAGAACGCCGACTATCAATACTATCAAAATCTACCTTGGGAACAAGACGTTATCAATCGACAACGTAGAATTCTCCCAGATCTACGTGCATTTTTAGCCACATAATTGTTGACATTAAACCATTTTGGATGTATACTAAGCCTATACATTTAAAAGGAACTGCAATGTCTGTGACTCTACTCGATCAAATCGAACACGCTGAAAAACAGCGCCGCGAACTTGCCAAACGATTGGCGGAGCAAGATGCAATGATTGCGGAACTCAAGTCATATCGATTTGAATGTAACCATGACTTTGCATCTGCACTCAAAGGCTACGAACACGAAGGCGGACACTGCATTAAATGCGGCATCAACGAAGTGTTCTGGGAATGCAACAAGCCTGAAGGAAAATAATCATGCGACAATATCTAATGGAACTACACGAACCTAACCGTCATTCTGGTGACTATGGTAAATTCTTCATTGTTGAAGTGCCGACACCAAATGAACCAAACTTTTATCCTCAGTGCATTTCGTTTCAATGGTTTCGTGACCGTGAATTGAAACGTGCGTATCCTGATACCTCTGGTGGACTATACAAGGGTATGAACTGGATGGAGTATTCTCGCACTGTGAAGTACTGTGGTGAGCAAGTTACAGGTCGCCCCATCAAAGAATACCTTGATGATCTTGGAGTTGATATCAACACTGTGCCGGTATGCAAGGGAGTATGGGACTTCTACGACAAGATCGGCTACGACAAGAAAGCGAAGCGATACAAATGAAACTCAGTCCTGACGCAAAGCTCAATATCATATTTTGGGCAATCACGGTGCCAATTGTGCCGTTTATTGTTTTGATGTTGATAATCGCTGGCATCATTTCTATTGTTCCTATGTTCCGCATACGAACATTGGACTTTGTTGAGAATTCAATATTAAAGTTTGCAACGTGGCGAAACAATCTTCCTATCGTAAAGAACGCATACAATAAAGCAAACTTGTTCGAGTTTATTAAGAATTCAGAAGGTCGTTGACACTAAATGGATTTGGATGTATAATTCAGTCATTCATTAACGAAAGACCACAATGTTTGATATCGTATCTAAAAAATCACACGACTATCTGCAACTGCAAATTGACGAACTCAAAGCTACATGCAATAGAGACCCTGGCGTTGCTGAAATGATGCGCTACATTCTCGCATACAGTGACCAGATGGCTTATTGTGGCGGCGACTCTGATGCTAAGATTGGCCGCGAGATTATTCAGATGATCTGGCAAATCTCTGGCATGGATTTTAGTAACATTGGCAATAGCTATCACTATAATCCAGGTTGGGTTTCAAAGATGAATAGTTTTATTGGCAACTACATCTATGATGACAGCGGCTTTGACTTTGAGTTTGATCGTACTTTTGAATTCAAGCCAGCTGGTGATAATGGTCGTTGGTTGCAAAACCCACTGGTCATCGTAGAGGCTGCCAAAGCAAATCGTACTTATTATGATCGCATGGATAACAGTGATGTTTTCACTCGCATCCGTGGTGACGAAGCTGATGCAACTAAAGTTATGGAGTTGGTGAAGTGAACGATATTATTAGTAAACTAGCAGAAGAAGCCACATACAACATGGGATTCGATTCACAGGATTTTATGTTGCAAACTTCCAACGGCGAAATCACGTATGAGATTCCTGCTGAATTCATCAAGGCATTTGCCAATTTGCTTATCAATGAATGTGCATCGAGGTGCGACCCTGAGCCGGGACTCAAGTACAGTCCTAATGCAAAGAGTAGTCGAGAAGACTGCAAAGAAAAGATTCTACAGTTAATCGGTTGACACTAAATGGATTTGGATGTATAATTCAACCATGACATACGAACACAGCATCCGAATTCATCCTAGCTACCAGTACACATACGGTCGCACTCCATTGTACTGTTTGGTAGATCGTGAAACAACTGAAATCACATCTACTGGCTTCTGGTTGGACTTGGATGGATGCCTTGATGCTCCTGAATGTATGCCAATTGGTTCTACTCACGGTTCGGATCGTCATGGGTCATGTGCATTTAAAAACTTTGTTTCACGTGGTTGGACCCGTGAAGAATCCGTGCGCCGCAACGCACTTGCTGACAAACTGATTGCTGAAATGCTGGCAGAACTTAAAGCGGAGGAAGAAAAATGACTGAGACACAAATTGAGGCATTGAAGAAATGGCTCGATGCACAAACATACAGTAAAGCGCCTGGAACGTTTGGTGACTTCCTTGACGCAGAAGAAATGAAAAAGTTTCTGCCTGATGCTATCAACAAAATTTTGAAAGAAGTCAAATGAACGAACGAATTAAAGAACTTGAGAAGCAGGCTTGGGAATTCGTAGATAAAACCTGGAACTGGGCTAATGCAAATAACCCAAGCCAGGCTACATTGTTCAAAGAAAAGTTCGCCGAGTTGATTGTTGCAGAATGTAATAAAATAAGCAAAGAAACTTGTAATGAGCTAAAGGCAGATGAAAGCATTCAAACACCTGGCTCCAAAATCAATTGGAATCTGTATAATGCTACCCTTCGCAATAAATTGGCAGAACATTTTTGGGTTGAACTATGAACATCCAAACCGTAGCAGAGAATCTGCGTAACACAATCGCCGGCAAGGAACGGATGATGGCCGAAATGTTGCAGAAACAATACACTCTGTCTCAAGGAGAAGCAAGAGCGTTATCAGTAACAATGGAATTCCTTGAAATCAACATTGACGAACTCAAGCGTATCCTTGTTGATGTAGAAGTGTGCGTTGACCAATTTGAAAAACTTAAAAAAGAAAATTCAGATATGGGTTGGGAACTCAACCCTGACAGGATGGGACAATAAAATGCCATGCATGAGTTATGAAGACAATGATCGCACCGGTTCGCCAACAGAAAGTTGGCAGTACAAAGAACTCAAAGCGAATAATGACAAGTTGGCTCGTATTGCTTGTAAAGTAATAACTGAACTAATGGAACAAGGCAAAGGTGATTTCCTGATTCTACGTGATGATGAAGTCCGTGAGTGGTGGGAATTTCACCAAGAAGCTGACCGTAAAGCACGTGAAGCAAAAGAAAAGAAAGCACACGAAGCACGTATTCGCAAAGAGGCATTGTCTAAATTGACTGCCGAAGAAAAGAAAGTTCTTGGTATTAAAAAATGATTCCTGCTGAAAACAAACAAGACATTATCCAAAGTGGCATGAACTTCATGCGTAGTATCACAGAAGCCTACGGTACTGATGAAGGCATGAAACTGTGGGATACTATTGCAAGTACTCTTGACCCTGACGTTAAGGGTCAGATTTTCTTTGCAATGCTGACTGGTGAATATAACAATATCATCACCATTGCTAGTCATTCTCCGAATGCTAATCGTGTTGCGATGATTAAAGCTATTCGTACTGTTGACCGGCGTGGCCCTGGGCTGAAAGAAGCCAAGGACATGAGTGACTTGATTTCATCTGGCAAAGTCATCAAAATCGAAGTTGATCCTACTAATCGAAACAAGGCTCTCGTTGAATTGCGTAGTGCAGGGTTCAATGTATGACTACGTTTGTTATCCCACGACACGGTCATAAACACTTTGAAGACATGATGGTAAAGTGGAACTGGGTCGAGAAAAACTTTGGCAAATGCTCATATGACAAATCAACTTGGACATGGTATTGGCATGATGATACAGAAGATTTTGTTGAATTTGTTTTCTACAACGAAGCAATTGCTACCTGGTTTGTGCTACAATTCCCAGAAGTGTTAACGTTAGAACAGTTTGAACGAAAACAATTGTCAATGGAGTAAAGTATGAAATATGAGCATATCGGTTGGTGCAAAGACGAAAAGACAAACGCAGACAAAGTTTGGGGCATCATTCTGTTAGCACAAGATGTGCCAGTAAATACATCAGCATGGCCATTCCGCACAAACAAGTACGTTTCGTTTTGGGGCCGTCGTGGTGCTAAACTGCAAACTAAATTGTTTTCTGGATCAAGCTATGACGCTATGTTGATGTTTGAAAAGAAAACAAACAAGGGCTATAAAGAAGTTGACAAAGACCAACTCGATGAAGTCTATCCCGAGTTTCAAAGTGACTTAGAGAAGACTGCATTCTGGGCTACATTCAAGATTTAATCATGACACCGAAGCAAAAACGTACTGAGATTAAACGCATTTTGCACTTGCTTGAGGACAAGAATCGCATGGTGTTTAAGCGTATGTACAGTCATTTGGATTTAGATAAAGACATTGACACCGTTGTTGATGACATGCCTGCGAAACAGTTGAACTGGGCTTTGCAACAATGTCAAACTACGTATCATGAGATTTTTAAAATTCTAATGTCATGAGTTATAACATACATGTTAATCTGAAAAAGGATGAAGTTCTTCCTGATGTGTTTGAATGGATTCAACAACAGGGATGGAAGCATCTTGTTGAATGGCGATGGTTTAAACCAGATTATTACAATCTTGAGACTCATTATACTTTTCAGTTTGACGACGAAAAACAAGCCGAGTGGTTTAGCTTGAGGTGGACATGATTAAACGAAGTCTGGCAGATGACTATCATGTAATGACAAAACTATATGCATCAAAGGATGTAGCAGAAGCACTTGCATGGTGCAAGTTAAATGTAGTAGAATGTGACAATGATGGATATAGTCTGTATGACAAACGTGGTTGGACATATGAACGATTCAATAATTGCACTAATTTTGTGTTCATACGTGAACAAGATGCGTTTATGTTTTCACTGAGGTTTGCATGAAGAAAAATATCTATCGTGTTTATTTCCCACGAACTGGTGATTGGTATAATAATGAAGGGAAATGGTACCAGTTATCAACTTGGTTAGATGATACGATTGGTTACGATTGGGATTATGTTGACGAGCATTTTGAATTCTCTGATGAATCCCATAAATTATGGTTCATGTTGAGGTGGCAATGAAATTCTTTCTATATAAACTGTTAGGCAAAAAGTTAGTTCCAATTACGGACTACAAAGACAGCATCATTAACATGATGTTGATGGATCCTAATGGATATACAATGGATTTATGGGGCTTTATAAAGAGAGAATTTAATGCTGAACAGGTGTATAATTGGAAAGAAGGTCGTAACTACTTGAAGTTTGATAACACACAGGATCAAATGATGTTTCTGTTAAAGATATGAACGAGAAGATCAACACATGGCGCTCACTACAAGACTTGCCACCGGCAGTGACTAGCTTCTGGTGCCGATTCAATTGGCACACGTGGACTAAGTGGAGTGATCCTGTTACAAGTAGTTATTCGTCATTTACAAAACAAGTGCGCTACTGCATTCATTGCAATAGTGTAGAATCGAAAAAGTGGAAAGAATGAACAAAGAGTTAGAAATTAGAGACAGTGACGTATTTGGTGCGGGTTGGCTATGGCCGGCCCAGGATACCATGTGTTGGGATTTCTTTAATCGTCATGATGCCGCAACTTTTCCAGAAACGATCATGCAGTATGTTGATGGTAGATCGACAGTTATTCAAGCTGGCGGTAATTCTGGACTATATGCTAAATTGTATGCCAATCATTTTGAAAATGTGTATACGTTTGAGCCAGACAGTAAATGGTTCCAATGTCTTACTCATAATGCGAATGCTGATAACATTTTCAAGTTTCAATGCTGTTTGGGAAATGACCCAGGTGGTCTAGCTATTTCACCACCACCGGACACATGGGGCGGCAACAAAAATCTTGGTGCGATTCGAGTAGTCGGTGGCGGAAATATTCCTCAATTGAAGATAGATTCATTGAATCTACGTCCAGATTTAATTCATCTTGATATTGAAGGATATGAACAAGCGGCCATTCAAGGCGCATTGGCTACTATTGAGAAATACAAACCAGTGATTGTCATTGAATCAAATGATTTTCTTAATAAATTTTATGGGCACTGCGAACACGATGCTTTCAAATTAATAGAACCATTCGGATATAAGAAAGTCATGGAATGGGTAGAAAATAATCAAAACGCTGGCACACAATATCAAACCTCTGACATTCTATATTCAGTATCATGAACTCAGCACAACGTAGGAAATCCCGAAGAGAACATCCGCATGTCATTACTGTACGTGCAATTGAAGATCAGCGCTGGTACGAACACGACCAGCGAGTTAGTGCCGCTACCAGATGGTGCAAAAAGAATTGCAAAGGATCATGGGTCTGTAGTGATGAATGGGATGAAGCAGTATTTAAATTTGCAGTACACAAAGATGCAACCATCTTTGCATTAAAATGGCTATAAACTTTTTAGACTCAGATGTAAACTCAATGTACCCACATGTAGTTAATACAGCGGGTTTAACTCCATTTGTGTATGTTGAGTCCAGTCCTGATTCAAGCGGTGTGATGTGGTATGAAATCAATGTATTCGTTACCAGCTTACAACGTTGGATCGAGAAACAACCAGACGACATGTGGTGTGAAGGAACGCCTTCTTGGGGCCAAATGAATTGCATGCCCTATCTGGTGCACGAATCGCTTTACACTTACATAACATTGAGGTGGTCATGAAAACATTTATCGACATTGAATCAGGTGGTTTCAAAGCAGGAGAAATGCTGATTATGCAGGCTAGACGAACTGGCAAAAGTTCATACTACTATCCAACATCAAAGAATTTTCAATTTGAAAAAGTTGATGAAGCTATTGTTGATGGCGAACAGTGGTATTCTATTAGAACCCGCAGAGATAGCGATGCAGGCAAGTGGTTACGTGAACAAGATTGTGCAGTTGAGGCTAACACTGGATGGACATTCGATTCATACTTTGATGTACCTGAAAAAATCTATTCAATGTTAATTTTGAAGTTCCAATGAATAAAACTCAAATTTATAATTCAAACTTGTGCAAGGAAATATTACTTACTGCACAGACAATAGAAAGTACACTTGATTCAATATTGATTGATGGAGCATACTATGCTCCCTATATTCCAACTATTATGAGTGAATCGAAATACAAGTTCAGCCGTGCTAAGTGGCATGAAGCTAAATTGCCTAAAGACGGTGCAGGCGCATATAACTGGTGCATTGAACAGTTTGGTCCGGACCCAAAGTATCCTGATGCGTGGTCACGTTGGTACTTTAATGTCAACAGAACATTTAGATTTCGTGATAGCAAAGACTACGAGTGGTTTATGTTGAGGTGGTCATGAAAGTCTATACTAGAAATACTGAACGCACTATTCAGGAAATGACCGAGATATGGAAATGGATGACTGATATGTTTGGTCCCCCAGAAGCACACAATAATTATAAAAAGCGTTGGACTTATGGCAAAGATCATCCAGGATTCTTGGGCAGTGAAACGATTGACGGCACGTGGGATATCGAATGGTTCGAATTTCGTGATGAAAAAGACGCCGAGTGGTTTACGTTGAGGTGGTCATGACGCATCACTATAATCCCAATCTAGCGGCCAGTGTGACCGCCACAGGCCAGCAGATACTCATGCCCATGATTAGGCAAGTATATCCTCAACTGTTAGCCCAATCTATTCTAGGTGTACAAACTATGACAGATTCTGTGGGTGAAATCTTTACTATGAAAGCCAGCTACAAACAACAGCCAAAATATCAATTCAGCCGTGCCCGATGGTACGATGCAGACCATCATTATGACGATTATGATGAAGTCATAGCATGGTGTACTGAACATTTTGGTCCACGCCCTAGACGACCGGATGCGTGGACACGCTGGTATGATATACATATTGATCGTATTAGATTTCGTGATGAAAAAGATTATGCTTGGTTTATATTGAGGTGGCTATGACAGAAGATACGGAACAACTTAGGGCATATCCATATGAGTTACAGGTATGTTCAGATGATATGAATGTAACACCACTGTGGGACAACTTCTGCGATCATGTAAAGAAGCTGACTTATCCATGGCGGGTAATGCATTTGCGAGTAATTGCGAATCAAGAATTGGCTAAATTTGGCGCAATCAATCCACCAGGTGATTACATTAGATTCAAAACAGAGGAGCAACGCACCTGGTTTGTGTTGAGATGGCTATGACAGACACAGTTAAATTAGAGTGGACAGATATTTGTCGCCACGAGAATCATTGTGAGTGTAATGACTGGTTGTTACATACTGTGCCCAACTATCGGGTATACGTTCAGGCATACAAATGGTTGCAGGATGAGCGTGGGTATAAGTTTATATGTGCCGAGGGTGAAGGTTACGACAATGACGATGGCAACAGGATATACTCTGGCCGATATACATTTAAGTTTTTGTGTGAGCAAGAGTATATGTGGTTTAAATTAAGATGGGAATAATATGATATACTATAAAATTAGAAAAAAGGATGACCCTGAGTTATTTGTGAGGGGTACACCTTACTATCAGAGTTACGATAAATCTGGAAGAATCTTTCAGACACTGGGGCAACTAAGAACGTTTGTTACTGGTGTCATGAATAGTGATAGCAGAAGTGACAGTGGACGCAATCGTGTGAGTGAATGGGAAGTAGTTGAATTGGAGATGGTCATCAAAGAAGTCAAGGGTGTCCATGAAATTATCACTGCCAAGAAACTCAAAGAATTGATAATGAAATGAACTACTATACCGACTTTGATGACAAGCATCCTGCGTTAGATCCAATCTATATGCCATGTGGTGGTACTGCTTACTATGATTTTGGTTCAGGATGCGCCCATAGATGTGATACATGCAATGCAGTAATTGGTTCCATGGGTCAACCACAGCGTTGTAAGGATGAAGCTCAGAAATGGGATAACTGGGAAAAGCTCGGTGGTAAAGGTTGGGATTATGATAAAGGATATCCAAAATGACAAAAGAAGAAATCATCTATAACATGTGCATGACCTATCGTCATGACTATGGTCTACGTAAAGAACAAGGCGATCCTTCATGGACAGCAGGCATGACTGAACAAGATGCCATTATGCTTTACAAAACGATGGAACAAATATATAATAACGACATTGAACCACTCTTGAAAGAATTCAACGATTTGAAAGAGGGACGTAGTGTTCAAGTTCCACAAAGCAAAGAACACGCCGCACTAATGATGCGATTGGCACAAATGTATTTCGAGGACAACAAATGAAACTAGCACAAGTAAATGAAATCATGGCTCATAAAATCACTGATGGCAGTGAGTATCAATGGGATTGCTGGCCAAATGCACGATACTTAGATTATGAAACTGAGTACTGTCACGTTAGTGTCGTATTCAACTCCAAGACGCAAGAAGTCTATCAGGCAGAGGTCAGTGTTAAACCAGATGAATGGTTTCCAAGTGAAATCAAACCATATCGTTGGTTAGATCCACGATTCAAGGAAGCAATGATTACAGAAGCCAAAGAACGTAAAGTTGATCCTAATCAAGCATGGGACGATGTAAAGTGGTACGATCTTGAGACCGAGGAAGATTGGCTATACAAAGCAGAAGCTATCTCTATTGGTACTGGATTCGACGAGCGTATTGAAGTTCCACTGACACTCGAAGATGATATGTTATTGAAGCTGGCATTAGAAGCTCACAAGCGTGATATCACATTAAACAAGATGGTCGAAATTCTCATGCAAGAGGCTATTGACAAGCACAATGAAACTAAGGTCAACGAGGTGACCTCCTAATACGTTAAATACGAATAGGAGACTATCATGAAAAAAGTTCTATTAGCAGTAGCATTACTAGCATCAGCGCCAGCATTTGCTCAACATTACCATCATCATTACTATGGTGGTTATCGCGGAGGCTGGGTAGGTCCAGCAATCATTGGAGGTGTGATTGGTTACGAACTCAGTCATCCACGAACTGTGATTGTTGAACAACAGCCAGTGATTGTGCAACAGCAACAACCACCAATCATCTATCAATCAAAAGAAAACTGCACACCTTGGGTAGAAACAATGCAACCCAATGGTACAGTAACTCGCACACGGACATGTACTCAATGAATGAATTATTTTACGGCGTAATCAACTGGATTAAAGAGGATTGGAAAAGCAATCCTCTTAGATGTTTCTTAGAAATCTTGGCATGGTTCATGAGCATTGGATGCTCAATCACTATGATGTTAACTGTGCCAACACCACCTTTTCTTATTCTGTATCCCATCTTTATCTCGCAATGTGCGATCTTTGCATGGGCCGCATGGACACGTAAGAGTCTAGGCATGCTTTCAAATTACCTGTTGCTGGTATCTATCGACAGTGTAGCACTATTCAGAATGGCAGTACTGTAATGGAAAAATATTTTAGCTTTAGCGGTCGATCAACCCGCAGTGAATTCTGGGGTGTGTTGCTTATTTGTTACCTAGCTGTAATGCCGTTTATTGTTTTGCTATCGGTGTTGCTAGGAGTAATCGGTAGCATCGTGGCATTTGTATCGTTGATACTATCATTCTATTTGATGTTTGCCACATCAGCTAGACGTTGCCGTGACGCAGGAATTAACCCATGGTTTAGTTTAGTTACGTTTGTAACAATTATTCCTATCATCGTATTTGGTTGTTTGCCAACAGAGAAAGAAACAGATGGAAATTAAAGCTGAATTTACAGATCAAGAGTGGAATAAGTTTCGTGAGTGGCTTCATGGTATGCTACAAGCTGGTCCTGCTAAGGTAACTTTTACTAAAAAAGATGGCACCGAGCGTGTCATGAACTGCACACTTGAACCAGCACAACTGCCTAAAGTTGAAATCAAGGAGGGCGCAACTCCTCGAAAAGAGTCAACTGAATCCATGCGAGTATTCGACACGGATAAAAAAGAGTGGCGTAGCTTTACTGTTAAAAGCGTAAAGTCCGTGGAGATATCAATTGAATGAAGCACAACTTGAACTTTTCAATCGAGGTAATGCACATTACACGATTGGAGAGTTTGAACTAGCAAAAGAATGCTATGAGAAAATTCTCAATGATGGCATTGACAATTACGTTATTCAACATAATTGTGGATTGACCTGTATAAAGTTGAATCAACTCGATCAGGCATTGAAGTATTTCGAAGCACCGATCGCCGCTGGCTATGCTGAAAGTTTAATCAGTAGAGGTGCAGTCCTCAGAACTCTAGGACACTACAAACAAGCAATGATGGACTTTGGTCAAGCATTTATTCTTGATCCAAAGAACGCATCGGCGTACAGCAACTATGGCAATAGCCTGCGCGAGTTTGGCATGCCAGAGATTGGTGCGAATTTCTGCAAGATAGCACAAACCTACAGCAATGATCCAGTGCATCGCTTGAATGAAAGTGTGTGTCACCTAATGAAGGGTGATCTAATTGAAGGCTGGAAGAACTATGACGCACGTTGGTACTATGAAAGTGCAACTAGCTTTAAGCCAGTGTACCATGGACCAGAGTGGGATGGCACACAAAATGTCAATGGCTTAACTGTACTTGTTTACGGAGAACAAGGCTTTGGTGATTGTATTCAGTTTGTGCGCTATGTAAAGATGCTAGCGAATCTTAATGCCACAGTTGTGCTACTTGTAAGACAGCCGCTAGTTAGCTTGTTCGAAGAAAATTTCCCAAACGTAATTGTAACCTCAAAAATAGATGAAGTTCCCTCTTATCATTATAATGTGCCTTTGCTTTCATTGCCTAAATGTTTCGGCACTACTATCGACACAATCCCATATCCAGACCAGTATCTATCTACAACGATAACTCCACACTCCATGAGATTCTTGCAACCAACTACAAAGAAACGTGTTGGTATTCAGTGGGGAAGTAATGGTGTTGCATTTATCACTCGCTTTAGAAAGATGGATCTTGCAAAGCTCCTTGAGATTTCACGTGATGATATTCAACTTGTATGTTTGAACTTCGATCTAACAGATGAAGAAAAACATTTGTTGCAGGAATACAACGTATTGGTTCCCACTCTAGGCAATTTTCATGAAACTGCAAAGTTGATGATTCAATGTGACTTGATCGTAACAGTTGACACCGTGACTGCTCATTTAGCTGGCGCTCTTGGAGTACCAACGTATGTAATGTTGAGTCAATATGGATGCGATTGGCGCTGGTTCACCGAAAGAAGTGACAGTCCCTTCTATTCTTGTGTAAAATTGTTCAGACAGACAGATACCACCTGGGATAGTGTAATCACCCAGATTAAACAAGAGATTTGACAAGAACTCGATTTGGAAGTATAATACTCTCACTATGAAACGAGAAACTATCACCTTCCGAATCGAGCCCATGAAACGCCGTGTCCACAAGGCACTGTTTGATGATGAATTGCCCTTCCAGCCTAAGGTTGAAAAGCCTAAGAAGGGGCAATACAATCGTCGCCCGAAACATAGATACAAAGATGACTATTAAACAACCAGAAGAACAGCACAAAGACCTGTTAGGTCGTGAAGTAAAAGAAGATGACGCGGTGGCATTCTGCCATCATAATATGTTATATGTGGGCAAAGTAATTAAGGTAACGCCCAAACAAGTTCGTGTAGTTCCCATGCTAACAGGTTATCGCTCAGATACCGGCTACTTAAAATACACACAACAATGTGTATTGATCGGCGGCCCTGATCTAACGATGCATTTGTTAAAGACAATGTAAGATTTCTCAACCCTCCTCTATAAAGGAAAAATATGACTCTCTCCCTTAAACAAAAAGCAATGCTTATTACAGCAGGCATCATTGTTAGTGTAATTGCAGGTTCATTCGCCGTTGCATTCATTGTTGCAAATGTGCCCGCTCAGATCATTGGCAATGCGATTGGGGGCGGCCTCGTCGCTTGGTTCATTTATTTGTTCTACGCAATCACGCTCAACCGACTTGAGTATGAGCAAAAGATTAAAGAAATCAATAGTAAGTAATCCATACAATTAAAGGAATCATCATGAATTTTCTAGCAAAACTTATCACTGTAGTTTTTGGCATCGCACTCTTGGTCTTCGTCAGTTTTTTGCTGAGTTGGCCAGTGTACATGTTGTGGAATGGTTGCTTGGTTGACGCTGTTACTGGTGTCAAAGAAGTTACCTGGTTGCAAGCCTGGGGTTTGAACATCCTGACTGGCATTATGTTTCACACTACTAGTAATTCCTCAAAATGAGCCACATGTCCGAACTAGCACTTGAAATCGAAATGTTGCTGGACGAGGATGTGCCTCCCAAGATGATTGCGGTCAGATTGGGAGTGCCTGTTACCTTTGTCTACGATGTAGTAGAAAGTATTCACGATCAACAATACGACGAAACTGACCCATTTAATACAATTAATTCCTAAAAACGGTTGACATTAAATGGGTTTGGGCATATAATTCATCCATCAACACACAAAACGGAGTTAAAAATGAAATACGCTCAAGTTCTCAACGCCATCGCAAACGTTAATGGCGCTTCTTTCGTAACTATCGACACTGTTACTGTTCCTAAACTTACTGGCGGTAAGTCTAACCCACATCAAGGTCGTGTTCAGAAGTTCATGACTGGTGCTAACGTCATGGTGTTTCAAAACAAAAACTCCAACGGCTACGAGAATATGGTTAATCGTCGCTTGATTGCAGAAGGCAAAGACCCTGCAAACTTCACACTGGGTCCTCGTCAATGGGGTACTCGTCTTGAGAACATGCCAATCGTTGAACATACTAAGAACGGCGATACTAAGCACTATCTTGAAGTGATCTTCCTGAAAGCTGGCGCATCTTACTTCACTCTTGACGGGAATGTTGTTCCTGCATCTAGCATTCAAGGTCTCCAAGAAGCTAGCGAAGGCGAACAAGGTGGCTTGTCTGACAAAGTTGTGATTCGCACGTTCGATGTTGAGAACATCACACAAATTCGTGCTGATGGTCAAGTTTTTAACTAAGGACAAAAATGTTTGTAATTCGTGAAACAGAAACTGGCGCATTTTGTACAGGTCAAAACTTCCGTTCATTTAGCATGGACATGCAAAGTGCGGCACAATTCGTTTCACGAGCCAATGCTGAAAAAGCTATCAAGAACATGTTCAAAGGTGAGAAAAACGGACAGCAATACAATGCTTGGACTATTGACGGTGATCGATATCATCCCAATGTTCAAGCATATATTGACCAATGTGCTAATTCAACCAGACCTGACATGGCTGACGGCATTCGTGACACTTACACTCAAAAAACAGCCCACCTGGAAGTTGTTGAAGTTAAATTAACTTTGACTTGACGACGAATGGATTTGGATATATAATTCATTCATCAACAAACAAACCGGAGAAACAAAATGGCTTACATGTCTCAAGATCACAAAGCAGAAATCGCACCAGTCGTCAAGGCTATCTTGAAAAAGTACAACGTCAAAGGCACTCTTGCTGTTCGTAATCACTCTACCCTGGTGTTGAACATCAAGTCTGGTTCTATCGACTTTATCGATAACTTTAACAGTACTGTAAGCCGTACTCCTCGTTACATGGCTGAGCCACAAAACTTCCGTAAGGCAGAAGGTTCTATTCAAGTTAACCCTTACTGGTATCACGACCACTTCGATGGCAAAGCATTGACGTTCTTGCAAGAAGTCATGACTGCTATGAACAACGGCAATCACAACAACTCGGACATTCAATCAGATTACTTCGATGTGGGCTGGTATGTTGATGTGAACATCGGCCAGTGGAACAAATCATACGAGGTTGCATAATGCGATCCAAACGAGTTAACGTAGAAGTCACCAATCTGGGTGCTGTTTACATCAACGGCACTAGAGTAACTGGTCGAGAAACTAAATGAGGTGTCCATACAACTGTTTGGATGAAGCGAATGGCATCTTCACGAGTGACTGCCAATCTGATAAAGAATGGATATGGTCACATCAAACTCGATCTTGATTACACAAAGGAAGCTGGAGTCGTATAATGAACAAACATGACCGCGATAATTATTTGTTTATCATGTCACTGTCGCCTCAACAATTTGAGAATTGGTATGCTACAATCAGCGATGATGATGCACAGTATGCCATCGAATTGATCAGAATGGCACGAACTGAACTCATTCAACAGACTGCCGAGATTTTAGATGATGTTGAAAACTTGTTCGACGCAAAAGAAGCACTTGGTAAATTCACTTTAACTGGAGTTGTAAAATGAACACATATTATGTGATGGTAAAATACAAAGACGAACCTGGTGCAGGCTTTGGTCGTGTGATGATTCGTGCTGATAATCCCCATCAAGCTGTGCAGATGGCAAAAGCACAGTACGGTCGTCTTCTTATGTCTGAGAGTGCTATTCCAGGTTAATGGTAAACAAATAGTTGACTCACTCTGAGTTATTTGATATCATTAAGTTTTAAGGAGAAGTAACAATGGCAAATAAACTAGGCAAACTAGCAAAAGTAAACGAATCAATTACAATCAATCGTTACGACAATGGTTGGATGGTCGAAGTTGGCGGCCGCGATGACGACAGTGAATGGAAGAACTGTAAAATTATCTGTAACACAGAGGAAGAAGTACTTGATGTTGTTAAAGAATACAACTCAATGGAAATGGATAGCTAACCATGCGATATTCTCTACTTAATGCGGTCAGTAATCGTCGGCTTTTTGATCCTACACGGGATGAAGATTTACGTGAACTGAAACATTACATTGACACAAATCAGTGGATCGGTAGTTGTCCATTTTATCTAGAAGAATACTGGGACAATATTCCAGTGATGTGTATGCATAAGTACGCTGAACACATGTTGTCTCAGATGAAGACCCCAAAGAAAGCAAAAAGCCCCAAGTGAGGGGCTTTTTCATTTTATAGCTTTGTATAGCCCCAATTTACAACTTGGGTTGTACCACTGTTATTAGTCTACTGCGATACCGAATTCGGTAGAATCGTATGTTACCCAACTTGTAGTTGCGCCTGAATTAACAGTCAATGTTATTGCTAGTTGAGTACTATCCCAATCAACTACTGCTGTAGTATCAGGTTGACCAGTAGCATTCAATCTATTGCTTACACTATAGATAACATTAGCGCCCGCACTGACTGCGGACACATCAAACATCTCTAATCCAAAACCAGCATGTTGGACAACAAGTGTTGTTTTTAGTGATAATGAACCCTGACTAGCAGTATAAACTACAGTTGGTGTATTACCATCAATTAATGCGCTATAACGATTTGGTGGTATAATCTTACGTTGACTTTGAATTACTGTTTGTTCATCTAATCCGACACCTACACCAATATTAGGTAATGTCAAACTACCATTGCTGTTATAATTCCATGAATAAGAGTTTGCGTTAGCTTCATCGGAAGTAAAGAGTGCTAGACTTCCATTATTATTAAGGAATAGTTGTGAAGAAGTATTTCCAGTATTAGTGTATGCCGTTACTTCCAACGGAGTCCCAGTATTAGCACCATGCAGACCTGTCCATCCCATGCCAGCATAGCCTAGTTTGCCGCCACTTGGTAGTGTTAAGTTGCCATAATTATCAAACGTCCACTGTCCGCCGTACGGTGTGTTCAATCTGATATCAGCACTATTAGCTTGACTGTCACCTTGACCGGAACGAATGTCAACTGGTGCACCGTACTTGCCACTACCGGCATAGATTTCAACAAAACCGCCATATCCAGCACCATTACCAGTGTCATTACTCTGTCCACCGCGAATCTTAATAGTACCTCCCTCGCTACCATTGTAGCCAGTGCCACCATCTACTTTGATATCACCGCCGCCGCCACCGTTGGCTCCACTTGAGCCGGCCCATAGATAGATATCACCACCTTCACCAGTATCAAATCCATCACCACCTGCAACTACTAATCGTTCTACGACTGGTATATTTGCTGTTCCTGTTTGTGTGCCAATTATTTTCTGAGTGCCTGTTTTGGCAAACATTAGTGCTTCGCCACTACCAGTTCGCTGATTAGTAGGTTGATTAGGAAAAGTGATTGCGCCATTAGCATTAAATGTCCATACCTTAAGATGGTCAACATCAACACCACTAGTGACAATAACGTTTCCATAAAAGTTGTTTAACTGTGCTGGATTAGTTGTGTTTCCATTTGTTGGAATAATTAGTGCAGAAGTTGCACCGTGTGTTAAATCAGCGTTTTCTACAACTACACCATTTAAGTGATACACCGTCGCTGTATCTAGTTTCGTAACTGCTAATGCACCGGTGGTTTTATCAAATGTAAATCCAGTATCGCCGCCGAAATTACCAGCATCATTGAATTGAACTTGTGTGTTCGCACCGCCCACTGATCCGTTACCGCCCCCACCAGTCTGAGCAGTCCAACTTAAATTACCAGTACCATCTGTTTGTAGTACGTATCCGTTAGTGCCACCTGAGATTGTCACATTAGCAACAGGTCCTAGATTAGCTCCTATGCCAGCTTGCATTAAGTTGGCCACTGTCATCTTTTGTGTCGTTGGGACACCATCCATGTTTACAACCGGTATTAGAGTATCGCCAGCAACATTGTTGCCGATTGAGTCTAAAGATGTTATTGTTATTGATCCGATTATCATTTCTTATCCTTATGCCGCCACTGCCTTGATAACAGCGAAATTGAATACTGGTTGCTCAGTAGTTGTACCTGAAGTATCTGAGAAAGTAATGTCAAAACTACCAGATGAAACGTTAGTTACGAATGCTTCATACTTGTCAGTACCAGATTTTTGATTGACGATAATTACGTCAGTTGCCGCTACTGTGCTGTTCGTGACAGTAAACGTTGTATATGATGATGTGCCAGCGGCAGAGAATAGAGTGATTGCGCCAGAAATCTTGTTGATTGTTACACCAGTTGTGCGTGATGTTAGTTGAGTGACTGTGCCACCTGAGCCTGTTGCATAACCAATGCCAGAACTGTTGTTTGAGAGGATTCCGCCTGATGACAATAGATTGCCACCACTAATATTGCCAGTAGCAGATACTATACCAGCAGTCTTTAAGTTACCACCTGTGATGTTACCAGACAAGGTTATCGTGCTTGGCAAATCTACAGTGATTGTGCCAGCACTGGTAATTGGACTACCAGTTACTGTTAATGTTGAACTACTGAGTACAATACTAGTTACGGTACCACCTGATGTGCTAGTACTGATAGTGACGTTACCGTTACTTCCACTTAGCATAATGCCCGTACCAGCGCTCAAACTAGTTACGCCAGTGTTCACCACTGTAAGTGTGCCAGAAGTCGTTATTGGGTTAGTTCCAGTGACTTGGATACCTGCACCAGGGGTAATACCAACGCTAGTGACAGTGCCAACGCTAGCGCCATTTGCAATGTTAGTAACACGACCATAGCTATCAACTGTGATTGCTGGATATACATATGAGCCAGCAATCGCACCACTAGTGGCCAAGTCGATTGTCATGTTGCCAGCAGACACTACTGGGCTGTTTGAAACAGTCAGTCTACTTGTGCTTCCTGGCACGATGCCAACGCTGGTGACTGTGCCTCCAGATCCACCACCTCCGCCAGTAGCAGAGATTGTTACGTTACCATTCGCTTGACTAACAACAATGTTAGTACCAGCTATGATGTTAGTGACGCCTGTATTCGTTATGTCTACTGTGCCGCTAGTAGCATTTGCCGCTACTGAAATGCCAGTGTTGCCAGTGTATGTATTATACGGACTAGCGTTATCGAATAGAGTGTTAAAATTAGTTACGGTTTTGTTAAATGCGTTACGTATTGAATCGCTGTTTGCTGATTCATTAGGTAAGCCAACATTAATGACTTGAATGCCTGGAATTGCCATGTTTTCATCCTTATTATTGTATTTATCAATAAAGGAGAAACGGGCAACTCTGGATTATGCGCTAAAACTGGCTCCGCATCCGCAGGTAGATTGTGCTTGTGGATTCTTGATTTTAAAGCTGGCACCCATTAGACTTTCCTCATAATCTACTGTGCTACCAGTCAAATACTGTGCGCTCATGCTATCAACTAGAACTGTCGTAGCGCCAGCTGGGATTTCAAAGTCATCGTCGTTAGTTTGATCGTCGATGGTAAATCCATATGAGAAACCAGCGCATCCACCGCCCTGGACATACATTCTAAGTCTGGAACTTGGACTCTCGTCCTCTAATACTTCTGCTATTTTGGCAATTGCCGATTCTGTTAATGTTATCATAATGGTATCCTATTACAAACTTGATTCGAAAACTCAATATTGGACAATATCCCACTGTGAGATAAGTCTCTTGCTTTATCTATCTGTTTCATACACCAGTCTTCTGATCCATATGAAACTTGTGCCCCAAAGTTAAATGTGTACAATGGCACATTCACTGTATTCTTAATGTTATTTAGATGAAGAATCTTTCTGGCATGAAAGAATCCAGAGTCTTCGCCATTCACAATGAAACGTAAATCCCTATCGTCAATCGACCACGTGCCCCGCTCTACCAGGTGATCATATTGTGCAAAATATGACACAAATCTACTATGATCTGGCAACTGCACGAATACGTATTTTGGCTTTTTCTCTATAGTTGCCCACCAAGTCAACAAATTGTATTCAACTACATCTATGCCAGTTGCCGGAATTGCAAGATTGTAGTAATCATATCCTAAACGTTTACTGACAAGATATGGATATGTCTTTTCTAGCTCTAATCCAATTCCCATAGTGTGACTGCAACCAGTGAACAATATGTAATTGTCTAAGTCTACATCTTCTATGTTCTTACAACGATGACCATTGTCGTTAAATTGATATGTGATAGCTGTATTTCTATAATACCAATCATCTGGCTGAGTAATCAAATGACGCTCGAACTGATTCTTAGAATCACCACCAGTGAACTGTTCTATTTGATTCTGATTGTCTAAACCTATGAAATCGCCATGAAACTTCATGGTAGCATCTTTCTCGTATTAGTACGCATTGCATTCACTACCACAGTCGTGATATCGGTGTGATTGTATGGATCACCATCATATTTTATATTGACTATCCCACTAGTAAACAGTGGTGTTTTGTCATTGAACACTATCTGATAGATAGGAACCTTTATTAGATTCTTCAATATCTTTTCAGCTAAGAATTGTCTCGTGGTAAAAAAGCCATTTGTATTGCCAGCATCAAAAATATCCTGAACGCTAGCATCGGATAAATCACATGTTTTCCAGTTTTGAAAATTCTGATCTGCTGTAAGGAATGAATTTAAGAACTCATGTCCAACTACGATAGCTCTAGGCGTAGGTTGATTCGCTTGCCATGATATCATATTATACTTGGATGCATCCAATCCACCATTGAACACCGCAAGATTGTAGTAATCCATGTTCAATTGTTTACTGACTAGATACGGATACGTTTCCTCAATGGAGGTACCTAACCCAAGCGTTATATTGTCACCAACAAACAATATATAATTTCGATGATTTATGTCATCTATTTCTCTACATCTATGTCCAAGACTGTTAAAGTCATTGCCGAGAGAATGACCAATATACTTGTCATAGAATTGCATTACTTGCGCCTTGTAATGCGTCCTTTACTCAAGTCGTATGGACTGAACTCAATTTCTACTCTGTCGCCAAGTAGAATCTTGATGTTATGCTGTCGCATCTTGCCTGAGATAAATCCCATAACGGTCTGACCAGATGTTAGGGTTACACGGAATGTCGCATTGGGTAGTACCTCAATGACGCTACCTTCCATATTGATAGTTTCTTCTTTTGCCATATGTGTTTTGCTTTACGCTCCTTAAATATCTTGTGCTTTGAGTTTAATCCACATAAACTCTTTCAACTCGTCACCTGCGAGTTTGTTTGGTATACCTACGCTCTTGTGAGTATTTTTTATTACAAATACGCCAACTTCGTTTTCTTTCCAAACTCTATCAGCAATATCTATATATCGCAATTTACTAGCAGGGTGTCTTGTGCCTTGGCCTTTGTTGAAAGTATAGATGCCAGCTTCAATGCTCTGATAGCCATGCTCTAACTCACAATAGTATTGATTGACCATTGCTGGAGTTTTTTGATTAACCACGTACATCCTCCGCACTAAGTTTGATCCACATGAATTCCTTCAAGTCAACTTCGGCAGTTGGATCCATGCGGTGTTTAATAAACCAGACTGCGCCTTCTTTTTCGCACCAAGCCCTATCGCTATACTCTAATAGTCGTTGAGATTTTCCGGCAAGATTACTAGTGATTGACTTACTGGTCATGTAATACTTGCCGCCAACTTTGTCTATCATGCAGTCAGCAATCTCAAAATAGAAATTAGCCACGGCGCATCCTTGAAATTTCAACCGCTTCTTCATCACTGAAAATAGGCACAGCATTTGATTTGTGCAGGGTGCCAATGCCGATGATCTTAGTGCCAGTGTACTGTGGGATTTGTTTACTAGCGATTGCACCAGTGTGACCAGTGTCTAGACTCTTGATGTGACGAGTTGTATCACGGCCTGCAGGAATCTGCGGACTCAGGGAAGGTGCAGGCTTGAATGTTGTTTTTTTGTTAGCAAGTGGACTGAGTTTAGCCCACTCTTTTTGCTTTTGTTCCCACTCAGCATCAAGCTCACGTGCTTTACGTGCTTCGTCTGCATTGCGAAATTTCTTTTTGCCTTTGCGCTTGCCACCCATGGAAAGGGAGGGATGTGCGAGATGCATTGTCATGGCTGTTTGGACATAGTTGATATATGCGCTATTATATTGGAATTTAGTTAATTGTCAAGTATCACTTTTTGAGTATACCCCACATCTTTTCTTTCTCAATAATCTCAGCTTCGAGGTCCATATACATCTTACGTAAGCCACGTAAGTTTTCCCACTTTTCTTCTAGTTCTTCGTTAGGACGTAAGATAGCTAGTCGTTCTTCAATACGCTCAAGTGAGTCACCGATTGACTTGCCATTGATTTTAACATCGCCTTCAAACGTGGCATCACCTTTTACTGCAAGTGATGGGTGGGGTGCCGCAGATATAGTAACAGTATCAGACCACATGGCACTTGACCCGTTTGATCCTGCTACTGTGTATACGTTGTTTGTTGCTGTTGTTCCAGTTGCACCCCGGACTAAACTTGAATTAGGTGATGTTAGTGTTGTGTAAGCCATGTCCGATAAATCTATGTCGTATTCGCTCATTTATCAACTCGTTTTAGAATATAATTACCAGAGTCGTCGATGCCGAATTCTATTTCGTCGCCTTCTTTCCATCCCAGACTTTTCAATAGTTCAGGTGGAATAGGCATAAGAAGATCACCAGTTTCTGGATCTTCTTGTGTTATAACTTCGTAACGTGTTTGGTTTTGTCCTGGAGCAGTCATCTACTACTTATCGTTTTAGATAAGGAGAATAAATCTTTTCTAGTTTCTCAATAGTGTCCTCAGCGGCACTTGCAACTTCTGATTCATCCTCATGCTTGACGGGTATGCCGCCAGCATCTGTCCATTTTTGGATATAGGGTCCAAAATCGTCAACTAGTACATTAGCAACACCATCTGTCACTGCGTACTTTTGCTTGCCGCTAGTAAAGATAGCATCTTCGCTAGTACCTGGATTATGTTCATCTAACCAATCACGTTTGGCTTGCTTACTAACATCGGCGTATGGGCCCCGTAGAGGAGCACTCAGTACGGTAAAGGGGATTTTGTTTTCTTTCAACCAATTGATAATTAGTTGTCCACCTGGTAGTGGTTTTAGCTTGCGGAAGAAATCGTAGACTTGTTCTGGTGTACTGTTTGCCAGTTCTTCGATTTCACCTTCTTTGTCCTGGATAGCTCTCCAGTGACTAACGTTATGCTTGTCAGCCCATGCACCAAAGAAGTCAGCTTGAACCCCATCCATATCAAGATACAGATGGGGCATTTTCTTTTCAAGTTCTGTGATTTTCATTCAATCATTTTACTTGTTTGCTAGTGGATTGTCAATAGCCTGTTTGATTTTTTGGTCAACTTCTCTTTGTATGTTCTTTACTGACTGTTCCATCTCACGGGTGTTCTTACGTAGTTCCTGTTCGACACTGCGAGTTGTATTACGCACTTCGGTTTGAACTTCACGCACTGCAACATCCGTTTCTCTAGCAGTTTGTTTTTGACTACGTTCTACATTCTCAACTACTCCTTCCAAACGACGGATATCGTTCTTTAAATCGTTTTTGATATCACGGGTGTAGTCAGTTGACTTCTGGCTATTTTCTTCGATAACGGCTAAACGTTTATCAAATACAGATAGATCAGGTGCAACGTATTCCGCGATGTGTTTTTTCATGCTTGTGTAGTCTTTGTAGACCTCAAAACATCCATAAAGCCCGCCGAGAGTTGAAGACACAATTGTGAATGCAACCATTAACTTTGCTGGCGTAAACTCATAACCACCAATGCTAATGACTGTATCTTTACTCGCATACTTCTTAGCGGCTTCCTCTAGTTTATCGACTTGACTGTTTAAGTCTTTAATTTCTTCTGACATATTCACTTCCTTTAAAATAATGAATTCTTTTTCTTGCCTAGGTTTTCAAACATTCGGTTTATTAGTTTGATTCCGGCATGTATACTCAACACTGCGACGATAATCATTGCAGTTGTATTCCAATTAATAATCTCATTTAGCATATTGCATCTCCACCATTTCTCTGTGCTTGCTGTCACTGGTTAGTGTACGCAATGCACGTTGGTTATCAACGTTACGTTGATTCTTGTAAACTTCCTTTGGTGCGTAGAATGCAACATCACGCATAGTAAAGTTTAAGTAGTCTCCGTATCCATTAGGCGCAGTAGCCATTTTGTTGATAGATACGCCACCTGCAATGTCATTGTCCTGTGCATTTTTATTCACTGCAGGGCCTGTCATTCCCACTGAATTACTTTGAGGAACGGATTGTTTACCCTCAACGATATCGGTCAGTGGGTTTGTTCTGTCAGTTAGTGTATTAGGTTGAACCAACACGTAAGTCTCTTGCGTTTGCATTGTCGTGCTAACGTTCTGCTGTGTATATGCGGATGCTGTCTGTGCAGTTGCGCTTTGTGTTGTTGTGTTAATAACAGAAGTAGTGCCAGGCTGTTGTGATATTACTAGTTGCTGTGCAGTTCCTGTTGTGCCAATAGACAAGGAAGCGTTCGACGCCAATACAGATGAACTACCACTTGATGTAGCTCTGATTCCATTACCAGTTGATTGCTGACCACCAATTGACACTGCGTTAGCACTCACGCTGTTTGACACTGCGTTTGATGCTACATTAGCGGCATCCTGTTGTGCTTGAGTTGCCGCCTGTTGTGCTTGTGCCATTGCTGATTGTGCAACTGCTGATCCAGCGGCATCACGTTCATTGTTCTTACTGATAATGCTTAGTGCCAAACTAGTTGAACCACTTGACCCACTTGATTCTTTTGAACTCTGTGTACTCGATATGGTTGAGGTACTTGCAGTCGTTGTACTCGTTGAAGTAGTCGGTGCTGGTGCAGAAACAACCGCACTAATCACACTTGTTTGTGGTGCGGAACTAGTTGGCAAGGATGTAGAATCTACTGTCGGTGTTGCTACCGTTGTGGTAGTAGGTGTCGATGCAGTTGTTACTGGTTCCAACAATGTCACACCACTAGTGTAAGTATCAGTTGTGGTAGTCTTAGTAACTGTGGGAGTAGTTGTTGTGGATGTGTTTGTGCCTAGTGAACAAGATTTGCCAACACCACTAAGTGGATCAATGCCCCAAGCACTGTTAGTACAGCTATACGTGCCAGCTTGAAATTCATGATAAACATACACATCATTAGCACCGTAGCGAACCACACCTGGCTTAGTAAGTGTGAACTCTCCGTTTTCATTTGTAAGAGGAACCCACTTTAGAAAGTCCGTTGGCACAGGAGGAGGTGCAACGCTATATAACAACTTCACATCGATATCTCTAATTTGTGGACCATAGTAACCAGCCCAGAATCTATCATCTTTGCCAGTGAAACTGACATTTAGACGGCCCAATGATGATGCGGCATACTGAGTGTTGAAGTTTTCTATGCCACTCATTGTTGTCCAGCCAGCAGTTGTCTGTGGCATATTATAGTTGTAGTTCTGCAATACTTGACCAGTGTTGCTAGTCAAGTTAATATTACCACTAAGTGTTCCTCTGCTGTAGTCTTGGTTAATATACTCCCAAGAATACTTAAACCCATTCACCTGAATATTTGTACCGGCCATTGCTAATGCATAGTTAACTGGAGTCGAATACGCTATAGTTCCTCTACTATAACCAAACATGAAGGTGCCAGTGGTTGAATTGTATCCTGGCATATAGCCGCCGCTGTATCCGCCACCAGTTGAAGTTGTGCCCGTAAAGCCAGACCAAGTAACTGGATCGGCGCCAGGAGGTGGTGGATTGACAGAGGTGTATACTAAGTTACCAGTAGCACCATCAATCATACCCACGTTTTGTATGTATTGAGCAAAAACTGAATTGCTCAATAACATCAAGCCGAGTACTAGTCCCTTCATCTTACTCTTTCAAGCCGATAGTAGGAATCTTTTTAGGGTTTGCTTCCCATGCTTCACGTGCTTGCTCACCAATCTTGCCTTCATATGGGCAAGGTGTGCCAGCTTGCATCATAGCATCCCAGATACGGCGATCTTGACACATTGTGGCAACTGCCGCCACCTTCATGCCCATGTCGAATAAAGTCTTTGATAGCTTTAGTCGTTCACAGTTCGCATCACGCATGGTAGAGCCAAAGCTCAAGCCAAAGATTTGAGTTTGTGTTGCGCCACTAACACCGGTAACGCACAAATCAGTGCCCATGCTCATCATCGCTGGAGCGATAGCTGTTGGAGGTGGCTGATGTAGTGTCTGGTCAATCTTACTAACGTTGTTATTGTTGTTAGTTAACGAACCGCTTTGAATATTCTGATTGACGTTTGTAGCAGTGCTAGTACTATTATTATTGTTCTGATTCACGTTGGTGTTAGAACTGGTACTAGCATTGTTATTGTTGTACGTCATGGTGCCAGTGTTGACGTTGTTATTGGTATTAACTGCGGTACTGACGTTGTTATTGTTGAACGTTTGTGTTCCTGAGTTAATGTTGTTGTTTGTATTAACCGTGGTTGCTGTAGTGGTATTGACGTTATTGTTGTTATTCGTCAATGTGCCAGACTGCACGTTGTTATTGTTATACGTCACTGAACCACTCATGGCATTATTGTTGTTATAAGTCATCGTACCGTTATTGGTATTCTGATTTATGTTAGTCAATGAGCCACTGGATACGTTATTGTTGTTATACGTAATTGTACCACTGTTCACGTTGTTGTTCGTGTTTACACTAGTGCTATTTACCGTACTAGCACTTGTGTTTGTACTGGTACTCACACTTGTGTTGTTGGTAGTAACTGAACTAGCACTATTGGAAGTGCTATTAGTATCTACCAAAGTCTTGCTATCGTAGGTTCCCTGATTGATTAGGGTAGGAGAGGTTTGGGCATACGCGCCGAGGCCAGCCATCATGGCCAGCGCCAAAATTGTCTTCTTCATCATCTATTCCTTTATTATTATTGTTATTGTCTAAGATGTTGACATTGATATTTATCAAATAATCCAATCAAAAAAGTCTAACTTTTTTATAAATAGATGATAACTATAATAAATAAAGGATTTTGTTGGGATGGATCCGCTAACGCTCTTTGCTCTAGCCAATGGGGCTGTTTCGGCAGTCAAAGCTGGGTGCAAACTATACAAGGACATTAAAGGTGCGGCTGGCGAAGTCAAGGAAGTTCTTAAAGATTTAGACGACCAGTTTCATAAGCTACATCCACCTGAGAAACCAGCAACCAATGAGCAAAAGCGACAGTTCTTAGAAGAAAAGGAACGTGTCAGAGAACTCAACAAGAAAGCCAATGAAGGCGCACATCAAGGCATCTACCAAGAAATCGGTGATCACTTAGGCACATACTACGATAACTTCTATAAGTGCATGGCCGTCTTCGAGGAAGAGGAGCGCCGAGCGGAAACAGAAGTTTATACGGGTGATGCATCCCTGGGCAAACGTGCCCTCCAGCGTGTTTTAATGCGTAAGCAACTAGAACAAATGAGTGTTGACTTGAGAGAGTTAATGGTATATCAAAGTCCTCCTGAGTTGGGTGCGCTCTACACTGAGGTTGAGGCAATGATGCAGAAGATGGGTGCTACCCAGCGTGTGTTGATTCAACAACAAATGAAGAATCAGCATATCAGATCCATGAAGCGAAAGAAACGCATTGAAACGATCTGGGTAGAGGCAGCCTGGGGAATAGGTGCAGTAATGTTAGCCGCAGGTATAGGACTTGCATTGGCAATGGTAGTAGAAGACAGAATTCGAAAGTATCCACAGTATGGAGACGATTGGATACCAAAAACAGAAGAACAACGCAAACTTGAAGCACTACCTAAAAAGTACGTTGGAAGATAAGATGAAAATATTTAAAGAAATCAAAGAACAATACGATTATCTATGGTGGTGGCTACTTGAACAGGGAACTCTAGTATCCATGCTCATAGTCAATTCGTTCTTTTTCATGTTATTTGCAGTATCTTTAGGAATATTATATGTTTTCCTCAAGTGGTACGCAAAGCACTTACACTAAATAAATATAGGAGAAAAAAATGGCAGAACTAAAACAAGAAACCAAACCATTATCACGTTCCGAGCGTGAAGCACAAATCAAAGACAAAGCGGGCTTAGTAATCGTTATCATGGCATTGTTCATGGCAATCACTACATACTTTGCAAACACTTATAGTGGTGCAATATTGAAGAATACCCTGAAAGCAACTGATACATACGCTTTCTTTCAGTCTAAATCTATCAAGCAAGCTATTGCAGAAGGTCAGCGTGACGACTATGTTGCCCGTGGTGACAAAGCAAAGGCTGAAAAGTTAGATGCTAAGATTGCTCGTTACGAAAGTGATCCAGAAAAAGGCGAAGGCAAGAAAGAGTTGTTGGCAAAAGCACAGGCATTTGAAAAGGCACGTGACGATGCGGCAAAGCACTCTCCATGGCTAACGTTCGCAAGCATGGCATTCCAATTAGCTATTGTGTTGTTATCAGCTTCTATTCTAGCAGTCAACAACAAAATGTACAAAATCAGCGAAGTGGTTGCTGTTATAGGTGTATTACTGTTAAGTCAGGGCATCTGGCTCTGGTTCTAATAAAAGCCCCTTCGGGGGCTTTTCACCGTATGCATTGAATCTAATGCATATCTATGATACAATAATCAAATGAACTTTTTGAAAAAGACCGTGTTGATCACGGCTTTGTTCACTTCGCTGGTGGGCAATGCCAAAGTTCAACATGAACCAGTGATTACCGCTAAGTCATGGTTGGTGGCTGACGAATCAGGAAAAATAATAGACGGCATCAATACTACAGCCGTCCGTTCTATCGCCAGCATCACTAAATTAATGACGGTAATGATTGTCATGGATGCAAACCAGCCGCTTGACGAGACTATTCCTACAAAGCTCTACAACCAAGAACAAACACGACAAACGTTGATTGATTTGGCGATAGTTAAGTCTGACAACAAAGCGGCTAGGTTGCTCTGTGAGTATTATCCTGGCGGGTTCTCTGCATGTATACATGCTATGAATTCAAAAGCATACGCACTAGAGATGCCTAACACGAAATTTGCCGAGCCAACTGGATTATCTGTGATGAATGTCAGTACGGCAGAAGATTTGATTAAAATGGTACAAGCGGCAAGCTCTTATTCAACAATCGTACAAGCTAGTAACAAGTCGTTGATTGTTGTTCCTGTTAAGAAATCTAAACTAGTATTTCACAACACAAATCCCATCGTTGGATTACAATCATTCGTTGTAAGTAAGACAGGATTTATTAATCGCAGTGGTGGATGCATCGTGATGATGTTACCAACCAAGAATGGAATTAGAACAGTCGTTCTATTAGGTAGCAAGAATACTCATACTCGTATTCCAGAAGCCCGCCTAATATCACTTAGATACTGAGCCCTTGTAGTTTTCGTTGCCCTTTGGCAAGTAATCTACGTATATAACAGGTGAACGATCTGGGACAATATCAGTTACCATATCATCGCCGTATTTCAGTGTAATGTAGCTAAATGTGCCATCGTTGCCAGCTTCACTGATACCTACCATCAAGTGATTTCTCCATTGAAGTTTCATAGAGAACAGTTTCTTGATGATAGTGTCTTTTAGTATATCATCAAAATCATTTGATTCACGTTTAAATGTAAAGTATTTCATGTCTTCCATAAGATAAAGGCAACTTTATCTTTTTCTTCCTCAAAGTAAAACTCATACACACCTGCATCTTCGCCAGCAGGCTCTATCTGCGACCAGCCCCAGTCTCCGATGCAATTGCGTTCGCACCAACTGGCGATTGGTCTCAGACCTCCAAAATCAATTACTATTATTGTCTTGTGCTGTGTATTGGGTGACACTAACTCCACCTTTGGTTAAGAAATCTACTCCAGCCGTATCTCGATAGGCTTCACGGTAGAACACGCTTCTGATGCCAGATTGAAAAATCATCTTAGCACAGTGAATGCAAGGTGCAGTTGTTACAAATAGTGTAGCATCTTCACTTGACTCAGTAGAACCAGACACTTTAGCGATTGCGTTGCTTTCTGCATGTAAGACTTCATCTTTGGTTACCAAACGATATCGTCTGTTGCTTTGCACCGAAGGATCATACTCTACGATTGGCCAACGTTCTTGAATTTCATCAGGATTGAGCCAACCGCCAGCATCGCCACTCATGTAGTCTTTGTACTCGCATTCGTTGTCCCAACCAGTTGGCATGCCATTGTAGCCATATGACAGAATGCGATTGTCTTTGACGATCACGGCTCCCACTTGTCTGCGAATCGCGTGGCTGAGTTTACCGGTACGTTCTGCAACGTCCATGTAATAGTCTATGTATTTTTGCTTCACTTAATATATCCTAATGCTTCGATGTGAAATTTGGCTGTGTCATTACTGACATTATTTATAAGATGATCTTCGATGTTAAATCTTTTACAAAAGGCCTGTCCAAAACTGATTCCTTTTATCTGCTCAAAAACATATTCTTTACAGAATAATTCATACTCTGCTTTTGTAATAGTTTTCTTTTGCTTACTCATATTCCAGTTCTCGATACCTTTGATGGTAGCAATCATCGATTCAAAACTATTCATATCAATCCCATAAATTACGATAATACTTACCAAACAACTCTAGACCTTCTTGTATACGGTCTTCGTGTAAACGATGCCCAACATGATCGTACCAATGACTCGATGGATCTTTGTCAACCATTTGATAGGTTGCTTCCATCTTGCCAGAAATGGGATTTGGATATAGTGTACCACTCTCCACAAAGTCATACTCAGACTTGCCATGATGATACTTGCTATCGTAGTCGTCTTTTAAAAGTTGCTCGAATGACCAAATCATTTTATCGAGAACTTCATCCCAACGCTTACACGCAATGTCAAATGCTTCGTTGTGTGATTCTTTGTAGAAGTCAAAACTATCTTGTTCTCTAAAGTCTTCACCACCAACATCGTTGACAAATTCATTTGGTACACCATGCTTTGTTTCTTTTAACTGAATCAACGCAGGGTAAATGATTAGTGCAAGGGTGTGATCTAAAGACCAGGTGTCAAATTTTTCAATTTGAATATCGATCTTGCGATTGTCTCCTACTTTAGGAAACTTACCAATTTTAGTTTTCATAGGTGTTGTTTAACTGCTCCATCAACAAACATAAATGTCTGTTCGCCGTCGATCACCGCGGCATACTTGATTTTTTTGTACTGGAGTGCCAATTTAGCTAGCTCTTCCATTGATTTTGCCTGGCATACGAATTCTTTTTCTTCGTGGTCATACAAATACAATGTGTCTTGTTCTTTCTCAACATAGAGTTTAGAGACTTTTGGCTTGCTTGTGTCTTTGATTTTGTAGTCTTCTGTGACTTCAATACCCTCTTTTTTAGCGGCTTCAACCAAGATATCACGGAGTTTCCACGCCATGATATGCTCACCGATAATGAATCCACAATAGAATACAAAAGCCAATATTAATAGTTCGAGCATGATTTATTTATAAAGTTATGGTTGTTTTAACTGTTCTAAGTCGGTTTTTAGTCGTTTATGGAAGCTATCCTCGCCATCATCACCAGAAACTAACCAATCTATACGTTGTGCATAGATTTGTGCTTGTCGCATGATTTCTAGGCCACGTTTGAATTCTTCGATAGTTTCCGGCGTGAATTCACAATGTTTATTGTAACCCCACTGATCCTTCTCTTGACTACCATTGGTGATAATCAATTGTTCAACTTCATCAGCTATATAGCCAAATTCGTATTGCTTGTATTGGAAGTGTCCACCACTCATTTTATTTTCCTTTGCTATCGATGTAGACTTGTATATTTTCCTGCAGTCGTTGCAGGATAGCATCTTCGCCCAGTCCTCGAAAATGTTTTGTTTTGTATGCATGACAACCAGCACAGAGTGTTTGCAAATTTTCTGCCCTAGGATCTTTATGATTCTCATTGATATGATCTACGCCTAACATACATGAATCTACGATTGTTGTTGTGCAAATAAATCCAAGTCTGGAATCAATATTCTCGCAATATGGTACAACTAATTTGTGACTCTTGTAGCTTTTTTTACCCAATCGTCCTAAATGATGTTTGCATCTTAGCTGAAATCCACCATGATCTTTGCCTTGATTATGGGCTGTATGATTACAGCCTTCTTCGATGCATAATGGATTCCCAAGATGATTGTATCGTCGTGTGTTTAAAACAACAGGTTTGTTGGTACTAGCATCGATGAACAAATCAGTTTCTACAAATTGCTTAAAATTCTCTCTTTTCATATAGAACCTTACGCAATTTTCTTTTCTTCTTTGTTAACAGTGGCTTGCTTAGATGACAAATAATCTTTCCACTGGAACCATTTATTATCTTTCAAGAAACCCCACTCACGCTTCTGTGACCCCATAAAGAACAGGGTAGTTGCAGGGCCAATTTCTGGATCAAGCTCAAGCCAGTGATATTCATTAGCACTACGCTTAATGATAGAGCCTGGGCCTCGCCAGTGTTGGAACTCTGCAATCTTTTTGCCTTCGTAGTTAAAGACAGGAGTGTGTTCCCAGTAGCCACCCTTTAGTACGATAGTCAGATATGACCATGGATGATCATGCATCACTGGTTCATCACTACGCACGATCTTGTGCAGTGTTACGTTGAATGGGAAATGTTTTCGATCCTTGAGAAACAAGTAATAACGATGAAGATAATCTTCACCAGTCGTGCGATCGGGCACAAGTTTGTATCGATCAAGTTTAACCATCAAATTATGCAAAAAACCCATGTAACACTCCTATTAGTTATGACTAATTATAGCACAGCTTTGAATCATTTGCAAGTGGAGAAGGCTCCGTGAGGAGCCTTCTGATTGCTTATCTCTCCCGAGATTAGACTAGACCAAGAGCCATTGCTTTGTAACCTGCGGCTACAAGTGCGCGACTTGGTTTACCAAGACGATACTTGGTAGTAACACGACCTTTGGTATCGGTGTGTTGGTTTGCATAAACTGCATAGCCTTCATAGCGAATGTTGCTAATGGTTGCAGTTGGATTCTTTGCACCAAAACGTGCAGAGATTTGTTTTGCAGTCAATGCTTCGCCAGCCTTAAGTGCCTCTAAGACACGTGTTTGTTGAGTTACGTTCATTTTCATTTCCTTATGTATATCGTTGTTCTCACAACGTACATAGATTATACGATAATACTTTTCACTTAACAATACGTTTTGGACACCTGAACGCATTTAGATATCCAAAAACTTCAACTCAAACAAATCTGCTTGAGGATCATGTCCACCATAGCCACGAGGATTGCAAACAATGCGAGTCTCACCGATCACATAATCAAATGGGTCATGCGTATGTCCATGAGTCCAGAGTTTGATCTGAGGATGATCCATAATGAATTCACTCAAGTCACTACTATAGCCACCGTTCATTGTAGAATGGACAGCATGTTGGTAACGTTCGTGTGTACTCAATTTGCTAGGTGCATGGTGACCAACAACCACAAACTTTTCATCATGCATACCTTGAATGATATTCTTGATGTACTGTTTGCTCTTAACGTGACGGCTCAATGTATGAGCAGGTCGCAGTTTGGTATACCCAGCTTCATCATTGCGAATGATACGGAAGTCGTTCATCATGTCACTGAGACAATGCAGTGTCAACGGATCACCATTGTTACAATCAGTCCATAGAGTACAACCAATGAACGTATGTTCGCCAATCGTCTTGATATCATTCTCTAGGAAGTAAACGTTTGGTAACTGACCGCATTGAAAACGCAAGTCGTCTAGGCTACCTTTCCATTTACCATGATAGAACTCATGATTGCCAGCAACGTAGATAACATGAGGGAACTCAAAACTTACACGTTTAAGGAAGTCACGAAATCTGATACTCATTAACATCTTGTGGCCGTACTCACGCATGCCACCTGGAGTGTATGGATCTGGGCTTGGATGATCGTGCATATAATCAGCGACCATGATATCACCAGACAAGATAAGAACCTCAGCACCCTCGGTGTTCTTGAGATTAATGTCTTGAAACTCCAAATGTAGGTCACTGCATACTGCAATTTTCATTTTATACCTCGAATCGTTCTTTGATTGTGTTGATTGTTTTCTCGATAGTGCATTCAACTACACCCAAATCATAGGTGGTGTATGCACAATGTCTTGGGGTAGATTCTACTGCCTTGATCACTTCCTGCAAAAGCAAATCGGCGAAACGCTCTAACGTTTCACCACCAACACCTGGATAATGACTACCGCCCGCTTGTAGTGCTATCTCCTTGAATAGTTCCTTTTTCATTTTTTATCCTTAATTCTCTGCATTCCTGCTTTGCCTTGATTGGAAAGTCAGGACTAATTTCTGCTAACTCACAGTTATATCTTGTTTCGATCTTGCTGAACGTCATAACGATAGTCGATCCAATAAGACCGGCAATACCACAAAATGTTACAATAACAAATAATGGAATATATTTCATTTCATCACCTCAATATGTTTACACGTATGTCTAAACGTAAATCCAGGGCAAGTACATATATACTTAGCACCCAATTCACTCACGTAATACTTTTTGCCATTTGATCCTTCGACTTCGATGGCATTCTTGGGTGTATCATCTTCTTTCTTACCGAAGTAAACAGAATCAGGTTCACCCTTCATGTTTAATACTTTAAACTGCCGACCACGTGAATCAATTCTGATTGGCTTCTTGAACTTAAATAGTTCTGTCTCGCCATTCTTGATATATCCTACCATGAATGACTTTTCTTTGTTCAGGTAGTATATATGATTCAAGGCAGTGTCACTGCCCCAATCAGTAGTTTCCTGGTAGTACTTCATTCTACAACCGATATCGATTCTTCATGCTCTTGTCGCAATACTTCGATATATGCTTCCATCAATGGCTCAAAACCTTCGCCTTGATTAACATACCACACACTGTCATTACGTAAGATGTAGTCGTATTCTTCACTCATGCCATCTGCTAAGAATGTGTCATAGTCTTTGAAATACAAAGCATTATGACCATCTTCGCCTCGATCACGACCGTAAAATGTACACATCTTACCATATTGTTCACGATGTGCTTCCCATTCAACTGTATTGTATTGGTGAGGATTATCAAATGGATGCTTTACGCCAATATCTTCACGCAAGCTAGCCAGATAACCTAAGTTGATCAGTTCACGCACCTTTTCAGGATCCATGTAATGATTCAGCAAAATCTTGCCGTTGTTGGAAAGATAGCCATCCCAATTACAATACACCTGTTCGATGGCACCGTTAGAATGCTCGATTGCGATAGTAGAACGTGTTCCCATTTTGAAATCCGTGTGTTAAACAATGAATGAATTATACATCCATTGTGATTTATTGTCAACAGTTTTTATCTTTATTCTTGTCGCATTGGGTCGAACTAGAGCCGCCACGACTCCACCAAGGAAACCATGTAGATGAAGTAGTACTTGTTGACTTTGCTGGTGCAGATTCATGAGCACCACTGGTCGATCCACTCTTTGCAGTAGAAGTTGAATGGCCACCAGACGATGACGAGTGACCACTGGAGCTAGCATGGCCGCCACCATGGCCGCCACCACCTCCATGACCACCACCGCCTCCGCCTCCCTTGGCATAACATGTGCCTACGGCGAGTGCAATAACGAGAGCTAGAATGATTTTCATTTTTTCAAAACTTCCAAAAACATATTTTGCAATTCCTGAACTTGTTCGTACTCAACGAAAAAGTCAGTTGTCGGGTCCCAGTACATTCCTTCTTTAGGATCGTAGTACAAGACTTGACCATTGGGATAGAAGAAAGGACCTTCAAGACCTTTGCGAGGTTGCCACTTAGCATCACGCTCACGGAGAATTTTATAACCCATGGTAGTACTCCTTATCGAACGTGTTTGTCGAGTTGAACGTTGAAGCCTTCCCATGTGCCAGCAAGGCCTGTCGTGCATTGATCTGCAATGCCTTGACCCGATCGAATGAACTCAAGTGCATCAAGACATTTTTGAATTGCCGCATTAGGCTTTGCTGTGTCACCTACACCATTTCGAATTTCACTCGCAGTTGCGTAAAAAGAAATGCCACTGATAATGACACGAAACTTTTCATCTTTGTTGAAGCGGGTGATTTGCATCTGAATCTCCTGGTGTGTTAAACAATGAATGAATTATATACCCAAACCCATTTGTTGTCAATCTTTTGATACAGGCAAACACACATAATCTTTTGAGTACTGCATCCGCGCCTTGATTGCTTCGTCTACTTCTGGTAAACGCTTGCCATGAGGATTCATTTTGACTGCATAGATTTCATGCATCGCATTCTGACATGATGCCATGTTGGCATATGTACCAAGAAGTGTCATGTTTGCTAATAGTACAAGAGTATACATGATTAGTTGCCTGACTGGAGATTACTGACACCGATCAACATGATGGCGAGACCGACGATTGCAATGCCAAATGATTGAATCATGGGAATAGTGTTGATGCTAGATTCAATGCCACCAAGAGCACCGAGAACAACAACAAGACCGAGAATGAAAGACTTCATGGAATTACTCCAGTTGTGAATGTTTGTACATTATACACTGGAGTAATCCATTGTCAACCATTAATAAGAGTGTGAATAAACTAAGTAGTCTTTCATGCCTTCGCAGTTCAGTCTAATCTCAATTCGTCGCTTGGCGATATAAAGATAAGTGTAACCGAATTGCGGATCAATCATAGGAAGTGATATACTGCGTTTACCATCGACCACCATTCGGTCTAAAAATTGTTTGTTATTTAAGTTGGACTTAGTAACTTTCAACAATGAGTAGTAAACTTTCTTAGTAGAAGTTTCCCTGACGATAGCTAAAAGATGTAGATTATTAGTATCTTTGATCTTTTCATCAATCGGATCGACAAACATAGTTTTGAGGGATTTGTAGTCCTTGCTTTCAAACAACTTACCGAAACCATCGTTTTCTTGTTTGTTGTTTTGCAACACACTTGCCTCTGAGCTTTGCTTATTAGTGATGCTCTTGATGCTTAGACCCTTAACATCTAAGTCGGCTGTCGGCGCCCTAACGTCTGCTACGTAGTTGCCTGCACCAACCCATGATGCTTTAGGGATACTGTCAGACACTGCATATTCCCAGGTTTCTTTTGCTACTTGAATGGCTCGCTTTTTGTTTTGAAATGGTGCGTAATACGCACACATTTCTGCCGCAAACTTAGTTTTAAAATTCTTACCTAAAATAGATTCGTGTTCTGATACTGGAACTGGTGTATACTTAATCAAGGACGTTTCTCCAACACTTGATCGATTAGACCATAAGCTAATGCTTCGTCTGCGCTCATGAACTTATCACGATCCATGTCACGTTCGAATTCTTCGTATGTCTTACCAGCGGAGTTGTGTTTGACGTAGATTTCAGTCAAACGCTTTTTCAAGTAAGTGATTTCTTTGTAGGAGATTTCGATATCCGATTGCATGCCACGAGCACCACCGGATGGTTGGTGAATCATATGACGAGCATTAGGCAACATGAAACGCTTGCCAGGGCTTCCAGCTTGTGCTAGCAATGAACCCATCGAACACGCTTGACCCATCACGATAGTATGGATATCTGGCTTAATGAATTGCATGGTGTCATAGATTGCCATGCCAGCGGTGACACTGCCACCTGGAGAGTTGATATACATGTTGATATCTTTGCCAGGGTCTTCGCTTTCTAAAAAGAGTAGTTGAGCAACGATAAGGTTTGCCATTTGATCATGGACTTCACCTTCAAGCAAAATAACACGATCTTTCAGTAGACGGCTGTAAATGTCATAACTACGTTCACCCTTAGATGTTTGTTCGATGACGATAGGGACTAGACTCATAATACTCCTTAATAATTAATTGAGATATGTAGTATATAAAAATCAACTATCACATATCAAATCTTTTGGTTTACTTTTAGACAAAAAATTAGTAGTAAATGTCCAATAGTAAATATATGTTTAGGAGATAAAAATGAGTCCATTAGACATTGCAATTGGCATCGTAGTCATCGGTGCACTAGTGTATTTCATCAGCAAACGTAAACAAGAAGTTGAGTCTGTTGTTGAGGCACCGGTAGCCGCGTACAAGGTAGAAACACCTGTCGTTGAGGAAGTAAAACCAGTAGTTCAACCTGCACCTGCAGTTGAGGTACCAGTTGCCGCCCCAAAGAAAGCACGTGCCAAGAAAGCCCCTGCTGAGAAGCAAGCTACAAAGAAGCAACCCGCTTCGGCGAAGCAACCAGCTAAAGCTAAGGCTACTAAAGCCGTAGTCAAAAAAGCTAAAATTCGCGTAGCAAAATAATGAAGATTGGGTTTGATGTAATTAGCGATTTAAATCTTGCACCAGGTGCAAGTTTAAATTGGGAAGGCAAGGCGACTAGTTTATATTGCATAATCGCTGGTAATATTAGTCCTGACTTGAAAACCATACATCAAACCCTATCTCATTTGAGTAAGTTTTATCAAGGAGTGTTCTATTCCCTCGGTTCACTGGAATATGATGGTGTAGCTGACGTTGATACTAGAACCAAAGAAATACACAAGCTATGTAGTAGTATACGTAACTTGGCTCTACTGCATCATCATGTCGTCATTATCGATGGGATTGCGATTGCAGGAGCAAATGGATGGTACGGCAACACGTTACCAAGTGACATGGTCACTGATTTAAAAGTCGAAGAATTACGCCATGAGGATATTATTTACCTCAAGAGTACAATCGAAAGACTACAAAAACACTTAGATGTTAAGAATATTATTGTAGTATCGAATAGTGTGCCAGATGAAAAGCTATATTTTGGCGAAGCGCCAAGTTTCGTGAATGGTCATCTGCCATTGAAGATAGCATTAGAAGCAGATACTGAACACAAGATCAATCACTGGGTGTACGGCACATATAAAAAAGTAGTTGACACCAATTTAAATGGCATCAACTACATTAATAACGCTTGTTATGATAAGAGCCCTTATTGGGCAAAAAGAATAGAGGTTTAAGCCTCAGCTTCCACTTTGACTTGAAGTGGATATCCTTGACTACGTGCGTCAAGAGTTACCTCGATGCCTTTTTGTTCGGCAATCTCGTAAGGTAAAATAGCGACAACTGCACTACCTTGATTGTGAATATCCATGGTGATATTCTCGGCTGTATCTTCGGTGTAATTGAAGTAGTCAATCAAACTAGACACAACAAACTCCATGCTCGTTACGTCATCGTTGATATAAATGATCTTAAACAACGGTGGTTCTTGTAGAGCAACGTTGGGTTTGATTTTAATTTTTGTATCAGTTTTGGTAGGCATAATCTTTACGGTTAAATTTAAAAAGTGAGTAGCCTTTCGACTACTCTCGTTAATTATATCACTAAATTAAGTAATATCAATTGGTTTGGTATAAATAAAAGTGTAGTCCGCGAGTCTCTAACCTCTCCGACTACTCTAACGCTTTCAAGGAGCAATCAGCATGACTATTTATTCAAAAAAGAATCCACCGATTGGGTTCTATGTTTACGCATATTTGCGCGACGATGGTACGCCGTACTATATCGGAAAGGGATTTAATGGTAGGGCATGGCACAAAAATCATTGCATAAATTTGCCAGTAGATGAATGTAGAATTATCATCATGGAACAATCACTATCTGAAATTGGAGCTTTTGCGTTGGAAAGACGCATGATAAGATGGTATGGTCGCAAGGACAACATGACAGGTATACTAAGAAATCAAACCGATGGTGGAGAGGGAACTACTGGCCATAAGCATTCATTGGAAACGAGAGAAAAACTCAGAGGTCCAAAATCAGTAGATCATGCAAATAAAATTAAATTAGCAAATCAAGCGAAAGTTAAAAATCCAGAGTTTATCCGAAAATTACAAGGCCCTAAATCCAACAAAGATAATTATAAAGGATTCAAGACGGATCAACATCGAAAAAATATTAGTATTGGAATCAGATCAAGTGGTCGAACATATAACCAAGAATCAGTACGGGCGCGTGAGCTAGTTCGAGAAGGTAATCATAATTTTCAAAAGAATGTTAATCCTAATTCAATCATGATTACCTGTCCGCATTGTGGCAAATCTGGAGCTACCCCAGGAATGCGACGATGGCATTTTGAAAAATGCAATTCTTATTTAGAATAAGATATCTGGATATTTTTCGGTTTCTTTTCTTCTGGAACGATGCGTTCTAGTTGAATAGTCAAAATACCATCTTTTTGTGAGGCATTGATTACCTCAACGTGTTCGGCTAGAGTGAACTCACGCACGAAATCACGTGTACTGATACCTTTATGCAGATATTCAGCAACTACATCTTCCGCCTTCTGACCCTTGATAGTCAATACTCGATTGTCAAGATTGACCTCAATCTCACCTTCACTAAAGCCAGAAACAGCCACTTGAATATCGAATGAATCATCGGTATTCTTGAGAATGTTGTATGGAGGATAGTTAAGGGATTGTTGAGCATTCATTCGCATTAATTCATCAAACATGTTATCGAAGCCGATACCAAATTTGTGGATTGACGGAATGTCGAGGGAACGAAGGGATAAAGTTTTTGTCATTTGTTTTCTCCTTTAATAAGCAAGTTATGACATGTAGTAGACCCGACCATCGGCATCTACTGTCGTATTTATTTAACTAAAAATACGCAAAAAATTCTAATATTTTGGTTTAATAGAGTTTCTTAGGCAAACTCTGATCACGCAAGTACTTTTGCCATCTACGTTTAGCCTGGCTCTTAGCTAACTTACGCTTAATTGTAGGTTTAACAAACTGTCCACGATCACGAACTTCCTGTAGCAGGTCCTGATCCGCGATCTTCTTTTTAAATTTACGCAACGCCTTTTCAACGTTGCCATCATTAACAATTACTCGTCTGCCTTTTCTCATACAATTGGTTTTGGGTTTAAAATTAACTCCTGATTAATATTTATCTTTTTAATCTTGTTTTGACGATATTTACCAGTGTTAAACATGTGTGGCATTAGGGCACGTTCAATCTCAGTGTGCAAGCCACGTGCGCCAGTCTTGAGTTTGACGCAATTATCTACGATCTGATCCAGTGCTGAATCCTCCAATACCAACTCAATGCCGTCAATGGAGAACAGATACTGATACTGGGCGATATAGTTGTTTTTGACCTCAAGAAGAACACGCTTAAGTTCGTCTTTTGTTAGTGTCTCAATAGCGACAGTAGTAGTGAATCGACCGATAAACTCAGGAATCATGCCGAACTTAGTCAAGTCATCAGGAGTGACTTCACCTAAATTGCTTTCTTGTTGGGATTTCTTTACAGTTGCTCCGAATCCAATGCCACCGCCGTTAGTTCTACGCTCGATAACGTCTTTCAAGCCAACGAATGCGCCACCAGCAATGAACAGGATGTTCTTGGTGTTGACTTCTAGCATATCTCCACCTGGGTGCTTACGACCACCCTGTGCAGGAACACGACACACAGTACCTTCGACTAGTTTCAATAGTGCTTGTTGTACACCTTCGCCTGAAACGTCCCTGGTTAAGCTGGTAGACTCACCCTTACGTGCAATCTTGTCGATTTCATCAACAAACACGATTCCGCGCTCTGCTAGTTTAGTATCGCCGTTTGCATTAGCAACTAGCATACTGATCATTGATTCAACGTCATCACCTACATAGCCAGCTTCGGTTAAGCTAGTTGCATCAGCCACTACAAATGGAACGTTAAGGTATTTCGCTACGGTTTTCGCAAGCAATGTTTTACCACTGCCAGTGGGACCTACGATAAGAACGTTGCCCTTCGAGATATCTAAATCTTTAGGTGGATGAGTGATTCGCTTATAGTGATTTGCGATAGCCACCGATAGTACCATTTTAGCACTATCTTGGCCAATAACGTGTTGATCCAAGTAAGTCTTAATTAAGGCAGGATCATATTGATCATTGGTCTTGATAGAATTGTCCTCTACCGTGCCGTCATCAACAATTAATTGAGTACACAGGTCAATACAGTCGCTACAGATAGCAACGTCATCGCCAACGATCAATTTTTTAACTACATCTTTATGATTGCCACAAAAGGAGCAATGGTTCAGTTTGTTTTCAGTACTCATATATTAATTTATCTTAACGCTCTCGTGGACAATCTTTTACTGCCACAATTGACAACTCAATAGACACGGCTCTAGCGTACATCTGTAAATTGGCATTAGTCACTGGAAGAGTTAACTCACCACTACGCTCCAGATTGCCATCAAACAGAATATTGTTATACGTGTCCGATGAAAAGAATTGTTTGCCGTAATTACGCCACCACGGCACTACGCACGTAGTATACATGGAATTGTGATTGCCGTCATACACATCGGTACGAATACGCATTTCATTTGCGCCATAAACGCTATTGACAATGGTATTTAGCAGTCTTTGATCAACAATCTCATATTTTGAATTCTTGCCGAAGTAGTTATCATTTTTAGAATGAAATTCAACAATGTTCATTGGTTTGTACATGATCTTGTCAACAACGCCACGCTTGTCTTCATATCGATGAACAATTTCATCCACTGCGGTCAGATAGTCTTTACTCCATCGAACTTTGAATGGTAGCACGATTTTACCAGATCGATACTGATCTACACCAATCACATATGGGCCTTGTTCAAGGATGAAAGCATGTCGTGGATATCCACTAAGCACTCGTGCAACAATTTTGTCTGCATCGTTTGCTTGATTCATGTATGTAGAATAGGCATTAGTTGCTCGGTCACCTGCAAAATCTTTTTCTGCTTTTGCGGTTGTTAGGATTTGATTAGCTAACTTACTTTCAGCTACCAATACATCTACGGTGACACGATATGTGCCGCTGATGTTTGTCGTATTGATAACTTTATAGTCATCTACATAGCCAGAGCTATGAACGGTGATATCGTCCTGGACTGTTTTTTCAATGTTGTGTAAACGCTCACTGAGGACGACGGCACCTACTTTAGTCTGAATAGCTTCACGAAAGGCAGCCAGTTTGGCTTGCTCGAACGTGTTGCCTTCACCCGTAGTACGAATGAATTCAGACTTGGTAGTGGTGGCACATCCAGCGAGTAGTAAGACAACTATCGCTAGAATGTATTTCATCGTCCGTCAAACTTTCGACGCAGTTGGTTGGACATACGCTCAGATTCGAGGTCCCAGCGAATAGTAACAGCGACTTCTTGAGGTCCGACCATTTCTTGTTTGATAACTTTGAAACCCTTCAAGATACCAGCGGCATTGACACGAATGGTTTCAGTCAAGCTATATGCAGTATTGTTTGCATTTTCACGAATTGACCAGTTAGTATCTTTGGAGGCTTCATCGTCGCTCATAGAAACTGGATCAACACCGTCCATCTTAGACTTGAGGCGATCATTTGCCTTCTCTACGTTCTTGGCAATCGTCTGGTTAACACGAGAGCTTGACACATCTTCTTGAATGAAGTGGCGGACGGCGGCACGTGCGCGGTCACCAGCACGAATCAAGGCAACACGACGATTGCTTTCAGTGTTACCGTTTGTAGTAGCTACGCCAGTAGATTCAATTGAAACAATGTTGCACTCGCTTTTGTTGATAGTGTACCACTTGCAATCAGTTTCCAGCTTGATGCTTTCGTTAACGAAAGTAGTGGACAGTTTCTGACTGCGAATAGGATCCTCAGTTAGCTTGGTTGTGCCACAGCCAGTCATTAACGCCGTAACTGCGGCAATTGCAAAGAGTTTAAATTTCATGGATTACTCCGTTAGTTAAGAATGATTGCAGTGTATCACCAAAGTGATTTACTGTCAACCATTTTGCTTGCGTAGATATTCTTCAATCTCAGCCTTCTCATTTTCAGAAAGCAATTCTACATCATATTGACCACGTTCAATCATGTTGACAAGGTGTTGTAGATATTTTTGATTGTGTAGATATGTGTCAGTGATTTCTTTGTTGACTTCTATCCACTTGCCGTGTCCATCAAATTTGTACACACGATTTGGTAGCATATCAACACGAACAAAGATATCACCTTTATCAGCTTGTGATGGGAAACCAATACCAAAGTTAGTTTTAATTGGTCGACCTTCATCAGCTTTCAATGTGAACAACTCTGGATGCATTCCTTTTAAGGCATCTTTACTCATGTGCAATCCGTCATAGATCACGTAGCCATCTTCTTCTTCGACAAATTGTTGTTTGACTTCTGGTGTAATAAGTTCCGAAGTGTCTTCTGGAACAATATAGTCACCTGGTCTATCGAACACTTCACTTGTTGGCTCTGGCATTGGAGCTGGTTCAATCGCTGGCTCTGGCAAGACAATATTATAGCTCATGACTGGATCGCTAACTTCATATCTGCCTTGAGTGAAGTCAACTTTCTTTGGCTCTGGCTTATGAACAATTGGCGTAGTATTAGAGAAGTGATCAAACCCATTCAACAAGTATGGATGTTGTTCAAGAATAGATTTTTCTTCTTCAACCACAGGTTCTTCAACTTGATTTTCATCGTAGTCTTTTGGATGCTCACCAAAATCAACAAACTGCATTGGTTCATTTGGAAGAACAACTTCTGGTACTTCTTTTTCGAGTTCATCAATAAGTTTGTTACCTTCTTCTGGATCAGGAAACAATTCTGACTTTGTGATTAATTCACCAGTTGGTAAATCTTGTTCTACTTTGGCACGTAATAATGCCAGTGCTTCTTCATTAATAGGACCATTATCAGGTTCGTATTCAGGTTCGTCATCGTTCCATTCTTTACTTTGATTGCCAGCTAATACAAGTGCAATGGCAAGTGGGTCGAATACAACAACTAACAGAATGATAACCCAACGAACGGCAGACTCTAGCATGTTTTGATCTGCATTGTCACCATAAATTAAGGCGGCAATATACTTGATAGGGCCAACTTCGGCTTCTACTTTGCGGAGTTCACTTGCAATAGGCGCACGTTCTGCATTAAGAGCTTGAATCTCTTTATTGGCAACTTCAATATCTTTCATCAAGCTAGCACGTTCTTTGGCTTGTTGCTTGCGAATCATAACGGAACGTTCAACACTGCGTTCGCTATCACCCTTAGTCATGATATCATTGACTTGGGTATCCATTTGTGCTAGTGCCGCTTTGCTAGCTTTAATGTTGTCACGTTGAATGTTGATCTTTTCATCAAGCAATGCTACTTTTGCTTGTACATCACCAGATCCAATGTTTTGATCTAAGTGAGCTTTAGACAAGAATCCAAAGATACCCATCGAAGTGAGTAGAGCCAATGCAATAACAGCAGGAACAAGGTACATCTTGATGACCCAGCCAGCACGATTCCAGTATTTGCGTAGCCATACAGTGGTAGTAATCTTTGCCACTTCGAGCATACTACCCATGATAATAACTGGAATAACTGCCCCTGCAAAAATTGCAGTTAAACCAATAATACTATAATAGGCCGCTACTGTACTCAAACACAGTGCGACCAATAGAGTTAGATTTGGTAAATTTATGATTTTTTTATACATCTAATATTTATTCTTTAAACAAGTGTCCATAGTGCTCCTGAAACTCTTGCCATGGTAGTATGAGTTGTCTAGGTATGCTTCTAGGACTAGTTGTGACAAGATATGTTACCTGAAGTGTACCGCGTTCAGCATCAACGTCTTTTACGTGCTTAATGAATATTTCAGCACCATCTTCAAATATATATTTCTTGCCCTCTAAATCATGTGGATTCATTCTTCATTCCTTCTTGTATGATTTCTTGAATCAAATCAATTTTCTCAGGAAACCTATTAACTAAAGATAATATCATTTCAAAGATGGCTTGTCTAGTCTTTTCGGTATTAGGATGCCCGACAAATGCCAATAACTCTCGGTTGATAATTTCAGAGAGTTCTTCACGGCTTACTGATTCTTTCATGTAGATTTACTTTCACTGTTTATTTCAAAGTGTTCTCGAAGTACACTACTTGCTTCATATTCAACATATTCGTCAAGAGCTACCTCTTGATCAAGTATAAATCCCTCGACAAGCATAGCACATTCCTTGACAAGCAACTCGGCAAACTTTTCAATGTCATTTACATTACAAACCATTGCATGTCCGTCTGCTGAATAATCATACAAATAGCCACAGCCAGCCTGTTCAGCAAGTTCTTTAATTCGTTCGTTCATTCAATAACCTCGTAATTGATATCGAAAATACTGCTCACAATTTTACCATTTTCATCTTTGATCTGACTATTCACACACAACTGATCTAACAATTCTTTAACAGTAGAATCCTTGTGACTTATTCTAACCGCAGATGAATATGGTGACATTTCTTCTGGTAAAATAGAAACATACGAATACTTAATTCTTGTTTGCTCGTTCATCATTCAACTCCGAACTCTGTTGTAAATCTTGTTACCTTCTTGGGGTCATTGAATCTAATCCAGTAACAGGGTATATCCTTCAACAACCCATTGTGGGTTTCATTTGGTTTACGGATTAATTTAAATCCATATTTTGGTGCCACATCTTGTTCTATAAATTTTATGATATCACTGGCGTAATACAGTTTACCCGGGGCACACCTGGGCAGATTAATAAGTTCACTTTTCCACAATTCTTCTAATTGTGCCCAATACTCACCTAGTAGTATATCTACAGGTCGCTTGACAAAAAATCTATCTTTAAGGGATTGGACTAGTCTTACTAGTTCTTTAATTCGTTCGTTCATTCTTCAATTCCAAAATGTTGTGCGATAAACCACCGACTATCACCATCATTACATTGAGCAATACATTCCCGAACAATTAACTCGGCGAACTTTTCTTGGTTAAACACTTTATGATATATAGGAACTCCACCGTTGCCAATCTTATGTTCAATTTCAAATGTTTCGGGATTAGCAATCATCAGCGGCTGTTGTTCATAAGCCTGTTCAGCAAGTTCTTTAATTCGTTCGTTCATTGTATGATCCTAAATCCCACACACCACAAGTCAACACGGGCAAACCAGTTGCCGTCATTCTTACCAAAGCCAATACGCAACATGCGATTGTCCTTGTTTAATTCAATCTTAGTTAATGTCATTCTTCACCACTCAGTCGTCTAATATAACGATGTGCAATATTGCCACGTATGAATCTATGTTTATTGTAGGCCGCTTGTAGTCTTGGATTACACTGCGGACTATTCTCAACCCAATTACTGAGATTATCAAAACTCAGAATAGCAAAGAATTCATGCGGTTTGTATTCGTCTGTTAGATTGGCAATCTTCCAACGCGCTAGACCTGGTTGACTTCCACGAACAAACTTAGACCTAACGCCAACTCGTTTGCTCTTGTGGAATATTCCCATGCGTCCTGGGCGTTTGGCCCATTTATATTCAACGTATAACATCACTTGTCATCACGGAAGCGAACAAAGCGAGGGAAACGCAGGCTGTAAGTACCATCTTGGTTTTGTGTAATCACATCACATAAAATTTCAACAGTGCGACCAATAACTACATTACGATTGGCCCAGAATTCATCTCGGTCTGCATCACTGAGACCACTACCAACGTTTACGAAAATCTCTTTGCCATCATCAATGCCTGCACATACAAGTGCACCAAGACGACCAACGTTACGACCAGTACCTTCTTCAACGCCAATGACTTCAAGGTCAACAGTGATAGTAGGCTTCCATTTCATCCAATCAGTACTACGCTTGCACTGATATGGGGATTGCATTTCTTTAATCATGATGCCTTCAAATCCAGCATTGACTTGATCTACAGCATAACGATGCAATTGATCTTGGCCTTCTGCGGTGCTCAAGTCGACCATCAAATGAGGCAACAGTTCAACGTTAGGCATGTCGTCGACCACCGTACGCATAGCTTCGAGGAGCTTGATACGCTTTTCAAGTTGAGCATTCCAGTAGCCACGACGGAAGTCAGCTAGTGGTACGATATCAAAGATATTGAATACGCTATCATCAGCTTGTACGTCACTCTTGCGACGAGCTTGGCGCATCAATTCTTGGAATGTATTGCCGATCACTTCGCCATCCATAACAAAGCCATGAACTAGTCCACGACCTTGATCAGTGCCGTTACATGCATTAACAATGTTAATGAAGTTAGTACGAAGTTGATCTTCAATGTGAGTAAAGTTATCAAACTGTTTGCCATTGCGACTGAAACAGATTGTAGTCACTTCACCGTCGTCACTTGGAATGACCATGAACAGGGCACGAACACCATCCAACTTAGGCTCAAGTCGTTTGATACCCTTCATTTCAGGACGACCTTCCGAGTTAGTTGCTAGTTGGCAACCAAACACGGGGATTTCGTAGTCAGTCTTTTTACAGATTTTGTTGATAGTCTTCTCGCTGATACCACAACGCATGTCGCGGCGCAGTACCGGAGCAAGGAATGTGTTCCATTCTTCCGAATCAAAACGCTCTGACAGTTCTAGAATCGCATCACGTGCGGCGTGTCCAGTCAACTTGCGTTGACCAAGATCGATCATGAGTTGATTGAATTCACTCCAGGGATTATCAGCACCAGTGATGCCAACAGTGTCAGGAATCTGCTTGACACCAAAAGTCAAGAATGGGTTATAACATGACTTGAGATAGCTCAAGAAAGTAATTGAATTTGTGCTACCGAGCGTAGCGGCTTCGAGTGCTTGTTGCAGTACGTCCTCTTTGTGAAGACGACTATCAGACTCATTCAGTTTTTGAATCCACGATGCGGACATTAGTTTCTCCTAATCAATTGATAGATTATATCAGATTGATGGTTGTATGTCAAATAGTATCGCGCACAGCAAAGCCACGACTCTTGCATTCTTCGATGACTTCGACAGGCACACTTTCATACGTATCCAGTTCGTTACATTTGTATTCAATTGTAACATCATTTGGATCATCACTCACCATGTCCTCTGGTTCTTCTTTTAGCCAAAAGACTACAATGAAAAGACCGAGAATTGTGATTATTATATTTTTAAGCATGCCGCACCTGTGTAGCGTATTTAGTTGCTACCAACTTGAATTGTAGAAAACTTTACGACCAAGGAACAATTCTGCCTTAGCATCAATGCAAAACTTAAGGTCATATTCTTTGTAGTGGTCATCGCTAGGATTACCAAAGAAGAAACCAGTAGTACCCAACTTTGCCATCTTACCATTATTGATATCACGCTCAAGTGCAAGAATATCGTCAAAGGTCAATTCAAGTTCAACCCCGTTGAAGTCTGGCGCTTGCTTGCCTTCGATGAACTGCTGATCTTCTGAAAGTGCGTACCCATTCTTTCTCAACCAAAGTCGTTCCATCCAACCATGAAGATTGGGATGTTTACGCCAGTAGGCAAGTTCTTGAGGCTTACTTACTTTTTTATCCTCGGAAATATCTTCACCATACTGGTCCCAGTATTCCTCACGTTGTCCAGCACGACCAACGTATGCGTACATATCTAGACCCATGATTCACTTCACTTACAGATTCGATTGATTTCTTCGGCAGTCTTGTTCGACTGCACGTAAGCAATCTTACACTGACCTTTTTGATATTCACCAATACCAGCGGCAGCCATGCCACCACCGAACATCACTGACATTGCAATCATAAACCATTTGATTTCCATCATTGTACTCCTAGAAGTTTCTTTTCTGTTTCTGTCAATTTAGACAGGGCTTTTTCTTTTGCTTCAACCTCAGCTAATTGATTGCGGAGGTCGTCACTTGTGACTACTGTTGCCAGTGGTCGTGTAGTCTTACCCTGTTGGTATTGGTAAGTAGTTGTTTCGCTAGCCGCTGGGCACTTAGCAATGAAGAAGTTAGGACCTTTGGGGTTGTCAATAGCTTTGACAACACATCCATCAGCTTTGATTTCGTATTCAACGTTGCCCACTGTTCGGTCACGATTTTCATTGCAACCAGTAAGCAAGGCCGATGCAGACACCAATGCTAAACAAATTAGCAAGCCTGTTTTATTAAGTGTTCTCATTCTTCGTCCTCAAAGTGTTCAATGATGATATTACTAATCCAATTAGTTTGCAGGGCATTGAAGTTACCTTTAGATTTTTCAGTGAAGTCTATGGTCGCACATTCCTTAACAAGCAACTCGGCGAACTTTTCCGCATCAAAGTGTAAGTAATCAATTTTGTCAATGTGACCAGTGGCTTCTGTGGAACAAATGATTCCACCTGCCTTCATAATAAGTAGTTTTGTGTGTTCGTTCATCATTCAACTCCTTATTGAAATTGACGACGGCTACGACCGATTTCGTCACACTTGGCAACAAACTTTGGATTCAATTCAAATGGCTTGTTAATTGGATCGGTGCTTACTTCGTGCTTGAGTTCGAACAGTTTAGCCTGAAGTTGACCAATGATCGCAGTCATCACTGGGCGATTTTCTTTTGGCAGTGCATCAAGTGCTTGTGCAATTTGTTCTTTAGTGAAGATCATTTTGCGCTCTCCACTGCGATTGTTTTTGTTTTCTCGATGCCGTTGTCAAGCATTTTTGCGATGCCACCGAATCCGACAGTAGCAATGACGATGCCAAAAATAGTACCAAGAATAAAGTTTTTCATGATTTCACCTTTACATGAGAGAGTTGAGTGGAAGTTTCACGTTGTGATTTGACTTTGCCTTCGATAGTCATTGTATCACCAATTTCAACTTGTTTCTTAAAAGAAAAGAAAACAACTTGATCTTGTTCATTGATACCAGTTACATACCAAGTGGAATACTTTTCAGACCACAGGCGCTTAACGATTTCAATCTTAGTTTCGACTTTGTGACCTACATCACCAATGTAGCCACCACGCGCCCACTTGATACGACTATCGACGCCATCACGCTTAGCCGCATTAACATAAGTGGCAGGCAAGCTGGTGATCACAGCGATATCATACGCCGAAGCGATGTTATCCTTCTCTGCAATCTCCATTGCACTACGCATAAACTGGCTCAAGTCTCTGCCTTCAAGAATCTTAAAGGTCTGGCTTTTAAAATAACGACGAACAGCTTCACCTTGTTCACGATCTTCTTGGGTGATCTTAGTAGGATCCAGCAAGAGTTCATCCATGATTGCACGGTTGGTCTTAAGACCACGTTCATCAACCACAGCGACTTTGACATATGAACCGTTGATACGGAATGCCGCACATGAGGCAGACCATACATCATCAGCTTTGTGGCTGACAACTTGGCGAGTAGCACGAGGCTTGTTAGTGTATGTGCTACGAGTGTACGTAGGATACGATGGTTTACTAGGCACGTATTCTTCATCATAGTCATCAGCATGACCCATGCGACGAACATCTTCATTAGACATATGAGAAACGTCAATAAAACCTGGCATGATTATTCCTTAAGCGGTGAAGTCAATTGCGTATTCGTAACCAACAGTAGAGATTTTTACTTTACCGTTGAATTCAATGAACAGATCGGAGAACACTTTGCGACTAGTCTTTTCAGTGCAGTGCAAAAACAAAGTGCCATAATCGAATTCAGCCATTTCGCCATTTTGCAATGATGGGTTGACAATTCCAAGAGCTACATCTTCGAGTGACATTCTGATTCTCCGTATATTAAACATGACTGTATTATATGTCCAAAATTATTTACTGTCAACCATTTTTCAAATTTTTTCTGCTGACCAATCGCGGTAGACTTTGTAAGTATCACCAGCATCAGTTACAAACTTACGTTCTTTTGTGTTGAATTTGCCATCAGCAATCTTTGTGTAGCCAAACTCAATGACATTGCCCATGTAGCTGTTAGTCAGACGGAAATCATCAGACTTCATCATGAAGATGCAATTTTTGTAACCGTTGAAATCTTTGCAGTTAACAAGAATTTTAGTGACTTTGGCTTTGTTCATGATAATCTCCGTTTTGTTTGACAATGGATGAATTATATACCCAAAACCATTTATTGTCAAGCAACTATTCGAAAAGAAATAAAATCAAAGATCACGGAGAGTAGAAGCACTTCACTAATGATCCAAACAATAACTTGCCCTCGACTAGTTGGGCGATCATTGATTGGAAACAGAATGAACATTACCAAGAGCATCGATAAGAGTGCGAACAGCATACTCTTACCAATCAAGGCTATAGAAATCGTCAGTTCCATTACGATACCTTGTACATTTTTACCAGTTGATATTCATCGGCGTCCATGACCTTCATCCAACGTTGACCAAGCAAATGTGCGTGACTGATATCATCAGTGATGATTTCAATCTGCATAACAGCTTGATAATCAGTATATAAACTGTTGTCTAAGTTGTTAAACTTTAGATTCAAATAATACCGTGTCATTCTTCAACTCCGAAGTGTTTTTTGATAACCGTTTTTGCTGATACCATACCTGCGTGTTTTGCTAAAGATATAGTTCCGTTCATTGTCTCACGATCCATGTCTGATTGAATAGACTTAATACATTCCCGAACAATTACCTCAGCAAATAGTTCCAATCCAACAAGGGCGAGTTCTTCAACTACATTCAATGGTAGTTCACCACAAATATGCTTATGCTTTACAGCAAGATCATATATTAGTTGTTTGTTCATACATTACCCAATCCAATGCGACTGTAACCTAACTGTGATTTAACTTCACGGCGACCTTCTTTATATTCAATTTCAATACTCATGATAAACTCACGCATGGCTGTTGCTTCTTCGGGGTTGTTCTTCTTCCACTCTGATAAAAACTTTTCAGCATCACTAGTGGTTGGCAACTTGAAAGCCTCAATGCGTAGTTCTTTCAGTTTACGAGCCATAGGATGGTCCAGTTTTGTCACCATATCAAATAGTTCGTCATTTGTTTTCATTCTTTAACTCCAAAATGTTCTTTTGCTGTATCAAAGCCTATATCAAACATGCCAAACATCACACCGGTTTCATATGAAGCATAGATTACTCCATTAGGACCTGTATCATCTTTAGTGAAATCAAATCCCCAGTTAGCACAGGACTTTTCAAACAACGCCATCATTTGTTCTCGTGTCATTCTTCAACTCCGAAATGTTGTTTTTCAACCTGATCCAAAAGTTCATAATACGACTTGAAAAAATTGCTCTGCGTTTCGTCAATGCTAATCGCTTCTAGACTGTGGACTAGTGCCAGTAATTGTTGCTTAGTGATTTCTCCTCGTTGTAATCGGTTCATGTTGTCAACAAGAATTACACTTACTGAATGTTTATAGTCGTCCATCATTCAACTCCAAAATATTCTTTAATCATTTGAGCAATCTCTGGCGGAGTGCATTGTCTCTTAGGACCAAGTGGACCACCCGACCAATAACCACCGTTCACGATAACTTTAGCACATTCCTTGACAATCAACTCGGCGAACTTTTCTTTGTCAAAGATCCAACCTTCACCGCTTGTTGATGTTGGCTCAATGTAAGTCGTAGCCTGTTCAGCAAGTTGTTTAATTCGTTCGTTCATACCAGTTCTCCGGTTTCATCGTTGACACAGCCTAGATAGACTGCCTCAACATATAATTTGATATCAGGTGTGTTGAACAACAAAATGAACTTGTCTGCCTGCTGTTTGGTTGTAAATTCTTTTTCAAGAACAACCTTGTAAGTGTTGGGCTCACCGTTCTCTACGGGGTGGACATAAACGATGTGAAAGTATTTGTTCATTCTTCAACTCCTAAATGATTAACGATTGCCCGAGCATTGTTGTAATCAACTACATCGCAACATTCTTTCACCAACAGTCGGGCGAATTGTTCTACATCCATGTCTCCACCGTGAACAAACTTCTGGTCTGTGTAGACACTATCACCGTTGGGTTGTTCAACATAGCCACCACGCCAGATTCCACCAGCTTGGACTGCGAGTTCATTGATTCGGTTGTTCATTCTTTTACCTCAAATTCTCTAATCTCAAAAATATAGGGACATTCAAACATCACCACGCCGTTGACTTTGGTGTATGCATTGAATTCGATTTCTTTTTGCTTTTCAGCACCTTCGAGTGTAGCATAGATTGGATTGTAGTTCCAATCAGTGATACCACCATCTGCTCGTCTTGCGGTCAGTTGATAGACTTTCATCACATGCTCCAGTACGATTCGCTAGCAGGATTGCAACACCAAGGAGTGTCTTCCGGAATTTCAACGTTTTGACCTGTCATCAAACTCTTTACAGTCTTGGTGCCACGAGGATGAACGATAGCAAAGAAAGTTTCTTCCATTGCTTGGTACACATTAGTACCGGCATTCCGATTAGAACAAGTTGCACTACGCTTCGCGCCTGCGGCAGTCTTGAAATAACGCTTTTCAGCGTGAGGTGCGGCAGTATGAAAAACGATGTAACCCATTTGATTTCTCCGGTGCGTTGAACAATGAGTGTATTATATGCCCAAAATTATTCTAAGTCAACCGTTTTAGCCACAAATAACTATCTGTTGATTTTTCTTTTGCTTTAGCGTATTCTTCCATCCATGTTGAAAGTAATGCCTTTTGTTTGCTGAGTTCAGATAAAAAGAAGTCTTTAGTATTACTGTCCATCGTTTTTTCTGTGATCTTTTCTATTACACTAATAGCTTCTTCTGGTTTATCTACAATCAATTCTAGTGGCAAATCATGCTTTGCACATAGTGAATCTTTGCAGATCAATTCTAAATCTTCAAAGATTCCATTCAATGGTGCATACATACCAATGTGTCTATAGCTTTGCACCACATGTTCTGCCCAGTCACTCATTGAGATTTCTTCTAGCGTTTGAGGATCACCAGGGCCAACATAGTGTTGTATCCACGCATCAAATCGTTCACGGTTGCCCAAGTTATATTGATATATGGTGTCTTCGACATGGCGAGAAGTCATCACCCATGCAAACATATCGTATTGATATGTAACTAGAATAGCTACATCATTGTCACCTGGCTTATTGACAGGATCATACTGAGCATCAAGTCCCATCTTTTGTAGGACTGTTGCAATGAATGGACCACTTCCACCTAATCGACCTAAGATTTTATACTTCATCGTTTATTTACTAAACCAATTCTTCACGATAGTTTCTGCTGGCTTGCCACGAATGCTTTGTGACAAATTAGGAAAGCCTTCTTCGCCAGGTGTCATGGTGTCAGTGAGCCAGTAACTAGTGCTGAAAATAATGCCGTACGTCTTTACATATGTTTGCTCTTTGATAGCTTGGAACACTGCCTCGACTGCATTTGCCTGCACACTAAAATCAGTTACATAGTTTTTTTGCATACATGATGGGTTAGAAAAGGTCGTTGGTGAACTGCCAACCTGTGTGATGCAGAATCCATCTTCTACCCAGCCATCGCTTAATGCTCGGTCACGACTCTGAATGTTCAAGTCCCAGATCACAGGAATACTAGATGCATTCACACCAGTTGCAATCGACAGTGCAAGTGCTTTACCAAAAATATCATCTGCATACCTACTCTTGAGTAGACCAACAGACATGTTTGTGTCATCTACGTGCGTCCAGTTCGCTGGGTTCAGCGGCACAATGACTGCATCTACTTTGTTGAGCAATCGGCCATCAAAGAAGATTGGCGATGCTTGCATGAACAACTTGCCATTAAAGTATTGACGAATATCATCCACGATAGCTACGAATTCGGTCGTTGCACTCACCGGATAATTAGTCATCACAGGAAAGTAGAACGCATTCCACTCAATGGTCAACATGTTTAGACCATTGCTACCACCTAACTTTGCCATATCAACAATGATGTTGTGCCAGCCACGAAGAACCTTCAACATGTAGGCTTCGGATGTAGACATGCTGGTATCAATGGTGTTGCCTTTGGAATCAACGCCCCACAGTTGCCAGATCAAACTCACTTTGATGTTTCTGCTATTTGCTTCTTTGATAAACCAAATCAATTCACTCTCTGGAATTTGCCATTTAGATTTATCCGCAGTCCACGTTGTTGCATTGAAATCATCAACTGGTCCGTACTGGTAGATTTCAACAACATCAATGTTCAGTGTTTGCAGTCGATCCAATGTCTTCTGATACAACAGACGAGCATAGTCTTTGTTAGATGCACAGCCGTTGTTTTCGCCGCCTGGGTAATAGTCTTTCAATCCAATTGCACGTTGCACCGACGCATCAAATTTCAAATTCGACGGAGCAGGAAGTGAATGAGCACCTGCATACTCAGGAAGAGGCTGAGAGTTATACGTTTTCAACACACATGGGTTAACTGGAGCAGTTGCAGTACTGGCTGATCCGCCACCACCTCCGCCACATGCAGTTAAAACGATAGACAGGAGAATAATAAGTTTTTTCATGATTGCATTATATGTCCAAACCCATTTAGTGTCAACCAAAATGAAATAGGCCCCTATAGGGCCTATGTTGTTAGTAAGAAAGTATTACTTTTGTGTAGAACCTTGATTGACGAAGACATACATCTTTTCTGCGGCTTCTAGAATCTTGTCCATGCCCGGAAACTCTGGCATTGCTACTGTAGTTGTAAGTTGACCGGTACGTTCATCACGACCAGCAGTGATTTCCCAACCATGCATCTTAACTTGATAGTCTTGCATGACTACTTCCTTAGCCATTGCTAGAACGTCGGCGCGAATCTCATAGCCGTTTTTGTTGAATTTAACTTGTGGTAATTTTGGTGCTTCGAATTGTGACATTTTCTGTCTCCTGTGTTAATGTGTGTTAAGTTTATTGTACTGCATTGTGTAATGCAATTATTTCGGTAACATTGGCAATGCCCATAATTGAGTTAAGCGATTGCGTAGTTTACTGAATTCGTTGAAAATTTCTTTTTGCTCTTTCCAGAGTTGTGTGTTAGCTTCCAAGAACGATGGTTCAGGGACTTCAATCGCGGCAGTACGTTCACCGTCGCCACGACTTCTAGTTTGTAGTTCGTTTTTTGATGCTAAGTGTTGAATGACTTTGTTATCTTCAATGCAGTGCATATACACCTCACTGATTTTGTGAAACTTAGCCCATCTGAGCATTTCAGTAATAAGCATATTACCAATGCCCTGACGTTGATAGTCTTTGTTAACAGAAACTGCTAGTTCCCAAGAACCATCACGATTCTTTGCCATATGTCCCCAGCCCACTCTATCGCCATCATCACGTGCGTACCATAGTTCATGGTCGCTAGGATTGTAGCACATACTCAAAATCATTTGATCGATAGAGAAGTCATTTGCAGGGTAACCAAAACGTGAGACTTTATCCTCAGGTGTTAGCGCCTTCAAGTGACGACTATAATCACTAATCTTGTATATGTTAGTGTGGTGAATTTGCATCATGATCCGCGAACGATTCTTTTTGCTTGGGCGTCACGTGCTAGTTGTATGGCTTCGATTAATGCTAGGAAAAACTTCTTCATAGAAAATTCTTCTTTGAATCAAAATCACGTGTATAACGCTCTACATCGGCAGTGTCTTTTGGATTACGACTTGTGATGTATTCTTCTAACTTCGAACCGTATGATGTACCTTCACTTAGTAGTCCAATCATAGGCACGATACTGCCCATGACTGCTAACACTAAAAATGATAGTAGAACTGATAACATGATTACTTAGCCTTCTTAGCTGGAGTAGCACATGCCGCTGTTGGGAAGAATGGAGCTAAGAAGTCAGAAACTTTCTTAGTTGCTTCAACGTATGGAGTGCGGTCAGTGAAGGTTTCAGTTACCTTAGTAACAGCTACAGAACCTGCAGTGATAGCTTCTTTGGTGTATGATGCTTGAGCATCAATGAAACCGTTAAGAGCTTCTTTGATTTGTTCGTTTTGAACGAATGTAGAAACGAATTGTTTCTTGGCTGATTGAATGGCGTCCACGCCTTGAAATGCGAATGTATTAAACATAATTTTCTCCTGTGTAAGTGTGTTTAAGTTGAGTTTTTAAGTAGAACTCTAACTACTTTATTTATGCTGTATTATAGCATTGATCACGATATTTTTGTAGAGCTTTCTCTCTAATCTCTGCTAGCCTAAGCGTGATGTGTTCTGGCAAATCTTCCAAATCTTCATCTGGGTTATACTTCACCAGTCTAGGTCTACGATAGAATGTAGCTAGTCCATCGTCATCAATCTCGTCATCTTCATCGTCGATAACGAGAACTGATTTATGATGTGGATTACTTCTTAACAGCTTTACTTTTCTGGGGACTTTTGGTGGCGTCCACCTTCTTGTCCTTTGAGTGATCTTTCTTCTTGGCCAACTTCATTTCTTGCTTTGGTGCACCTGCTGGGGCAACTGCTGGCTCAGCGGCAAATGTTGAGAATGCGAATAGTGCTAATACGATTGCGAATAATTGTTTCATGGTTATCTCCTTATAAAAACAAGTACATATATTTAACGCTTCAACCACGGATTCAGTTGACTATTTTCTTACTTTAATTGAGTCGAGGTAGCCATAAATGTCACCGTAAAGAGTCAGCATCATGGCAATCTTGCTGTCATAGAGTCTGATGAATGGTCCACCAGTGGTGCCGTCTAATCTTGAGTGTTTCTTATTAGTGCCAATGTAAAATGGGCACTTTAATTTTTTACCACAATCAACAATGAATGCGTACCACCTGTCCTGTGTTATGTTTATCGGCACATCAAAGTACTCTATCTCAGCGTGTCGAAGTGCCTGGTCTCCATACGCAGTTAATCTAAGATTCTCACTGGATTTAGTAAACCACCAATCCTTGATGATGATTTCTATGGGGGTGTCATCACTAGGAAGTTGCTTGCGAACAGCTTCCGTGATTTTGTACTTGTGAGTGTTAGGGTGCATCTGGGTACACGACTGTACCGTTATTCATAAACACGACAGTAAATTTGTCAGTTTTGAATTGCTTGTTTAGCTTTCTGCATAGGTTACGTGCGTGACCTGGATTACTAAAACTAGTTTTCTTGTACTTTGGTGTCGCTTCGCTGTCAAGATAATGCTGAGACTTTAAATTGATAGGTTGCCCATCATAGAATACAGCCCAAATACCAGAGGCCTCGACGATTTGATCACATTTGTATGTGGTCTTATCAACCAATTCAAGTAAGACTTTAGGTTGAGTGCGGCTCATTAGAACTTGCCTCCTACAATCTGTACTTCAATTGGCTCTTCTTTGGACGGTGACTCATTGGTGTTGTGTAAGTCAGCTAATAGTTTAGCTAACTCGTCACGTAAACCACGTGCGTCTGCCATTGGCAGAATCAAATCTTTGCTCTGTTTGGACTCAGTATATGATACTTTATCAATGAATCGTTTAATGTGAATCATCGTATATTTAGCGCATTCTCTGCTTCTTCTTTAGTTTTAAATGGCCCTTGGTATGCATATCTCTGAATAAAAATATACTTTGGACAGAATTCCACTGTAGTTTCGTTACATTGAGTCAACGTGAACCAACCTGCCGCATAGTAGCATTTACTATTACTAGTCTTAGTAAAAAGATGGAGTTTGCGCTTAATGTCAAGCATACTGTTGTATACTTTAGTGGTAGTAGGAAACTCGTTGAATGGAATTTCTTGTTTTACTTTAGCATTGACATTGCGCTCAAATTCGATATGAGTTTGCTTTGTAATAGCATTGGTATTCTTAAAGTGAGCAATACCTCCGTTTAGCTTTACTTCGAACCCAGAGCCATCGGCAATTACATTACCTACTTTTTCGTTTCCGTCTGTCACTATCCAGAACTGGTTCTTTACTACTGGCTTTGCGATTAGTGCTTTTGTCATTTGTTTCCTCTATTTCAATTAACGGTAATCTCTTAACGTCTTTGTGCTTAACGATTATAAAGTTAAACACTTTATCTTCATACTTAATTGGCAAATCAAGATGAACAGAGATTCTAGGACCTTCTATCTCACTAATTAAAGTGTCGTTGCCGACAGTGCCGACGAAGGGTATCTTGTTCCATTTACCGATGATCCTATCGCCGAGACTATATTTAGCTTGATATCTATTTTTTGCGAAATATTCTGCTAGATTGGACATTATCCTATCTCCTTAGATAATACTTTTCTGTCAGCTTGTCCACAACATCCACATGTGCGGAACTGCTCAACCATCACGTAGGCACCACGCCTATTAGCGGCAGGCTTACCCCACATTAACCATGTGTGTATGCCAAAGCGACACCGCCACTGTCTTGTTGCAAACAATGGCTGGTCTCTTAACGCTCTGGCAGTGTTTTCATGTTCAATATTCATAGCCAACTATGACACGACCACTTATTCAAATATCGCATACTCGCGCCCTTGAATGCACCAAAATGCTTTGCTTGAAACGCATTGTATGCGTTTTGCCAACGCTTTTCAATTGGCTCAGGTGAGTGACATGCTAGGCCGTGAAGTCTGCCAAATTGTTTAAAGATGGTTCTGTGATTGAGCTTGAACCCGACTGGATACCACTCAACCCTGGAGCGCCAGTTGTAGTTGTCAGTGCGCCCATACTTTAAACGCATCTTCATAACATTGATTTTATTCGAACTTGAACTCGGACGAAACATGTTAGGTAGATTTTTAACAGGCTTTTTCATCGTCTTGCCATTGCGTAGTTGATATAGATAAGACCTGCATCGATCAATGCGGTAGTCCATTGCTGACGGCCAATGGCCTCTAGCAATGCCATGGCTAGCCAACCAATAATGAACCAAGTAATCTCAGTCCAATATGTTAGATACCAACGGCGAAATTTGCTCATAAAGTCGTTCATACGATCATCCTTGCGATAACGAGATAAGTTGTGTAGTGTGCTAGTTGATCTAGCCCTAAGTGATTCCAGAATGCTGGAGTGCGAATGTCACGATTGCCATAGTTCATTTTGATCCAGTCAACGTGATAGTGAATTACGAAATCAAGTAATCCCAACACAAGTGCATAAAACAGATATGCTGGTCCAGTCACAAACAAGACGCACAAGACTGTACCTATGCCTTGCTTTGTACTGTGCATTATGCCATGAAAGTCACCATAGATGCCTTTGCTTGCTACTTCGACATTGTTTTGATTGACAAAATCAATGTACCAGTGCTTAACAAAAAGCAAGAACAATAAAAGTAATACTGCATCAATCATCATTTTCTCCTTTAACTGGGAATGCCGCACGTAACATGCGAATCATCTGTTCCGCGGCAGTACGATTCATGCTCAATGTGGTAACTGCTTGATTATAATTATCCAACAATGTCAACGTTGCCATTTCACGTTCATAATCATAACCAATGCGATAGTGTTCTCTGTTCACTGTTTTAGGTGGTTCGACTCTCGGCATTGGAGGTGCAACTGGTGCTACAGACGGAAACTTTACAACATTATCGTCATTCATTTTCTTCCATCCCATCCATTCCAAGAAGTTCATTTTTCTTCATCCTTGTCAGACTTGCCCAATCGATAGCCACTGTATAACAGTGAGCCAGCGATTGCAACAATGCCAACTGCCATCAAAAGTTCAACTAGAACAATCATCGTACACCTTCATCTTTGCGAATCAAGTCTGCCATAGCGGCATTGTAGATTCGATTGTAGACACCCTTGAAAACAGTCTTCACAAGATTCTCGATGCCGTTAATGATATCACCACACAAGTTTTCAATCAAGCTAAATGGCCAGATAATGATCCATGCTGTGATAGTGTCAAGCATCTTGCTTGGATGATACTGTTCAAGTCGCTCAATGCGATAGTTCATTTCAGTGATTGAATCTACTTTAGCAGTAATGAATCGCTTGTATCGATAGAAACTCCATACGATACCAAAACATACATAACCGATTGAACTGATAGCAATAGATTCAAGTGAAACATTGAAGTAGAAGAATGCCGAAACACCTGCTACCAATGCCCAGAACACTGCAAAGCCACGAGCTTCAACGTGTTCTGCCCAGATACCAAATACACACAATGCGACCAGTGCAGGCCAAGTCAGAAAGTATGTTGCAAAGAAAATAGCCAAATAATCAATCATGATTTTTCCTTAAATTAATCCCAAGAACTAGAGCTAGAAGAACTGTCACTGCTAGACCAGCTAGAGCTAGAATCACTGGAGCTTGAGCTAGACCAAGAACTAGAGCTAGAACTACGACTAGAACTGTCATCATCCCAAGAGCTAGAACGTGACGAGCTAGAACTTGGAGCGTCATCCCAGCTAGAGCTACGACTTGTGCTAATGCTAGGAGTAGGAGTATCGTCCCACGAACTATCACGAGTGCTACGAGGAGTTTCACGAACTACTTCACGCTCACGAATGATTGTGGTGTCATGGTCATGGTGATGTGAACCACCCATCATGTTGCCAATCATGATACCAGTCAACATGTCGTTGCCGGAGTTATTGACAACAGTAGTATGAGTTGGTTGAGCATATGCTGGGCCAGATGATGCATTGCTTCGGGCGAGTCGCGCATCAAGTTCCGCACGTTCTGCACGAGCTTTGGCTTCTGCCGCCTCTGCACGAGCTTTTGCTACCATTTCTTCTGCAAGTTTTTCTTCCTTGAACTGCTTCACTGATTTCAACTTGTCAGGATTAGCTGGGTCGAAACGTTCATGACCATAGTTCTTGTGTGCTTTCAATGCCGCTTCTTCTGCTTCAATTGCGGCACGTTCGGCGGCCATCTTAGTAGCAAGTTCAGCACGTTCTTTTTCCCAACGTGCGTCACGCTCTGCTCTGGCTTGTTCACGCTTTGCGGCATCTGCTTGCTCTCGTGCTTGACGTTCAGCGTCTTCTTCACGTTGAATCTTGATCTGGCCATAAGCGAACCAGATAGAGAAGCCAATCACACCTAGACCCAAGAGAATCAGCATATTACGATACACATGAGATTCCTCGACTGCCTCAATCTTTGCTACTTGAGGAGTAATTGCTTGCTTGAGCTTTTGCACTGAGCCTTCAGGAGCAAAGTCAAGAGCAGGATTCAACCCAGTTGCAATAGTGAGTGCTTTGTTTGCCTTCTCAAGATTACCGAGACCAGCTTGAGCTTGTGCCATTGCATAGAATGCTTTGGCTGATTTTGGATGGTTTTGAATGATACCTTCAAGACCTGATGCCGCGGCGGCATAATTCTTTTGTTGAATCAGACCTTCGATCTGTTCGAATGATGCTTCTGCAAAGGCTGACATACTTGCCAGACCGAGTACGAGAATTGCGATAAACTTTTTCATGGAAAACTCCTGTGTGTTAAAAGATGATTGAGTATACAAGAAAGCGGTCGTCGTGTCAACCGCTTTCTTAGATTACTTGCCAATGTTCATCAGTGTTTTACTGTCTGCACCTACTACAGTACTTGGGAGAGCACCATTCCACTTTTCAATCCATTGCAACTGTACGTACTGAGCGCCACCGTTACTTTGAATAGCTTGTGCTTGAATCGAGATAGCTTTAGCTTCACCTTCAGCTTGTGCGATACGTGACTTAGCTTCAATTTCAATGCGTTGCAAATCCTGTTCAGCTTTCAACTTAGTTTGCGTGGCAACCATCTTAGCATCAATAGAATCTTGATAGATTTTAGAGAAGCCAAAGTTCACCAAACTGATGTTACTGACTGTGATATCGAATGGTGCAACTTTATGTGCCAAACGTTCAAGAATCTTAGCGGAAACTTCTTCACGCTTTGAAATCAATTCTTGGCTTGTGTACTGACCAGTTACAGTCTTAAATGCTTCGCTGATAGCTGGACCAAGAACTTTGTCTGCTACATTCAAACCAAACTCTTTATAGATAGTCGGGACCATATTAGCAGTTAGTCGATAGTTAACCACAATATCAGTGTGAACTTGTTGCATATCTGTAGTGCCTGCGTTCTGATTCTCAAGTTCTGCACGTTGCAACTGTACGTTCACATTACGAACACTAGAAATAGGGTTAACAAAGGTAACACCTTCAGGCAATACGTTATCTAAGTTTGTTTTACCTAGAGTGACTTGCACACCAACGTGACCAGGTGGCACAATAGTGAATGATTCAAACGCAATGACAGCTACAACTAGCAAGTAAGGCAACATTGCCAACTTACGCAAGGGATATGTCGTTACATGTTGATTTGAGTTTCGATCATGATTTACGAGGGAAACGAAATACAGTGCGATGGAAGCAACGATTGCTACCAACAGGGCGATAGAGATTAAAAACATTTTATTTCCTTTGAGGATTAGTTAAGAGGATAAGTTGACACAATAACACGAGGCTCAACGTACTGTGGTTCAGCTTGTTTTGTTTTGGGATTCAAACAAAGCACCCACGTACCATCTGCGCTTGATGGAGTATACAGTCCGTTAGGATCAGCTAGCTTCGGATCAGTGTATTGTGTGGCATAGGGCAAGCCATAGCCAAGACTGTTGCAAAGCAAAGTTAGTTGGTTGTTCATTCCAACCAAGTATGTGTATGTTGGCTTCATCTTGTCACGCAACTCCAGTACATCTTTCATCATTCGCTTCTCGGAGAAGTTAGTGATAGCTGGCATGCCAACACTCTGTGCAATTTGCTTGAGAGTACGTTCTTGCGTGTCACGCTCAATTTGCCAACTAGAACGAGTATCTGTTTGCGGGCCACATGCTGTAAGCATGGTTGCCGCAAGTACTGCCACTGCAAGCAGAATCTTTTTCATATTATTCTCCCAGAGGGATTGGTGAAACAATTACACGAGGCTCAATGAACACTGGCTTTGCTTTACCATCTTTGGCAACACACAAGACCCAAGTGCCATCTGCACTTGCAGGGCTGTACAGACCATTAGGATCAGCTTGTGGAATGACTGCATTGCCGTGACCACTGTCGTAAACTACACGACTTGGGTTGGTGTACTGTGTTGCATACGGCAAGCCATATCCAACTGCATTACAGACCTTGTGCAACTTGCCGTTCATGTCCGTGATGTAGACAGTAGTAGCCACGTTCTGGTCACGCAACTCCATAATGTCCTTCATCATGCGCTTTTCAGCGAAGTTCGTGATAGCTGGCATGCCAACTTGAGTCACTGCCTGCATAGACATTTCTTCTTGCTTTCGGCGCTCGATTTGAGTGCTAGTAGGAGCTTGGTCACATGCGGTCAATGCGAATGCAACAACGATAAATGCGAGAATTTTTTTCATGATTACTTACCTGCCTTCAGTTGTTCGTAGAAGTTACGGAGATTTGGTGGCATCTTTTCTACTGGGTAGACAGAGAAACGATGCAATACGATAGCACGGAGACTTTGTTTGCCTGCGTCATCGGCTTTGATGTATTCAAGTTGCAAGTTTTCCAAGTCACGAATCATGCCGTCATTATACTGTTCTGATTCTTTGAACACTTGATTCTCTACTGCACGGTATTTCGGAGCAAAGAAACTATAACTAGCAAGACCAAAAAGATTCATGCCAAACACAAACGCTAGAAAAATAACTAACGCACCAACACCTGCCAAAATACCTTTAAACATATATACCTTTCAAAGAATGTTTAATTAACGAGAAACTTTAATGTATCACTGGTCTGATTATTTGTCAACCACTTCTTGCTTGATGCGCTCAAACCACTGATTCGCATCTTCTTCATAATCAAAGCGTGGGCTTAGTTCATGTTCGTGATCATTGTCGTCGACCCATACGTAGACTTGATTGTAGTCATCTAAAATGAGTGTCATTGTTCTAGTACTTCCCAGAAAAGTTCTTTTGTCTTTACATGTGCAACAGTTTTGATCCATCCATTCTCGTAACAACGTGCAATAATGTCAATATATTTTTTTGGACAGTCGCTACTAAATTCGAGACTAGCACGTGGTACCAGCTTGATACCATCAGTCATCATAAAGTGATCATCGCCTGGACGAATTTCTCTAAAACGATTTTCAGGTTGGGTGAATGTCATTTTTTCAACTCTTCCCACATCATTTCTTTGGCACGTTTGTCAACTTTATCACGCTCATTCTTCATAATGAGTGGAGCCATGTAATCAAGATAGGTTAGTAGAGCTTCCTGACCACCTTCTTTAAAGTGATTGTATTCGCCCTTCTTACCAATACTAGACTGATAGTATATTTTGTCATCCTTCAGTATAGCAACGATGCCCATGTACAGTTGTTTTTCAAGTAAATCACTCATGTAGGATCCCTTTATACGGTGAATTAAGCCACTTACTATAAGTTTCAACATTTTCAGAGATTTTATTAAGTTCATATTTACCACAGAATTTCATCAGATGAATGCCAACTTGAGGCACAGTCTCGGTGCGAACACCTCGAATAATTTCAAGATCAACCTTGTCTTTAATTTCTTGAGGTTGTGCAGTCAAGTCAATCAAGATAACGTTACGCTTATAGTCGTCGATAACCTTGTGTTCAACACCATTGTGATCGACCCAACGCTGGAGCATCATGTTGTTCCAGGTAAAGCCTTGCTTGTCTTTGTCAGCATATGCTTCCATAATGCCAGCTTTCTTACTAGAACCTTTCTCACGCACCCCAGGATATGCAGAGAATACGTTATCGGATGTGTCTCCGCGCATACACTTGAGGAACAACAAGTATTGTGGATCGCCCAATAGTTTAGGTTCTTTGGTAACTTTGTCTTTGACAGGACGATCTTTGTCATCAAAGTAGCCTTCGAGTGTGATCAACTGACCAGTAACGCCATTGTACTGTTTGACTTTTGGTGTAATCAGTTGTACGTAGTCCGTATCTGTACTGATAATAAAGTGTTCATCATCTGGATGCAGTGCAATGAAACGGGCAATCAGATCATCCGCTTCTGCTTCACCTTGACGCAACACTGAGCAATTGGTTTTCTCACGGAGATAGGTGGTAAACGCATCATACGTTTCCCAAAACATTTCGTTTTCTTCCTTCTCAGCTTCGGTAGTCGATTGTTCATCAACGACACGATTCTTCTTATATGGAGGATAAACATCTTTGCGCCAGCTACGACCCTCTAAGCAGAACACAACGTGGTCAATGCCAAACTTGCGTACCATTTGATTGACGCTGGCCATCGTCAAGTGAATTGCCATGCCAACTTTTTCCCATGTGTCAGCACCACGTGCCGCTACGTGTCGGGCACGGAAGAATGTATTTGCGGTATCGATCAATGCGTATTTCATTAGCTTACTTCTGTTCTGCCATCACCGATATCTTTTGTACTGACCGTGCGTAGGTCTGCCTTGTAGCGATTATCTGGATCAGCTTGTTGTTGTTCATAGAGTTCAAGTGCCACATTGCGGCATACAGTTTGAAACCATCTGTCAACAATTTGACTATCAGTGTCGTCATCACGAATCTTGAACCCAGCACGAATCAAGTTTAACACAAACTTGTCGTTCCAGTCAAGTTCAAACGCACCTGAATTAATATCTTTAGGATCAACTTCCATGCTTAAGATATTAACATAAGGCTCACCCGCTTGAGTTGCCTTTTCTTTGGCTGATAGTTCAGGAACTTTCTTTTCTTTTTGCTTAGGTGCAGGCTTAGGAGCCTCTACCTTTTCTGGTTCTGGCTTTTTGCCGAATAGTTTGTCAAATAATCCCATTTTGTTTTGCTCTTTCGTATAGTTTATAGCTAGCAAGGTTCTTAGCTTTTGATTCGCACATGATATCAAAGCCGTCCATGAAAGTCAATGCCCAATCATTCACTGCATCATTCCAGTAAAAGTCTGAGTGGGCACGGAGCTTTGCTTTTGTGTGGCCTTCAAGAATCAACGCACCATGATCGGGAAGGATGTGTCCGGGATGTTCTCCAAGTACGTCTTCCCGAGAAACAGAATAGTGCATAGTAGGACGAACACCGCGCCAACTGTCAATAACCTTTTTAACAAGATCGTCATTGCGATCAATATAGGACCCTTCACGAATCCAATTGTGGTGAATGTCCATGACCGTAGGACAGAGGTCAGATAGTGATAGGCAGTCAGATAGTCCATGTGTGTATTCCTCATTTTCTAGTGTGAGTGTGTTTCTCGCTTCTGGCGACAAACGGTTGTACGCATCGCGGATGCCTTGTGGGCCTTTACGACCTGCGATATGTACGTTGATTTTGATATCTTGAAATTGCTTACCGTAGCCCATCCATTTGGCCAAGTCCACGTGATATTCAAATTCTTCGATACTGTTATTTAGAACATCGTCGCTGTCACTTGCCAAAACAACGAATTGTCCAGGGTGAAATGAAAGACGAACATTGTTGGCACGTGCAGTTTCACCAAGTGGTGCCATCCAGCGTTCTAGACTGGATTGCATGTCGGCAGACTGCCAGAAATCTTTGAATTCTGGATGAGTGTAGAGACTCAGCATGTCGCTAGTGATACGCAACATACGCAGTGGCTCTGGCAGGGATGCCACACGCTTGATAAGTGCATGAGTGTTGTTAATGTTGGTTTTTGCAACGTCAAGTAGCTTATCTTCTACTGTACTGCGATTGTTGCGTCTTGCCCAAGCTAGTGTAGTACCACCAGTGTTCAGTCCATCGACGGATGCAATCTCGCCTTTCTTGTTAATTTCAGCGAATTTACAAGCAAAACCGATGCGTTTTGTGGTAAGGTCAAAAGAGTGCATATGGAGTCCAAAGAGATAAATAATAGATAAGTGTAGCACAGTTACGCAATAAAGTCAACTATATACGGAATTAATATGAAAATCAGACATTTACTAGAGGGCTCAGAGCCAAAAATGCCAGGTGCACCATCGGGCATCCAGATTATGACACCACAGCAATTCGTTGCTAAATCTGGCGATATGCCAGGTGAAACCGAAGGCGAACAAGCAGAAGTTGAGCAAGAATTATCAGAAGGTCGTGTAGACAGTCCGGTATCTCAAGCAATCACTCGTCGTATCTTAAATCAACATCATGGATTGTTGGCAAAATATGGCCCACAGGCAATCATGGATGCAATTGATGAAGTTGCTGATTGGGTTGACTTGGGTCCTGATGATGAAATCGGTTCTAGTGATGTTAGTGGATGGGTAGAACAAGTTATTCGCTATGTTAGAACCAGAGCAGGTGAAGGCTTAACATTCAAGGAAAGCGAAGAACATCTATCCAGAATTCGTAAGTTATCTGGTTTAGATGAGGCTACTGCATTGCCAGCACAAAGTCGTGAATTTGGCGGTGATGAATTTCAAGACTACATGAAACGTATTGTTGGTACTCCAGACATTGATAAGAAAACTGGTCAAGTTAAATTAGATAAAAAATCAGGTGCTGAAAAGTATGTTTCTGGTAAGACAAAGACGGACAAGTATAAGATGCCTTATATTCATCGTTCTAGTGTTGTTGAATACTTGGGTCCTGATGGCAAGACATACAGCGAAGATGCTGTTAAAGCCACACTAAAGCAACGCCCTAAGGCATTGCTAAAGCAGAACGAGAAGATGAAGCACAGCAACGGTGAACTAGAACAGTTCTTTAACGTTGGTTTCGCCGCACTAACTGGTATTGCAGTAGACGAACAAACTGACAAGCTAATCATTGTGAACACATGCCCAGGTGCTGGTTCATGTAAAGTAGATTGCTTCGCTATGAAGGGCGGTAAAGTTCAGTTCAAGAATGCTTGGCAAAGTGATGGTCGTATCTTGACATATCTATTGAATGATCCAGATGGTTTCTTCAATCAACTAAGTGCAGAGATTACCAAAGAAGAAAAACTTGGCGACAAGGGTGGTTATGAAGTAACAATTCGTTGGCACGATGCTGGTGATTTCTTCTCTCCAGAATATCTAGACATGGCACTAAAGATGGCTGAAAAGCATCCTGGTGTTAAGTTCTATGCTTACACAAAGATGGCTAATGCGGCACTTGCTAAGAAGCCAGCTAACTTCATTATCAACTGGAGTGAAGGCGCTCATACATCACAAGAGAAACAAGTCAAAGCTAGCGATCCAAGTCTAGAAAAGACAAAGAACTCACGTATTGTTCCTGATGAATTGTTCCAAGACTTGTTGGTTAAAGATCAAAAGGGCAACCTAGTCAAAGGTGGTGAAGGTCAATGGCAAGTTCAACCAGACAAGCTAGGTGAACTAAAACAACGTCTAGCTAAACAGTATGGTCTAGCACCAAACTCTATTCTATCTTATGATGAATATACACGCAAGCCTAAAGTTGGTGGCATGAAGTACAACGTCATTGTTGCACCAGGTGAAGGCGATATCTCTGCGAACGATCAAAACGTTCTAAGTACTCTATTGTTGAGACACTAAAATGCGTGACTTGATTCAGCTACTTGAGGCTAAAAGCAAGCCTCAAGATATAGAAATCATTCAACTAAACTTCGAGCCAAAAGATGTAAGTCCTGTGCTGTCTAAAGAGACATTGGACTTACACTATGGCAAGTTAGCGCATGGTTATGCTGAACGTTACAACAACAAAGAAGGTGATAGGGATTTCAACTATGCAGGTGCATTCTTGCATAACATGTTATTCCCTCAGTTTCGTGAAGTACGAAACGTTAACAAGCCAAATGGTCCCATGCTTGGCTTTATCAACAAGCATTATAACTCATGGGATGACTTCAAGGAGCAATTCCAAGAAGAAGCTATGAAGATAGAAGGTAGCGGCTGGATCTATCTATCCACTGATGGCAAAATCAAGACCATAAAAAACCATGAAGTTCGCAGTGACATTCTACTATTAGTAGACTGGTGGGAACATGCATGGCTATTAGATTATGGCTCTGACAAGAAAAAATACTTGAAAGAACAGTGGAAGATTATTAACTGGAACGTTATTAATACTCGCTGGGGCAAAAGCCTTTAATTACTCTCGACTACTGGCACATCTTTCCAGTCAGTCCATACTACCTTAGGAATATGCTTTTCTGTGCTATAGTCAGGCACTTGAATCTGTGTTCTATACTGTAACACCTGATGCACAGTGCCGTCTACTTCTCGTGTACGCAAATAACGTAGTTCCATTACCAACTCTCTACGTCAGTGATATCCATCTTGATAGATTGTCTAGGATCAAATTCGATGGTAGTGACCGCACCGATACCTGCGCCTTTACTTGAATCTTCGGTGTATATAACTCTATCCAAATCGTACATTTCGAAAACTTCTTTTAGTTTTTCATACTGTTTACGTGTAATTACCACTTGTCTCATTGCTTGCCCTTTGCTTTATGTTCTGGAGTATTTTGATGCGTTGCCTTAGGCTTCACGTACTCAATGCCGTATTGCTTGTGTAGCCACTCTACGAATTTCAATACTTCATCTTCTTGAAAATCTGTATGAATTCGTGTTTCGTTATAGACTGTGCATCCTAATATAACTTTGTCTAACCATTCTTTGTCATTATTTCGTTCGCTCATATTTTTTCCAATAATCTTAATTTAACAAATTCTTCTCTGCACATCCACTTGTCATGAAAGAATAAATCCATATCGTACCGACGAATCTTACGGCCACGATATGCACGTTTCATCCACAATAGCTTTCCAGTTTCCATGCATCGTCTTGGCAAAAGACTGAACCTGTAAGACCATCCTCTGGTCTTACGTTCATATTCTTCTCTAGAAACTTCTTGGTACTCTGCGTGTATTTGTGACATGTTAGATTAAATCTGCTACAGTCTTAGAGGTGTATGGACTCAGAGTCCAACCAAGATGACCATGTCCTGTATTGTAGAACACTTTCTTGTTCCTGTCACTCTGTTTGGTGATAGGCATCATGTTAGGTGTCATAGGACGTAAGCATGCCCACTGGGTGTAGTCGCTTGTATTGATATTAGGAAAGTTCGTATGAACCCATTCTAACAATGGCTCAACTCTATCTCTAGTGATATCGTAGTTCTCTCCAGTCAACTCAGCAGTACCAGCAACACGGAATCGATTGCCCAATGTACTTGTCACGATCTTGGCTTGATCGTCTAACAGACTTACTTTAGGCAAATACTTAGGATCAACATTGTTGATTGTGATAGAGTAGCCCTTGACTGGATATACGTCTAGCGTGTCACCAATTTGCCCTGCTAATTCAGTGCTACCAACACCAGCGGCAATGACTACTGCATCGAACACATCAGCTAATGCTTCAATGCCCCAGTTGCGAGTAATGTTTGATTCATACTTGAATTCAACGCCGTATTTGTTCTCTAGAACTAACGCTAGATTCATACAGAATTTGTGAATGTCGCCTGTACTATCGCTTGGAGTGAATGTGCCACCAATCATGTTGTCGATATTTTCTAGTGCAGGATCAAGAGCTTTCACTTGCATCGGTGTTAGTAAATCCCACTCACAACCATTGTCGTTGTAAATCTGTTTAACAGTTTGAGCATTGTCCCAGTACTGTTTGTCTTTGTAGAAGTGTACGATACCTGTTCCCAAGTAATCAAACGAAATGCCTTCTTCAAACATGATTTCTTTGTACAGTTCTCTGGCTTCTAGACCAGCTCGAACAGTCCATGCTGTATTCTCTTTGTAGTCACCTTTGGCAGTGTAGTACAGAAATTTAGCGATCCATTTCCATTGCTTCCAGTCAAAGCATGGACGAATGAGCAAAGGTGCATCTTTGGTGAATAGCCACTTAACGCCTTTTTTGACGTTGCTCCAGGTTGTCCATACTTCGCTATTGCTAACAGACATTTGTCCACCGTTGGCAAAGCTAGTACGCATGGCCGCGTATCGCTCTTGCTCATACACGGTAACTCGATAACCTTTTCTAACAAGGTAATACGCAGTTGTAAGACCAGCTATGCCTGCGCCGATAACTGCTACTGTTTTTGTCATGTTACTTCCTATTATTTGTATAATGCCAATAGCATTTGATATTTGTCGTATGCATCTTTGAGTGCAGGGTATTGTTTACGCAACCATGCTTCATCGCGCTGGTCTTGCCATAACTTGTCATGATCCTTGTCTACCTTGACCAAATCTTCGAATCCACTACGTGTAAGTTCCATTTCAATAATTTCTTCACGGTCAGCATAGTAACTAGCAGTTTGATTATAACCATAGTTGATAGTTTCATATCTACGGTCACGACTTACTTGCACGTGTTTGACACGGTATCTACTAGCGAATGAATCGTAAAAATTACTCATTGTTGTACCTTATTTTGTGCTTCTGCTACTCTTTTACGTAGACTTGAACTACTGAAACTGTGGTCACGTCCATTGAATACTAGTTCAATATTACGCTGTAGGCAAATTTGTTTACCTGTGAATTCTTTATCGATGTACTCTACACCCAAGATACGAACGTCAACTGGAAGTGTTAGTAAGATATCTTCTAGGTCTTTTTCAGTGTTGTAGACTACAATCTCGTCAACAAAACGTACTGCACTTAAACTGATTTGTCTTTCGACGATTGATTGAATAGGACTATTCTTTTCAGGACGATCCCAACTAGCGTTGTTTTGCAGTCCACAGATAAGATAGTCACAATGGTTTTTTGCTTCACTGAGCATAGCAACATGACCTGCATGTAGCAAGTCAAATTGCGAAAAGGTGATACCGATACGTAGACCTTGTTGTTTTAATTCTTTAATCCTGTTGAAAATCATCTGGTAATATCTCTGCTAATTCATCCCACCCATCACCTACAGTGTAGTGGTACGTTTTTCCTGCATGTTCATATACAGTTGTCCAAGAACGTTGGTTGTTGGATTCTTCGAGAGGATCAAGTAGATTGAAAATCGTGAATAGATGTTCTTTCTCTTGTCCCTCGATAATTCTTTGTTCAGGGCCTATTACACTACGCATAAACTCTTTGAGCTTCACTGGATCATTCATGATCCTGTCGGCCGCCTCTTTCATCCAATCAAGATTTGTTTTTGCAGTCACAGTTACGTCCTTGATTACAATTGCCATTACATGCAGATGGTTCGTTCCAAGTTCTCTTTGCTTCTGCCCAGAAAAGTTTAGGATGAAAAATCACCCATACTAGAATGAACAATGGTGCAAAGAATGTATAAACGGCCTTACGCCAAATTGGAATATCTTTCATGATAAATTATTCTTCATCAACGATGCAAAGAATATCTTCTTCTTTCATGACGATGAAATCTTGATTACCAACTGTAATCTTCTGAGGGCCTGTTTGAGTGTAGATAACTACATCACCCTCTTTGACTTCAGGTGAAGCAAAACTACCATCATCAAGTCTACGACCTTTGCCTACCTTGAATACAGTACCACGTGGCAGTTTTTCTTGAGCAGAATCAGGAATATAAAATCCCGATTCTGTTCTAGTCTTTGCTTCCTGCGGTTTGACCAAGATGCGGTCATTTGCTGGAGTCAATGCCATGATTAAGCCTTTGCTTTTTCTGCGGCACGTGCATTCTTGGTCTCAGTAATTTCATTACGACGAGCCTTGATTGCTTTAGCCAATTCACCCAATGCTTTACGGGCACGAGTACCAGCGGCTGAGTTGCCCTTCTCGAACTTTTCATGTTCTACCAAGTATGCTTCTAGATGTGTGTTAATTTCGTTATGTGCGCTCATTTTTTCTCCTTTGATTTACGCTTTGGTTTTGCCTCAGTAACTGTTACTGATGCGATTGCTTCTTGGACTTCTTTTAAGAGTTGTGCGTCATCCCAAATTAGTTCAGTACGACCATCTTCAAAAGTCTTTACAGTCAAGTGTGTGCCTTGATTAATCTTTGGCCAACCACCACTGTCTACATTCTTTAGTTTAGTTTTCTTTTCTTTTGGTAGTACAACTTTTGCACCGCCAATTGTTCCAGGCATTTCTAAAGTAATGCTATCTTGTTTTATCTTCTTAGTTGCCATAATTACTTCTCTGTTATGAATTGTTCTTACGTTCAATATCTTCTTCCACACACATATCACCATATTGAATCTCTACGATTCTGCATGGGACACTATAGGGATTACTTAGTCGATGCCAATCACCTTGTGGAATTTGTATCTGGCTATGTTGCGATAAATCCATTGGAGGCAATGCATAACCACTTGGCAGTTGCATATCTAAGATGCAGTTGCCTTCTGTAACATGCCAGAATTCATGACGTTTGAAATGGCGTTGCATACTCAAACTTTGACCAGGCTCTACAGTAAGTTCTTTCACCTTGCAACCAGGTACATCATGTAGAATACGATAGTAACCCCAAGTACGTGAAGTCTTTGGTTGTTTCCACTCCCGTAGAATCCAGCTACTACTATTTGCTTTGTTCTCTCCACCGACGCCGAACACAAACTCTACATCAGTTACTGACATTTCTGGAATGTTGTATGAAGTTCTATCTCCGCCGTTAGCAAAGATAATTTCAGCATCAGGATAATCTTGTTTAACACGCTTGATAGCATTGATACTTGAATCATCGCTATCGTCGTATTGGATAGTCTCGTCAACCATAGATAGGTTGCCAACTACCATCATTCGTTCATAGTAAGGCATAAAAGGTTGACCCTTTTTACGGGTCAACCATGCGTCACTGTTCAACCCGACAATTAATTTATCTCCGAGTTGTTTAGCGGCTTTGAAATATTCAATGTGCCCACTATGAATTGGGTCGAACCCACCAGTGACTAGAACTACTTTCATGAACGCGCGATTAGCTCCGCCCATTGATCTTTCGCATCCTTACCAGTTGCAAATTTATTGTACTGACGGAAGACATAGCTTCGATGATTGTACAAATCAGCTTCGTCGAACTTGTAGCCAAAATCTTGACAGAAAGTTAGATACTTTTCGAGGTCATCGAAAATCTGACGAACTTTTGCATTGGGTTGAACTTGATATTTTGCCATTTTAATATTTCCTTTTAAACAGCGGGTTGTAGTTAATAAAGTTTATGTTAATCAGATAACGATATTATTATCTGATATTCTCAGAGAGATTTCAATCTCTCTGGAATTCTTTGTTACGAAACGGTGACTTCTTCTTTTTGAATCAGAGCTTTTACCATTTCGATTTTATGTTCATATTCTCGAACACTGACAGTCATACTATCCACCAGATCCTTGATCGTTGGATTGATTGCCGCAAGAGCTTTAAGTTCTTGCTCTTGACGCATCTTTTCTTTAGCCCACTTGAGCGTTTCGATGGCATCAGGTGACAGATTGACCATAGCTGTACCACCACCAACTGTTTGCCAACTATTACCATCATAAACTTTCATAGACTGACTGGAGTTATCGTAAGATAACATTCCAGTCATTGGCTGAGAGGACGGGCTAATATAAGGAGTTGAACCCTTATTGCTAGTCACGGTCATGAACTCGCCGCCGTAAACGTAGTCGATCATTTTGCTTGTGCTGGCAATAGATATGTATAGGTTGCAATGCCTGAATCAACAGTGATAGAGGTTGCACCTGCATCTGTGATACGAACAGTTTTGTCGCCAACTAGATCCATGATGTTAATGAATTCTTTGACTGGCCACATCCAAGACTTGCTTAGTGTGCCACTAACACCTGGTTGAAACACAAAGTTACCACTGTGTGTAGATGGATCACCGAAGTAAATCTTCAAGTCACTGCCATCTGTCTTGGTAGTGAAATACTTTTCTTCGTTGTTGGCAGTAGCTTGCTTCTTCAAACGCTGGATACCAGCGATGGTAGGCTCAAACTCAACGTTCCAGGATGCACCTTTGAACACAACTGCTTTAATCTTTTCTTCAACAATTGTTTGGCTCATTAAACGATAGTCGTTGACGAATGACTTATCTTGAGTCTCAAAGTGAATCGTAGTTGGAACGTTTGTGCCACTGGCGTTATTAGTTACAACGTTGATAACAGCATTAGAATCATAGTCTTCGAAACCAATGATCGTCTTCAACTTGCTCAAGTTTGGCATGCCAAATACACCGGCAAACTCAGTGATTGGTGTCTTGAAAACACCGCTAACAATAACAGACTTGTCTTCTGCGATTGCATTAATCTGAGTCTCTGTGGCACTGCCTGTAACTTTGATCAACTCAATACAGCCTAGGCCGTATGTGTGATCAATTAAATCTTTTAAATAATCTTTCATTTTTATCCTTTGTGGAAGTTAATATATGTATTATGCTGAAATGTAGTAAGAAAGTCAACACTAGTTTAACCGAATGAGAACAATTCGGCGAATGTCGATTTAACGTCGATATTACTCTTAATGTCCCAATTCAGAACACCTAACAAGTTATCAATCTTTTCGTCGACCAGTGTCTTTTCCATCTCGTCATCATCGAATGGCAATTCTTTAAACCATTCTGGAAGTCTGAGTTCGTCAACTGGATATGCAATTGAGTTAAAACCCAATGCATTTGGCTTGAGTTTGCAAACAACAATCTTCATGCCGTCTACAATTTGCATAGAGTAGTTATCTCCATGGACTCGTCGCAAATAATTCCAGTTAATAGCGGCACGTGCGTGACCCACTTTACAAGTACCAGTCTTTTCAAACGCTTGTGTATGCTTGGTCAAGTTGTTAACGGATTTAGGTGAACCCTTTGTCCAACTATCTTGAGATACCATAACTCGTTTAAATTCTCGCACTCGTTCAATGACTTCTTCACTACCCTTGCCTCGTTGTAGTACCATTTCAAGTACATCCATCAAGAATTCTTGCACATACTTTGGAGTATCTGCACGTTTCAAGTCTAGACCCATGGCTTTGATATCACCCAATGCTCCGTCTTTGTCTTTACGCTTGCCTTCTTTGTCAAAGATGTTGATAGCATAACGCTTCTTAGTGATAAAGATACTACGATCACCAATCAATTCACGACCAGCTTTGATGATCTCACCATTCTTGCGAGGAGCATGGAACGCTTTCTCTAAGAACGAAGGGAAAGTATTGTTAGCTTGATCAGCAATGCCGTCATAGAGACCAATACAAATATCTTTGTTCCATTCTAAGTCACCCGCATCAATCTGTGGTTTTAAGGTTGCATATGCACTAAAGTAACATGAGTCAGTATCGCCATAAACGATAGCTTCACCTTCATGAGTATACTTACCCTCAACTGTTTCATTGATTGTACTCATCATGTGCTTAACAATCTGACGACCAGATAGAGTAACTGATTGACCAATGCGCTTATCATAGAAACGACAATGTTCATTCAACAGTGCGCCGTATGCAGAGTTAAGCAAAATCTTACGAACAAGCTGGCGTTTGTCATAGTATTCATACATATCAGTACCATACGCTTCTTTTGCCTGTTTCTGAATTGATTTACGTTCAGTATACCAACGTGTAAGTAGACCAGGAATTACACCCTCTTTCTCATACGTAAAAATTGTACCGTTTGCACTTAACATCCATGGCTTATGGCTATCAAAGACCATCTTCCAAATCTCGGCGGCACTCATTTCTACACTGCGACCATCTTCGTAGTCTACAGTTAAGATAGTACCACGTTCTTGGTTCATGATTGCTGTGTACTCTAGAGCACCAAACAATCCTTCCCACAAGATTGCGCCTGTAACGTCATCGTCACCATCTTTGTAATACTTCTTTTCACGGGCCAGTTTGGCACCGCGTTCTCTCATGTATTGATCGGTAAGTGTTTGTCTGACTTGTGCAACGATGGTCTCTGGTGCCATGTTAAGAGCGCGGATCGTTGACGGGTAGAGTGAGTTGATATCGACTGCACCAACCCATTCGTGGAGGCCCCTTTTGGGAGTAGCAACATAGGCACCTGCCGCTGATTGAATGTCTTCTGCATTTTCTACCTTTCGTTTTTTATCTGGAACAACTAAACCTCTTTCATGAGCTTCGTTTAAAATTGCCATTTCAATCATGGCAACGGAGCCCATTACAGTAGGTAACAATACAGTGTTCTCATGAGCCAGCGCATTGGCTAGATCAAGGAACTTCAATTTGTTGTGGATCTTAACCAACAACATCGTATCTTGTCTGTTATATTCAATAAACTTTTTAAAGTCTTTGTTATATAACTGATCAAGAGTGCCCTCGTATTGGGTTTTGTTCTCGCCGACTTCCATCTCACCGATGGCATCGAGCTTATAGCTATGACGAGATTCATAGTTATACTTTTTGTAGAGTTGCAAATAGTCTAGGTGAATGCGACCAACTAAGTCATACGTCAATTCGACTTTACCGAAACGTTCATACTCTCTTGGCTTAGGAAGTTGTCCAAGCAAACAGAATTTACGTGTATCATCTTTAGACATAACACGTGTAACACGATTGACCATGTATGGAATATCATAGCCTTCTGAGTTCCAGCCTGTTAGAACGTCGGCGTCTTCGATTAACTGAAAGAACACATCGAACATGTCCTTCTCGTTGTCAAACAAGATTGTATTCTCAAATTCACCAATGATTTCAGTTGCTGTTTCTTTGGTCATATGCTTTGGAGCAATAACCAACGTGAAACAAGTGTCCATCCAGTCTAGATAACAACTGATAGCTGTCACAGGGTTGAATGGATCACTAGTAGGACTAAACCCTTTGATAGGATCAAAGTCTACTTCAATGTCGAAAAAGCAAGTGTGAAGTTTTGGAGCATCAACACCTAAATAATTATCGGCTAGGCAACGGAACACAACGTTAACATCACTCTCGTACAATTGCTTGTTAGAGTGAATTCTCTTTTCAGTTTCAAACTCTTTACGCTTGCGGGTACTGAATCGAGATACAGGTGTGTTAAAGATGCTACGTTGCTTTCCTTTAGGATCGTCGTAGTATAGAACGTAGTTAGCAGGGAATTCATTGTAGGTGCGTCGGCCATCTGACTGACGCTCTACCACGTAGATGCGATCCTCATCCCTGCTATGAATGGCATCAACGTAGCTCAAAGTGTCTTACCTACAGTTTCCAAAATAGTGTTCAATTCGTCGTGGTCTTTATTTGTTTGACCCAGGCTTGCCTTGTGTGCAATCTTGATTGCTTTCTTGAGAGTGCCTGGTTTGATTTCCAATTCTTCTGCGACTGCCTTGATCGTATCGTTCAATCCGCCTTGAAGGGTGTCAATCTCGTGCAAGACTGTCATACCTTCGTTGACCAATTGAGTTAATTTAATTTTGGCATCGCCATTGAATGAGCGGTTATAATCTGACATAAGTTCTCCTTGTAAGTAGTTAGTATATAACAACCCTGCAAAGAATGCAACTTTTTTACTCAGTTTTGGTGAACGATTCAGAACGAATCGATCCAGTGTTTACTGGAAGATGTGATGGTTTTGTTCGCCGTAAATCTTGATGTATTTACCAGCCAACATGTCTGCCATTGCTTCGATTGGACTACCAGGATAGCTATCACCTGGCTTAATCATCTTTAACTCACCTTGACGATGATGTACCAACTCATGAAACACAGTACGCAAGATATCAACTAAATTGCGATTCTTTACGTAAATCCAGATTTCACCAGTGTCAGTACGATGTAGTCCTGTGTGATGATTGTCCTGTGCGTCTTTGGTATCTTGGCTCAGTTCAATATGTGGTGTAGTTTGTAGATGTAGGCGTCTTGCGGCCCATTTGATAAACTTCTGAACTTCCGCATCAATGTCTAATTCCGAAGAATCACCTTCAGATAGATCGTCTTTGATCCAGTTATCTGGAGTTTTTCCATATTGCTTAACAAACAAGTCATGTAAGTGCTTACCAGTTATACGATGACGCTGTGAGATTTTACGCATCAGGGTATCGATGGTGTCATAGTCGTGCTTTTGGAGAGATGGCAATTTCTTGGCCAATTCGGTAGCAGGGGACTCGTTTATGATTTGATAGGAACGCATTATGTATTTATCATCCCGCTTACTTTATACGGGGCACACTACGCGGTGCAGTTCATTAGCGCGGACGCCTGAGCATTGCTCTAACCGTTACGACAACGGGCCCTAAGGTGGGTTCTTACAAGCTATCTAGCTTTATTATATTTATCGCCAGGTACTCACTCCATTTTTTAGCATCTTTTTCTATCAATCTGAAGGTGCACTTCTCTGGTCGAACAAACATTTGATTAGTGTCTTCATATTCACTGGATCTGATGGTGTCCATCCATATAAGATGGTCTGGAGCAAAATTATTACGCATTTCCACAAGTGGACACACAAAATCAGCTATAACATAGTCACATTCGATTCTACTAGCTAATTCACACATACGCTTACTTTGACGCAATCTACCCTCAGTAGTAAAATCCCAGTCATCGTATTCTTCACGTATCTTATCAGCATTCAACCTAATAACCTTTTTGTTACGTAAATTGAACCGTTCTTCCAGTGCGTCCGCTAGGGTAGTCTTACCTGAACCAGGAAGACCCATGATTAATATACGTTTAGAACCAAGACTCATTTTTGTACTCTAATTGTATCGTGTTAAACCGTTTTAGCCTAGCAAGAAAATCAAGCGTTTTGGGTGTTACAACACCAGTTAACTGAAACGTAACACGTGGATTATGTCCTGCATTAGCAGTAGAATGAGGCAAGTTTTGCCAATCAAATGTAGTAACATCACCTGCATGCCATTGCGTATGAACGTGATTGCCATACGACCAGAAGTGACCTTGTTCCCAATCAGTCAAGTGAATCATAACACGCATTACTTTCCATGGTTCTTCTGGGCACCATTTGTTTAGTTTGTCGATATGAAGATTCCAAACTTCGCCTGGCATCTGCACGTGAATACGTTCCATGCAGTCATCTAGACCAAACATTTCAGTAATCTTTTTTAACTTGTCTGGAACATTCCAGTTTAAGTGTGTTATCTGGTGGTCTTTTCCGTAACCAGTTTTCTCTAAGTCGTATTCTTCTGCAATCAAATCTTCACGTGGTGGCATAACACCTTCGCCTTTGTATCCACGTGTTTCCCAAGTTGCAGGTTTGCTGTTAGCAATAATATCCTGTACTTCATGCGACCAGTCGCCTGTAATTCGCCCTAATACTTCAACTTTGTCCATGGTTGGATCATTCTTAAAATTATCAAAGTGATATTTGCTTTTTGCTTTTGTTGTTTCCCAGTTACTAATCATTCTTTTTCCTTTAGTCCGCTAACTTTGCGGACTGTTTTGTCTAACTCTTGTTGAGGAATACTCTGAAAGTATTTCTCGTTTGCATCTTGTTTCAATATTTCAAACACTCTAGGGTCATCATATGCTATAGGGAAGTCTAAGATTTTACTCAAACTCTTTAAATAATAGTCTTTGTACAAATATAACAACTCTGTACTTAGATATATTGGCTCTAGTGAATTTAAAAATTCTAGTTCACCTTCGAAATCAGGTAAACTGTGTCTATCTCTTACTCTTTGTTGCTGGTGTCTAAGGATAGTTTGGTCTCTACCAATGATACAGACTTTAACAGTGATACCAAGTTGAGTTAATGCACTGATGAAATCTTTGTACCGAGGGATTGTAGCCACTCCTTCGTTTGCATATGGGCAACTGATACTAGTGACGTAATTATCCATGTTTGTCCAGTCAATGCTATTAAGTAAGCTAGGCATATCCCAACAATCACTAAATGGTTCATAATCATGTGCTATCCAATATTCATTAAGTAAGTCTTTCCAGCCATATACTTCGTTATGTAACGCAAAGATTTTGCTGAAAACGTGATTACCAGACCCTTGTGGCCCGGTAATGATTAACATTTGTTTCATAGTATTACGCTTACTGTGATATCATTGTCAATGTAGCTGTGGCGATATTCATCAGGTGGCGATTGGATGCCGAGAATCATTGCAAGTCTAGTGTTGTTGTAAACTCTGGTTGCTTTGTTTCTAAACGTACATTCTTCAAGTTCATAGTTTTGCTTGTCAATGATTTTAGCCATTGTCTTTAAGTCTTTGTAGTAAGGCTCGTAGATGGGATATGTAATGTCGAAATGACCACATCGTACCCACCATCCTAAACAACTGTCATTAGGTCTAAGCACAGTTACGATTGGGCATTCAGGCCACAACTCACGTAAGTACTCGATATTCTCTTGATAACAAAAGATGTGACTCTTGATGATGCGAACACCTTCGCCTGAAAATGGTGCATCAAATCTTTCTTCTGCTTGCGCCTTTGTAAGTGTTGACATTGATTCTGGTAACGAGAATTCCATTCCTGGATCAAAATATGCACCTAAATGCATTAACTGCATTTCACCACTAGCATCGTGATAGTAAGTACGTTCATCACTATAATCACTGTGGTCAATACTAGGACTATAATAAATGTTCTTTACGACACTGCTCCATTTACTGCCTGGAGCACCAGCTACAAAGATATACTTCAATTTTATTCCTTAGATAAGTCTATCTTACTTAGTACAGGTAAGAACGTTGTGCGTAATTCTTGCATGTGTTTCTTTAGACCAACCGGAGTCAATTCGTCTTCTGAATAGAACACTACATTTAATTTGCACCATTCTGCATATTCTTTACTACGTACTGCGGTACTAAATGCTTTTTGATACCAATCTACAATCTCTTTGTTAGTGTTAGGTGGCAGTTGAATTGACCATGCGGCATACACGTTAATCCCAGGTGCTACTGTGTTCAATAACGGAACATCTGGGTATTGCGGCATGTGTCTTGTGCCAGTGAATCCGATAGGTTTAACTTTACCTGCATCAATCAACGAACGAGCAACTGCAATTGGTATGATACCGAACTCTGTACCCGTCTTACCATCATATTGTGCTACGCTCGACACTGCTGGCATCGGACCATTGAACTTCACGTGGGTGATTAGATTCTTGTCACCATGTGCAGATTCCATCAAATACTCATATGCTGTTCTGTGTGCTCCACCACCTACTGCGATATTAATCGGCTTTGTAGAAGTATGCAGATATCTAATGAAGTCGATTGGCGTGTTAACATTACTTTTTGTACTAGCGACCAATACCAGAGGACTCTTACCCATTGTAAGTACGTCGATGAAACTATCCCATTGATACTTTTTAACTTTCTTTTCCCAAATATCATTAGTCACGTATGAACTCATATGACTTGGCAAATTGATTGTATAGCCGTCAGTCGGAGCATCTAGTACCTTATTATTTGCTACCACAGAATCAGCACCTGGAATGTTTTGTACGACATAAACAAACTTTGGGTTTTGTTTCTGCACAATCTCTGCTAGTTTCCTAAATGCGATTTCGTTGCCTGCTCCAGGTGTGTTACCCACAATAACAGTCACCGGCTTAGATGGTTCCCATGCGAATGCGAACAAAGGTAATATAACTAGTGTGAGTGTTGCTAAAAGTTTTTTCATCGTTCCTCCTAATATAAATATGACGACAAGAATATTTATACAATTTCCAAGAAATTTATATTTTTTAGAAAAAATTACTATGAACACTAAAATTTTTAAACTAGTTAGCGAAAATTTGAAACTTGCGTTTAATTTACCAAAGTATGCAAAGATTTCCATTGACGAAAACACCGTTGTGCAAGACTTACCATGGACACCTGCACGTTATCGCAAATTCAAAGACGCTGTAGAGGCCGAATTGAGCTTGCCATGCGAATACGTAGGTACATTGAAAGATATCGTCGATGATTTGAGCGAACGATATATCCTGCGCTTCTTTGGAGAGATTTGGAAGCCACGCACAGGTGACTATGAGCATACAGGGTGGGAGCTTGCTGATGAAGTTAACAAACTAAACCCAGAGAAGGTACTTGATGTTGGCTGTGGCTATCACCCATTCAAGGGCCGCATTCAAAACTTAATTGGTATCGACCCATATAACAATCAAGCCGACTATGAAGTTGATATTCTTGAGTATAAAGTAAAACCAGAATCACATGATGTAATTCTGGCTCTTGGATCAATTAACTTTAATAGCAAGGATGAGATTGAAGCACGATTTGAGCATTGTGTCAATCTCTTAAAGAAGGGTGGCAAGTTTTATCTACGTGCTAATCCAGGCATCTCACATAAGACAGGTCCCTACGTTGATATCTTCCCTTGGAGTTTTGAAGTCGTGAATGAGTTTGCTGAAAAGTACAATCTTACGCTAGACACCTTCAAGAAAGATGCCAACGATAGATTGTACTTCGTTTATACTAAGAATTAATCTTCTGCATTCGCGCCACATTTGGTGCGTTTTGCTTTAGTGAGTGCGCCAAAGTCAACTGCCCACTCTTTGCCAGGCTGTAGTTCGATTGCTCCTTGTGGGAATGCATATTGAACTCCGGCCTGTTGCATTAGGGTCGCAACTGGAACACGGAACTTAGTTAAGTCATTACCTAAGTTAGGATATGGCTCAACGTGAGGGAATCCCCAACCAGCAATCTCTTTAGTTTGATTATTGATAACGATCTTATAGAATGCTGTTGGCACAACTACACCTTGGCCGATCTTCTTATCAGTAGCTGTATTGTATATTCCACCAACATAAATTGTATAGCTTTGATTGCGCTGTACTGTCCAACCACGTACACTAGTTTCTAATAATTTCCAAATACCACGATTCAATGAACCCTTTTGTGGATACATGTTAGTCATCAAGAATGATTCATATTCTACTTGTTGGTCCCATGACAAGTCACCGTCTGGTGCGGCATGGCCTTTGTCAAAGCCAGTCGCTGTGTAGTCATCTGGTCTAGCTCCACCAGGCACAAACTGGTTAGCGACAAAAGCATTAGTACGAGCAACACATCCCAGTGCGTTTTGAGGAAGTAATTCATAAGTAACAAATTTTGGTAGTTTGGCTGCCGCATCATATCCTACTAGATATGCTTGTTGGCATAGAGGTTGTACACCCTGTGTATTAGGAAATCCATACGGTGCGTGTACTTGACATTGTTGAACAGGTAGCGGTTGACGCTGTGTCCATGCAAATGTTTGGGTTGAAGCAAGTAGTAATAATGCTGTTGTTATAATTTTTATCATATTATTTTCATGTAGTCTTTAAAATTCTCGTGTCTATTCTCTAGACCTCTTGCCGCTGGGTTAATCTTCTTAGTCACTGCTACAGTATCTGCAAAGTTTTGAACACTAGGCTTAACTCTTGTATTCCAATACCATACTGCTATTTTTGCGGCAACATCTGGCTTACTAGCTAGTTCAGGGTGATTCAATAGATCAATACCCAACGCATCACTTGCCATTCTGTAGTTGTCTCTGCCAGTTAGTTGAACGAAACCACGACCATGATATCTTGCGCCATCACCCGCATGTTTATTGCCTAAAATCTTCGCTGTCTTTGGTGAATACTTTAAGTCGTAACGTTTGGCATAATAGTCTTTTACACCTGGTTGTGCTTTCTCTTTCATGCGCTCAAAATCCCAGCTTTCGTGTTTCATTTGCGCCATAAACTGTGCTAACTCTTGCCCCTTAATGCCTGCTTTTCTGGCGGCTCTTTGTAGAGTAATCTCGTTGTTAATGTTGTTACTTAACACATTGAATTGCTCAGGTGCTTTTGTTTGTTGCTGTGCTTGTGGTTGAACTTTTTTAGCAGGCTGAATAACTGCAGGCTTTTGAACTTGTTGTGGCATTTGCTTTGCTCCAGCACCACCAGCTCCTAATGCACCGAGTGCAATTGCACCTGCCGCGGCACCCTTCTTGGCCCAGTCAACTACGCCTTCGTCTAAATGATCTGGATTAGCTAACCAATATATTTTATCGTTACTGCCGAGACGCCATGTAGGAAGTAATCGCTTTGCCATTTTCATGTACAATGATTTTCTAGATTCTTCCTCCGCGCTGAAGGTCAAATATTTAATTTTGTCCTTGTACATGCCCAGAAAGTCGCGCATGATATCAGTGACTGTTGACATTACTTCTGCTGAGTTGCCAGTGCCAGTACGTCCATACTTGGCGTTCTTATCAGATGTATTCTTATCTACTTTGAATTCTATTTCCCACTGATTACCACCGTTGGTATGTGCAGTAAATCTATATGGCACATTGCCTATCGTAAATGATGCATGTGCCTCCTCACTGCCACGAAAATCCCATTCAAATGGCTTACCTGGCTCGAAAAGTTCAGTGAGACATTCATCACCAATTTGACGATAGATTTCATCGCCTGTCCAGCGAGTGCCGTTGTTACGTTCTGTGATAAATTCTGTAGCTCTCATTTTAATTTAGGATATCCAAATACTGTCTCTGTTACATTACCACCACTTAATGCTCTTGTGTATGTGTCGTCACTGACCATTTTTAGATTGGGATCATTAAATAGATGTTGTAAAAATTGCTCATCATTGATTGACTGGACATTTAATTTTTTCAATAAATGGCGCATTGCGTCACTTGATTCAATCCAAACGCCTGGTCTACTCAGTAGCTCTTGTACTTTATTTATTGCTTTATCTTTACTAGTACGTGAGCCATCATGTCCGATTCCTTGAATCTTGTATCCTGTCCAATTTTCAGTAGGTCTATTACTGCGATAGAACACACAACTATCAACGTCTGGATCTTGGTCCCAATCAATGACATTCCAATCACTTGGAATGACATCTTTTATACTGTTTACAAAACTACCGTGTGGAGTATTACTATAAGCATGTCTAACTAGAGAAACTAAATCAGAACCTAATTCTTCTTTATCACCATTAGATACTACCAATTCCCATTTGTTCTTTGGTAATTCAAACTCAAATAGGAATTCTTCTGCTCTCATTTTTTGTAATATTGATTCATAACGTTGCTGTTGAAACCAACATCAACAATAACCGGTTTACCGTGATATAATCCCCAGTTCGCGGCACGTGCCATATCAGCCAATTCAACATCAAATGAGTTTGCAAGGTCAGCTAGAACGTTTGCATAGTCAGTAAATGTTTCGATATCACTGTCACTAGAACCATGTTCTCTTAAATATTTCACCACGCTATCATACGAGTAGAAACTTTTTTTACCTGCGATTGAGTTGGCGGCATGAACTAGCATGGACAGATCACCACATTTCATGATGGTGCTTAATTGCTTGTCAGTAGCCTTCTGTGCCATTTCAGTGTGAATCCAACTTGGTTCACGATTCTGTTCATCATAGTCAATGATAGGGATAAGAATGCCAAGTTGACTGCCATAACCATCACTGAGAATATCTGCCTCTACACTATTCTGTGCTAGACCCTTGGCGTTCTTAGCGATTTTAAGCACTGTAGGACGACCCTGATATTCGATCACGGTGGCAACACGACTAGAACCTGTTCCTAGCTTCTTGGCGCGTTCTAATGCGTATGCCAAGCGAGATTTGAATGTAGTACTTTGTTGACGCATTTGGGATGCATCCCAATCTGCCGGTAGCGGCATTTCATCAACAATTTGTTCTCCTAAAAACTCAAACGCTCTCATTACTCACGGTCTTTCTTTAAGATAGAACGAATGAACCATGCTTTCTTGGCATATAGGTCTTGTAATTCAGCCATGTAGTTGGCAATGCCTTGTTGACGCTCTTGGGTAGCTTCATCAAACATAGCTTGAACCAATTCAATCATTACTTGAGTATCGTGTAGTGATTCTTGAAACATCAATTCAGCACGTGGAATCTTTGTTTGATCTTGGATGATTGACAATTCACTGTAGCGTGATAGACTGCCAGGCGTGTAGTGTCCCAAAATTCTGATATACTCAGCGATTTTGTCAATAGTTTCTGCTACATCTCCGTAAAGAGTATCATAGAATGCATGATATTGTGGGAAGTCAGACCCTTCAATATTCCAATGAAAGTTCTGAGATTTGATAGCAAACGACTGAGTGCTTGCTAGTAATACTTTTAAATTATCTGATAACATAGTTCTATTTACTCTTTACTGGAGGGGCACCTTTGCGATTCCAGTAGAATTCAAAGGTGTCCTGGTTCATTTTTTAATGCCCTTCATGATATTGCTTTCAGAGACTTTTTTCTCTTTCTTTGCAATAGCAATTGCGGCTTGTTGTTTAGCATTTTTTGCTTCCTGAATCTTCTGTTCGGCAATCATTGCTAACTCTTCCATCTGTTCAATAGACTCACAGTTCCAACGTGCTAATGCTTTAGCTTTTGGAGTTTGCTTACCATGTTCATCCTTCATTGGACCCTTCATGCCACTCATTCTGGCACAGAAAGATTTACGGCGTTTAGCATCTTTGCTACCTGCCTTCAATTCACTTGGCTTCTTAGTAACTGCTGTTTGTAGTTTAGAACCTGGATGCTCATTACGATAAGCCTTGACTGCTTTCTTGCTCATGCCATCAGTCTTATCGTGTTGATTGACTTTTTTCCAATCTTCATCAACTACGTCTTCGTTGGTACCAGCTTGTGCAGATTTAAAGTTATCGGCAGTTGGTGCACCTTTGCTACCTGGCTTACGCATCTTCTCACCAGAACCATGCTTGATACGCTCACGCTTTGCATGGATGTTTGCCCATAGACCTGGTCCAGTTTTACCTTCTTCCATTTCTTGTGCTTGACTATCTTGAATCTTTTGCTTGACTAGTGGACGCAATCTATCTGCGATTGCATGACGAATCTCAAACTGTTTCTCAGATAGACCAAAACCTCTGTGTTGCTTTACCAAACTTTTCATAGTTGCAACATCTTCTGGTGTGCCAACTAATTGTGCCATCGCCAATACGTTTTCAGTATGGAAGTTATTGTCTTCTCTACGTTCGAAGTCACGCAACCAACGCTTCATGTTGACTGGCTTAGACTCAGCTTCATCTAATGCACGAATGTCTTGTTGATATAGCTGATGTAACTTAGCTGGATCGATTTCAAAACTTGTGCTTGCTTGGTCTAGTGCTTCTTTATATGATGCGCCACCTTGATAAATTAATTCATTCATTAAGCCTAGTGCTTCTCTAGCATGTAGTGACTTCTTAGAAGTAACGTTGGACATCATAGCGTCAAACTTGTTGTCGCCGGTATCTTCCGCCACACCTTGCGTTTGGATTTTACTGGCTGGCACAAATATAGATTCATATCCACCAACATCAACTACATAGGCATTTGAATAACCATTTTTGCCAGCATCATATCTAACAATTTTACCAGGTACTTGCTTGCCTTTATGTAGGACTGTTACGGATGTTCCTCTTGGAAGAATATTTTCAGAGCCTTCCGCCACACCTTGATGATCCAATTTCTTGATCATTACGCCAGCTGGGCCTAGTTTGATACTAGATACTTCGAAACCTTTACCCAATGTTTGCTGAATGTATTGCAACAATTCTTTTTGTGTAAAGCCTTTTTGATATGTACCAATCTTACTGATCATGCTAGTTGGCTCTTCGCCAGGAGTGCCTTTGATTGTTAACACATCTTTACCACGAGTAGTGATTAGTGCAACACCACCTGGTGCCAATACACGACCGATGTTCTTAACAATAGAATCACGAATCTTGTGTTCACCTGTATTAGGTACAACGTTTAGAACGTTCAAGTTAACAATCTTGTGATAGCTGTTATCTGGAATCTTTGTTACATCAACAAAGTGTGGCTTGAACTTTTCGCCAGGGAATGGTTCATAGCTATGTGCATCAGGACCCAATTCACCAGTACCCATACCTAAACCAGCACCAAAGTCAAGTGCTTTACCTTGTACGCCAGTCTTGTTCAAGATATCAGCGGCTTTCTTGTATGTAGGTAGAGTGCCTGCGATTTGTGTCTTACGTGCGTTCTCTGGTGGAGGTAAATCTTCTGCCAACTCAGGAGTCATTGACTTGATGTGTGACTTCTTAATTGCAACTACATGAGTTTCTGGAACGATTGCGCTAGTGTGTGGATTACCACCACGACCAGTTGTCTTCATAACAACTGAATTTTCATTCTCATGTTCAAATGTACCTTTATACACTGTACCTTTGATTGACGTTACTGTGATAGGAGTACCTTTTTGTATAGACTGATCTTCACATACGCAACGATTATCACCACGTTGGCATGTTGGGCAGTAGTCCAACTCGCGTGTTGATTTTGGTGCACTTGTCTTTTTAGCCTTAGCTTTCTTTGGGTTCATCAGTCTAGAGAATTGACCTTCCCAGTCATTCTTAGTTCTGCCATATTGACCATTGAATTGTTGAGGACTCATGTCTTCCCAATCAAGACGTTGAACGGCGATATCTTTTACTCGACCTTCATCAAGTTCAGATGTTTTAGCTAAGAAATCTTCGATTGTAGCGTTTTCATCTAGACCAGCCATAGCAAACATTTCGTCAATCAATAGACCAGTTGAATCTGGATAACTACGCAAGATTTCATTGTATGCTGATAGGAAACCTTCATAGTCGCCATCTTTCAAATAGCTACGTAAGAATTCATAACTACGCTTGATTCTTTCCCAGCCTTCTGGCGAGAACATATCTTTATTCTGTTGCAAACTACGAGCGGCTTTAGTTAAATATTCTAAGATTGAATCAGTGTTTGGAGACTGTTGTTCGTCTTCCGCAACACGATTGATATGTTCATGTTCATCGTCACTGTCTGCATAGTCATTGAAACTTACATCACTTGAATGAAAACTACGCTTACCATGATTGTATAGGTCAACGATAACAAAGTGTTTGTCATTGCTAAAACCAACGATATCACCAGTAGTTCCATTAAATTGAACGTCACCAGTTACAACAACTGGATCACCCATATTCAATTCTTCTGCGTTTTCTTTAATGCCCTTAACGTCATTGTCAAGTTCTTTCTTAGTAGCACGAATGATACCACTGAAACGCTTGTTCGCTTTGTTGATCTTTTGTTGTGCATCAGGTGCACCACCCCAAGCGGCTTTGTCTAGTTCACTAGCGTGTGCTCCAGCTTTCTTTTTATAGCTAGCTAATGTATCTGGGCTTAGTTCATCTAGTTGTTCTTCATTGAAACTAATAGGCTTTTGGGTTGGAGCTTCGTCTTTCCAAGGCTTCCACATACCATACTTGTGATTGTCAACCATGTGAACTTGAACAACGCCATCAGCGATTGGAGTAATCTTGCCAATTTGTTTCTTGGCGCCCCAGTTGCTATCAACATAACTACTGGCTGCCCATTCAGCCGCCTGAGTAGTTGGTGCCTTAACAGTTAGAGTCATGTTATAACCAGCTTTTCTGTCTTCATCATCACTGATAGAATATTCAGGACGAGTGATCTTCTTTTGCGCGGCGATAGGTTCATCATATTTTTCTGATGGATCTACATAATCGTCTTCGCTACGACCACGTGGCTTTCTATTCAGTGCATCGTAGTAGTCAATGTCACTGTCAAAGTTACGAGGATCGACCTCGTTTAACTGCTTAATACCTTTAAAAATGTTGCTCATGCTGGGCGGCCTTTTCTGATTTGATTACGCACGAAATCTACTACTTGCTTGAACTCATTGTCGTTCAATGTCATAATACCATTCATGATTCTGTTTGGATCTAATTTTTGCTTCACTGGAACCTGTTGTCCAGCTCCTGCTGATTGTGCTTTTAAATTTGGATTGCTAGCTTTAGGAGCATGAATCATGCCTGTGCTAGTCTGTGCAACTGAGCCTGTGCTAGTTGGCTTGAACGTAGGCTTTTCTGGCTGAGTGATTTGTGATATCATGTTACCAAATGGATTACTTGATGCCGCTGGCTTACGAACACGTTGCTTTGATTGCTGTGGTGCATTAAGTGTTGGCTCAACACGTGGCTGAGCCGCTGGTGCTGGCTTCTTGCCGAACTTATTCTTAAGTACGTCCATAACGCCTTCGTCTGCACGTTTCTTTTTATTCTTATTATCTAACATGCCACGCTTGTTAGCAGTTGCCCATGCAATGTCTTCTGCCTCATCATGTGACTTGCCAGCTTTTTCTTCTGACTTGGTAATGTGTTTGACCATGCGATCTACGTTCTTACCTTCGTATTGAGCGCCACCAGCGATTACGCCAGCTCCAGTAATGTCTTCCATTGCATCTGGATCATGTTGCATTTCGTCTGCACTGATCAAGTAGTCTGCAATCGACACTAGCATGCCTTTAGTGGCACCAATTTTCTCTGATACCCACTCTGGAAAGTTATCTCTGGTTGATAATTCTTCGTCTAATGCAGTAGCAACACGAATGATAGTGTGTAGGCTGTTCTTTAGGGTTTCGCCTTCGCGTTCTGCTCTATCTGGGTCAATCTTGTGAAATCCAGGCTTGAATTGACGACCTTGACCTGGAACTAAAATTACATCTTCCTCAGATAGTTCAGCTTCTTTGATTTTTTTCTTGCTTTCACTAATAGAGTTGGCATAAGGGCCCTTCTTTTTGGCTTTGCCCTTCATTACTTTTTCTGCTGGCTCTAGTCCACTAACTGAACGAGCTTGAACTTCGCCTAGAGGTTGTGCTACAGTGGAGATTGAACCAGATGTTGTTGATGTTTCAACGATAATTTGATTGATTTTCATGGGAATTCCGAGTTGATATAGTATTTATCAAAATACTACGCAATCAGAATTTGCCATTAGGGTTCGCTGTTGGAGGAATACCTGCTCTGGTGGTCTTCCAGTTGAAGGATTTAGCGTTCTTTTTAACTGCATCAGGCTTAACATCTACTGTTAGGGCAGTCTTGAAACGAGGGTCATTTTTCTCTTTTTCAGATGGAATGTAGCCAGATGCTTCCGAGAGATTCTTTCTGCTTAACTCCCAGCCTGCAGGAACACATAAATGCAATACAGTAATTGCATGACTTGCTGTTTGTTTGGTCGGGAAGAAAGTAGTGACAATGCCATCTAAATTGCCACCTTGGTTTCTATCAATAAATGCCTTATCTGGAAACGATGATCCGTCTTTGAATTCGATATATTGAACCTTTCCGTCATCATCATATTCTACATTAACGATTTCTTTGGGTGTCAAGTTGCCCTTCAACTCAAAAATAGAATCATAAAGATGAGTCCAGCATTGGATCACACTCACACTATTGCCAGGTTTTAAATTTACTTCCTTGCGCTTGTCCAAGCTAGCCATCTGATGCCAGAAATCTTTTACATCAGTTTCCACTGATTCAACGATTTTATCGTAATGACGTATTAGTTGATGGGCACCGTGAATTCTATGTGGAAAATATTTTCCATCTTTTTTGAAATATTCTTCGATTGATTCTTGTAAAAGAGAACTATCGATTTTAGCAGGAGCAAATTCCCAAGATTCAGTGGTCGCTAACTTTTTTTTTATTCTAGTCAATTGGTACAAAACAAAGTCCCCTTTGTCGGATCTAGATGCACCATAGCCCCATGATTTGCTATAACGCTGAACCAATTTATCATATAGACTAGCACGGCTTTCGCTGTTTTGTTGCTGTTTTGCCCAGTTATCTTTGCTTGCTGAAAACTTTAATTTCTCAGGTTCATATTCCTGAACGTAATGTTGAATAGCAGTTAATACAGTAGCGAATACTCGCATTGCATCGCCTTCGCCTGTGACTTCTTGGCTATTGTTTCTATAGAACTCAACCTGTACAGTGCCATCACCTTCGTCGTTAAACATGATGCTCAATGGAGTACCATCTGGTAATTTAGCTAGTGCGTCAACGTCACCGTATTCGCTCTTTTCCCATGTAAGTGGGTATGGTTGATCGAAACCCTCTGCTATTGAACCACGAAACTGTCTTTCTTTGTTGCCGTATGGCGTAACAGGCAGTGTCTTTTCAACAGGAGTAATGTTAACATCCGATTCGGTGATTGTAGCTAGATTGCTAGACAATACTTTGATACGATTGGGTGGAATTAGGGAAGTGATTGCAATCTCAAACTCAGCATTTGGAGTATACTCGCCTGTTAAGTTAGAGGTGTCAATTTCCAACAAAGCTAATTCTTCGTCTTCATCGAATTCATCACCAAGCCAATTCATCATGGCATCTTCTAGTGAAGTTTTGTCAGGGAAGCAGTATATAGCTGATTGTTCGCCAGGTATCTGACTGGAACGTGCACCAACTTGTGGACGTAATCCAGCTTTCATGATACTGTCTAAGTTGCTAGCAGGTGTAACATGATACACTTTTGGTGGCAACTTTTGTTCATCTTCTTCCTCAATCATTTGAGTTGGATCTTGATACATCGTTTCAATGGTCAAGATTTCACTGTGTAGTTTATCACGCAAATCATATAGCTTGGTGATATAACCCTGACTGCGTAATGCTTTATATGCTAAGTTTTCAGGACCAAACTCGCCCCCTTTGTCTAGTCCTGCTTGTCGATACTGTTTAATCTTGCGTGTGATTTTTTCTACTTTTTTGAGATTCTTACTCTTTAGGGCTAATTCAATTAGTTCTTTAAGTGTGTTATATTTTGCTTGAGTGGTTGTTTGATCAAAGTTTGCTCTGCGCTTAGTTGGGATTCTAAGCCATTTATCCTGCAATACACTGTACTCACCTAGACTTACGACGGGTTCTCTGGAATCTTGTACGTATACTTCTACTGGTACCCCATGAATTTTAATATCGTGTGCTTCGTTATATAATGCTTTTTTGGCGTTGAAAAATTCTTTGTAAATGTCATCATCGTACCTGCTCATATCAACAAGCAAGTGTAGATCCAAGTCTGAGTGTGGTGTGTAGCTGAATGCGGCATTTGACCCTGATACGGTGATATCATCAACATCAACGTCTGGTATACCTAATTCTGATAGGAAGTCTTCTGTGATTAGGATTAGCTGTTCCTTCACCTCGGGACGCAACTGATTGTTGTGCCACAGTTTTGGATTAAGTTCGTCATGGAAAGTGACGGCATCCGCTAATTTAAAAGAGTCTAATTCACGCAAATTCATAGTAATGTATTTATCACTATTACTTTCGCTTAGGGTCTTTATTTTCAGGGATAGGTATTACAGGCTGAACAGGTACTGTTCTGTAGGGAGGGTGTTTTGGTGGAATTCTTCTGAACCAACTCATAAATCTATTTATACCCATAACAAAAAAGCCCCCGAAGGGGCTTTTGATTACTGTTGAATATTGACTTCGTTTCCGTCTTTATCAACTAGTCTTAGACCTTGTTGTTTCTTTTCTTCAACATACATTGGTCCGATTGTGTTCATCAAGTGTTGCTGGTTTTCCATGCAGAATACATATGAACCACTGTGACGCAACAAGATGCGCTTATCAACCCAGATTTTACCACCTAGATCGCGCCAGTTTTCACAGAATGTCCAGTCTTCACTGTAGTAACGATTCTGACGAACTGCGGTGTCGAAGTAAGTCTTTAAGTACTTGTCGAACTTTGGATCTAAGCCAATATCATTCTTGTATTGCTTGACGGCAGGGTGAGAATTCATCTTCTCGAAAACGTGTTTCTTGATCAACAAGAAGCCTGTACCCGCTTTAGATACTTCCTGGAATCCGTCTGGTCCTTCTTCTGCACCTTCGAAGCCGTTAACAACCCACTTGATTGGCATTGTCTTCATTGGGTATAGGCCAGCCGCAACGTCAACGTCACGATTCAACAACACTAGCAAGTGCCATGGTTCCCAGCCAATATCAGCGTCAACAAAGAACAAGTGAGTGGCATCATCCATATCCAAGAACTTAGCAGTTAGGGTATTACGAGCGCGGCTAATCAATGATTCATTGACCATTGTTTCCAATGTCCAATCGATGCCCAATTGACGAGCGGTATTTGCCCACTTGATAAAAGACATGAATGTAGATTCAGTCAACATGCCGCCGTAGCAAGGCATTGCGATGTGTACGCGAGTTGTACGTAGGAAGTCTACGTTAACTTGAACTTGACCCTCTGCAGGTTTTTGTTCTTGTGCGGCTTGTTCAGCGATCTCCAGTACTTTTTCTACTGGAACTGTTTTTTCTTCTGTTTTTTGTTTCTTTGCCATAAGGTCCTCTTAAAGATGAAAATATTTACTCTTTAAAGAGGTGCTCGAATTATTTTTCTTCGAGATAATCCCTATTTTCGGCAATATTAGGCTTATGTTCTAGACTATCAACTTCATGCTCAATTTGGTCAACGTCATGATCCAATGACTGGATCGCCTGATCTTGACGATTATCATCTTGTTCGGAATGCTTTAATGCATGTAGTACGAACTTCATGAATGCTTCCTGCTTGGACGCTTCAGGATAATGCTGTTGAGCGAATCTTAGCATCGCCTGTACTTCCCTATCACCTGCATCAGAATCTTCGGTGGTGAGTGCGGTAATACGCTTAGGACCATGTGTTTTGTACATGTCATATTCCTGTTCGTAAGTACCTGGCATAGGCAATCCCTGACTTTCGTTAGGACAGCATCCAATCACCATGTTTTCACTCAATGACTTGGCTTTCTTTTTAACCTTTGCCTTTAGGCGCAGTAGTGTCTCGATTGCCAATTCATGAATTGACTTAGTAGGTGCATCTGCACATACATCCTGAACAATATTCATTACGTATTCAGGGCCATATCTAGTGAACAGGTCTGGTTTCTTGTGATTGAGTAATTCAGCAACAGTATTTGCGATGTTGTTAGGCACTTGTATCATGCTTTGTTCTTCGTTCATTTGAGTAGTGCCTCCAAGTGCGGAGTTTAGTAGTTTAACAACTACATCAGCCAATCGTTTGTTCTTTTGAGTAGCTGGGTACAAACTCATGACTAACGCTGTTTTGCGTCTTTCATCTAATGTAGCCCATGCATCACGAATTTCTGTTGCACTTGTTAGGCCAGGGCCAAACTCTACAGTAGGTAGATATGCCATGTATGCGTGTTTAGCAAAAGGTTGTAGTTGACCTTTTGTATAAGGCTGAAAGTAGTTAGGACTTCCATCTTTCTTGGTACCACCCGGAGTAGGGCTTTCGTTTTTATCTTTCTCACTACGGACAAAGATCAACACATCCGCATTAGGATCGAATTGACTTGTGATTTCACGTGGCTGAAAGGGACTCTTTACTTGAACGAATTGGCCAGAAGGAATGCCAGATACTTTGGCTAATTTCTCCTTGACTGCAAATGGGAATGGTCGAGTCTTTGTGTCGTCAGTTGCGGCAATATAGATACTTGCATCAGGGAAGGCTGCCGTTGCAGATTCATGCAAGTTTTTATGACCTGCATGAAACGGATGAAAGCCACCTGGCATAATGACGATAGTAGACATTTTAATAACTCAATTTAACAAAGTTAACAACACCACCAGCAAAGTCTTCAATCTTTGCTCTCATATAGACAAAGTTACCATCGACGTTTGTATACACCGCGGCATTGCTATTGAGTTGTGGTACACTATTAGGCGTAGCATTAGCGTTAGCTTCAAACGTATAAACGTTGAACCAATCTGAATCTAAGTTTGGTTGTGATGCTAGGCTAGCTTCGATTATAATGTTGCCTGTCACTTCTTGGCAACTGATATTTACCGTTTGTAGGTCTTTGTTGCCCAAATAATAGGCTGCCGCAGGCTGACTATTGCCTACGACTGTGTATGGTGTGCCGTTGCCTGGATTAACAAATGATGTTTGAGGCAACAGAATTAGTGTAGTTGATTGGCTCATTATGCACGTTCCACTTCAACTAAAACGTCACTAGCTACTAGTTGCTGTACTACTTCTTCAATCGTCTTTGGAAGGTCATCAAACCCAGTAGAATCACATTCTATCGGGTTATCTCTTACTAATTGACTTAGTTTAACTACAAATACGGTTTCGACAATCTTTGCCATGGTAAATACTCCATTATAATAGAGTATTTATCACAGTCAAACGTTATCTGGTCGCTTTTCTAACTTATATCGTTTACCGAATATTCCGCCGTGAAGCAACATTAGATAGCTTAGAGTACTTTCGTCGTCATAGTCAATAAAATGACTGGGACTAGAATATCGATACTTCCAATGTCCTCGTGACTGATGGGCATCTTTCAGCCATATGTCTAGTGAATTACTAGGATGCAGTGTAGTCATTCTCTCCAATAACTCTCTCAACTCGGTTGGAAAAGTATCGGAAATACGCTTAGATTTGAGATAGATTCTAAACTTATGTTTAGGCTCATTCACAAACTGTTTAATTCCAGCGTAGTCAGACTTCTGGCACTCCGTGTAATCGTAGCTAAGACTAGGATCGATTTGTTCAATTTCTTTAAGTAGTGCCAGATCATTGCTGAAAATTGCTACTGTATCAGATTCGATACGAATCATTCCTAGTTTACTCTCTTTGAGTTTGTTGCGATAGGTAACAAACTCTTTAAGTGCTGGCAAATTATCGGTAAACGCTATTCTATCATGCTTTCGAACTGAACCGTACGTATTCTTTTTGGATTTTAATTTATCATCAAGTTCTTCAGGAGTTTTAACTGACCACGTATACCTGACACAGGGGAGTTTTACTCTCACCCTGTATACATATTTACCGTAGTAATCTTGGTCGCGGTAATCGTAGTAATCAATTCCTGGTACGTTATCAATTGACTTCAATAATGCCATCTTCGCCTACTCGTGCCGTTGTGGTGTTCACTACGTTGAATTCGATACCGTCTGTGCCCATCACTGCGGTGATGTTTGCGTTTTTGATACGCTCAAACAGAATCTTTTTCGATAGTGGAACTCGCACTAGTTCGTCAATTTTACGTGCTAGTGGTCGTGCGCCCATCTTCTTATCATAGCCTTGTTCTGCTAGATATTCAATGGCGCCTTCGCTTAGATTGAATGTAATGTTGTGCTTATCGAGCAACTGTTTCTTTAAGTCTTCGGTAAACTTAACAACGATTTTCTTGATTGCAAGACCATCGAGCTTGTTGAACTTACATACAAGATCAAGACGATTACGGAACTCTGGCTTAAAGAAGTCTTTCAATGCTTTATCATCTTCGCCAGTCTTTTCTTGACTACCGAAGCCGATCTGATTGCGTTCACCATCAGCACTACCCAAGTTGGAAGTCAAGATAATGATAGAGTTTTTGCAACTAACCTTCTTGCCGTTCGAGCCTGTAATAGTACCTTCATCAAGCATTTGCAGGAAGATGTTGAAAATATCAGGGTGAGCTTTTTCAACTTCGTCAAACAACATGATTGAGTGCGGGTTCTTACTCAAGTCGCTAATCAATCGACCGCCACCAACTTGACTGTCGCCGAAGCCAACATAGCCTGGAGGAGGTCCAATCAAACTAGAGACTGAATGTTTCTCACCGTATTCAGACATATCATACTTGAGCAACGGCATGTCAAGATTCTTAGACAGCAACTTAGCTAGTTCAGTTTTACCTGTACCAGTTGGGCCCAAGAATAAGAAACTTGCAGTTGGCTTAGTATCATTGTTGATACCAGCGAATGAAACATACACACGTTCTAGAACTTGGTCAACTGTTTCATCTTGGCCATACAACTTGCCTTTGACGTTCACATCTAGGTTACTAATCATATCGTAGTTGTCGCCACTGAGTTTATCGGCTGGTACGCCAGTGAACTTCTCAACTTGTTCAAACACCAATTCTTTGGTGATGGTTGCACCTTCGTTGTTCGCTACACGTTGTTTAGCACATGCGGCATCTAACAAGTCAATCGACTTATCAGGGTTCTTACGATCATGGATATATCGGGCAGAGCTTTCGACTGCCGCCTTGATCGCTTCTTCTGTGATGTTGACTTTGTGGAAGTCGTTTAGGCGAGTAGACAAACCAGACAGAATGCGAACGGTAGATTCTTGACTAGGCTCGTCAATTGCAACACGATAGAATCGGCGCATCAAGGCACGATCCTTCTCAAATGATTCGTAGAACTCTTCCCATGTTGTGCTTGCAATAACTTTCAGTGTACCCTTAGTGATTGCAGGCTTGATCATGTTAGCAAAGTCAGGACCACCATTGTTACTTGAGCCTGCGCCACTCATAGTATGAGCTTCGTCAATGAACAAGATAGCTTTCTTCTTGGTGTTCAGAGCATCAAGGACAGCTTTGACCTTTTCTTCAAAGTCACCACGATACTTACTACCAGCAAGCAATGCGCCAACTTCAAGTGAATATACTTCGTGGTCAGTTAGGAACTCAGGAGCATTGCCTTCTTGAATCATGTTAGCTAGACCTTCTGCGATTGCAGTCTTACCAACACCAGGATCGCCAACCATCAACACGTTAGCTTTGAATCGTTTAGCGAGAACGTTAACGATATCATCCAATTCTTTGCTTCGACCAATCAGAGGCTCAAGTTTGCCTGCTTTGGCAAGTTGACTCAAATTAGTGGTGTATTCTTCAAGGATTTCATCAGCTTGATTTTCGGTCAATGAGCTAGTGAACTCTTGGCCTTTATAGTTCTTTTGCCAGTAAGCAACGAACTCATTCTTGTTGATGCCATACTTCAACAGGAAGTAATGTGCGTGACTGTTGCCTTCTGCGGCAATAGACAAATAAAAGTCGATGGTGGTTACTTGGCGACGACCAGTAAACAATACTTGAGTAACACTGCGATTAATGGCACGTTCAAGTGCGTTAGTCTTGCGAGGGTTAACGTCAGGGTCTTTACTTTCGATAGCGTGAAGACTATCTAGATAGGTTCCCAGTTCAGCAATCAACGAGTCAACGTCAGCGCCAAATCCACCAACACATTTCTTGAATGGTTGATGGCTGACAAGTGCTAGAAGCAAGTGTTCTAGGGTACAGTATTGATGCTTACGAGTTTTCGCAAGTTCAATCGCATTCTCGATAATGCTTTCAATTTCAGGTGAATTAATCATTTTACTCCAGAGTTAAGTTGTTGTTGCTTAATGCTATTAATAACTTGTTCATCGATCATATCAGGGATAAAGGGCTTAATCAATATAATTTGGTCACCAAATTTTCCAGAATTCCCTATTGGCATGCCTTGACCAGGAATACGCAACTGAACATACGGTTGTGTTTTTGGCTTAATATTCACTTCGAATGTTTTGCCAGCTAATGACGTAAATTCAAATGAACCTCCAACGATAAGGTCCAGAACTGACACTTGTTGAGTTGCAATTAAATCATGACCTCTGCGTTCAAAACGCAAATCTGGCTGAATTCTGAACTCAATCAATAATGATGCTCCATCGATTACATTATCAATGCGAACTTGATCACCATTATTAACACCAACGGGCACAGTGATATTCACGCCGTGTATTCCAGTATGTGTCTGCAATTTAATAGCTTGTTCGCCACCATGATATGCCTGAAACAAACTAACTTGAACTGCCGTTCTAAAGACTTGTTGTTGTCTACGTTGTTGATTGTTGTGTCTATTGAACATTTCAAACAAGTCTTCAAATCCACCACCCTGATGGAAACTAAAGCCACCTGGGAATCCACCACCAAAGTCTTGAAACTGTGGTCGCGGATTATCATACTCTTGACGCTTGTTTGGGTCAGAAAGAGTATCGTATGCTGTTTGAATTTCTTGGAATTTAGCAGTATCACCACCCTTGTCTGGGTGGTGTTGACTTGCAAGTTTGCGATATGCTTTTTTGATTTCGTCGGCAGTGGCTGTTTTAGCCACTCCGAGAGTTTGATAATGATCCATTAAGTGAGTGTAACACCTAATTTAGCGTTTGTCAAGCCGCTCCTGCGACCTTTTCTTTTGTTCGACCATATGCGGCGATACCTAGAACTGCACCCATTGCAATATGGTACAATCCTGCGCCTTGTAATGTTAGAGGTTGCCACTGTGATGTAACGTTACCGTGTGTTAATGCTTGTAACAATGACCACATGATTGGGAATAACACAAAGTCACATGTACATGTTAACATATAAACCCAACCCATGACTGGACGCCATTTCTTGTTGATCCAATCAGTTGCATCTTTATCTAGCTTAACTAGATTCTCTGCACCCTCTTGCATAGCGCCGCCAGTGTTCTTAAGTGATTCACCTTGATTCTGTACTACTTGCACTGATCCTGGTTGTCCTGCACCCATTGGACTTGCCCCAAACGAACTGCCTCCAACTGCTGGACTTGACCCAAAGCCGCTCGTTGCTGGTGCTCCAAAACTTGAGCCTGTCGATGGAGATCCAAAACCTCCTCCTGATGCTGTAGATCCGAAACCGCTTGTTGTGCTTGTTGCTGGTGAACCGAAAGTCGCTGTTGTTGCTGGGAATGCATTTGTGTCTCCAAACGTGCTACCCTGTGGGAAAGCATTAATAGTAGGATCAGCGGCTAATGCTTCGTGATGTTCATCGTCAGTAGCGATGGCATTGTCAGTTGGACCTGATTTTTTTGCTAGTATTGTTGCCATGTTATAGTCCTGCCATTGATTTAAATGATTTGATTTCTGAGTCTTGTTCTGGTAGATTCTTCTTTGTATCTAAACCTGCACGTTGACGCATTTCGTTAATGTCTTCGTCTTCTTTTTCGAACTTTTCTCTGTATTCATGTGGGCTAGTGGTAATCACTTGCTTTAGAATATCTTCCTCAGCTTCATAGTCTTCGCCGTCAACGACGATTGTCCAATCTACCAATGGTAAGTCAGTCAACGTAACCATGTCCTCGATCATTTCGATGATTCGCTCTGGAACTGCGTTTCTACGTTTCAATTCAACAAACACTAAGTACTTGCCATTGTCCAATGGACCTTCACTTATGCTGGCATCCAAAACATATTCATAACCGCGCTCGAACCAATTAACTAAGTCGTCACCGGCGGCTTCACTTTTAATGTAAAATGCTAGAGTGACAACATCACTATCTTTGCCCATCTTGGCTTTGTATTCATCGACTGAAACAGTAGGCTCTAACTGTCCTACTAAATCGTGATAATCTAAACCTTCATTAAGAATTCTTGTCATATTATATCGCCGGTGTTGGAGCTTGACCTGGTTGCGCTTCTTGGCCTGCACCATCGGTGCCCATGCCATCACTGCCTTGGCCTTCTTGTGTATCTTGTTGATCTAAATCTTCATCGTATGCATCATCGATTTCTTCCAAGTCGATGGTTTGATCTGACAAGTCGATAGAACCTTCTTTGATATCGTCCATTAAATCACGTGGAATAACGATATTGACGAACCAAATCTTGCGTTTCTTCATCTTTGGATATCTCGTGCCTGGCACAAAGTCGTCATAGTCTTCGACTTCTACTGGAACTTCAATAGAAGAACTTGCATATTGAACATCGCATCCAATACTCAATAGGCGCTTAACTGCACGTGGGTCAGGCATTAATTTATATGGCCACATGAAAATACAAGATACTGAGTAACGCTTTGCAATAGGTCCTTGGACTAATTCACCTAGGTCCCAGTTCTTAAATGCGTATATGTCTGCCTCATCTAGGACTCGTTCATAGTCTAGTAAGGTATTCATTGACCCGTCGCTAGTATAGATTCCTTTTACGGTATCGATAATACTTACGTAATCAACGCTGTCAAAAAAATTATCGGCTGTCATGTGCTTATTCATAGTTGTATTTATCTTTTACGAACGATTAGCACTAAATTGATGGACTGGCATGGGCACAGCTTAATATTTAGTCTGGAAAATTGTGTATAAAGTACACTACTTGCCATGGATCAACTCACTGTAAATATTACTGAGTTTTATGAGAACTCATTAGCTCGACAAAAAGGAGAATTTACTTTGAGCAAGAGAAAAACCAGCGCATTACGCACCCAACAACAAGACACACGTTTCTCACACGGCAAAAAACATGACAACCAAACATATTACATGAAAGAGTCAAAAACTATCGATTTTGCACAAGCACAAAAAGAGTTGAAGGTTAATAAACGACCTGTTCAACTTATCCCCAAATCCCTTAATCAAGAAAAATACATCCTAGCACTGCTAAATGAAAATATAGATATTGTAGTCGTCGGCGGACCAGCCGGTACGGGCAAGACCTACTTAGCAATGCAAGCCGCCATTAAAGCAATGAGAGCAGGTGAATGCGACCGCATCATCTTGACTCGCCCAGCAGTTGGCGTGGATGACGAGAAACATGGCTTCTTGCCAGGTGACCTAAATCAAAAGATGGAACCTTGGACAAGACCATTATTAGACGTATTGCGTGAGTATTACACAGCCGCGGAAATCGCCCACATGCTAGAAGAACAGATAGTTGAAATTGCGCCCCTAGCATTCTGTCGAGGTCGAAACTTTAAAAATAGCTGGATAGTATTAGACGAGGCGCAAAATGCAACTCCTAGTCAACTTAAAATGATTATGACTAGAATCGGTGCCGGTAGTAAAATGATTATCGGCGGTGATGTAGAACAGACCGATAGAAAAACAGCCGACAACGGGCTAATGGATCTACAAATTAGGTTGGGGAAGGAGGTGATTCCTGGTATACAAGTGTGTACGTTCGAACTGAAAGATGTTCAACGTCATAGACTAATTGGCCCAATACTTAAAATGTATGACTAATTAGATAAATAAGGGTGAGTCGCGGTACTGATAATACCCACTCACTCTAATGCTTACAGGAGCACCAGCATGAATATTTATAACAAACATAATCCACCAGCTGGATTTTATGTCTACGCATATATTAGACAATCAGACAATACGCCATATTATATCGGCAAGGGTAAAAACAAAAGAGCAGTAGAAAGACATACTGTTAGTGTGCCCAAAGACCATTCAAAAATAGTAATTCTAGAACAAAACTTAACTGAACTCGGTGCCTTTGCTATCGAAAGAAGAATGATACAATGGTATGGTAGACAAGACCTACATACAGGAATTTTGAGAAATAAAACTGATGGTGGCGAGGGTGCTAGTAATGATTCAGTTGAGACTAGAAGAAGGAAAGCTAGTTTCGGGAAAAAGAACGGGATGTTCGGTAAAAAATTAGAAGGTGAATTAAATGGGATGTTCGGTAAAAAGCATTCATTTGAATCTATTGAAAAGATGAAGGCTAATCGACCGAACTTTAGTGATCATAACAATCCAATGTATGGAAAAACTCGCAGTGATGAAAGTAAAAAGTTTGGGACAGATCATCATATGTTTGGTAAACACTGGACTGATGAGGGAAGATCAAAAATAAGAGAAGGCATGTTCAAATCTAGCATCACATGTCCGCATTGCCAAAAACTAGTAGATAAAGGAAATTATAATAGATGGCATGGCGAGAACTGCAAATCCATTAAATAAAAAAGAGGGCGTAAGCCCTCTTTTTACTTTTCTTTAGCTGTAATCTCAGCTTCTTTTTCGAGTTGTGCTACCAGTGATGGATAGATTCGCTTGTAATACTCGTTCATCTTTTCAAAATCTGTTTCGACTCTGTTTCCCTCGATAACGCACTTTTCAACTTTCTTCTTTGCATAGTCAATGATGACGTTGCACATTTGAATGTCAGTAGATTTGACCTTTTTGCCCACTGCAACTTGTTCGTCAATCTGACCGTTTGGTTTTCTTAAATATGTAATTAGTAAATATCTCATGATGTTAGTTCCACTAAGGTTGCGGCCATTGAAATCTCAGGGATTCCAACCAATGGCAGTTGTGCTAGACCATTTCGAATGATAAGGATGCTAGCGTCTTTCTTTTCTTGATCTTTGCCCCACAAATCGAGATTGTCATACATCCACTTGTAAGTGTCTTCTACTCGTGTAGGGTAAAGTGCGATATATTGCATTAACTGCTGTCTTCCTTCAAGGATTTTGCCCGCTTTGAACAATTGGGTAGCTTCGACAAGTAATTCATGCTCACTAGAACCTTGTGCTTGTGGTGGCAATAGCTTACCAGTGCTACTATTCACTTGCAATTGATTCAAACACTTACGTAAATCAGGATATGCAACCCGAACGTAGCTATCTAACACATCTAAATCAAAGTCGATGCCTTCAGTTACCAGTACAGTTGCGGCACGTGCTGTGTATTCAGTACGATCTGGCTTGGCAATGTGAATTTTGTGGCAACGTGACTCACGTAGTGCTGGAATAATCTTGTGTTCATAGTTACAAGTCAAGATAAAACGCACTGTGCTGGCATATGCTTCCATGTCGTTGCGAAGTGCCGCCTGGAATTCAGTAGAAGTATAGTCTGCCTCGTCAAGTAAAATGACTTTGAACTTGCCAAACGGCATAGTCTGTGCGAACGTGTTAATCTTGTCTTTAACGATTGCAACACCATTTTCACGTGATGCGTTAATCTCCATGATATCATATTCTTCTACACCAAGTTCATGAATAAGAACTTTGGCTAGTGTAGTCTTACCTGTGCCTGGATCACCAGATAACAATAGATGAGGAATGATGCCGTCGGCGATCCAACCTTCTACTTGTTTCTTCAATCGGTCGTCAGTGAATACGTAATCGTTGACAGAGTTTGGGCGATACTTTTCTACCCAGAGTTGCGATTTCATCGTTTTAGTGCCTCATATGTAATAATGTGTTCGATAGCTTTGCCAAAGTCTTCGCCGCTAGGGATAATGTGCAATGACGAATCCCACTGTTCTTTATGATCGTCAAAATGACGCAATTCAATAACAGTGCCACCGTTTGCTTGATACATTTTAAACGTAGTACTATGGGATTGCAACTCCATGCTATCCATTGAGCCCGCTGTGGCTAGGCCTACACGATTGCGATTGCGAGGAGGGCCAAGTCGAGGAACTAGTGGACGATCTTCTGCATATTCTTTTTCAGAATTTTGAGAATCTTCCCATGCTTGTTTGCACTTTTTAGCAAACCAATTATCAAACCATTTAAACATTAATATACCTGTGTACTCATTGTTTCATCATCCATCGGCGTATCCGACACAAGTAGTATATCTTTAGGATCTACTTTACGCAACGTGACTTCACCCAAAGGAGTATCAACTGTGATACCGCGTGTCCAACGACCATGACTGATAAGAATCCATTTGCCGATTTGAATCAAATCTTCTTTATAGTCTGGTCCTAAACCATATACTTTTGCCCAACGTGGACGAATACCCGCTGACTTTTTATCGTCATTCATCAAGATGATGCCACCTTTAGTAATGCGGTCTTCAAACTTCATGTCTGACACAATAATGTGGTCACGCATGAATGTTAGTTTATCTACTTTAGTAGGACTAAATGCTGGTTTAACGTGTTCGATCATTTCTTTCCTTTTTTCTGTTGCTGTTCGATTTCCATTTTCTTGATCTGTTCAGTCAATTCATCGTCATCGAATTCAGCTTCCATTGCCATTTCTGCCTCTGTTAGTTCCATTGGTTCTTCTGGTACAACTACAGGAGGTGGCGGTGCTTTTTGTGCATCAGGTTGTAGCGGCACTCTAACCACGCCACGAGTTTGATTTGCACCACGATTGCCTACAGTCTGTGCATAATTGTTATTCACTTTATTAGTGACTGGAACAATTACTTTACCGTTGCCATCAATTGTGTCGCCACGTGCGTTCACGCCCATGTTACCGACTGCTCGAACTTTTTCATTTTTTGCTTGCAAAGCACTCATGTCCACTGCTCTGCCCATTGCTGTGCGATGTATACCCATTTTGTTTCCTTATTTTAAAAACTCATCAATTGATAATTGATAGTAGAGACTATTTATCCTGTGTACTTCCAGCAAATACAATACATAACTGGAAACGCTACTACCTCGTCCAACACCCCACACGACATTATTCTCACGCATGGTGTCTACCAAAAACTTAAGATATCTGAGTAGTACAAACATATCACGTTCTTGGAATTTAAGTAGTTCATCGCCAGTGCGCTGGAGTTCTTCTTCTGTTGTACACTTATCTAAAACGTATTTGGCAATATCAAATGTTTTATATGATTCTGGCATATGCCAGTTAGATTGATTGATTTGGTCGAATTCTGTTACGGATATTCCAATATCCATGTATTTCTCAAGACGAGGGAGATTCTCTGTATTAATAATCGAATCGTCAAAGTTAATACTGTCTTCGACGTATGCATGTTTGATTATGCGTGTAGGATCCTGTAGGAACAGGTCACACAAGTCATTTTCATTTAAGATAGGTTGTCCGTAAATATCAGTACGCATTGTGCTATTTTGTCACAAAAAGTACTAAGATTCAAGTGTTTACGGTTGTCCTTTGTCCAAATCCTGTGCAAAAATAATTTCTGATGACTTGACTGGTTGTTGTTTCCAATCTAGCTCATATGCTGACCAATCAGCTTGTTTTACTAGCTTAACGATTTTGTCTTTTTTATTAGACACTGTTGTAGTAATGGATGGGCCTGATTCGTTCCACCATCCTGACTTATATGGATGCTCTGCATTTTCTGCATCATATATAAATCTAACGCCATCACCCAACACAGAATCTAGGGCAAGAGAAGTAACGTCTAGTCTACCTTCTGTGATTGCATTGAGTTTGTGGAATAACATCAATGCTGTAATCTGATCGTATGGTTCTTCTGGCAAAGTACATACTTTCATTCCAGCAGTCGTGTACTTTTCAATGGCTTTCTTTTCGGAATCTTGAATAAAGACTCCATTTGCCAGGCATTCTTCCAGTAAGCATTTAATTCTATCCATCGCAATGTTTTGCTCTTTGATAGATTCTGTCTCAACGTTCATTGAACAAACTAATGAATAATAGTTTATTAGAAATTTATCTTCAAAATGCACACATGCACGTAGGTCAAATTCACGTTCAATAGAAGTCATGTTATTTGATGTTAATTTTATTTTGGATATTCTGTTTGTCGAATATCTCGTTCATCTTTTTGGAATATTCCTTTTTATAACCCTCAATAACCATTTGAAGTTGGTGAACTAACGGCTGATTCTGCATTCTATAAGCAAAGGTTAGTTTGCTAGTTAAATCAGTCATGGTAGTCTGTAGTTCTTCTACAGTCTTTTCGGATAGATCAGGTAAAAAAGGATGTTCCATGAGTCTATTTATTAGAAGCTAGTCAGTGCAATTCTTTTCCAGATATCAGTGCCATTGTAACTAGTTGCGTACATATTGGTTCCAATAGCAGGTGTGGCAGTAGTTAATGCAAGAGTTGATCCAGCTGTGCCAGAACTACGGGTTGCACTCAAAGTGATACTAGTATTGCCGCCAACGATTGACTTGATATAATATACTTGATTCGCCACTAATCCACCAAATGGAGTGCCAGTGAATACAATCGGTGCGTTTGCTACAAGGCTGGTAAGGTTGTTCAGCACTAGTTCATTAGTAACAGACGATGAACTTACACTAGTCTTTGGTCCTACCACTGCTGAATTAAAGTTTCCAGTGGCAACATACAAGTAATTGGCATCCACGCAAACGTCACCTTGCACATCGCCTAAGAAACCAGTACTAGCTGGTGTACGAACTTGAATTTGAGTAGACTGAGTAGGACGATTGATTGGCTCAATTGACAGAGTTGTTCCACAATCGATAGTACTGATTCTATAATCCAATTCAGTAACACCATATGGCACTGTTACAGTTGGAATTCCGCCTACGTTGCTAAAATTCTCTAGAGTTGTTGCACCCGAATCGCTGGAAATTGGCAATGCGGTTGGGAAACTAATTGCGGCGCTAGAATTTGAAACACTCAATAGTAGCTGAACATTAGATTGTGTTCCAGTTGGTGCCCATGATCTAAATTGTAGAACGGTATTGCCAGCAATTGTTCCATATTGTACGTCACCTAATGAAACGTCAATCGACAATGTGCCGCTAATATCATTGCCTAGATTGTAGGTAGTAGCCCTGAATCCACGAGTTGCCGCATTGCTAATTAGCGTATTGCCCATGTCATTATTGACAACAGTGTTCGTTAATGCATTTTTAACGACTACATTGTTCTGTAGGTCGGTAATTTCAGTTGCCGCTTGGTCCAAATTAGTCTTGATAGAGGCAAAATTGTCTCTGAAACCTTGACTATTGTTATTGACGCCAGGCACTGGATAATTTACGTTAATGCCGTTTGTGTTGATTGTACTCATCTTTTTAATGTCCGTTAATGTTATATTTAGTATTGTGTCTCGTCAGGCAAAATAGTTTGTCGTGGGAATAACACATAGAAGTCTTTACTATCAAGTGGCGTAGGAGTTGGAGTTGCACTTGGCAATCCAGTCCATGCTGGCGGACTTAAATTCTTGTCGTAGTCATATGTATCGCTCTTGTCCACTGAGAATCTATCCAATTGGAAGTTAATCATGTTTAGTTTACCTGGCCAATTAGTTTCAATGTTATTCTTTACAGTCTCTGCATAATTTGGCTTTGTGTAGCAGATTACCCATGCTTGGGTATATCCAAGAGTCGAGCCATCTCGTTGTTGACTAGTCATCCACAATGGCAATAGTTTACTATCGTATTCTTGACCTAATACCTGAGAAACACGTTGACGCATGTTAGGTAAACTGTTTGGATATAGTAAACGAGCATAACCTGGTGTCAGGCTGGTATAATATTCTTGACCTAGAATAGGAGGCTCTTTTTCAAAACTAGTATAGATGTTTTCCATACTGTCATACCATGGGCCTAAATTCAAATCAATTAATCTATCCCAGTAAATTTCTTCACTTATACTTGTCGTCTTAACGATGGTACTGACCGTACCCGTGCCTAGTGTAGGACCAGTAGCTGTAAAAATGGTGCCAGGCTTATTATCTGGAGATCCTGCTAAGGTAAAGTCAGTAGTACCAATATTGATAATAGTGTATGTCTTACCTGCGACCATACTGGTTGCTGAGAAATTAGAATAAGTTGGACTTACCAAATTATCAACAATCGAACTATACACAACTTCATATATCACATTACCTGAGCTATCTCTAGCCACTGCGGTCTTTAACTCACCTAGAGTAATATTTCTCCAATAGTGATTTTTAGTCACTGCGGCAATGTATTCATCAATATCACTAGCATGAATGCCATAAGCATGTTCGTATATAACACTTGATGCTTTTCCAAAGTAAATATCATCTGGTCGATAGATTACCGATGGTGGAATTAAAGCATCGTTGTTTAGCAATGAATCAAGCAATAGTCTATCTGCAATACTAGGAGTCGCTTTCATATACAATATATCAGTAGGCTGGCTATATTGCTGTAGCACTTCCAACGTAAACGTTTTTGTGGAAGTTACAACGCCAAACTGCGGCGAGTATGCTTCTACTGTAAAAGTAAAGGTGGATGAGTCGCCTTGACTTAATAATTCAGCCGTAGGTTGAATGGCTACTTTACCTAAAATGTCACCAGTACTACTCAATGTCAAGTTAGGAGGCAAATTACCATTGACAATTCGATATTGCAGGGCTGTATCAGATTCTGCAACTATACTAATTGTACTAACTGAACCATTATTCACAGTTCCTAGATTACTGTTGGTAATCCAAGTGATGATACCTCTAACTACAGGATCATTATAGTAAATGGTAAATGCATAGTTATAATACTGACTGATAATAGATGGATTATCTTTCTTATAAACTGCCGCAGTGAAGTCATATTTACTTACACTCGGTGATGATAGTGTGATCATTCCAGAAATCCATCCCGTATCTGGATCTCCAATAACGCCAGCAGGCAAATCACCATAAGAGTATTTTACAACATCACTGTCAAAATCATTTCCTATCAATTTGATTGCAAATGTGTCACCAGACTCAATCATACCAAATGATGCGGTTTGAGCTGGTGCAACTGGTGGTAATACGTAATAGCCATAATATGGATCAGTACTTGGTATTACAATCGTCTTTGGTCTAGTGTTTAATAACACTGGCACACGTGTATTAGGTGGCTTACCAGGTCCTCCCTGTGCCACAGGTGTGTTTTGATTAATGACAGTTATCGAATATGTTGCAGTGTCATTGCCAAGAGGACTAGATAACTGCAATGTAAATGAATAAGTACGAATCGTTGGCTCACCCACTGATGTTGCTGGCAAAGTAATAGTCATGATGCCAGAGCCATCTATCATAGGATATACTGGGCCATCCTGTGTAGCTGAAATGGTGAATGTTGTACTAGTTAAAATGTTTTTAATATAGTATGTTACACCGTCTGTAATATTGCCAAAAGAATCTGTAAAGACGATTGCGCGACCAACAGTAAAATTGTTTGTACTCAAACACGTTATTGAATTGTCAGATGCACTAGTAACACTGCCAGTCGTTATAATAGTTGGCAATGTTACGTTGATTGTAGGTGGATTTGCATAGCCTCTGATCACACCATCTAAGGTGATTTCTAATCCTGGCGGCAACAATCCTTCACGTAGTTCAATGATAACTTCGTTAGCAGAAAATGGATTATTTACAAGTACATTGTACTGTACCCAAATGCTATCTTGTGTGCTTAGAATGCTACCCTCTGGTGTGGCAAATTTAGGCACTGCTGAACCACTTATCACCATTGTGAATGTTCTATCTCTGATATTACCCAAGTCGTCAGTGGCACGAATTGTAAAGAAACTGGTAATTGATTCAGTTACTAAACTTGGAGTACCTGATATTAATCCATTTGCAGTTAATGTCACGCCAGCTGGCAATGATCCACTGATGAGAGCATATGTTATAAACACACCAGGAGACACTGGTGTGACAGATAATTGTATAGACATAGGAACACCATATGGGTATGTTCCTAACGCTCCAGCGGGTGTATTCCAGATTGGTTGTGCCATATTAACCCTGTAAGTAGTGCATTGCGATATCGAAATGATGTTTTCTATCTTCTATGCCGATAGTTCCACCATTTATACGCTTAGTTAGCGTCACGAAATCATTGGCATCGCAATATTGATTCAAGTTATTATTGTCCCAGAACCAGCCAGCACTAGCTACTGCACCGTTAGGTGTTTCTAAGTAGGCAACTGTGTCTTCGATACTCATGCCTAGGTCAGCGGCAAACTTTGTATAGTTGGCACGACCTGTTAATTGGATCAAACCACGACCACAGAAACGATAGCCATCGCCACTTGCTTCATCGCCATTGTTCATTCGATTGGCATATACTTTGTTTGCAATCTTTTCTGGTTGACGTTCGTATGCTTTAGCTGTTGCTTCGTCTGGAAAATACTTCTTAAAGATTCCCATCAATCCTTTGGCACTATAGTTTAGGTTTTCTTTAACTGCCACGAATCCACCTGACTCATGTGCTACTTGAGCTAAAAATCCTGCTAATCTTGCTGGGTTGGCAGTCATTTCATAATATTCTGCCACTGTGTTTAATGGTTCAACATAAGATTCTAGTATAGAAGTCTTTGTTCGTGGACACATGTGCTGTAATAAGTCTAATGTAACTTGCATGATTTTCCTTAAGATAGATTTGCCACAGTGAACCACTGTGTTGCAGATGGAGCGATGAACTGAGTAGTTACGTTCGAACTCAAACTCACTGATGCGTTAGATGCGCCTGTGTTAATAGATGCACCGACTGCTGGATAAACGTTGATCGTATTAGCACTAGTGTTGGTAATGTAAATAGTCATACCAGCAGTAGCTGTTGGCAAGACAACTCCTGTACCAACTGCGGCTGATGAAACAACGTTGATAGATTTAGTTAATGGAGTAGCATCCGATTGCACTGTGCCAGTTGCAGTAATTGTTGTTCCAACTGACTTGATAACAAAACTATTAGAAGTAATGTAGTTTGCTGTAACAACGTTAGCGTCGATATTCGCATTCGCAGTGATATTGCCTGCAATCAAGTTGCCAGTAACGTTGGCGACTAATAAATTACCAAGACTAGTAACGTTTGGTTGTGCGCTAGATGCGGCACTAAGTGTTCCGTTGAACCCAGCTAATCCTCCACCTACTGCGGCAAAGCTATTTGATTGAACTAAATCTGGGTTAATGTCAATAACCAGTGTTTGACTGCTAGATTGTGTAATAGAAGCACTAGTGCCTCCGTTGCCATTGCGACCTATGCTTAATGAGCTGGTAGCTACCTGAACACATGCAATACTCGCAGATAGCACAACGTTGCCAGTTGACTGATTTACAGTAATGCCTGCGCCTGGGGTTCGGTTGATCGATGTAACTGCTGTGCTTGTACTGGCGGCAAACAACTGTGTAAAGTTCGTGTTTGCTTTCTGAAATGCAGTCTGGATAGAATCCGCTGATGGATCGTTTGGAAATGATCCAAAGTCAATGTTTTGTTGGGACATGATATAATAACCTTATGACGTATTTATCATTTTCCCAATCAAAAAAATACCCGACCGAAGTCGGGTATTTAGTGAGCTAGGCTTTAATTATGATTTAATGCCAGCTAGTTTCTTCCAATCAGATACTGATTCATTAATCATCTTTGATTCTGATACAGTACGATTTAATTGACTAGCAACAACTGGAATTGTTGTCTGACCTGTAGACTTCTGCTTGTTCAAGCCACCTGAGATAACCTTAGTCATAAAGTCAATATCAGATTCGAATGTGTCGTCTGCACTATTGGCAAATGATTCTTCAACTTGTTCTTCATCTTGAGCTTGATCATATGCGGCAGCCGATGCGTTCGCTTCTTGGTCATCTTGATCTTCTAAGTTAGTATCAGTTGCACCAGAATCAGGAGCATTGTCTTCTGCTACTTCATATTCCATTTGGTCTTCTGATTCAACTTCATCAACTTGCTCTTTGTCGTCAGCTTCACATTCGCATTCCATCATGCCACATTCGTTGCATGTTTCTTCGTCAGTGTGTTCGTGATCATGATCGTGTTCATCTTCGCCAGAGTCACCAAAGCCTTGTGCAGGACCTGATTGTGCTTGACCGCCAGTTACTTTCTTGATCAAATCCATCATGCCATCATGATCATCAACAACATCTAGTTCGATACCATTGGCGCCAGTTTGAGCTGGTTCACCATCAGTAGCCACGGACATTGGACTTGATGTGCCAACTTGAGCTTGTTCTTCACCACCGAAGATACCTAGGCCAGCTTGTTTAATGAACTGTAGTAATTGTTCTGCTTCGCCATCTTGTGCTGTTACTGATACTGAATCAGGTGCACCTTCTTGACCTTTAGAAATAGAAACACTCAAACCTTCTTGAATTGTGTTATACTCAGTCAATAGAGAATTCAATTGATTATCCCATGATTCAAACACTTTAGCGTCATAGCCAGAGTTATCAGTGAATGACTTGCCACCTAGTTTGAATGAACCACCAGCTGGTGTAGTAGCTAGCTTACGAGTGAAAGCATTGCCTTCGTCGAATTCATCTTCCATAGCTGGAGTATGAGCGCCGAAACTTGCCATATCGTCAACTTCTGTGTTGTTCTCGCCAACATAACCTTGGATAGGCATCTGACCGTGACATTCGTCCAATCCTTGTTTGTATCCTTCGTGATACATACGTGCTTCTTCCATGTCATCATAGTTCTTACCACAGTGTGGCTTACCAGTTAGACCATGGGCACGACCTTCGTGATGTGCCGCCTTTAATCTATTGTCCATACTTTCTTTAACTTTCTTTTTATCAGCAACTGCTTTCTTGAAAGATTCTTTCTTGTTGCCGTCTTTGTCCATATCCAAGAAGTCTGGTTTAGCACTTTCTAAGAATGCATCACTGCGGCCGGCACCTAAGTTAGCACCTTCATCGCCATCATGTGATGGGATTTCAGCTTCTTTGATCTTGCCTGCCTTCATTAACTTAGCACGAACTGCGCCAGCTACACGTTCACCTGCGGCTTTTGATCCATAGTGTTTTGCGGCAGACTTGGCAATCTTTGCAAAGTTCTTACCTGGTTTACCTTCGTCTTCACCTTCTGCCATTGCTTCGCCTGGCATCAATGTCATTTCACCCTTGCCAATAGATTGCTTAATCTGTTGTGCTAATTGTGGGTTATCAACTGTACCTAATGTCTTGTTACCTTGTGCGATAACTTGAGTATTCTTTTGTGGTTGACCAGCAACTTGTTGTGGTTGACCTGGTTGAACTGGTTTAGCGCCTAATGAGGTTTGACCTGGTTGCTTAGGCATTTGTGATGCTGGTTTGATTTGAATCTGGTCAGCTTCATTCAACGCTTTATCTAGAGAATCGAAATACTCTTTCAATCCTTTTTTAGCTTTTGGCTCGTCACCTGTACCATCATCTTTGCTATCGCCGTCTTTGATAGGCGTAACTTTTCTACCTTCTTTACCTTTTGGAGCTTCTCCAGAAGTACGACCGAAGATATCACCCTTTGTAGGTGCATCGAACTTAGGACCAGAGTCTTTCTCTTGACCACCACGTTTCTTCTTTGGCTCGTCGTCATCGCCTGAAGCATCGACTTTACGACCATATCCACCTGCGTCAGCGGTGTGAATCTTGCCACCCTTGACTTCTTTAGTAGCCTCGCTCAACTGGCTCATTTTTGCTAGCATGTCTTTGAAATTCATTTCAATTATTCCTTTGAATTATTTATTAGCGCCAGTTTGTGGCTTTGGAGGACGAGTAATCTTAGTCATAGGACTATTGTCACCCTGTGCCTTGTCATCTAGATATGGCTTGAATGGATCAAACGCATCTGGAGTTTTGTTACCCGCATATGGAATATCAATCTTTGAACCTTGCATTTGATCTTTAATAGATTGCAAGTATGATCCAGCGTATGCTTTATTGGCTTCTTTAGCACCAGGTTGTTCTTCTAATTCTTCATGAGTTAGGACTGGGCTATGCTTCATTTCATTTGCATATGCGTCTGATTCACTGTTGATACTATCGTCGAACTGTGCGCCGATAACTCGAACCATGTTTAGGTTATAACCTAACAACTGTGCAATTTGTTGAATCATTGGCTCAGTTGCTGGATATCTAAACTCAGCTTTAATGATAGTCACTGGCTGATTAGATACGTTAGGAAATCCGTATGGATCTTTTTGAATAGGTGTGCTGATTGGGTCAGATATTTTCACAGGGTCAAACTTGGTCAAGTTGTGCTTGAACATGTCTACCCAGTTTTTATCGACTTCACCGGCGATTTTGATAGTGTAATTGTATGTTTTTACACTTTCCATTATGTATTGTTTTAGGCTTCGCATTTTAAAATCCTGTATTATATATTTATCATTGTTCCTCAGTTTTGTCGGCAAGCATTCGTAGTAGTTCATTACGATCTAATGCTTTACCTTCTCCAACTGGGGTATTCTCGACTTCTTCGACTTTGGATGCCACCTTTTGATCCAATTGAGCTTTCTTCAATTGTAGATCCAACATCTTGAGCTTTTTATTGATCTTTGCAGTCTTGGCAGTGATTGCGTGTCCTAACATACTGCTTGCGGCATTGAAAATTTCACTAGCAAATCGACTGTCAACTTGCATTCCCAAGTCTACTAAGTCTTTGTAGCTGTTAGTTGCTAGTGCCGCTAACTCGTCCATTTCACCGTCTGCGGCTTCGAGTCCTTTAACTGCTGGCAATGCACTTTCAATCTTTTCTAGATTGTCCATTGCATCAGTAGTGACTTCCTGAGCATTGACAGGAATGGGAATAGTTAATCCCATATCGTTGTCGTCTTCAGGAAGATCAAATAATTCGTTGAGTTTTTTGGTCATGAAAGTATTTATTTACTTTCTTGAACCATTATAGAAAAGGTCATCTTCGGTGATGACTCTGAATGTGTAACCTTGAGCTTTACAATATGCCATTGCGCTTGCCCATTTTGCATGATTCACTGCCACAATAGCACGATCCTTAGCACTGGCTTTTCTACTTTCAATTAGACTTTGCTTCTTTGGTTTGATTTCAACCATTTCTGCAATCTTTTGACCATTTTTATTTTGATATACTACAAAGAAATCAGGGATATATTGGTGTATTTTGCCATCAAGTGGGCTACGATATGGAATCTTTATAGCTTCACTTGCCCAATATAATACATTCTTGTTTGAATCACAGAATGTCATGAATGTCATTTCCCATCCTGAACGATATTTAGGCGCATGTTTGCCTACATATTTCTCAGGATTCTTAGGAGTGTATATTCCTTGTGCCCAATTAGCCATGTTACTGAACGATGTTACGTGCTACTGGCTGATTAGATTTTGGCTCTACTGCAATGCCATATAAACTTGTTCTAGATTTGAAACTATTCAAGTAATATGCCATCACTTGATTCATTTCCATCTTTTTTGTACCCTTGATTTGATCTAGCAAATCTAGTACATTGATGCCAGTTTCTTGTGCAATTCTAAAGAATACGGCAGTGAAGTTGTCTGCAATGTTTTTTGTATCACACACTGATGTAAAATAGCCATGAACAATATCATATTGGTCTGCATTTACATTTAAATCGAAAGCATAAAAGCTATCGAAAATCTTTACTGTGTTATCTAATGAATTGCGAGTGTCTAAGATTTGAGGCATTATTTGTCCTATTATTTACTAGTGCCAGAAGTTGGAGTACTGCCTATATTCACAGGTGCGGCTTGACCTTGAGTCTGACCAGCAGTGCCTGATGTTTGTGGAGTAGATCCAAACATTGGTATAATGCTATTTATGTTGCGGTTTGGTGTCTGTTGAATTGCGTTAGTAATACCTGACACGACTTCTTGTTTTGCAAGTTGACTGACGTTTTGATTTTTGAATGTATTATAGGTAGTACCAGCAGACTGTGCGGCCTTCAATAGACCATTCAAATCACCCTGTAGTAGACCTTGTACTACACCACCAGCACCATCGATTAGGCCACCTTGACCTAAAATAGTAGCGTTAGAACCTGGACGAGCAATAGGACTTACTGTTCTATCATAAGTTGCGTTATCGCCAAATCCTGTTAAGATGTTGTCTGGTTTGCTACCATCAAGTGCACCAGAGTCATATACAACTGTCTCATAGTCGATTGTCATTTGATTTTCCATTGTACCACCACCCTCTGCATAGTTATATGTATCGTGGGAGAAGCGAGTAATCACTGGATTAATCAGTGTATATGATGACCATTGGTGCTGATTTAGACCAAAGATCGTAATTTGTTTAAAGAATGGAACTTTAACATCACTGCCCGTAGTAGATTCACCTACATAGCCCCAATCTGCATTACCTGAAATATCAGGTGCATAAGTTGTTTTTGCGTTATAGTTTGTTAATGTCGCAGATGATTGGCCACCGCCTGGATTAAGTACAGTTGGTTGCTTGGAACCCTTTGTACCGGCGAACATTACTTCGGATTGTCTACCATCTTTATAGTAGTAATTATAATAACCTTGCCACAAATTACGAATCATGTTGCCATTGTCATCGTGGAATGAAACGTTGATTGGTTCGTATTTGATTTTAGATTGTACAATGCGTTTTCTATTGTACTGATTCATTGTCTGAGTTTCGATAGAGAAGTCAGGCAACTTGATTGTCTTTACAGCTAAACCAAAGTTTTGACCTGCACCACCAGCTGGATATGCTTCGGTGTTGGTTTCGAAAACAACGTGGAATAGAAATTTTAATTTAGGAGCGTACTGATAAGAGTTAGTCCTAAATGTTTTACTAGCATGAGTATAATCACGCAAGTAATCGCTACCGAAGAATGCTCCGGTAGCGTCTTGTAGTAAGTTTTGAATAAATCCAGCCATAATAGTTTAAATGTCTAGATTTATTTATGCTTATTGGCCAGAGCCAATACCGGTAACTGTTGCTCCACCTAACGCACGACCAACACTTGTACCAACACCAGAACCCAATGGTCCCTGAATTGCGTTGTCGAAACGTACTGTCAATGAAATTGTTACAGCTTCGTTTGTGCCGTAGTTCAATGTGTTGTAGTTAGCTGTCTGTAAGAAGCAACCATATAGTTCCCATGTCTCTAAGACAACTGGTGCGGATGTACCGTTACCACCATCTAAGATTTCGATGTTCATTTGGAACTTATAGTCTTGACCTGTTGCCGCAGATGCCTGCTCAACAAAGTCCATTTGCTTTTGTAGTTGCTGACCAACCAATTTAGAAACTGAACCAGATGCATCATCACGGATGTTAACTGATAGAGTTTGCCACTGGTGCTTACCAGCTAGATACAATGTTGAGTTGTAAACTGGCAATGTGATTTCTTGGAATTGAACTTGCGGACGGGCGCAGTCAATAACTTGTTTTGTCAACTCAACAGTGCTAGTATTTGTACCGAAGTTCAAGAAGTTAACTCTGAAACGGAACTGTAGTTTAGGCATCAATAGACCCTGGTTACCACCAGCGTTATCGGATGCTACTGTCATGTTAAACAATGATTGTGAGGCTGTTGCCATTTTTAATTCTCCTGTTATGTATATTTATCATTGGGAGAGTGCCTCTCGGCACCCTCTCATTTAGCTTACTTCAATGATGCCCCTGTGTTCAAAATACGAACTGGGATATAGATGAATTCAGCGGCCTTAACAGGTTCAATTGCAACGTCACACCACAATTCGTTTCTGTCGATACGAGCAGGAGTGTTATTAGAGTCATCACATACAACTAGATAGTCGTATAGACCACGTTTAGCAACCAAGTCAACCATCAAGGATTGAACAACACCAGTGAACTGTTGACGAGTCAACTGATCGTTAGGTTCGAACACGAATGGACGACCTGCTAGTGTTAGTTGTCTACGGATATAAGCAACCAAGCGAGATACGTTAGTTCTATCCAATGCACTTGAGCTATTGAAGCTATTCTTGTTACCATAGTTCAACAAGCCGATACCAGTGAAGAATACCAATGGGTTGATTTCATTGATATACAATACATCACGAATGCCAAGACGAGTCTTGATAGTGATGAATTCACCTGTTGTGCTATCGATATAACCGATGTTTGTAGCGTTGTCGATAGTACCACGACGAGTACCGGCGGCCGCTAGCCATGGATAGCTAATAGTGTCGTTACGTAGGAATGTACGTAGCATCATGTGTGATGCTGGAACGGCAACTAAGTTACCTGACAAGTCGCTTGTAATACCACTTGGATAGAATAGACCCAAGTAAGTGTTACGTGTAACTAGACCATCTTCACCTGTAGCTTCTGCGCCGGCGGCGTTAGTTGCCCATGCTTGGATATCAGTTGCACTATCAGATAGACGCATTGGTGTATCACCAATGATGTAGCCTGTTTCGCCACGATCTGCGTTCAACACAACCATGTTAGGTTGTAGTTCTGGATAGTTAGGTGTAGCCATCAAGTTGAAGAAGTTATCTTCGTCACGGATATCAGTGTTTGTGTCGATTACAGAACGTAGAGCCTTGACGACCATGTTACGTTGTGCTTTACGACCCATGTATGGTGCACCGTTAGCTTGTAGACCACTCTCAGAAACCCATGCATCAGTTTGAGCAGGGATATCATCGTTAGGGAAACTTGCGCTATTGAAGTAGTTAACTGCATAACGCTTGACGTTATAACCACTACGGCGTGTGTTGAAAATCAACATACCGTTTGGATACAAACTTGAGCTTGGAGCATCAATGTCTAAGTAGTTGCTTGTTAGCAAACTAGTGATAGATGGAATTGGATCATTCGCTGGGTTAACGTCACCAGTTGTTGCCCAACGTGCATCGGCAAACAATACACCAGTTGAACTTGTTTGGTCAGCGTTGTTTAGAGTTACCCATTGATCAACGTTGTTGACAGATTGCCAACGGTTGATTACTGGATAGTTTTCTAGATCGGTTGTGTTGATCCACAAGTCACCATATACCAATGCAGTGCCATCACTTTGTGTTGTTGGCTCACTTGGAGATACGATAGGACCGTTAGGATCAGTATTGCCTGAACCAGTCATAGGGAAACCGTTCAAGTCATACTGTTGGTTGCGATAGCCTTTCCAGTTTCCACCATAGTTAACCATGATATCAACTTGATCAACAACTGAGAAGAACCAGTTTGTATTGTTAGCTGGAATCGCTACTGGTGCACCTTCGTTAGCTGTGTAATCAAATGATACCCAGTTACTGAATACTGTTGTCAAGTAAACTTGTGCTGTGCCAGATACGAATGTAACTGATGTGATTGCGCCACCACTAACTGATGCAACTTTCACAATTAAGTCATTTGCTGGAGTTGTGCCACCTAATGATGTACCAGCGATAGTGATGCTATCACCAACTGCGTAGCCTGAACCACCGTCACCTGAAGCAATGCCGTCGCCATCTAGATAGTACTCACCGTACAATGAAGTCAAACTGATATGTGCGCCTGTACCGCTACCAGTTGTAGAAGTTTGAGTAACACGATATGGAATGGAGATACCTTCACCATACTTTACACCAGTTGTAACACCTGCCACTAAACCTAGGGCACCCAAGTTATCACTAAAATCGGTAAGTTGGATTGCACCACCTGCGGTATGGGTAATTTGAACTGCACCGCTTGTTGTTACTGTAGCAGTTGTGTATGGAATGTTTGCGCTAGTCCATGCAGTTACGAAATCAGTTGCATCGCCACTTGCTGTAACAGAGACAGTATAACCGCCATTGTTAATTGTTGGCTCACCTGGTAAACTTACAGTTACGAAAACATCACCACCTGGTGTTGAAACTGTTGTTTCTGTACCTGTTACTACAGTTGGACCTGTAGCGATACGCTCCCATAGATATATTGGAGCCAAGTTGTAGTAGTTGTCATAGAAGTACTGAGCATAGACGGTGCCTGCTGGAATCATCTTGCCACCAGTGCTGTCTAATGTAGAGTTAACTTCCCAGTCAGAAGTGCCTAGTGCTACAGATTTTGCTTTCCATGAAGCAGTTGCACTTGAATACTGAGATACTACTGGGTTTAAACCGTTGCCAGATGCGCCAACTTTGATCCATACTGAACCAGTAGGACGTGGTTGTGCTTGGCTTGCTTGCCACAATGGCATCTGTGCAGAAGTGCCGTATGATAAAGCAGGTTGACGATATGTACCAGCTGAGATACCCATATCAGTCAATACAGTGTACGCACTTATTTGACTAATCACGATATAATCGCTAGCTACTGGGCTATTTTCTGTTTGTTCAGAGAAAATGCACAACTTGCCAGAACGTACTGCCGCTTTGATATCTGCATATCCTAAAGCATTGATTGCGTTCGCAACACCAGCAATAGTGTTGTTTGGACTGTTTGGAACAGTGATGGTTGCAGAGAAGTAACCATCTACACCGATACCGAATTGGTTACCAGCTGTTAGTGTTGGGTTGCTTGCAGTACCAGTAACGGTAGGAATATCACCTAACCAATCAACTGAACCTGCTACTACCCACTCATTTGCCGTGGTCTTGTAGTAATATGTACTTGCGCTTACAGGATTCAACGTAGTTGGTTGAATTGCAACAACTGCATACTGACCAACGTTACCCAAACTAGCTACTGGAACACCTGTCGCTACGCCACCAGTTAGATACTGTAAATCAGTAATAACGATAGGATTTTGAGAAGTGAATTGACCAGTTGTTTGGTTGAAAGAGAAGATACCCCATGTTGAGTTTGTAGTATCTAACCACCATGTGCCGTCTGCAGGTGCACCAGTTGGGCGACCTGTTTGGCCTACCAAGCTAGCCAAGTCAATGTCAGCACGTAGAACGTAACAACGGTTTGTAACACCTAGCAAGCTATATGCCGCTAGTAGACCGTATTCGTTCAATTCGTAACCTTGAATTGGTGTACCATTTGAAGTTGTATAGAAGAATGGGGTACCATACAAAGATACCAAATCTCTCTGGCTTGTTACTTGATATAGTTTACCCGCGTTCGCCGCTGTAGTAGCTTGAGCAACACCAGTACCTGTAGGGTCTGCTTTATTTTGTGCTGTAGCTAGAACAACAAGAGGAACTGAGTTTGTTGGCGCAGGTAAATACTGACTTTCGTCCGTTACGGTTACTTGTACGCCTGGAGATGTTAATGCCATTTTGTTTTTCCTTTATGTAAAATTATGAGGTTTACCACCTAAAATGCATACTATTATTTAGTTGAAAACCTAAAAAAGACTGGTTATGCATGGCTTCGAAGCCATTTCATACTAAATAAAAGCATGAGACCCATATGCGAAACCTGTAATAAAAATTACAGAGCAATCAATTACATAAAGAATGACATTACTCATTACAGAAGCCTATGCAATGAGTGTAGGATGAAGCGTGAAAAGAAAAAGCCTGGCAAGCCTAATTGGACAAAAAGTGGGTACAAGAAAAAAGCCACATGTGATTTATGTGGCTTTAAAAGTTTATTCTCAAGTCAGATTACAGTCTTTCATATCGACGGTGATCTAGAGAATATCAATCTAACTAATCTACGTTCTATCTGTCTTAACTGTGTTGAGGTAGTTAAAAAGAAAGAAGTCACTTGGAAACGTGGCGACTTAAAGGTTGATTACTGATTGAAGTTGGTGATGCAAATCATCGATTGAACCATTGTTGTCAATGTAGTGATCATATTCAATACCCACACTTGAATACTCACTTGCATGTACTCCATGTCTTTCTAATTTACCACGACTCAGTGCCCAAGACATGTTGCCCCACTCGCCTTTGTTGTAAGATACTGCCGCATCGTACCACTCTGGTGGTTGGCCACGATTGACTCGCATTGTGATACCACCGACATTCTTGATGGCATTCACTTCATTAGCGAAACGACAATCTGTGATAACGATATTGTCTTTGCTTTGACGTAGTTTATTCTCTACGCTAGCAACCCAAATATCAGTATGAAAATGATTTCTCAATACATCGGTACCCCAGTATTGTAGTACCCAACGAGGTGTAATTTCCATACCCAAACGTTCACTCCACCAAACGTCCTTTTGCTCTCGCCATTCTCTACTTGTTTTTGTAGAGCCTTCTAGTAACTCTCTGTCCCAGCCAAACACCGCTGAAACTGCGTCTTTTAGAGAAGCCGCAAAACTTACACGTTTAAACCCGTGAAAGGTTGTCAGATAATCAGCAACTGTATCTTTGCCACTACCAATAAAGCCTGTTACGCCTATAATCATAAAGAAAAACTCCTATCAGAGATACTTATTCTATGATAGGAGTAGTACAAAAGAAAGCGTTTAGGTTATAAAGATTCAGCAGTTATATCAGCATTATTTGAATCAAATTTACCAATATTGCCGATTGCAGATTTTATTTGAGTTGGGTAAAATGCTATGTACTCAAAAATATAGTCGTTGATCTTTCCGATTGCGCCGTCATATCCTTTCTGACGTAATCTATTAACTGTCTTGGCAGTTAATTGTTCTCTAGAATCTATAACGGCTGGATTTTGAATGCTCAAGTACACTGGCATTAGTTGACGGTCACCACGAGCAGAATGACTGCCTGTACCTGCGTACTCCGCATCCGGTGTAAAGTAGTAAACACCAGATGCTGACTCAAAATGTGAGAAATCTTTGTCTGTGCCATGATAAACTACCAATGGCTTACCTTGGACATTCACCACTTTGCTATTACCGAACCACTGTTTGAAATTAGTATCTCTGGATTCAGTATCTTCCCAAACAGTTGATGATTTACCGCGATGCTTGTCCCAGAATCCGGAACCCGCATCAGTTTGATGTACACTACGTTGAATCGTAAAGCCTTCGCCCTTTACAAAATCATACATTGTCTTTGCGATGCCTTTTCCACGAAATTGAGGTTGTACTTCTAATTGCCATGGATATAGTTTGGTACCGCCGTGTAATTTGAATAGAACTTGTCCTAGTAGCTGACCATCGTCATAAGCCATGATTGTTAAATTGCCAGTTCTGTTGTTGAGTTGAACAGACATATCTAGGCCGTTGAATTCCTTGCTGTACTCGGAATAATCCTGGGCCGCATGTTCGTAAATAAATTCTTTTGCTCTCATTATCCCTGGATCCAAGTTAGTGGCTGACTGAAATCCACATAACGTTTCAATTCGTCAATCAATGCTTCTTGCATTGCTTTAGATTCAGCCTTCATGGCAGTACCATTCAATGTTGTGCCACCGCCAGGACCCGCAATCGTACCGAACTTCTCACGTGCTTCGCCGATTGTTCCCTTAAGGGTAGCATAGATCCAGTCAGTGATCCAAACGCCTGCTCCTGGGTCTTGTAAGAGTACTTCCTCCGTGCGTTGAACGTCAGCCCAGATAAGCACATGCTCACCAGTGGCTTTAGGATCACGTACAATGCGTAAGGCCTTGGTAACAGGATCGAATGTATAGATAACATAGCCACCAAACATACGTGCCGCCAACTCAACATAACCTGCATAGAAGTCATAGGTTGCCATACCGCCCGCATAGTTATAATTTAATAGGTATGTGTTTAAGATAGCGGAGCTGAATGGATCAAATGCGCTACCGCCAGGGCCTGTCTCCATGCCGATGTTTCTACGGAATAAGGAACGAACGTTAATGATTTCTTGTGGAAGGGTGTAAATGTCTACGTTCTTTTCTACAGTCATTAAAATGTAGGATTCCGCCGTGGAATTCTGCGCTCTTTGACGATATATCTTAATGGCGTAGTTATATGCCGCTTCGTAATGTTCAGGGTCCAACTCAAGGTCAATAATACCATCACCAAGACGTAATCGTATGTTTTTAAATACTGTTTGCTTAAGTTCATCTAATGTTAAACCATTAGGTGTTGATAAAAGTGTTGTTGCCATGGAATTAAGTGTCCTATAATACATGTATTTAGTCACCTAATTGAATTCGATATTCTTAGGAAATGGCGAGTAGATATGAATCTACGCACCATTTCGACATTCTTGAGGGGTCGAGGCGACGATGAATTAAAAGATTACAGTGGAGGATTGTCTATGTCTCACCGACCCAAATGGGGCTTTTCCGTTTTCGCTGTTAAGTGTAGATAAATTCATCGGGATTCTACACACAGCCCAGGCCCTCTATCGCAATTACTATGACCTGGCAACATCAACTATTAAGATATGGGAAACGTTTCTACACAGGGGGTAGACGTTTAAGCATCAAATGGTAGTCCCATAAATCTGCATTGACCATGCAATCTACCGCCACTGCACGATGAGGACGGAGTTTCGCCGCATTTCGAGGTAGCGGATACCTATTAGTCAATAATATTAATTTGTTAGCACATCAAAGATTGTGCCGTACTCGTACCGTTTCCAATTATCCATATCAACATATGTGTTAATGCAACGTCGGTATACTGTTTCTAACCAAACCCACTTGCCGTGTACTTTGACAGGTCTCCATGCATAAAACTCTTGCCAAGGTGAAACTGTCATTTTTCTAGCAATAAAGTCATTCCATTCCTTATCAGAAACAGGACTTCTCATTCTTTGAGTTTGAAAACCAAGAACAGGTCTTTCAACTCATGTTCCCATGGATGATAGACACCGTAAGCGATGTGTCCGAATCGTGTATCTAGGTCGATGCAGTCTTTGCCTTTGATAGCTTTTTCATCGTCCATGATACACGTTAATTCGATGCCGTCGGGGAGTTGATTATACTCCTCGACAGTGAATAGGTAAAGACCTTCTTCGTTCCAAGGAGCCATATCAGATATCGTGTTCTTGGCGATTCTCACTGTAGTGAGCATCAAAGGAGCCGCCTGGATAACGTGCTTCTAGTTTTCTAACGTTCTCGTCGATAACATCATTAGGATCAAGATTCAGGGCACGACATGCTTGAATCCAATACCACATGATATCGCCTAGTTCACGTTTCATATGGAAGATTTCTGCATCAGTGAGTGGCTTGCCTTGGAAGAAAATCTTTTTAGGAATTTCAACGAATTCGCCTGTTTCAGCAGGGAGTCCCAAACATGCAGTCAGTAATAGACTGACGTTTACGTTGGTTGTGTTGCGGAGTTCATTGACTCGTGGTAACATGTGATCAAAGTTGTTTGATTCTTTGCTAGTTACAGCGTCAACGAATTTAGTGTATTTATTCAAATCGATATTTTGTGTCATAATTTTCCTTATATAGTAATATCTTGTGCCCAGCCACGTTCTTTCATCTTAATGATGATATTGGTGACTGCATCACGGTCGCTATCAACGACTTCGTAGTTTACATTTTGCGATACTAGCATGTCACGTATAGTGGTATCTAGCTCTTTCGCTTTGTCTTCTGTTTGAAAACGTCCCTTGGGGTTGTATTCCTTGTGCCTGACTAAGAATACGTCTAGGTTATCGTAAATGTCGTATGCTTCACGGATTGCTGGCCGCAGACTTGGAATTTCAAAGTCTTCTGGCATGTATATCAGTCCTAGAAACAATGGACAATCAGTGATAATCACATCAACATCCTGAGCGCATCTACGCATACGAAAATGTTGCTTGCCGAAGATGTATTCTTGTGCTTGAAAGACCTTAGGGACACCCATGTGACTAGTGCCAAACTCCCATGCTTTGTCTTTTGCGTACTCTTGTACGTATTCGCAATTGACGCCACGCTGTTTCAATTCACTGAATAATCCAGCGGCAGTAGTGCTTTTGCCTGTTCCAGGCCCACCGTATAAATTAACAACTTTAGTTTTCATTTCCACATCTTCAATAGATTGACAAACTCGGGCCAGTCAGTATCTGGTCGAGGACAAAGAACAACTGCAACTTCTTTGCCATCTAGACGGCTTTCAGTCACAACAATGCTATCTGATACTTCTTTTAGCATAGCAAATTCTGCAGGCGTAACCATGCAAGTTACTTTCTTGAAACTCTTTTTGAGCCAAGTATGGTAATTTGTACGATCATTACAATCGTAGTATTTTAGATGACACATTAGACTACCATGTGCCGCAGAGTTCATTGCGATGCCCACTGGGATATCGTCTTTAATACAAATATACATTTTCATTCTGGTACTCCAATAACTTTACAATGTTTATCTCTTGGTAGAGTTCTTTCACATTCTTTGATGGCTCTGCGGTACTGTTCTGAATCAGTAAACGGCAGAGTATGAACGATGGTACAAATTACGAACCCTAACAGAATCGCATATCCGGTATCACGTGTCATTAGAATGCCTTCAAAATAACGAGTGCTTCATTAAAGCGACCATTAGGTGACGTTGCAACTGCCTTGATACCATCAAAGTACTTTCTAGCGGCAGGCTTGCTACCCATGATTTCTTTAATTTGCTCTGCTGGTTTGCGTAGAGTCTTGATTTCACTCTTTGTTTTATCAAAGCCAAGAATAGTATTACCCTTGACTGTGAAACTCTTGGAGTATTCATCTGCGATATAGTGATGCAGTTTTCGTTTGGCAGTGTCGTAGACCCATGCTTCCGATGCACCATGTAGCTTCACTGGACTAATACTGACCAGGTCTAGCTTCGTAGCGGCATCTTTGAAAGTCTTCAAGTATTTCAACTTGGCGACTTGCTTTTCAACTGGTACGGCTTTACGTGCCCTAGGAGCTTTGCTTGCTTTCTTGACAGAGATATATGAATTCAGGTCAGTGAGAACTTGGTCAATATACTTTACAACATTTCTTACCTGAATCTTACTAAGATGTGAGTAGCCTTCGACTAGTTGCTTGTCGTCGCCCTTCTGGAGTTCAGCAAATTCACTTTGCTTTTTCTTCCAGATATCAGTGATAATGGAGATATGCTGTGGCATCACATTGAATTTTGCAACAACGTCCATTGTCTTGGGAGCTTTGCCGGTTGTGATGAAGTCATCAAATGATCCTTCAAGTTCGCCAGCGGCATCGTGTGCCTTCTCTCGCATGATTTCTTGAATATTCGGGCGAGTTGGACCATCAGATTCTGTTTTAACTTCTTCTGGCTTTTGTAGCGCACTCATTAATCTATCAATCTCTTTCTCAAAACGAGCTTCTTCCTGCTCATTGAGTTCTAGACCGCGTAGGCGCATTCGTGCTAGCCAGCAGAATGTATTGTTGAATTCGTTATCTTGTACTTTGCGAATTGTTTTTGCTTCATTGGTTCGACCACTAAAGTCTAGGTACTGACACATTAGTTCTTTGGCATCTTTTTTGCCATAGAATGTATTGTACCAAGTAAAGCTACTCATTAAAGCCACCATGCGATTCTCTGGCTGGAGAACGAACAATGGTTCATCACCAGTGTATTTGGTCTCTGGGCTTCTAGGATTAAGTGCTTTTACTTGAGAATGATCTTCGGAATTTCGTTTGCGTGTCGCCATCTACGGCTACTCCTTTACAATGATTTAGTGATGGTAACAGGTATCTAAAATATTGTCAAGATTCGACGGATATCAATTTTACTGCGTTGAACCATAGGGAATGTAGTTCTCTTCCAGATTCTGGAAGTTCTAATCCTATCTTTTCGTCCAATATTTGTTTAATGTAGTCGAATCCTGTATCAGATACAAACAGATCGGTATCAATAGTGATTACATGATCCGTGTCTGGTTTGCGATATGGGCCGTGAGTGGCATATAACTTTCCATGAGAGTTTATTTTTGCAACAAATTCATCTGTCGTGTATGGAGTTTCTTCTGGTCTATACCAGTGACCATCTGCATGTCGTTTATGTGCATATGATCCAACTTTTGGATATGTGAATAATATGATTAATCTATTGTCGAGTTGATCTAGTATGCCTAATGTGTTTGTGAACACATATTCATCGGAATGGGCACACAAAACGTAGATTTTTTCACTATTAACTACCGAGTCAGCGTGTACTTTCCATGTATCTTGTCGTAGGTTCTCTAAGTTAGTGTAGTGGACTGTTGCTTCGCCATAGCCATCGTCGATGTTTATATTTGATAGATAGGTGACGTATCTATACTTCATTACATCTTGATAATTGTGCGCCGGTATATTAAATCTAGGTTCCATATCGTGGTGTAAACTTAGAAGGTTTGCTAGATGATTTCCACCAGTGCCCATCGGAAAAACCACAAATATATTTTTAAAATCTAGATAGTTCATGACAATATTTATAGGCTGAGTTTGCGATAAATAAGCTATAAGGTACATTACCCATGCCAAGATTATCACTTTACCGCCCAAATAAGCAAAACGACTACAGATTCATGGATAGAACTGTGTCTGAGCAAATGACAGTTGGCGGTACCGATTTATATGTTCACAAATACCTAGGTCCTCAGAACCAGGGTCCAAGTGCGGACGCAACGCAACCAGAATATGCTACTCTAAGTCCAACAAATATTCAAGATTTGCTCTTTTTAGAAAACAGAGACAGAGCTTATGATCCTAACATTTTCCGCTTACGTGGACATTACAATGTTCAGAACTTAGACTTTGATTTATCACAATTCGGTCTGTTCTTAAATAATGACATTCTTTTTATAACCATTCACTATAATGACATGATCGACTTGGTTGGTCGTAAATTGATGGTAGGTGACGTTATTGAGCTACCACACTTACTAGACTATAACCCACTAGATGAAAAGTTGCCAACAGCGTTGAAACGATTCTATCAAATCACAGATGGTAACTATGCCAGCGAGGGTTTTTCACAGACATGGTATCCACATCTATGGCGTATCAAGTGTGAACCGTTGGTCAATAGTGAAGAATTCAGTCAAATTCTTTCTGCACCAGTAAATCAAGATACATATCTAGGCATCTGGGATAAAACCAAGACCTATCCAGCTGGGTATGTCATGACATTTGGCGACAAGAATTATGTTGCAAAAATAGATGTTCCAGCTGGCATAACACCTCCAAATGACACATACTGGCAACTAGATACTGCCGATAACCTAGCAGACATATTGAGTACATACAACAAAAACATTGCAATCAATGATGCGGCACTACAAGAGGCGGCAAGATTGTTGCCTAAGGCAGGTTACGATAGAAGCAAGCTATACATTGTGCCTACGTATGGTGAGTTCGGAACGAACAATACCCTATCTGGCAAGTATAATCAGCCTGCACCTCCTATCAACATCATCACTACTTCTGGTGGTGCACCAATACCAACTGGTGTTGTGGCGATGATGCGTAGTCCTAAATACAAAAACCCAAGTCCAGTCGTTAGAATTCCAAAAGCGGCAGTAAAGTCGATTTGGGACATGACTGCTGACCAAGTCAGTGCAAAGTTGAATGTTAAGAACACAGTCAACATCGAACAGATTACTCTATCAAAAACACAAACTGATACAGGTTCAGGGCGTGTCAGTGGCGATAAAGCCATGTCAGTTTACTCAATGGGACAAATTACTGGACCATATGGTACATCTGACAACACATATTCAACTGCTGATCAATTCCCAAGTATTGAACTAACTGCATTGACTATTCCACCTGTTAGTAGTGTTATTTCATTTGTTGATACTGCAAACTTCAATGATATCGTGCCTGGCTTAATGATCACTGCCACTATTCTAACAGCAAGTGGTTCAGGTAATCCATTCCCACCAAATACATTCACTGGTACAGTTGACAAGATATTGAAAACATTTACTATTGTTGATGGCAATGGTGATCCTGTAACAACTACAATGACTATTCCAGCTGGAACAGTCGTAACAGTAGCTAGTAACTTTACTGGTACAGTCAGTCCACAAATGGACTTTAGAGCCGACTGTGACCCAGCATATCAATACATTGCACGTAGTAGCCCACGTAGCTTTGGCTACACTACTGGCTATCTAGATGGCACTGGCGAAGCACCTAACGGATTCCCAACGGGTGCTGGTATTGCATTCCCACAGAATCCACAAGTTGGAGATTACTTCTTACGTATCGACTACTTCCCTCAATTGTTGTTCCGTTGGGATGGACAGTTATGGGTTCGTATCTCTACTAAAGTTAGAACTGAAACTGGATTCGGTCTTGGTAGTGAGTCTCAGAAAGCTGGATTCATCAGTAACGATCAACAAACAAAACTTACAGATGGTACATACGTACCGCAAAAGCAGGCGCTATCAAGCATTCTGCAATTGGCACCAGACAACTTACCACCGGTAGCATAACACATGGCACAATTTTTTTACGACAATCAAATACGCAGATTCTTAATTCAGTTTGCAAAAATCTTTAGTAACTGGGAAGTTACTAAGGGTAAAGATCCTGCAGGCAATGATATCATCGTTCGTGTGCCTATCATGTATGGTGATAGCTCAAGACAGGCCGCAACAATTATTGCTAACAACTCAGCAAGTAACTTGCCTAGCGCACCTCTGATCACGTATTATATCAGTGGCTTAGAGTATAATCAAAAGTGGCTACAGGATCCTACATTCGTTGATAAAGTAAACGTTCGTCAGCGTACATTCAACCCTGACACTCAACAATATGAACAGACACAAGGTCAAGCATTCACTATTGAACGACTAATGCCTGCGCCATATACCCTACGTATCACCGTTGACTTCTGGACAACTAACTATAATCAAAAGATGCAGTTGATTGAACAGTTAGGCACCTTATTCAATCCTGCGTTGGAAATTCAAAGCACTGACAACTTCATTGACTGGACTTCACTTAGTGCAGTCTTTCAAGATGGCTTGACATTTACTAGTCGTAGTATTCCGCAGGGTACTGGTAATCCAATTGATGTGATGACATGGAAGTTCTATATGCCTATCTGGATCTCAACTGCAAGTAAGTTGAAAAAGATGGGTGTTATTGAGAAAATCATTGCAAGTATTCACCAAGGTACTGCATTACAAGATATTCAAGATGATGATTTGCTACTCGGCACTCGTCAAAAAATCACACCGTATGGATATAAACTACTATTAATTGGCAACAGTTTACAACTTCTACCTGCCAATCAAGACTTCTATCCACCGAACGTTGATTTGGATTTGCCACCTAACCCAAACACTTCACTGTACTGGTCAAGTCTATTGAACGTGTACGGTACTGTTCGTCCAGGCATCAGTCAGATTTGGTTACAGAATCCATTCATGAGTACTGAGATTGTAGGTACAATTGTGCCTGATCCAGTTGATGATCGCTTGTTGATATTCAATATCGACCCAGATACATTACCACAAAACACACTTGATCCAGTTGATAGTGTTATCAATCCATTGACAACTGGTCCTGGTGCAGGATTACCAGCACCCGTGAATGGTCGCCGATATCTAATCGTCGAAAACATGGGCAATCAAGGCGACTCTACCGAAGCATGGGGTACCGTAGTTGCCAATGCAAATGATATCATTGAATATGATTCTGGAACAGGTCAATGGTTTGTTAGTTTCAATAGCGTAGAAGACACAGCCGTTCAATACGTACTAAACATCACCACTGGTATTCAATATCGTTGGGCAGATGGTTATTGGATGAAGTCATATGAAGGCTGGTACGATCAAGGTGATTATAGCATTGTCATTTAATTGATATTATGCTATACTTTATAGATGAAAACTATATCCGCAGGAATATTCTTTTACGCTAACAGTACTGAACGATTTCTTTATCTCCTAAGAACAGATGCTAAGAATCCTGGTAACTGGGGTATTCCTGGTGGTAAAATAGAAAATGACGAAACTCTACTAGAAGGGTTGAGTAGAGAATGTGAGGAAGAATTAGGTTTCTTTCCTAAAGATGGCAAGCTAGTGCCTATTCAAAAGTTCGTCAATAACAATTTTACATATAACACATTCTTTTGTGAAGTACAAGATGAATTTATACCTACGTTAAACGATGAACATTGTGGGTATGCATGGGTGGGATTGAATCAATATCCTAAGCCTCTGCATCCAGGCTTATTCAGTACAGTGAACTTTGATGTAGTTCAAGAGAAATTAAAAGCACTAACAAAAAAGGGAACTTAATGTTCCCTTTTTCTTATTTTAGCAGTGTTCCTAGAAAATTATGTCCTAGTGCACCGAGTGCTATACCTGCTCCCATCATCATCCAACGCCATTTCTCTAATGAGATAATTTTGTCGTTCATGCCTTTGTGAGCGGTAGAGCTAGCTTCCTTCATCTCTTTGAGTGTCTTCTGATTTTCCTCAGCGTGATTCTCAATAGTTCGACGAAGGTCTTTCACATCTTCTTTAATCTCGCCAACTTTGTCTTCGATGTTCTGAACTTGAACCTGAAGAACAGCAACGTCCGTTGCTGTTTGGGTTGATTTGATGGCTCTTGCGGCTGGCATCTTTAAACTCATTTCTTAGTATTAAGCGTTGTTAATAACTACGACTGGAGTTGTTTGGCCACCATATGTATTTGCCGCATACGCTGTTACGAATGTAGCGATTACATCTGGGTTAGCTGTAGTCAAGATTGCAGTACCTGTACCAGAACCAGTTGCTGTAGCAGTGAATGTTACACCAGTGATATTAGATGGTGCACCAACTGCTGTCCAATCTGTTGTACCTGTATTATAGATTACATACTGAGTGCCAGCTGACAATGAACCTGCCGCAACTTGCGCTGGGAATGTTTCAGATTGATAGTCATTCAATGAAGAAATGTAGTTAGTACCAGATGCGGCATTTGTGGAGATAATTGACATTGTGTTTGGCGTCAACGCTGTGTTAGCAACGTTAGCTGTGTAGGCAGCACCAACGATACCAGTTACAGTACCTTGTACCAAATACTTTGTCTTACCCTTTTGACGCAAGATGTAGCCTGCTTCTGGAAGAGCTTGAACGAATGTATCGCCTGTGCCGTTTGTACCAGTTGCGTTGTTCGCTGATACGGCTGCCAATACGATTTGCTGTTGTGTGGCATCTGGTGTACCAGTCGCACTTGATAGACCGAATGTTGCACCTGATGGTGTTGCAGAAACTGTGAAAGCACTTGCGTTAGCAATAGACTTAACCCAGTAAGTTGTACCAGTGATTAGACCACCTAAGTTAGCACTGAAATTAACAGGACCATTCAATACTAGTGTTTGAGCATTGCCTGTTGTGCGGATAACGTTGCCAGTAGCATTTGTGTTAGCAACTGCAACAGTCACATCGCCTGCTGTAGAAGTTGTGGTTCCTAGCAATTGTTGAACTGCAGGATCATCTCCCCAGTGTGCATACAAGTGTGTACCTGTTGCAATGTTTGCAAAGTCAGTACCATAACCAACAACAATATTGCTACCGGTATCAGCGATTACACGACCTTGACCTTCAACGCCGAATGCAACGTTCGCTAGAACTTGCTTGCCATAGATACCAGTGTTACCACCAACGACACCGAATGATGCGTTAGAACCACTAGGTGCGGCTGTGTTAGAGTTGTCTGGGTTGTTGAAACCAGTGTCAGTGAAACCAACAGTCAATACAGTTGATGTTGATGAGTTTGTTAACGTTACTGGTGTAGAGTCAGGGTTAGCACTTAGTTGGGTTGCAGAAACAGTGAATGTATTTGCAGAAACAACTTGTAGAACATAGTAAGTAGTACCAGCAACTAAACCACCACGATTAACGTTTGGTGTGAATGGCATACCAGCGATAATATTCAATGTGTTTAAGTTTTCAGATACAGTTACTAAACCAGTTGCTGATGCTGTGCCTGTCATTGTTAACAAGACAGCTTTCGAAATTTTTAGAGGACGTCCCATTTGTTTTCCTTTGAAATGAGTTGCGGGTTCTAGCCGCTACGCAGTGGGTACTGCATAAATCTCCCTATGAGATATATGTTATATTTATCTATTACGTGAAATTATTCAGTGCCAGTGTTGGCGTGATTAGCACCTAGGTTGGTGATACTGAATGCACCCGCAGTGCCAGCCACGTTGATATAAGCAATGTAGTTTCCTTGGCCAACGTAAACATCGTTGTTTACTGTGTTAGCTGGAATGATTGCACATGCTGTTAAGTTAGCTGTTACGCTAGAGTTACCTGTTGCAAATGCGATTGCTGATGTTGTTGTAGCAATACGAACTTTATCAGTGGTCGATGCCGCTGTTAGTTGACTTGTACCGTTTGCTGTGTAAATTACTGATGCCATTTTGTTTTCCTATTATAATCTTCCAACTGCAACTTCGATGATGCCTTCAATGCCATCAAAATCTTGCAGTGCTTTGCCGATGACTGTTCCTACTACAGGAGAGATTGCAGGTCTAGCAAATCCATTGCCACCTGAAATCATCATGTCACCTTTACGAATTGTGCCACGTACTTTAGTTGGTACACGACCTTGCAGAGCTAATGCAACTGCATCGCCGTCACAACCAGAATTCATTACATATGCTGGGTCAGTTGAAACTACACCAGCGACACGAGTTGTGCCATCTTCTGCTAGCGTGACTTCTTTTGAACCACCAAACTGCAACACTGTGCCTGGCTCATACGGTTGATCTGCCTCGTAATATTCTGCCAAGTCAGCGTATGTTGCTTGTAATTTAGAACCAGCACTCAATGACCAGTTACCAGTAATAGTACCTGCATTGGTGTTTGCACCGGTTGTTAGTGTCATGTTATTGCCACTGATCACTTGAGCATTAGCGAATGTTAAATCTGTAAATGATGAACTGACACTTGTGATGTTAGGTTGTGCGGCAGTAGTGACGGTACCCGCTGTGGTTGCACTACCGGCTGAGCCTGCAGTCGCCACATTCAAGTTAGCTACTTGAGTAGTGGATGTAACTGTGAATGGAGCAGTGCCAGTGGCGATACTTGATACGATAATACCAGCAGTACCCAAGTTACCTACGTTAGCGTTAGCTGTTACACTTAACGTGGTAGCAAATACACCAGTTGTGCCTAGATTGCCTACGTTAGCGTTGCCACTTGCACTCAAAGTTGTTGCAAATACACCAGTTGCGCCCAAGTTACCAACGTTACTGTTGCCAGTGCCAGATAGATTACCAACATATAGGGTTGCTGATACATTACCGAATGTACCATTGCCGGTTGCACTTACTAGTCCACCAGTGATTAAATTACCAGCATTCAAGTTGCCGCTAGCGGTAATCAATCCAGCAGTACCCAAGTTACCAACGTTACTGTTGCCCGTGCCAGATAGATTACCAACGTGCAAAGTGGCTATTACATTTCCAAATGTACCATTGCCAGTTGCACTTACTAGTCCACCCGTGTTTAAATTGCCGCCGCCGATGTTGCCGGTTGCAGTGATTAATCCAGCTGTACCGATATTACCAATGTTTGCATTACCAGTAACGCTCAACACGCCTCCTGTTACTAAGTTGCCTCCTGTTACGTTGCCAGTAGCAGTGATTAATCCACCAGTACCGATGTTACCTACGTTGGCATTACCTGATACAGATAACGATGCAAGTGTGCCAACTGCTGTAATGTTCGATTGATTAGCATCATTGACTGTATTGGCAACTCCAGCTTTAGCTACATCCAAGTTTGCAACACGAGTAGTACTTGTTACAGTCAATGGGGCTGTTCCAGTAGCAATATTTGATACTAGAACTGGACTAGTTATTGATGTACTGGCAGTGAGTGCAGTGCCACCTATTGGTCCAGCTACCGTTAGAGTGGTAGTTACTTTGTCAAACGTAAAGCCAGCTACGCCATTACTGATGTTTTGATCGTTGAATTGTACGCTGGTATTTGCACCACCAACACTTCCACCACCTCCACCACCAGAAATAACAGAAGTAGCTACGCCGGTGTTTGCTGTTGCAGTCAAGTAGAAACCGTTTGCACCAGAAGTACGGCCTACGTCAGTGTATAATTTGACGTTGCCAGATGTGTTATAATCATTGGATAAAGTGATGTAGAAACTTTGACCGTTAACGATAGTATTGGCGTTTGCGCCTTGTACGCCAGTAATAGTCAACTGAGCTCCGTTCGTGAACGGGACAGTATTGGGTACTGTCATGATAATAGGATTGGCGTTTGACAGAGCTTTGATATTAGTCTGTATCGTGCCCTTAGGTGTCCATGAAAGATTGCCAACGCCGTCTGTGGATAATACATAACCAATGCCAGCGGCACCGGTCATTGATATATTTGCAACATCACCTAGTTGTAGCTTGCCACCGTTCAATTGTGTTGAACCAGTATAGTTTTCCCAGGTATTAGTACTAGCAACATAAGTTAGAATCTGTCCATTTGTGACAGAATCCATGTTTAAATTACCGACAGCACCATCTAACTGACTAAAGCTGATGTTAGAATATGTGGTTAAGACCTCAATGTTTTCATTAGGTGTAGTCTTACCAATGAATAGTCGCTTAGAGTCTGTCGCCCATCCAAATTCACCATCGTCTAGTTGAGGTAAGTCTACGAGATTTCCGGTACGTTGTTGGATTTTAGAGATTTGTATGATTGCCATAAGTGTATTCTTTTAAAGAGATTTACACTTATTTATCAAAAATCCTAGATGAACTGCATGTAGTATTGTTCGACCCGCTTGAACCATTCAGTGGTCCAATGATCGAATTCGGTACCCTCTACTATGAACTCTTGATATACAAAGTCTTGAGTACACATAAAAATCACGCCCTTGCGAATATTTGTGCCATGTACTTCATTATGTGCATTGGCATATGCCGCCAACTGAATGAAGTAATCATCGATCCACTCTTTTTTCTTTAGCTTGTTAGACTGTTTGTGGTCCATGATAGCAGGGCTACCGTCATGTACGCCAACCAAGTCAGTTGTGCCGGCATATACTTTAGGAAAATAGAGAGGAACTTCGGTACCCCAGAACTCAGTGCAGTTAACAAGACCTTGTTGAATGATAGACTCTGCCATGCGATGGCTTTGCTTGCTGTATGGATTGCTTCCGGACTCACTGATTGCTCCTGTTTTTACATAATCTTCCAAGAACTTGTGCATTCTTGTGCCACGATTGGCAGCCTCTGTGGTGATCTCTTGTGCCCGCTTTGGACCCATTCGCTGTCGCCACTCATTGAGAGCTTCTATTTTTTCTTTGGGAGTTGTTGCAGAGAGAATCGTGGTAACGCTAGGTAGTTTCTCACCATCTGGAGTGGCATATCTACGTTTCCCATCGATTTCAACTCTACTCATTGGGACGTAGTTAAATTTATCTGGTATGTACATTAAAGTATTATAACAGATTATAGGAAAATATCAATTTGCATCTGTCCAATGAAGCCATTTGCCCCAGATAAAATCATCGTCACGCACGTAATCTACTAGACTTAGATAATCTCCAGAAACTGGAGTAATGTCTCCATGTCGTTTGATTATAGCATCATACATATAATCGCTAGTAAAATGTTGTGCTTCGTATCCATAATGACCCATTGGCATCTTAGGATAACTGTCAGGAACAACCCGAAACATATCTTCTATTCTATATGGATCATTCTCAATATGTTTATCCATATAGTTGAATCGTTGCCTCAATAGTGGCAATTTTTCAAAATCATATTCAGAATATGCAAATGCAGTTGAAACATGAGGTATATTAAGTGTGGTCAATAAATGTTTCATTGCTAGTTTACGCATTATGGTCTTTCGATAGATATCTTCTTCGGACCAATTATCAAGCATCACCCGCTCATAATCATTGCATGGACTGCCATGTGGCAAGCATACTATACCGTAGTTGTTGTGACCCTTACAGCCATAATAATCCGTGAACCATTCTTCTCTACGCCAATCTTGTGACCAAGCAATAACGACTAAAGGCTTACTATCTTTAGGTAAGCCTTTATATAGGTATTCTGTTGTTCTGCGTAGGATACAATCATTACCTGAACCAGGTAATGCTAAGTTTACAATAGGTAAGCCTAGTCGCTTTGCTAACAAAGCAGGCCAGGCTTGCGTTTTTGGATCATCTAATTCATCGCCGAATGTAAAACTACATCCGTTTGTCACTAAGTGAGTAACTTCCAAGTGTACCTCGTTTTAGCTTGGCATTGCGCTCTTTGCCATTTGTGCAACGACTTCTTGATTTTGTGTTTCATCGTCTTCTTCGCCAGTTCCAGTGTCCTGTCCAGCAAAAACAACCTGATCACCTTGAATGTTACTGATAACATTCTTCAATGGTGGGTGTGTGATCATACTTCTCAAGTCACTAGGAGATAGATTGATGCCGTATTCGTGAAAATACTGGAGCAATTCATCTACCGTCCAGTTAGAATCGGCTCGCCCGCTATCAATGTCATCTTTTAATTGATTACTGATAGCGATCAAGGATGTAACTTGCGGATCTGAGTTAGCAAACTCGTATAAACGCATGATTAACGCTTTGCGCGACCTACAGCACTTAGTTCTGCATCTGGTTCTTCTGCAGGAGCTGGTGCTGGTTCTGCAACGTCCATGCCCATATCAGTCATGTCATCGCCCATTTCAGCGGCACCGGCTTCCATGTCGTCCATGCCTGCATCCATTTGATCCATTGCACCCATGCCATCGTCAAATCCTGCACCACCTTGACCAGTAACTGTACCCAATGCGCCTTTTAGACCAGTGAACGCTTCTTTTAGTGCGGCACTTAGTTGATCTAATTGCTGTGATACTTCTTGGTCATATTGCTGGCTCTCTTGCACACCGATTTCAGATTCGATGCTAGAGACTAGTGCTGGCAATTCTTTAACTTGCATTTGACCAACTTCTTCAAGCATTTTTTGTACTGAATCGACTAGGTCTTGTGCCGCTAAAACGACTTGTGACTTCTCAACTTCTTCGTTTTCTACCACGATACGAGCTTGTGGTAGTGTCTGTAGATAGCTGAAACGTGATGCTAACGCTTGTTCCATGAACACTAGTTTCATGTAAGCTGGTGTAGCTTGGTTCTTGTAGAAATCAGCGCCTTGCTTTGATTCCTTGATTAAACCGCGAACTTTGTTTAGCATCTTCGCAGTAGATGGCATATTCATGCTGTCCACATTGAAAGGTAGCTCATAGTGTTCTTTTAATGCACGTGATGCATTAGTTACGGTGTTGTTGTCAAATTCTGTTAGTTTCATAGTTTCCATTCCAAACAAATGTATAAAGTATTTATCATTTTGTGCTAAGGTTTAGCTTTTGCTTAATCGCTTAATCTGCCAGTTCCTAGACTCTCTAATGTAGCCATCTAGTCGTTCTGTCATCTGTTTGCGCTTGATTTTGTCCTCGCCTATCTTGGCAATATATATTAATTTATCGTCTGGATTCTTGGCTTTTTTGGCCATCAATTGACGAATACTAATATCCGAGTTTATTCTGTTCAATTTGTGATCTAAAGTCAAAATCTCGTTGGATTCCTGAATTCGATTACGCTTATCATAAGTGCACCAAGTAACTGCATTCTTTAGAACAGAAAATGTCAAATTCTTGGCAAGTCTAATACCTGATACGATGAATAAATCATCGACCTTCTCAATGGAATATGTTTCAAATAGTTGATATTTACCATCTGGATCCTGATATACTATTATGTCCTGGAGTGATCTTATCTGATCACTGGGAATAACACGTTCTATCTTTTTAATCAGTTTTTCAAACTTCATGTGTTGACACCTTAAAATATATATTCCGTAACTCGTCTGTGCTGTCCAGTGCCACTGGCAACTTGTCCCACTCTGTGCCACATTTAATCATTGGCACTCCATGGCAATCACCATATAGGGCTCCTAACTCTGAAATTCCGTCATCAAAAACACTAAGATGATGAATTTCGAAGTTGAATGACCAGCAAGGATATGTTTCGCTTTCTTGTTGTTCGAACAAGAATCCAAAATCAGTAAATTCGTCGAATCTGATTTGATTCTTTACTGGCTTTGATAGAATGTCTGGCTGAGAACGTAGGGAAATAGCTTGTAGGATAGTATCAAAATTGCACTGAGTGTTTCGTTTATAACGCCATTCATTTTCGTCCTGGCCTACTTCTGGACGATGGCGGCTCAACACATTCGTCGATGTGATATCAAATAGTGTGTAGCATGTAATCATATAACTCATGCTATTATTTAACAGGAATAAAAAAACCCGAGAAAATCTCGGGTTTTTTAGAGGTTGAATTACAACTCAGTGATTAAGCACCGAATGTTGCGCCAGCCGCAGTTGTAGTGCCTGTAACACCAGCCGCTGTGAAAGCAGTGTCTAGTGCAGAAGCAGTCCAAGCCGCAGTTGGGTATACTGCGAATGCCAATGTATCGTTAGATGCATCAGTGTACTCATAGATATAGACAGTTGCCAATTGTTGGATTGTCTGGATTAGAGTGTTAACTTGTGCTGTTGAGAAAGCGCCAGTTGCTGTTGCTGTGAAGTAGTCTAGCTTAGGACCTTGAGGTTGAACAACTGCGCCTGAAGTTACGGCGTTAACTGCACCAACTGTATAAGCTGGAGCGTCGAAGTTCATTACTGGTTGATAGTCACCATGGGTGCGTGTAAATTGTGCCATTTTAATATTCCTTTAAATGTGTTGAATCCTACTGATTCATATTAATATTTATCATTTGGAATAAAAAACAGCCCTTTAGACTATCTTCCTGAGAGATTTTGGCGACTAAATCCTAGTCTATCGATCAATTTAATGCTATTTGCAACGAATCCCTCATGTGATTCAGTGCCATCTTGCAAATATCCTTTAACTGGACTAGCATCAGTAGCAGAGTTTAACTGGTTAACCAGGTCCATTTTTAGCTTGTAAATCTCAGCCCAGATTGTAAACGCACCAGTGACTGCCTCAGGATTATTATTTAAATATTCCGTGATTTTTGCTCTCATGCTATCTGATAGTTTACGTGATGCAATGAAATCCATAAACCCAGCTTGTAGGTCATTTAGATTACCAGACATGATCTTTTTGTTGATATATACCGTAAACAACTGACCAAAACTGCCACGAGATTGTGGTGCATTATTAAAGAATTCTTCTACACTTGGCCCAAATTTAGCCACAGCATCTTGTGCATTCTTCACTAGAGCCGCATCAAGGTTGATTCTAGGAATAGCAGGCATCTTACTTGAAACAATAGCCACATCGCCATTGTTTTTGAGCTTGCCAATTGTACCATTTAGTGACTGCGCCATATCCGTGCTGGCAGCCTCTGGAGACAAGAATTGATGAACGGCGATACCTGCCGTTTTGCCACCAATTAACTTGCCAATATCACTATCAGCGGCAACTTGATACGTAATCCCATGAGGATTAGCTTTGAACGTATAAGTGCCGTTCTTTTCTTTCAGTGGATGACCGAAAAGCAAATCGCCCCAGTAATATCCCATGCCACCATGAGTAGCATCGGCTAGTCCCTGCCAAATTGAATGGATGATTTTATGTAAACTATCTCTAGCAACTCCACGTTCAGCATCGTATGCCACGAAATCTTCTGGACTATAGACAAGACGACCTGTGCCATCTTTCTTGTTGAACATGTGCTTGTCCATGATGGAAAACTTACCATCTCGGCCATGACCAAAGATCAATGCTGGGTAACCATCCCACTTAATGGAAACTGAGTTTGGATTTTTAGCTGTAGCGACTAGTGCCTTGATTGCGCTATTTGCGCCAGCTATCCCGTCGAGAAAAATCAGGTCTTCTGGATGATCCAAATGACCTTTTTTAGGACGAGATAATGTATCAATCGCTTCAACGAGCGCAGTCAGGCTAACGGTCACAATTAGTCTCTATTCTTTTTGATAGATTTTGCGAATCTATCCTTATCACGACTCTTGATTGAGCTAAGTAGCTTTCGCTCTAGAATCTGAGCTTGTTCTTCTGGATAATGTTTTTGAATCATTTCCAATAAATGGATTGCACTAGTAATAATGTTACTTGCTCGGCTTTCAATGACATGACTTGCATCACGGTTACTGCCGAGTTCTTCTAGTTCTTGCAAAAGTGAGCGTGTTTTTCTTTGCATATAATTAATTATCCTATGTGTATTTATCAGTAAATTGATTTATTTCTTCAATGAGTTCAACAAGCCTTTTAGCTTGGAACCCTGCACATCCGCTACAACTTTCTTTTGAACTGGTTCTAAAATTTCACCCGTAGACTGATCAATGATAGGTTCAGTGGCAGTCACAGTAGATTGAGTCTTGAATTTGCTCATTATATCATTAGGACTTGACGCTGGTCTATACTTTGCTTGTTGGTCAGCATATCCATCAGGATCTTCATCTGTAATACGCATAGTTTCGATATTATAATCTAGGTCAATCTTCTGACCTACACCAGTCGAACTACGAGACTTCATACATTGTATCTGGTATTTGCCACGTTCACGCATACTTCGGTTAGTAAAGATACCAAACACGTTATCCGCTGTGTTAATCTTTGAGATACCACCAGCAATGTGACTGTGATCAAACTCAAGTTCATCAACAGCACTACGGTTCAACTGTGATGCAGTGACTAACAAGATTCCCATCTCTTTGGCCAAGTTACGCAATTCTTCCGCAACATACTTGTCTTTGATAAACTGATCGTTAGGGTTAACTTTAACAGATACTGGCATCACCAAGTCAAGGTAGTCGACCATCACAAAGTCAACACGAATACCAGTTTGAATTTGAACTTCTTTCAAGTATGAACGAATGTCGTTAACTGTCGATTGAGCAGGCAACGCCTTAACACGATACTGGCCAGACTTCTTAGCAAGCATCTTGACTTTCAAGTGAGCATCGTCGATATTCTTGCGAATCTCTTTAGTGCCCATGCTTGTCGCCATCGCATCGGTACGCAGGGATGTTAATTCTTCACTCAATTCAAGTGAGATATACACACCGCTCATGCCTACGCCTAACCAGTTTAGGGCTAAGTTCATCATAACCAGTGACTTACCTGAACCCGAGCCACCTGCAAAGATATTCAATTCACCACGTGACATGCCACCATAGAGAATCTTATCCATCTGTGGCCAGCCGGTAGAGACTTGGCCACCAGCGTTAAAGTATTTGTTGATACGAGCCTGTGGGTCAGCGAAATAATCGGTACCCATGTCTTTCTGTAGACTGATTTGAACTGCGTCTTTGATTAGTTTCTCAACTGGATCATAGTCACCTTTCTCAAGCATATCAGCGGCTTTAAGGATCGCACGTTCTAATTCTTGTCGCTTGGTGAATGCTTCAAACGCATCAAGAAACCACTCGTCGTGTCCTTCATTCATGCCAGGCACTGGATTAACTTCAACGCCAGTCATTGCTTTGATCTGCACTGGATCAGGCAATACGTTATATTTGTCAGTATGAGACTTGAACATTTCTGCGACAGGACGTAAGGTCTTGTCGAAGTTTTCACTGTTCATGATGTTCATAACACGGGTATATAATTCCGCGTTAGATAGCATCATTTCTAAAAATAATTTTTGAATCTCTGGTTTGTTATAATCAATTTGTTGCTTAGAAGCCGTTTTGTTTGCCAATTTTCTTCCTCTGTAATTCTATCTTTATTTTACTATTTGTAGCTGTCTGCAAGATACTCAAAATGGTCTGGATCTTGCCGTACTTGACCACTGCATCATTAACGTCTTTGACTCCTGCATCCCAATCAGGCAGACTAACTTGATATCCCAGCGCCAACGCTCTGTCTATCATCTTCATGCCAGTTTTGTCTCGATCTGGTACTACGATGATTTGACGATTTAAGGTTGATAGTAATTCGGCTTGTTCATTGCTTATGTCGTCGTGCATGACTGCAACACCGTCGATTGCCAATGCATCAAAAATACCCTCGGTGAGTATGCAAACTTGCCATTCATCCTTTTGCATGTCAATGTTAAAGACATAGCCAGGCTGTTGTTCGTTGATATACTTTGGTACTTTGTTGTCTAAGAATCTAGATGTGTGTCCTACAATCTTTCCCTTGTATGTATAAGGGATGACGACACGTGAATTCATTCTGCCCCGCTCATTCGGGGTGATTAAGAAGGGATAATCACTACTATCTATCTTCCTAGAGGCGAGATAGTCTACGTATACTTTGTGCTGTGAGTTGTTTTTGTCAACTAGTTCACCCATTGGCAATTGATGCTCAGTGAACTTGATCTTTTTGCGCTTCTTTGGTTGAATGAAATCTAATAGGTCTTTGTGTTGTAGACTCTCTAGATTCCAGCGTTGGATTTCTAGTTCGTCAATGCCACACCATGACAATAATTGTCTGGTCTTCGTACTAATAGTACGACCCAGTGTAAAGTTGCACTTGAACCCGCAGTTAAAGCAATGAAACGACCAATTGTGTTGACCATCGAACTTAATACCGCCCCGCATTCTACGATCGGATTTATGGCCAAAGTGACTACAGCAGATGGCATTAAAACTCGTCCATCCGCTAGAAGTGTGCTTTTTCTTGCCGGGTATTATTGATAGTATATCAAACATCTATACAGTATAACACTTAGCTATTAATAATTCAACGGTTGTGGTTGAATTATCTTGCCAAGATGTTGGTGACCGCACCTGCGTTTGATTCGAATGTCATGCGAATATAAGGGTGATATCCGTGAATTACATAGCCATGTGTTTCAGTGATGTTAGAATACTGATGCAACTCGATTGGATACCAATCATTGTCAACTACAGTAGAACCAGCAATCAACACATTACCAGAATACTGAATAAACTCAGTTTGTATAGTGGTAATTGGATTATCATCAGTGGTAATTACACTAGAAAAATAGGTAACTGTCTGAGCATTAGATGACGGTCCATTGGCATCTGGGTTTGTATTTGGAAATACTTGTGATGTTGGGATAGTAATCTTATCTGATGGCACGAAACTAGGTAGAATACTATTGACAATATTCAAGTCGCCACGCCCGCCCGCGTTTTGATCAACAAAAACAGGGAAATCAAATGATCCAACTGGGATTTCTAGTGTATAGTAGCACTTTTGAGCGTCAATATCCATCAAGTCTGCGGGACTGGTAAACAATGAACAAAGACCATTTACTGTCAAGCCTGGGGTTAATGCTTTTTCCAATAAAACTTGGTTACCTTGATAATTCAAGATTCGACATGTAATAGTGACACCAGTAATATCGACTGGCTTCTGTTCCTGATTAAGAAACTGGAATTGAAGTTGATTATCGACGCCTTTGTGTAAGGTCAATGGTTTAGCATAAACTGGCATATAGCTCCTAGGTGAAAAGCCTGACAACAGGACCACTATTTGACGTTGTGTATAAACAAAAACTGAAGTGTTGTAGGCCATTGATTATTTCCGATATGATATATCTATTTATTCTTTATGGTTTAGAGGCTTGCTAAATACTCCAAGATAACTATAATCATAATGATTCATAACGAATTTTTTCAGAAATTAACAGAAAATCACCCTTTCATCACTGTTTGCTCATATGCCAACCAAGATTACGTCGGCATCGTGCAGAATCGTGATGACATGGTCACGACTATATATGACTATGGATCTATCATTGATCCTGTTGTTAAGGAAAAGTTCCTTGAATTAGGCGATGTTTGGTGGTGGGAAAGCAATAGACTGATACCTATCAATCTGTTTCTGAAAGAAGAATGGGCTATTTTCAAGCCCTATCTGCGAACGTTCAACAATAAAAGTCTTGTTGTTGTTCATGGTCCAATTTGTAGCATGGCCGAGCTTAATAAGCGTAGAAGCAAGCGTAAGAGTATTACGCTTGTACGCAAAATGCCTTAGAAATCTGTATTTTCTGACAAGTACTTGTCAAAAGTAGCAAGAGCTTCTTCAAACGTCAAGCCATATACTTTGGCCGACATGACGTTATTCTCAATAGTCATATCAAACGGAATCAATCCGTTAAATCTAAAGTTATCTGGCACATCAACTTCGATTGTAAATTCCTGTAAGTTCTTAGCACGATGAATTAAATTCATTGCCATATCCGCTGAGTTCATTTTGTTTCTCCTAATAAGTTCATATGCACTACCACTAAATGTGCGTAGGCAATTGCGTGTGCCTGTTTGAATGTATATCCGTCAGTGCCTTTGTCCCATACTTCTCGGCCAACTTCGTACCACTTCTTACCGACTAGATGCTTTTTGCCAGGACGAATCAAGGCCAAAAACATTGCCAGTCGTGGAATGCTATCAATTGGCTCTGGCATCTTTTTCATAGTTGCGAAATGATTGTTCAAGTGAATGAGTTTCTCCACGAATGATTGATCATTTAACTTAGACCAATCTGGATCTTTCATTAACTCAATCAAATGTTTTTCATCCCTGACATTCTCATAAACGTGTACGTTCAGAAAGTCGAGTTTAAAGTAGCCTCGCTTTTCTGCCTCGTTATAATCAATTGCACAGATATTGTTGATAGGGTCATATGGCACATCTGTTACATATACGCCTGTGTTATGTGGTCTATAGGGCTTAACACTGTGCATTGCCGCACGAACGTGGGTAATGTGTTGCAAAATGCCTTCTCTATTGCCAAAGTCAATATCAATGTCTGAATCAATTCTCATTTTTTCTCTTTACGTGAAGTATATGGCTGTTCTACTCTAGGTAATCCACAATCGGCACAACTACATTTTGCGTATACACCGCCCCATTCATTGCGTTCAATTATTTCATAACTGGTCCATCGATGCCAGCCGAAACGACACTTCCAGGATTGAATAGGTTTAAGTCCTGCGACTTGTCTCCAAGTGTTCTCTGCGGTGTTCATCCGAATCTCAGTGTAAAATATGTTTCAATAGATGGCAACTCTTTAGGTAAAGTTAGTATGCCACTGTTAAGCACCCAGCCACTAGCGTTCGCATTAAGCCAAGATTGAAGTTCTTTCCAGTCTTCGCGGTTGGTTGTCTTATCTTCGTCAGCAGTGAGCATATAGCTTCTGCGTTCAAGTGGGTGCTTTGTGATTTTAATCATCGCGGCGCGACCAATCCTGCTTTCATTAATTTCATGTAGCCTTGTTGTACAACAATTGCTTGGCGCTCTGCATCTTCTACCGCTTTGTGACTAGTAACGTGTCCGCCGTCTTTTAATTTAACGCCAGTAACATCATACAATGTGCGCGTGTCACGAATATCCCAGAAGTTCCATGGTGGTACCATGCCTAGTTGACGAAATGCATTCTCCATTACGATAATGTCGAATGTTGCTCCGTTGCTCCAGGGACTCTTAGCACGATTCCAGCAGAACTTGTGTAACTGCGCCATTGCTTCTGGAAAAGAAACGCGGTCTCGGTCTCCTAGTGCTTCCTCGATGGCTTCTGGTGACTGTCTGCCCCACCATGCAATCGTGTCATCATTAATTTTACGATCATAAACTTCTGTTTGATCGTCGATTGTTGGTCTGATTTCAATCTTGTCGATCATGCCTTGTCCACATGGATCAAACAATACCGCACCAATTGTAAGAATCACACAGTCTGGTGAGGTGTGCAGTGATTCAATGTCTATCATTACATGAGTACTCATAATATATTCCTTTATGCTATAATACACTTAAAGCATAATGTGTGTAAATCTTTTCGGACATACAAATACTTGTATGAGTTTGCCACCAAGTTTTACAGTATACTTGGTTACCGTATTTTTCTTTTAGCCAAGACTGAGCATCCCAGACCTTCTCTTTTATCTCATAGAAAATCATATCTTCCCAATCAGTGCCGTTATGCACCGTCTTCTTGAACTTTCTAAATGTGATGGGTTCATCTACATCGTTATAATCAACTATTTGTCTGAATGTCATTATTGAAACTTTAAAAGAAAGAACGTGTACTTGGCTTCATCCATGATCTTATATCCATCAGTGATGTTACCGTCTACAATGTTCATCTTGATGCCGTAGTTTGCTTCTATGTAATCTTCAAAATCATATGCATCGAATTGACCAGCTAGTTGATCTAATGTTTCTATGTATTCTTTGCGAACTAGCTTTAATGCCGACCAGTAGTCCCAGCGTTTCTTGCGAAACTCTATCTCTGGATCGTCATCGTCATAATCTTGAAAGGGAGGTACTGTAGCCATTATGATGAAAACTTTAATGTAAAAAATGTGGCGAGTTTATCGTCTTCTAGTGTAAGATACCATCGCCTAGTCACCATTTCTGGATCCCACTCTTGCTTGGCTAGCCAGCCTTCACCGCCAATGCTATTGTGCAGATGGTGCATACGTGGTCCTACGTTATGAGCAAGCCATTGCTGTTGCTCACCCGTGAGTGTATCATGTCTTAAAGGTATTTTGATCGCCATGTGTTAATAAATCAAATGCAGTTGCGTATTGAGTTTCTGGTTCCATATGAAAGCCTGTGCCCCATACTACCCAAACTTTACGCTTGTATGCTTTCTCCCAGAAGATGCGAGTGCCACTAATTGTCTTGCGTGGCAAGATAGCAAAGTATTCGTGCCAAGGGTAGCAGTCTGCACCATCGGTTATGATTGTGTATTCCATGTACTGCTTTCCTGGACTAGGATTAAATTTGTTTGCGCCGTTGTAACTCATACGTGCCTTGTGTAGCTCTATGTTGAAGTTTATGCTTCTGCCCCACGCAATCTTTATAGCCATCGTAGACTAAACCATTCAGCGTCTTGTTTATTTTCAAACACAAACGTCTTGCCTCGCTTCATGTGTTTGCCACTACAATTTTCATCGATCCACAATTCAACATCAACCGCTTCGTATCTATCATGGAATCGTGGCAAGTCAATCATGATCCAACCCATCTTTACGAACATACCAGCTAAGATTTCCCAGTCGATTTCTTCCTGTAAAATCTTAGCCAGTTCATCTTCTAAATCTGGATGTTGTGTTTGTTCTATTGATATAGTAGCGTGAACCATGTGGCAATTTCCTCTTTATAGAATATAAACATTGTATGCTTTTTGTTAATAACTTGATAGCTTTTATGGTCAATCTCAGCCGGTATAAACTTAAAGTCAAAGTCTATTCCCTGTGCGTACCCTCTCTTACGTAGGTCTCTAACGAGTTCCATTATCTCGTCGGGTTTATCTCGCTCAATCCTAACACTAATCAAGTTTATATTCTTTCATGGTGATATCTTCATACTCACCTGCGAATGCGATTCTGAATATCTTAGCGGCTTCGCTGTGTTCAAACTGTACCACATCATATTCTCTAGGACTGTCCATTTTGCTATAAGCACCTGCCCACTCAACGTGCCAACGACTGAAAGGACCCTTCTCAGGATATGCTTCTGCCCACTTGTACATTTCATTAGTACACTTTTTTACTTTGAATCTGTATGTAAAAACGGGGCGATTGTTCCCGCCCCCACCATAAAAGTATTCCATTATTCAAACCTCAATTTCATCATAGTAATAATCTTAGGATCAGTCACATCATAAGTGGCGTGACCATGATAATCCCAGGCTGAATACATTTTAGCCCAGGGACCATTTTCAAAATCTTCTTCACCCCAGTTATCACTTAACCAGTTGAAAACTTCATCATCGATTTTGCCAGCGACTCTCACAGTCCAACGATGACCTCGATGTTTGTGAGTCATCAGATTGCCCTTGAATGATTTTAACTTTGCCATCGCAGTAAGTACATCATATAAACATCTTCGTCCATCCAAAGATTTTCTAAACCATAGTCTGGCTGTTCGCCCCAGCGACCTCCATTGACTCCAAAGTTTTCAACAAGCCACATTTTAACTTCGCGCTTGTGTTGCCAAGTCCAACGTTCGATAGCAAGACCATACTGCTTCATAGCCATCTCAGTAAGAACCACTCATAGTCTTGTTTGCGTTTGAATCCAAAGTATCTGCCACGATTGCGCCAGTTCTTGCTTTTGAAATTGCCATAACAGAATCGTTCAACCATATGGATATGTTGCCAGTCTTTGACTGCATACTGATAGGGCCAGTACTTATTATTGAGTTCTTCTTCTTCGAACCATTCACGCATTAGCTCTTTTACCTTGATGTTCATCGATTCAATATCGCCCACATGTCGAGCTTGTTTTTCATATCTTCACGCTCTTTTTCTGCTTGCCAACGCTTGTTTTCTGCTCGTTCTCTGCTATGTTTCTCTGTAGTGATTGCTTCACGCAATTGAGAAATCAAATCACTGACCTTCATTGGTTTCATTTCTTCAATTTCATCATGTGCTTGCTTTAGTTGTTCTTGTAAGTACTCAATTTCATTTTCAAGGTGACTGATGTATTGACCGGGAAGATATTCAGTGCATGTTACGACACTACGAAAGGTGCACCACGTTTCGTCCATGCCTGCTCGTTCAAGGTCATCTAGAATGGCACCTGGATGACGCTCCATGTACGTGGCAAGTCTGACACGAACAGGGTCGTTGTCAAATTTAATAGTGTAATCAATCAATTCATTGTCAGTCATATTCATACCCACATTAAGTTAAACCATACGGCGTCTTTTTCATCTAAATCAAAGTGAATATCACTTTGTCCTAATTGCCACAATCCCCAGTCTGTTCTATCTACAGCGTCGGTGCAATTTTTATATATCCATTGACATTGTTCCCACCAGGTAACACGACAAAGAATAGTAATCGTTGTCATGAATACCTCAATACAAAAATTACATATAGTTCGTGGTCATACCACTTTACATTCATTCTGTAATGTTTGTTTTTACTTTTTGCTATAGTAGCCTTGTATAATTTTAATTCTTCTTCTATCGTGCCTTCTGGGTCATGCGATAAAATGAAGTTATTAAAATAACCAGGTTGTCCTCTGTTATATTGTCTCTTTATCATGTAAATCTCAATGTTATCCAAGTTGCATATGCTTCTGGAATCTCTAATGTCCATTCTAAATCAGCTGGCCAATCATCAGGGACTATGCCCATCATTTCAGTCAAAAAGATTGCCTTTTCACGGTCTACATTATTTTCAAAGCACCACTTGATAATGTCTATCGCTGTATAATAAGGCAATGGATTCAAATCTAATGTCATTAGAAACTCAATCTACATAGTATTATGTCACGCTCATGCCTGAATCTGATTTTGATCAGATTCCTAGAGATTATCCATCTAGCATGGCGCTCACAATTGTCAATACGATTATACAACCAATACAATACTTCTTCGTATGTTTCGGACATACTAGATTCACCAATAGTGATTTTATGCTCGTACCAACCAGGCTGAGTTAGTTCCCAGCCTTTTGATTGATCGTAATTTTGCAATATTATTGCCATCTAATGATAAACCACTCTAAGTCTTTTCGCTCTCTGAACCAGAACTTAGCATTGTTACTATACCATCGTGAGCCAGGAGTCCACACTCCGTCAGACGGAGTAGAACCATATGTATTGACGCACCATTCAATCATTGATCTCCATGTGGTGTCATCGAACCCATACAAAGCATCCATATTAAATATTGGCTTTGCTGTGTGATATCGTGCTCCTGCTACACGACCTTCAGATAGTTCTAGCTCCATCTTAATTTAAACCATTCAGCATCTTTTTTGTCTGCAAAACTAATCCAGCCACGATTGATGTCCCATCTACTATTGCGAATCGGTGAACCATATGTGTCATACAACCATAGCATAACTTCGGCAAATTCTTCACCCTGTGGACTATAGTACCATCTCCATGGGTATTGTTTAAATGGATTGTATTTGAATTCTATGTTCATGCCCACCTCAACACAAACCAAGTATGCGCCTGCTCGTCATAAAAGTCAAGATAAACGTTACGATATTTGGAAACAGTAGTACCCAGTTCATGCGGGATTGGTTCATTTTGCCATAATTGTGCGGACCAATTCATTAATTCAGTGTTGATAACATCTATACGGGCTTCAACCGTCATGCCATACTTGGATGGCTTAACACTGCCGAGAAACTTGTACCACCACATGTATGGTGATTCATTGCCATGGTCGGATATCATTACTCTAATCATAGCCACCTCAACACAAACATAGTCCACTGGTGCTCAGTGAATTCGAATACAGTAGATTGGTTGTTGTCACGATAGATACGATTGATTCCAAAGTAATCTAATGCACATTCATTGAGTCCTATATAACCATCTATAAGCCATCGCTTTTTGATTTCAGGAGTCATGTTTTGTTGAATGACATTATTGACTTTTTTCCAGGTCTCAAAAGACTCATTAGACTTGTCATATTTCGCGTTGTATCTCAATACTTTCATAGAAACCTCAAGATAAACCATTCAGCATCTTCTTTGCGCTCAAACTTGATAGCAGTGCCACTACGATGAATATGATACATTCCACCTTGATGATTCTTCAACCAAGCAACTTGATCTGCTTTCATCGCGCTCCGCCAGTCCTGACTCACAATTACATTCGTGTAATTGCTAGTATATTGAGGATAACGTTGATACTCCATTATAGCCACTTCAATAAAAACATAGTCAAGTTCGAATCTTCAAAGAATTCAATGTATCGCTTGCCATTTTCTTGGTAGATTCTACCACCGCAACCCCAAACATATTCGTCAAAGTGTTTAGGATTTCCAAAACTTAGATTAACTCGATGAATGTCATTGCTCCAATAACTCAGCGACTCGCCATCAAGGCCACACGCTCGTAGCCATGATTTGTAAATAGCAGATACTGTTTCTGGTTCTATGCGAGGTTTCATATTACGACCATCTTAACACAAATAACATATAATCTTTTTCATCACGAAAAAGAATACTAGTCTCAAACTTATGCCACCAACGTGACCAAGAGTCTGGTCGCCTATCTTGAGGGCCAAACTGTTGTTCACACCATTCATCAACTGCATCATAATCTTTAAGATTGAATGATGCACTGTACCAATTGCGACTGAATTTGTACTTTGAATCTGTTACCAAAGTGAATCTTGCACTCATGGCTTTTTTGCTTTTGAATCCTGTCATATCAAAGAAATTTCAATCGTATAAACACCATCAAGTCTTCACGTACAATATAGATAGCACGGTGACGACCACCATAGATACGCCATTGATCTGCTCTACCGTTCGCTTCGATCCAGTCACCAAACCAATAGCTACAGCTTATTCGATTCCAAACATAGCCATCATCTTCTCGGAAGCCATATTCACAACCAGGCTCAACATAATACAGTCTATCTCCATAGAGCTTGTCACGCTCAGGTGGTAGTTTACTGCGTACCCAATCTGGTGAATTAGTATCTGGTCTATATGTCATGCCCACCTCAATATAAACACCATACAATCTTCGTGCTTATTAAAAATCCATCTTTCTGGACGACTATGAATATCCATAGTTGCTTTCTGCTCTCTTTTCACCCAGTCCCAAAAGTTGTCATCGTATTCCAATCGCTTGAAATAACTAAATCGATTCCATTCTTCTGATAGATTTTTGTGAGATGGACTGATTGGTGCGTAATACTTCATGACCATAATAACAAGAAATAGGTGGCATCGCTGTCGTGATTGAATAGTAAATACATATCTTCATTGTCATCAATTCCAAACGATGCATTGTAGTTAGGTAATACTTCATCTGGCCATTTGGTTAGTCCAACTGACTCTACAAAGTTAGACCACCATTGTGGCAATCGACGCTCACCCACATCATCTGAGTGTTTATTAATGTATAATTTCATGCCCACCTCAACAAGAACCATTCAGCATCTTTTTTGTCACGAAACTTAAAGTCTCCAGTGAAGTATCGTGGGTTAGCATACCAGCGAGGGTTGTCATACTTGTCATTTCTGTGACCAAAGTTTTTCTCGCACCATGAGTATGCTTCTAATGCATTCCAATCATTTCTAGACTTCCACCTAACATCAACATGATAGGGTCGTTTCTCTGGAACAAACTTAATTTCAACTTTCATTCCCACCTCAACAAGAAAAGAGTTAAGTCTTCATCCTTTAGTAGTGTAATTGAATGCTTGTCGAATTCTTCTAGCCACCTAGCACATTCGATTTCATCTTGATATCCAGACTTGCCAAAGTTCTGAATGCACCAGCGTTTGATTTCACGACCATCAATTTCACTTGGGTCCCATTTTACTTCATGGATGTTTTTTTGGCTACCATGATAGTGCGCTGTGTTATGTGTTATTTTGCTCATGGTGTTCACTCCAAACTAATTGATACCACATGTAATCTTTTTCATCCTTGAAATAGAGATAGCCCTTATTTCTATACCATCGCATGTCTTGCCACTTACGTTGGCCTTGAGGTACGTCTTGAAACGGTCGGCCGAACACCTCTTTGCACCACTTTACTCGTGCATAGGCTTCTGGCAACTTTGCCTTGTAGTATTTCATGACCACCTCAACATAAACAGTACATAATCTCGTTCATGCTTGAACGCGAAATAGATTATATCATGACCTCCGATATCATTCAACTCCATTTTGCCCCAAACATTCTTCCAGACACAATGAACATCACATCGATAGTTCCATCTTATCTTTTCTTCGCACCAGTCTATCATGTCATGCCAGCCATGCCTGCGACCACCTGGTCCATAGTCCCATAGTGTGCTATATGCATAATGATTATAGTCTAGACAAGCATACACATATGGATAACCAGTGTAGAACTCGTCAACATCATTTGCATACGCATTAACTGCATCATCACGATTGCGTTTATACTGTGACCAAGACTCGTATCCACTCTTTTTGAGTTTACGCTCGGCTTTCCATTTGCGAATTCTTGCTTTTAACCGCAACATAGTTCAAACATTATAGCATCTTTTTCATCACGAAACCAAAACTCCATGTCTGAATGTGTAATTCTACACGTGAACTTGTCACCGGGCAATCCAAACATTTCAATTGCTGTAGCACAATGTTCGTGCCAGTCACTTACCATCCCATAGACATTGTTAAAGGGTATCTTTACACGAAAATCGTGGTCAACGTCAATACCCCCCAGCAGTGAGGATTTCTTTGATTGCTCTGACATTTTCTGGATCTCTGTGAAATTTCAATGCCCATTGTTCGGGGTTAATATAATCAAATATCAGTTTAACATGATCCTGAGTCAATGTGTCTAAAAAGTTAACACCACTGTTGCTCTGAAACAACAACCATGGAGATATCTTGCCGTTGCTAATCAACTGACAGATACGGTTGGCGTTGCCATAGCGTAGATAATCACGCGGCTGAATATTATCTTTCTCTGCCCATTCGATTGTTGTTTCTATGCTACGGTGAATAGCATCAAATGGATCTTCACTGCGTAAGTATTCAACAAGATACTTGTTGTATGTAGTATCAGTACACCAGTTGTCAATCTTGATTTGATTCTTGAGTAGCCAATCAACAAATCGACTGATATTGATAGCATTGACTCCGACGCAATACGCACCGAACTTAATGAACGCGGTGTAATACGCTGATTTAATGAATTCTTCATACGTCTTGGTTTTCTTGCTTGCTGTGTTCTTTTGATAGAACTGTAGCCATGCCTGAAAGCCAACACGGTTGCTGTGTTTGTCTTTTTCTAACCATCTGTGTTTGTATTCACAGATGTGATTGAGCATCGTTGTTTCTTTTACAAATTCACGCTTACAGAATTCACATCCATATTTCAATGGCTTGTCAATTACCGAGGTCTTTCTCATATTTCTCAATTTCTTCGTCTGTGATAACTTGATTTAGGGTTTCAATATCAGCTAACTTTAGGTTAGGAAATAGACTGGCCAATTTTGATTTTCGTTTGTGATCATGGACAAATGCTTCACTCACTGCATCGATATCGGCACTGTCTGCTTTTGGATAGATTTTTTTGTAGTAATCTTTTATGTCTTTGATCTTTGCAGGTGTTTCTAGCTTCGCAACTTTAGGGCTAATGTTGGGAATCCACTGATGGAATTGCTTACCAATACCAGGACTTGCCGCACACAACATTAGCCATTGTAGCTTAGAATGCTTCTGTACGTTCTCGTTGAACAAATATTTGTTGGCATTATACTCTGTACTCATAACATAATAGCCTTGAACTTCACTAGAAGCCTTGACTGCACTCATCCATTGAATGATCAAGTAAGGCACAAACTTCTTTTGTTGTGCTTCACTCAGTCTATCATAGTAGTCATAATCTTTGCGATCCAACGCCGCCAACACATCAAAGATATTGAGGTCTTGGTTCTCTAGTTTTTCATCGGTTGGTACAGTAGGTTTCTTAGTTGCCATAATTAAAATGCTTGGGAATAATCAACGATTTCGCAGTTTCTGCCAATCTCTTTAACAAAGTATACACATCGTGGTTTAGGACTATCATCTAGTGGCACACATAAGAATTGTCCATTCTTCAATCGAGGTGCATACCAAGTTACGTCATGATATATGTCTACAATCTCAATTGGCAAGAAACTTGGACTGAATGAACTAAGTGGATTAAATTCAAACGCATTAAAGCCACGATCATTGATACTTGTTAGTGGCAATGTTTCTAAGTCGCCATGTTCTTTCTCGCCGATCAGAATCTGCCAATCAACTGGCATCTTAATTGTAGCATCACCAATCTTAAGAACTAATGCTGGCGCACTGAATGATTCCAAAAAGATTAGAGGAATATAATGATAGTCTACGTTGGTAGGGTTTGAGTTGTCGAGAATAGCAAAACGCAAATCATCGATTTCGTCTGGTAGTGTCTCTAAGTTATAGTAAGTGTTATCTAGGGTTAAAATTCGCATTTGATTGTCTCTGGTTTAAACTCTGCCTGGGAAGTCATCTGGCAGTCTGTATACTTTCATGCCATAGTCATTGACGCCAGTTGGATTTACACCTGGCTTACGCTTTAGCTTCATGTCTTTGAATGGCAAATAGTTCACGTGATGATGCTCACGTTGGAACTTCCAGACAAGTTCTGTGTATTCAGGATATGCTTCTTGGAGCATACGACTCTTTGGTGCAGTGCCTTCTTTAGCATAGAATTCTGCTGTGTTGCCACCACCAAGAACTTGAGTACGGAGTTTATCTTGCAAGAATGCATTAAACTGCACTGTGCAGAATCCTTGAGTCAACATATCTAACGAGATAATCGTATCTTCGTTATAGCGACCACGCCAGCGGAATGGTTGACCTGCACGATCACCAGTGACCCACTTACTATCATTGCGAATCAAGTTACATGAGTAGATACGAGTGTTCTTAACAAACGGAGGCATGCTAGCATTCTGTGAGGCAAACGAACGATAGTTGGGCCCTGCCATCATGACGTTTTCATAACGATCACAGAAATCTTCCATGACACGGAAACAAGTGCCATCACCTACTTTGATTTTTAGGTTGTTGTGCAATCGCAGGAAGTTTCTAATATTATCATCCATCACCCAATGCCACTCATGACCATTTTTGATGGAATGATCCCATGCAAAATTACGTGCAGGGCCAGGACCTGTTGATCGAGTTTGTCCTAGATCGTCAAGTAGTTCATACGTGAGTTTGTAGTTTAGATCCATCTCAAGTACGGTAGCACATGATGTTAGACCTGTTTCTTTTTCCCACAATGCAATATGTTCTCGGTACATGTCACACTCTTGTGGCTCTACGACAAGATAATGTGGCACTTTCATAAACTCAAGTGCTTTACTTGTCAATCGACTATCAGCACGACCCTTTGTTGGAATGTACAGAGGATACTTAGGCTGTGCCATCTTCTTCCTTGCCTTCTTGTGGTGCTGTGTTTTCGTCAAAGTAGAACAAGTCAAACACTTTATTAGTTGGACGTGGTGGGTACCAAACTGATTTTGTTTTCGGTGTCAGTGTCTGTCCGATTGCTCTAGCAAACGCATCTACGCCAGCTTGATCATCGAATGAAATGATAATCTGTCTGAATGCACCATTATCTGGTTGATTGAACCCTGGCATGCCGCGCCATTCTGTTTCATATTCATCGGCATCGTCGAATTCAAAGATATCAGACATTACTTTTTTCTTTGCCATATATTTCTCCTATTAGTTACATTCTATTACATTAATACTAAATTATCAATGTTTTCGGCTATCACTTGTATTTCATTTTCTCAACGTCAAACGGATAATTGGCTTCTTTGTAGTATGCTTTGCGTTGGGTCAAGTGGCGCTTGGCAAACTTACATGAGCTAGTGATATCCCAAATTTGAACAAAGTCTTTGTCGTCAGCTTTACGAATGCCACGACCTATTGACTGAATAACTCGGACAAACGACTTGCCAGGCTCCAACAGAACCAGGTTAAAGATGCGAGGTATATTAATACCAACAGCGGCCACGCCATACGTAGCGATAAAAACTTTGTTAGTAGCTGTTGCAAAATCTTCATACTCTTCCCGTCTATCATCAATCTTTGTATTACCTGAAACGAACACAACATCAGGTGCATCCTTGAGTAAACTAAATATATCACTTAGTCTACGTTGCAATTCATTGCCAGCACTGATACGATCAACTAGAATTAGGGTGTTACCAGTCTCTTTAATCTTTGAGACCAATTCAGAGATAGCATCCAATCGCTGTCCATTTTCTGTGAGATACTTCAACTCACTCTGGTAGTTGCTAAATTCAACACCGTCTTGTAGCTGTACAATGTTTACGTGGCACTGTGCTAGAACACCCTTGTCTTGTAATTCACTTGCACTTAGCTTGCCGATAACTGGACCAATTGATACGAATAAGGATTGTGATTCGAACTTTTCTTTTGGAATAGTACCAGTCAGGCCCCAGCGAATTGGCACATGAGCAAATGGACCAGTCATCAATGCTTTCAATGCATCAGCTTTTGCCATGTGAACTTCGTCAACCATGACACAAACGACACCTTCAATGAATTCACCGATTGGCACTTCTGCTTCACCTGCTTTGGTGTTCTTCATCATGTTGTTTAATGATTGCCATGTGCAGATGGTATGAGTTTTGCCATGCTCTTTGCGATCACCAAAGTAAACACCAACGTCTAGCCCTAGGTTGATATAGTCAGCTTCTGTTTGACGCACTAGGTCTTTGTTAGGGACGATAACAATGCTTCGACCATAGTTCTCTACACTCAAGGAAAGGGCCGCAGTGGTGAGCGTTTTGCCTGCTCCTGTAGCTACTTCCTGAATAGACTGTGGATTAGCTAAGAAATTGTTGATAATTTCAATTTGATAATCACGTAAGACAACTGGCTTTCCCGCCATCACGTGTTTTGCTGGCCAAAGTTTGTGCTTGAATGTTTCTTCGGTAACTTTTTCAAACTCGAACGTTGTTTTGTAGTCTCGTAAGTCTACTAATTCAATGTCATAGTTTGCATTGTCTAATACTGGAAGAATCTCTGGTAGTAAGTTGATATAACTGCTACCGCCTAAACTGAAATAACTTACTTTACCGTTCCATCTGCCTAACCTGACACTTGGTAGATAACGAGCACCTGGAACACTATATTCAAATAGCTTCATCAGAGTTTTTCGCTCTGTTAGGTCTAGGCCTTCAATCTTTACGTTTACTTCATCTTTGATTATTAGTTTACACTGTTTCATTTAATATGGATAGGTTCGGAATTTCTAACGTTGATAATCTTGGACACCTTGTGTGGTTCATGTCCGTTATCAAAGCTAGGTCGCAATTTAATCAGTACAGGGAATTTGTATGATGTTGCCGGCGTCATTTTTTTATTAAAGCCACTTAATTCATAATGTGGCATATTGGCTTCTTTAAGTCCTCGCATTAGGGCAGATCGATATGGCGTCAAGCCAGCACCGCCAGAGATATAAACCATGTCACACTCTAATTCTTGTAACCATGGTATGATATTTATGATGGCATTTGCCTCTTGTGTGAATACAATAGAGCCTGCGAATTCAAGTCTCTTGTCATCGCCGTATACTTCCTTAGAAGACTCGATACCAAATTCTGCAAACTTGTTCAAGGATTCCATTGTTAGTTCAAGTGGAATATCTTTAGTAAGTTCGTCGATAATTGGATTAGTTGACGCAATCATTAGATTGCCGTTAATCAGCTTTAAGGTAGGGTCCCAATTAGTACACGTTGCATATGGATGCAAGTCATCTATCAGCTTATGAGTGACTGGACAAAGACGAACATCTTTGTAAATCTTTGATGCAGTATTAAGCAATAATTGCAATGCATAAGGACTGAATAGAGATTCATACCGTCTGTTTTCGGCATGCCAAGTGAACGTATTGTTTTCTTGCTTTCTGAATTCAGTGACAAATGTTCGATTAAATGGACATTTAAACGTAAGCAAGTTATCGATGATTTCAATGTGCCCATTGGTATACTCTGGCAATGACTCAACAACCGGCATTGTCCATGGCAGATTAATCAAAGTCTCTGCATTTAGTTCATGCTTACTTAGCTGTCTAGCGTATTTGTAAATCAGCTTATAGAATAATTCAACTTGATTAGTTGTTACTCTTTTGATCGTAGATAGGCTAGATATGAATTTTTCATCATATCTACTTAAGCTAATCTCGCCGTTATTCATAAATTGAATAACTTGTTCTGCTGTTTTTAATTCTATCATTCTGTCATTATGACAGATACAGATACTTTATGCAACAAAATAGGTAAAAAGGAAGACCGAAGTCTTCCTTTATTAGTTTACCATGACGATCTGTTATAGTCGCCCTTAAGTGGATCAGATGGAACCCAATCACTTGGAATGTCTGCTTCGGTTACACCTTGTGGCAATCCCTTGCCACCAAGTTGACGCCAAATATATAGACGTTCAGCATTCTCTTCCTGAATCCATTGATCCTTACGTAGTGCTTCGTACATCACGGGGAAGTCAGCGGCCCAAATCTTAACATCGTAGCTATAACTCTTAAAATCAGTGCCACCTCCACCACCGCCACTACCGGTGTTGATAGTAGTGTTCTCAAAGTAAGCACTGCCCCAACCATCGTACATGTATGGGTCTTTCTTGTGCTTGCTCATTGGAGGCTTAACTTTGATGTTGATGCGACCAGTCCAGCCAGGGTATCCAGTTGGCTTACCTTTGTTGTAGTCAGCACGAGTGTCAAAGTTTTGTACACCTTTACGAGGGCTACTGTGACTGTTACTCAAGTCTTCTTTAAAGAACAGGTTACTAATCTCAATATCATGATATTCGTGAAACGGAGCAGAGTCTGTCTTGTTGGTGCGAGTCCATCGATAGAAGTCATGTTGTGCTCCGTTGGCCCAGAACCACTTCCAGTTGTCCTTGATAAACTGATTCAATTCAGCAAGACTTTTGACTTGGCCCATCTTAGCGAGAAATACTTCTCGCTCGGCTTCCATCTTTGCTACTTTCTTTTCAGCACGACGACCAGCGGCGAGTTTACGCAAGTGTGCTTGATACTTCTTTTTGTCTTCAAAGATTTTGCCGTCAGCGTCTGACTTATAGGCTTGGATGATACTCATTCTTCAACTCCGAAATGTTTTAAGATTCGCTTTACCTTATAACCAGCTACTTCTATTTCATTTTCAACAAACTCGGCACATTCCCGGACAATCAATTCGGCAAACTTATCTTCGAATGCTCGTAGATAAGTATTGTCCATCATAGCCGCTTGCTCGTGGGCGTATTCACGAGCCTGACTGCCAAGTTGTTTAATTCGTTCGTTCATCATTCAACTCCGAAATGTTCAGTAATCACATCATACATACACCGTATCTCAGTTTCAGTATTCTCAGCACGATTAGCAATTATGGCACATTCTTTAACAAGCAACTCGGCGAACTTTGTATCACGGTCTTGTTGAAACTTGCGAGGATTTGCAGGACGACCATACGAATCTTCTTCAGGATTCATCTTGTAAGCATAGTTGTCAGCTTGTATCGCAAGTTGTTTAATTCGTTCGTTCATCAGTAGCTCCAATTATGTTGTCGATGAACGAATTATACATCCAAACCCATTTAGTGTCAATTACTCACGCATACAAGTTGCACGTGCAAGCATACGCCAGTTGCTACTAATCTTTACTAGATCAGCAATCTTCAAACACATACGCAGAGAAATTTCACGCAGTTTTTCATGATTGTCCCATATGAAATTCATGATTTCATCCGTCTGTAATTCATCAAACTCATAGTCAGCAAACAGACCACCAGGAGCGTCACGATGCACTTGCTTGATGCGAAGCATCTTATCACGTTCAGTATTGACAGTCAGATCAAGAAAGTGACAACGAGACTGTAGAGCATCCAAGTGAGGCTGAATCTTGCTTGCTCGGCGATTGTCGAACGTCTTATTAGTGATAAAGATAATCGATCCGTTAAAGTCAAACGTGTTAGGAATGCCTTCGTCTTTAAGAATGCGAGAATCTTTGTTCCACGAGATACGACGAGTTTTGCCACTATCCAGCGCACCCTTCAGAATATTGATAGCGTCTTGGTCTTCCCAGATATCACAATCGTCAAATATCAAAACGTTTTTCTTATCATTGTATTGGTGTAGCTTCACAAACAGACCAATACCGGACATTGCACCTTTGACAATTTCAAAGCGAGGCTTATCACCTGTCACTGCATTGAATAAGGATGCTTTTTCCATTTGCGTGGTGACACCATGCGACTTGCCAATACCTGCAGGACCAGTAACGATCATGGCACGAATGTCACCAGCAATACATGCTTTGGACATTTCATCGAGTACACCAAAACGACTAGCAATACGATCCATTGCATCATCATCAGATTCTTCTTCAATGATATCTTCTTCAACTGATTCATGACCAGAGAGATATTCGATTTGATGTTGATCGACCACTTTGATACGCAGGGTGTCGGGAAAGCCTGGAAACTGACCAGTGTTCTCAACAGTCACAAACCCACAACGAGTGCCATAGCGATAGCCTTTAATCAGATTGAATACAATTCCTTTGACGGGATAATGACGATAGAAACCAGATTTAATTCGAACTACACTAGACATTCAGATTCCAAATAAAATAAAAAAGCGATTATACGACAGCTATCGGCCAGTGTCAATCGTAAATTGCACAATCAAGTTTGTTAACATCAGCAAGTGATGCACGAAAACGAATACTCTTGCCACCAGGAGGATTACGCCACAGTAGTTTCAACGAACTCGCATCTGCTGATCCTTTGCGGATGTAGACCTGTTCAATCTTCATCCAAGCGCCAGCTGGCATAACAAATCTGTCAACAACCTTTTGCTTATTGACGTAATACTGTAGATTGACATTCATATGCTTGAGCATTTGAATATTATCATAGTCATGAAGAATATCAATTGGCCAATCACTAGTCAATTCAAGATGTTGACCAACGTTAGGGATACAGATTTGCATAGTTACTCCTTATGCGATTACAACAACACGTTCAAACTTGTCATCAAACATGCCTTGACCTTGTGCTACTGTACGAAATGTTTTGTTGAATTCAGTGATTTCTTCGGCAATACCAGAGAACACTTGTTTGATTGTATCACAGGAAATGAAGTCGCCATCAACGTTAGTGACTTTACCTACCATGTAGCAATTAAGATTGCCAGGGAAGTCAAAAGATTTGATGATAGAACCAATTTGAACTTTAGACATGTCATACTCCGTTGTGTTTGAATATGACATATTATAAACCAGAAACTGATTTACTGTCAAACAAAAAAGCCCCCGAAGGGGCTTTTTTAGAATGCAGACAAGTAATCGTATTGCTTGCTCTTGACCTTAGTCAGAATCAAGCGAGTACCCTTGTCTTCGAACACAAACTTGCCAATCTGTGCATCAACAGAGACCAATGCGTTAGCATTGAAGTGGCAGTTTTCCCAGTCGCAAGAATCGTCATCTGGATCCATATCAAAAGATACTTCCAGACCCTTAGGTTGCAATGGGTTACCGTCAAAGATAGATGGGTGAATATCGCCCTTGACTTCCTGGCCATTGTGAATAACCTGAACGTCATACTTAGAACCACCGTCAAACTCAGGTTTAGCATTCAGCATACGCAGTGCTTCCTGTGGAGATTCGTTGTAACGATTCATTTCTTCGACCAATGCTTTCAGCATGTCAAAGTTGAATTCAGCGAACAAGCTAGAGATATTGACGATACGGTCAATATGAGTAGTATCGTTCAAGGCATCTTCGCAGTATTCACGAATGAACGTAGAATCCAAACCTTTGAAGTCCAACATGTAGAAGATACGACCAGGACGATTACGCATGTGATAGTCAACACGGTACTTGTCGTTGGTAGTAATCAAGAACAGTTTCTTAGAAGGGAACACGCCATCCAACAGAGTCAGAATCTTTTCTTGGTCATCACGATCATAGACCTTCTCGAATTCATCAAACAAGATCACACATGGTTGATCAATAGACTGGATGAATGTGTTGAAGTTTTCACCGCACAGAGGCTGATTGATAACGATTGTGGGAACGTTATGTTGTTTTGCCAACTGAGTAGCAATGTTCTTAGTCAACAGAGTTTTGCCAGAACCTTTTTCGCCAGTCAACATAACACCAGTCGCCGCAGGACGTTTCATGAATGTTTGCATGATGCGATCAGTGTTCTTGAGACAATCACCATAGACCTTAGAAGGAATGGAGAAGTCTTCGATATGTTCAAGGTACATATCGCCCATTGGGGGAACTTTGATTGTGTAGTTACCAGCAGGCAACAGATCACGAATGTCCATCGCTTCGTTAGAAGCTACTCGGTATGTATTGCCATTTTTAAAAAAACGTGCCATGTTTGTCTTTCAATAAGTTTAATGAAAATTGATTGTATGTGTGAATGATTTAAATGTCAACTCAAAGAAATGGGCAAAATGCCCAATTTCTTATTTGTTGCTGTTGGCGCGAACAGTTTCGAAGTCAATTTCTTTGACCAATTTGCCGTCGCGGTATACTTCTTCGAGTACCTCAGTCCAGCCGCCGATGCCTTTGTCAGTCCAGCCAGTTGGAGCATTCACGCTTGTAGCGTATTCACCACCACTATTAGTCCACAGAGTCACACGACCTTTCTTACTAGTTTTGCCACTATCAGTGATTGGATCTTTGAATACATCGACCCACTCACCATCAATGCAAGCACTTGAACACTTCATAGCCCATTTCTGAGTGTCGCGGTCAAGTTGTTGCAATAAGGCACCACCCATGCCGAATGCAAGGTTGTCAGCACTATAGCCACCAAGATCAACAACAGTACGGAAGATTGTTTGGATGCTCAACTGATTGATACCATCACCCCAGATCACACGAACGTTGTTCAAGACTTTGTAGCCTTTGTCATTAGTTGTATACCCGAACTTTTCGCTCAAGATACGCAACATTTTTGGCAACACTTCTGCTGGATCACCACTATCAGGACGAATCACGACAGTAGCACCCGAATCAACAACTTGTTGTTTCAATTCGCCACTACCCCACATTTCACATGCTTTGTAGATATCGTAACTGTCAGATACCACAGCGAGAATTGCACCAGGGATACCAAATTGACGAACCATGTTGCTATATGCTTTTACTTCGTTGTCTCGTCCCCAACTAGTAACTGTACTGTGCTCCGCGGCAGGGATAGAGAAGCCCGCAACCCCAGCGTTATAAAATTCCCGAGCATACAGAACACCAGAAATAGTATCGCTACCCATGAAGTTAACCAAGTGTGCCGCACCTCCGATAGCCGCTGATTCAAGGCTAGACACACCACGAGCACCGAAATCGTGCAACTTAAAGCTAATTGTAGTAGGGTCACCTGATTTCTCCAAGTAAGATTGAATGATTGTCTTGATGGTCTTGCTTTGTGTAGCAACTGTGGTAGGATACCAGATTGCGCGAAGCAAGGCAGTTTCGAGCCAAGTTGTCAACCAATACGCATTCGGATCAGTATTTTCAATTGTTGCCAGAACATTTTTAACAGGCACAACTGTGCCTTCAGGAACAGCACGAATAACGACGGGAAGGTAACCACCGTGTGCTGATAGAATGTATTCCCATCCTTCTCGGTTGAAGGGCTCTCCGTGAGCAGTAAGGATCTCATCTGCAATATCAATGTCGGCTTGAGTGATAGGGTCAAGTAAGTATTCCTTAATAAAGGCTTGCAGTCCGAAGAAGACTGTTTCATTGTATTTGCCACCGCGGGCTTCAATGTAGCTGAATACACCTGTAGTGCCAGCTGGATATTGTTTGAACATGCTAACTTTGTAGCTGTCTGTGTTCAACAGAATGTTTTTTGCGAGTTTCATTTTAAAGTTCCTTTAAAGTTAAATTGCCTAAAGTCTATCTCTAGGACTTGTCACAAGTATAACACAACAGAATTATTGAGTCAACTGATTCCTCACGAATTCGGCAACTTCTTCTAAAGTTTTTGCCGTTTCGAGTCCACAACGCTTGCTCATGATATCAATATTGCCTTTGCGCCAGAATCCTTCTGGACAACAAACTACAACATCAACACATGGCATTGCCGCTACGTATCCCAATTCCATTAGTGTAATTGGACTTTTTGTATTTGGATCAAAATAAAACACAACAATGTGTGCATCTTCTAATCCGTGTAATTCCCAATTTACTTGTTCATTGAATTGTGGATTGTCAATAGATTGTACCCATGATGAATCCCAATCATCACGCCGAGGATTCACTAGAATACAATCAGTGTCTTCTAAAAGTTTTGCCAAACGCTCTTGCCATTGTTCAGCAACTCCCATTTCAATTGAGCCAGCAAGAAACACACGAATGCCATCCTCTGGCACTTGCTCTGGTGCTTTAATCATACGCATAGATTCCACTCCTTAGGTGTGTGTACTTTCTGCAAGCCACAGCCTACAGATGGCTTTACATGCTCAGGATGATCTTTCATCCAATCTTGCACATACCACAATTGACCGCAACCGCCACCAATTGTATCTTGTCCTGCAGGGTCGAATACTCTGACATTATAACCTTGTTCAACGAGTTTGTTGCCAAAGTCAATTGCCAAGTCACGTTGCTTATTGTTAGTTGCAACTGCATGGCTATCACGTTCACAAATCACGGACACCGTTGCTTCCCAGATTTCTGGTTTAAACAATGCATTGATACGTTGTACGTCTGCATCAGTGTTATTGCCTTCATGAGCGCAATAGTTAAAGTATGGCTTACGACCAGTGTCTAAGAACCATTGTGTGCCAATGTCGGCAATCTCTTTTAGATTGAGTTTCTTATCGAATGGAATAAGTTTATCACGAGCCTCGTCGGTAGATTCGTGAATACTAAACTGCAACCCAACAGTAGGGATACGAACACTCATGTTACGAATCCAAACATAACTAACCTTAGGACCACTGGAGCTAATCAGCAGTGCGGCGTTAGGGTACTTCGCATAAAGAGTTTCAAATGCTTGCTCCAAATTCTTATTCAGTGCAGGCTCACCCATGCTCATTACCATGATTTGCAACTTGCCAATCTTAGCTGGATCCAGTCCGTCTATTTGCGTGTCAAGAATGTACTCAGCTTGTCCCACAATTTCATCAGCGGTGAGATTACGAACGTAGTAATCACCTGTACCACAGAAACGACAGCCCATAGGACAACCACACATGGTACTAATGCAAAGAACAGTGCGTTCACTATAAGTTGGGTACCGATATAGTACAGATTCGACCGCGATATCATCTTTCTCGAAAACATACTTCTTAACATGTTCTTTTTCATCTTCAAAAATTCCAATTTTATCCCACATATTAACCTCCAAACTCTACCAAAGTTACAGTGCCACCTTTACTTGCGACACCATGAGCAAAGGCTTCAATCATTCCAATGATAGTTTCCTTGTCACCGCCTGCAAGACCCATGCCAATGTAAGGCAATCCGATACGCTTGTCACCATATTCATGAATGAGTTTCTGCAAAATCAATTCAAATGCAACATACTCAAACACATCAAAACCACGAGACACACTGTATTGTGTATAGGCGTTGATAATGGTGAATCTCTTCGGATCACCAAATTGAAACTTATTGTTTCTTGAATAGGTGACAGTATCAAAGTAATCTCCGGCTTCGCTTTCTGTCCATGTGCCAAGCTTCATGTAGTCACCTCGTTTAGTCTCATTGTCAATTTGAGCCGCATAAGGATAACGTTCTGCAATCTCTCGGGCAATGCCACCACCCATTGCGTTAAAGCAATTACAGCCCTGAACGACAATATCGAACTCGCCTGCTTCTGCTAGGTCGAGTAGATTACCTTTTGTATGTTTAAGCATTTTCTTTTTCCATTTCTGTTACAATAGCTTCGGCTTCTTGTAAGCCACGTTCCCAACGTGCCATCATGTCACGAAAGGCTTTGATATTTTCACGATTATGAAAAGTATCACCACTAAAGATAGTAGCGTCAATATCATCCATTGGGCCATCTTCTAATCGTTTGTATTGTTGTGTAGTCATATCAATACCCCTTTACTGAAACTTTATCACCACATGGTGGACAAACGATGTGATAGTATGTGTCACTACCGCCACCGTAATCCCTGTGAACTTCTTTTTTAATATCTGCGGGTACATATTCCAATGTAGCTCCACAGTTTCTGCAAATCACTTCCTTGACAACACTTGGATGTGGTTCTGTTTTAACAACTCGTACCATATTACAACTCCACTCGCTCAAAGTAAATCTTTTCATAGCCGAATGGGCTTGTTTCACGGCGTTCAATTTGCAGATACAGTCTGGTTGGAGTATCTTCCAACACATGATGCACAATAATCTGATCCATTGTAGCGTTAAACACCCTGATTCTAACTTGTTCAGCTAGAAAGAGTTGTTGACTACGCTTGGGTTGGTAGTTGCTCTTGTGCATATTATGCTCCAACTGCCCACATGACCATATCGTAGTGATCTTCGAAACATTCTTCCGACTTGACCTCTGCGATAGGAACCCAACGTGCTTTTTCAGCGTCATCACTGCCTTTTACTTTAGGCAGTTCACCATCAGGCAACACAATCTTGAAACAGTGTGTGATGATACGACCACGGGGTGAACGATCAACTGCATCAAACACACGATTGTCAACAATGTTACCACGCAACACTGGTGCAGGAACTTTGATCATGGTTTCTTCACGCAGTTCACGAATGGCGGCATCTTCTACTGACTTGTCAGTGTATGCATTGACATAGCCACCTGGCAGTGCCCACAGACCTTTGCCTGGTTCACTACGGCGCTTAATCATCAGTACGTGACCACTCTGAATCACTACAGCATCGGCAGTAGAGAAGATTGGAGGGTAAGGCAAACTAGAGTATTGCTTTTTGTATGTTTCAACAAACTCACGTTCACGAATGATTTGCTCGTACTCAGGTGTGTCTTTGAATGTGGTCAAGAAATCAAATGTAGTTTCAGGCACAACACCACGAATGAATTTCATGTTGCAATCACGCTTGAAATACAAGTCACGAATGTTCACAGCACTGAGTGGTTCGATTTCTTCCACATCAACGTATTCCCATTGAGGAAACATATCCAAGTAGAAACTACTTTCGTCTTTCTTGTGGCCGATGACGGCAGTCTTTGTGCCGAGGATGCGATACTTACTAACAATGCCTTGCACACGCACTGCCCATGCTTGATCATTGTAGATAGTGTCAATGTTTTCTTCAACATGCACTCTCATAGCCAAGCCACTGGTTGCAGACTTGATCATTCTTGCACGTTCATCGCTTGTGAACGGGTTTTTGTAAGTGCGAGGTTGTGCGGCTGAACCAGTGATTATGATCAGTTGGTCAGTTAAGGCAGTTGCACGTTTGATAATCTCAAGGTGAGCATTGTGCAGGGGTTGAAAACGTCCGATGAGGACTAGGGTTCCGTATTCTTTTGACATAGAAAAATCCTTTCTAGTTATATGTCGCTTGCGTCTATCGCTTGCTATGGTTCTATTATAGTGCCATTCCTATTAAAGGTCAAGCAATATTCCTTCGTTTGGCTCTTTTGATTTGAGTATTCTGACTCATTTTCTGATAAGCCACATTGTCCTTGACACTATCAAGGTATTCTTTTGGTGGGGGAATAATTCCCTTCTTGCCTGTTTTAGGGTCAATCAGTACCCAACGATTGTTGATAACTTGTGGGTATGCCTTGGCTTCTGCAAACAGGGTGAGTTGGCGATATTCTGCTTCGGCAATCATCACATCAAGAGTGGACAGTGGATATGAGTCTTTGTTATCACTGACCCAATTGATGACATTGACCAGATGGCCAATTGTCATGTCCTTAATCTTCACGCTTCGACCGTCAGCGGAATACCATAGTTGTTCACGATTGTGCATTAATAACCTCGCACCAGTTTGTACATTTCAAGTGCTTTGTCAACTGCAATGCCTTCTTTGTTGCAGATATGCATCAGGTTGCGGGCTTTCTTCATATACTCGCCGTGTGCATGACCAGACCAGTCGTCTTTTTTGTTTTTGAATTCATAGAACCAGCCACAGCCATCGGTGTGATTCCATGTGCAAAGCATTCCATGTAGGGATTTGGCGAGTTGTTCTTCTGGCGAATCAAGTTTAGCCAGTTCAAGTTTTGCCTCGAGGTCGGCTATCTCTTGTTTACGTTGTTTGATTTCGTCTTCGATTTCAAAGACTGTGATTACTTTTGACATTCTAAAGCTCCTTTAGAAGAATTGTCTGCTCGGCGTCTATCGCTCTGCTTCTTTATTTATCTGTAGTGTATCAAACTAGAGATTTATTGTCAAGCCTTTAACATGAAAAATGAGGCTTCGTTACCCAGAATTTCTTCGGCAGTTTCCTCAATCTCAACTGTTTTTGTGATTCTGAATTTCACATCATGCAGTCGGTTCATGCCAATTCTTTCCATGTCTTTCTTGACACGGTCACGTGCTTCCTCAATAGTCTTGCCACCAGGACCTACACCACTCATTATCCAATGATCATCGGAGTAAGAGAACTTTCGCAATGAAAGAGTTTCCACTGTGTAGTATGTGCGAGATTTAGACATATTGATCCTTAGTGAAAACTATCGTAAGCCATTTCATTGACAACATCTTGATATTTCTCATTGAGAATCTCCATATCTTCTTCATCTAGTGGTTCACCAGTATCTGCAAATTCAGCATAGCTAAAGTATGCATCACAGAAGTCTGGATAGTCTCGGCTATCCACACCATCTACCTCAACGCTATCGACGACACGACCATGTAGTTCCATTTTATTTCCTTAGACCGACAGTTCGCCCTTGTAGATACGACCACGAGAAACCATATCTTCGATCAATGCATTCTTCTTCTCAATTGCATCTTTACGTGAACTGGTATGGTGTACCACTGAAAAACGACGACCGTCTTTCTTGTATTCAATTTCATGCTTAGTCAACACATCCCAATGTGCATCGATATGAGTGGTCTTGCGATATGATGCAGAGAATTCATCACCATTTTCCCAGATTGCGACAATGTAGTTGCCGTATTGATCCAGGATAGTGCCCTTTGCTTTGGCTTTCTTTACAACAGGCTTCAATGCTTGGCGATGTGCTTGCATCTTTTCAATGGTGTTTGCCACTTCGTAGCCTGTAAAATACTTTGCGAGGAATTCACCCACTGGCATAGTGGTGCGATCTGCGAGAAACTTGCCATCGGAGCTAGCGGCAACTGACTTAACCGTATCGTATTCAACGTCAATGAAATCAGAGATTTGCAGTGAGAGTGCAGTCAGTGATTTGGTCATGTCGATGTTCATTTTCTATCTCCAAATGTGTTGTTGATGGATGAATTATATACCCAAACCCATTATTTGTCAAGTTTGGATTGAATTTCCATGTAAAAAGTGTGATATTTTGCCATACGTGCGATATCTTTTTCAGTGACACCCTTCAAACGGCGAATATCTGTGTTGTGTCGCAAGTCTGCCAGCTTTACTCGCATAGCATCCTCATTAGAGAACACGCCTTCTTTGTATTCGTCGTATGTTTGACCAGGTTGCTTAGTAAGTCTCCAGATGCCATTGATAATGCGCTCAGTCATGCCAGCATCACGCAAGTCTTTGTAGGTTACATCAGTGTCTTCAATTACGTCATGACCAAGAGCCATGCACATGAGTTCTTCATCGTCTGACTTCAAGTAGTGCATGACTTTAAGTGGATGGAGAATGTAGGGATTTCCACCCTTATCGAATTGACCATGATGTGCATTGGTCACGATGACCAACATCTTGTCTAGCATTTCACCTTTTTTCATTTTGTGTTCCTTTGTCATATGTCCATTATACTCGATTATTTATTTTCTGTCAAACAAAAAAAAGGGACCGAAGTCCCTTTTTTTATCTACCTGTCAATTAGTTCTTAGGTTGTGGCCAAGAACCACCGACAATCTTTTGTGCCTGTGCCCGCTTTGCGGCACGTGCGGCACGTTTACGAATCGCATTTGGAGTCATGCTCAGAGGACGCCCATTTGCATCGTATTCTTGACCGGCAACATCTTCGAACACATCATCAACGAATTCTTCCGAGAAATCAAAATCAACTTCGACTTCATCAAAGAATTCATAGCGATACATTTCAGGAGTACCATCGATTTTATGGGTATTACCCTTATCGTAGCCTTCTGAATACTTCTTGCCAGAGCCATTGTATGGGTTACCATGGTAACCATCACTATAGCCTTGATAGAAGTCAGTAGCGCCAATCTTAGGCTCTGGAACATAGATAGAGTTTGCAGTAGTTTGCACTGGCTTGTCAAACTCAACCGCGTCATCAGGGTTGTTACCGATTTCACCGATAACTTCGTAACGACATGCACGACCCTTAGAGTTGTTGTAGTCACTAGGAATAGAAACCACATCAGCAGGGTTGATCTTCAAGATCACAACACGGCTATCACTACCACCGAAGTGTTGCAAATAGCTTTCGCTACAGAAGTGCAGACCAGTGGAGCAAGTTTGATCCTTGTTGTCGTCAACTTCGTTACGTGCCATTTCGACAATCTTGCCAACAGAGTTATCCATTGTGCCAGAGTGAATGTCCTTGTAATCACGACGGATTTTCTTGTATGCCAAGAAGTGACCATCAGGAGTGATAGGCAAGCTATTCTTTTCCAAGAAGCCATACAGTTCATCAACTGCACGTTTGCTTGGGTTAGTCATCAAGTTTTCCATGAAGCTAACCAGTGGCTCGATAGGGAAACCATCTTGCAACATTGCAATCATGCGGGTAGACAATGCGTTGTGCATTTCTTTGCCCTTCCAGAACAAGGTTTCACCCTTGACTGAAACATGACCTTGACCGTAATTCAATACGACCTTGACAGGCTCAATGATGTTCTTTACCAAATCCCAATCTTGGGCTTTGATAGCTTCCAGCACTTTGTTATAAGTGATGTGAGACTTAGAGATTGTGTGTGGCTTGTTGCCAATCACGACGGTAATGTTATTACCTTGGACGATAAACGGATAGCTCATTTTAAACACCTTTCTGTGTGTCAATCAAATTAATATACTCGGCTACATCAGCACCTTCGGTACTGTACTTACTGAGACTCTTAATCAGCGGGTAACGCTTTTTAAGTTCCTCAACTTCTTTAGTGTACTGTTCGATCAGTGCTTTAGGGTCAACGTTAGTTTTTGTGTTGACAGTATAGCATCGGCACAGGTACTCCAAAGCAGAACGGACAGATTCATCAGCAACTTTAACGTCTTTGAAAACGTTGTACAACTTAATGTACGGACTGTTGCTATCAGTCACGTGTTTAACAGCATTATACTGATAGATTTCGCTAAAGTCAATAGCTTTCTTAACCAAACCCATCACATCGCTGTTACCCAACTTAGACAATTCATCTTTGATGAACACATCCAAGTTGATCCAGTTCTTTTGCAACTTAACCCATTCTTGATCTGCCTTACGCACACCGTAAATGGTTTCATTAAAGATGCCAGCTTGCTTAACGTGACGAGCCAAAGACTTAGCATCTTCAACGACACCAGTACACTGATAGCCACTCAGAGGCAAGTAGTAATACTTTTTCTTATTGTCGAACGTATCAGCTTTGCCAGCATCGCGCCACACTGTTTCAGTGCGACGAGACCAGTAGCCACCACGAGTGGTTTCTTCCAAGCACATGATAGTCACGTTCTTGCCCATGCCACTTGCACGTTCAACTTCGTCCAACTCGCTGGCCTTCATTAGACGATTAGCTGGAGGATTCATCAATTCTTTGTAGAATTTATCCAGCTTGACATCCTTAGTCTTGTCAGCGGCTTCAATGATGTAAACGGCAGAAGTATAGTTAGAGAACGAGTTGTTCTTCCAGTGTGCTTTAGCACGTTCAGATGCACCAATCTTAGTGTCGTTAAACACAAAGTAAGTGTCTTCGCTAACACGAATCTGCCATTCTTCAACATATGTATTTGTGATGTTGGTAGAAGGACCAGAAGCAACGTAGCTACCGTTCACTTTGAGATTCGAACAGGTTGCAACACCGCGAGACTTAGAAAAACCACGCAACACAATGTTGTACTTAGATGCCAAGGTCTTGACATTAAACTTGAATTGCTTCAACGCATCATAACGATGTGTAGAAACGTCCAACAGAGGAAACTTGGTGTCAGTCACGTACTTGTTAACTGCGGCTTGCCACAGTGGTTCATCTTTACGCTTGTACAGGTAGATCGCACGTTCCCACAAGTTTTCAATCTTGTTGGCTTCTTCTGCAATATGCACAGACAGTTGAGCATTCAATGCTTGCAATTTAGCCTTGATTGCGTTGATGGTTTGAGGAATGTAGCTCAGGCCTTCACGTGATGCTTGGAAGTCAAGTTCACCGATGCCGAATTCCATAACCAGACCACAGTTCAACATGGCAGACAAGTCACCAAGAGTCTTGTCAGTGTGAGGAATTTCGATAGGGTACGAAATGTTGCCCATGATAGCGTAGCTGTGATAGCCACGATCAGTGGTATGCACACCAGGAATGATATCCCGCTCGATATACGTTGGATCAGTGAATTCAAAGTTTGCATCGCCTGAAATCACAGGACGTTGCTTGAAAAACTTGTAAACACTACGTGCTTCTTGACGGAACTTTTCAAAGTCGTAACGTTCTTCAACTGCAAAACGAACTTCAACACCAGCTGGATCACTTGTCTGTTCTTCCATCATTTTTGCGATAGACGGGACACCTGCTTCGTTAATGAAGGCTGTGTAAACACCCTTAACGCCGTCTTTAATCGCTGTAACGGTGAAGTTGTCGGTGTAAGAAAAGGGCGACTTGGATCCCAGACCAAGCGCACCGATGAATTCGTTGGACGCTGTTTTAGTACTTTCAAAGTAAGTGGTGTAGATTTGGGTGACTTGTTCATGTGAAAGACCTGTGCCATAGTCGCGGATAGAGAACCAGGGTTCGAGAGCATTAGGCAGATGAACATCAAACGGAGTGTCCATGTTCTTAGCGGCAACATGCGAGTCAATTGCGTTGCAAGACAATTCGCGGATGATTGCACGAACCTTGTTAGCGTACAGACCGCTAGACAAGATCGAGAATGCTTTTGCACTGTTGCGAATGCGGAACTCGCCAATCTCGCCGACGTTGGACATGATTGCTTCGTTCTGAGGAGTGTTTGACAGAATCATTTGATTTCCTGTGTGTGTTAAAGAATGAATGTATTATATGACTAAACTTATTTGTTGTCAACCGTTTTAGACGATGTGATTTTAAAATTAATCGAGGCGAGAACCTGCGTAGGCATTCAGGCCAAGTTTATCACGGAGAACAGTAGCATATGCATGAGCACCTGCTTCGAGAATATCAACACATTGTACATGTGCTTGAGAGGGGTTCCAAAGTTGCAGAGCACCGTTCCATGCTTTACTAAAGCCAGCGGCGGCCAGTGCTTTGCCCATTTTAGAGTTACTGCGAACACCACGAACGTCAACCCATGCAAAGCCACACATAGGGCCATCGCCTCGTTGAGCAAGCATTTGCTTTGCGGCAGTACGTGCCTGAATGCCAGCTTCGTTGATTGCGTCTTGAGTTTTTGCCAGGTCAAAAGTTACTGTAGTCATTTTGATTACCTCGGTTAGATTGCTTCGATGCGGAATGCTTTAACAGAATTGTTATCAGCGGGAATTTGAACATGAGTCTCGAACTTTACACCGCGCTGGACAGGGATTCGCAGGGTGAGCCAAGTGTTCATGAAGCCTGGTTTTGCAGTGGGACCAACTTTGACGTTTTCAATCACTGCGTTACGAGTGCCTGCGGCAGAAGTGTAACGAATGTGAGTACCAATTGCGAGTTCCATTTTTAGCTCCGGTTTTGTTGAATCGATGGATGAATTATATGTCCAAAATGATCCAGTGTCAACCGAAAATCAATTTTCTTTTTGAGAAAGTTTGCAAAGACTATGACTAGCATCTACTGCTTTGTAAAACTCGCCGCCTTTTGCTTCACATTTTTCTTGAGCAGTGGTGTTAGTACAACGATTCAGACCACCAGCAATAGCTAACAGAATAATCGTAGCTATGATATATCCAATAATTTCAGACATGTTTAGAACTTTCGCTGTTCAACAGAAAACGATTTGCCATCGAGTGTGTAGCTTTCAATACACTTCATGGCATGCTCTCTGGCATTAGGATGAAATGCGGTGCGAACATCGCCAGCTGGCGTGTGCAGAATCACGGTGATTTCCATGATAACTCCTTAGAAGTGATGCAGAACGAGAACTTTAGCGTTAGTGTACGCTTCGTTTGCACATGGTTGATAAACAGCTTGTTCACCATCCCAGCCATCTTCGTCATACATAGGATGACTCATAGGGATAGGAATGAAACGAACAGTGCGTCCGGTAACGTTGCTTACAACAAAAACTTCAGTAGGAAAACGCTCGTTATGAGGTTTAACCAAAGTGCCAGTATCTTTCTTGTACTGGCATTCTGCTGTGGTGATGATCGTATCAGACATTTCACTCTCCGTTGTGTTAAACATTGAGTGTATTATATGTCCAATTTAATTCAGTGTCAAATGAATTTAAACTTAGACACCATAAAATAGTCTTTGTCGTCACGTGTTATCTTTGTGAACAACCCATTGACTATGATCTGATCCTGTGTGTAAAGATCAAGTAATGACATTAGTGGATTATCAGCTTGTATTACCATTTTAACTAAATGATTAGATTCATCTCTGAACCAGTATTCTTTAGTTTTACGGCTACGTCTACCGCTGTCTAATACTTTGACTAGATCCAATCGTTTTGTGCCAACTTGATTGATTGCATCTTTGATACTAATATCATGCAGTGCCATCATCTTGTCAAAGTCTAATGCATACGCATAGAAGCCTGGCAAGCTATACACAAGAGGAATCATTTTCTCTTGGAACTTCAATCCATCGGTATGAATGAATTCATTCATGTCCTTCTCAAAGTTGTTTAGTTCTTTACCCTTGAGCTTCCACATCATGATTTTCTTGCTATAATAATCACGAATGTCAGCGGCAAGTTTTCTATCATCCTGATTGACTTCAGGAAACAGAATCTTGTCTATTAAGGTTGTAGGGAAAATCGTACCTTGATTCTCAGGAGTGCGAGACATTCTAATACGATACCAGGTAGCACTAAGTGCCATCAAGTCTTCGGTTGTCTCTACGATTTCATATTTTTTGACGTTAGGATTATCCCAGAACACCAATGAGTCAAGTGACGTTATCGATAACCCAGGTGTCAAGTTACCAAAGGCACCCATTGAAATACTTGAACTGGCTGTAGCTCCCATGCTTTGTGTTAATTGAGCGCCATTGATAGTGATGTTACTTGATGTGCTTGGACTTTGTCGAATGATTGCCATATTATCCTATTGTGATATCTTCCATACCGGCAGTGCGTAGGCGAACAATGTGTCCCATCTGCCATTGTTTGGCTTCAAGTCCCTTCATTACACCTAACCATCTATTGCGTAGTAGTGCTACTTCGTTAATGATAGTTTCCATATCAATAACTTCGTCTTCACCATCTACGTACTTTTCAGCGGTACGATCTGTTAATGCTCTATTGTACGCTTCTAGATATTTTTGAAAATGTTTTCGGCGAATCTTGCGTAGTTGCAAGTTAAGATATTGGAGAACCGCTTCAATCTCTTGTAGTTGATTAAAGCGGTGCTCTGTCACGCCAGGAATAGCGGCAATGTTTTTCTCAACGTTTCCAATAACTTTAACCTCACTCTTTGCCTGAATCAATTCAGTTTCATAGTAACTAATAAAGTCTGGGATTACTCCTAGGTTAGAAGTAATTTGTGAGTACCATATTGCCATTTAATTCCAATCGTCTTCGTCTGTATCTTCTTCGTAATCTTCGTAGTCGTCTTCTTGGAAGTGTTCTTCTGCATAACCCTTCAATGCTTTGTTGATGGTTTTATCACTGAAAGCATCTTTGATATCGTCAACTTCGTAGTTGTTTTCAATCAAGTATGTTACCAATGTATCTGCGGCATCACCTCGTTCATTAAAATCAATATGCGTTTGTAACGCTTCCCAGACTTCTGCTACTAAACTTAAACTCATTCTGTAGGTTCTCCTTCATCAGTTTCTACAGAATTACTTATCACAGGTTTGGTTTTTTCAGCAAACTCATCCATTACCAGATCCATGATACCGTTTTCATTTCTATTCCACTCTTTGCGGAAATACTTATGAACTTCGCCATTCAAGTCAGTGTATGCATAACGATTGCCTTCTTTCTTAATCAACTCTTTCTTTTCGATCAAGTCAAAGAAGCCACTGTATGGATTCATGCCAGTTTCATATGGAATTTGAATCTGAATATCTTCGAACGGTTTAGCGTAACGAGTCTTCATGATTTTGCATCCAGCACGAATACCCAATACATCAGTCGTCTTGTTGCCTTCTTCGTCTTCTTTCAGCTTCAACTTCTTCATCGCAACCAAGATTGAGGATGCATATACAAAGCCTGAACCACCTGAAACGATTGGGTCTGGTGAGTATGGATCTTGTGATGCGTAGCTGTGGTTAGTAGCAACCAAGCCAACGTTACAGCTACCAAACATGTTCACGCAGTTAGTGACTAGTGCTTTAAGTGCTTTAGGCTTACGACCCATATCACCTTTAATTTCACCAGCATCAAACTGATTGACTTCTGTTGGTGACATTAACATACCAAGTGAGTCAACTACGAATAGAACTTTAGGACGGTCTTCTTCGGCCATCGCTTTGTAGTCTTTCATGAATGTTGAAATTGTTTTAGCAACGTCATCAATCATCGCCATGTTTAGCTTCAATAGTTTGTCATCGGTAGTTTCTACACCAAGTGCATGTAGCCATGCTTCATCAAGTGCGTTTTCGCTGTCGATCAACACAACATAGATGCCTTGTTGTTGTGCGTTGCGAACTAAGTTACCAGAGCAAATGAATGATTTGCCTGATCCTGATTCGCCTGCGAATACAGTAACTTTGCCTAGTGGTACGCCCTTCTTAAAGTCACTACTGATTAAGTAGTTGAGTGCGTAATTGCCTGTTGAGATCCAGTCAGTTGGATCATGAAAGCCAACTGAAAGTCCGTCGATGGACTTTGTAATGTCTTTTCTAAATTTACTAATGTCGAATGGTTTTGCCAATTCGTTCTCCTTATTTGTTTACAGTGTACACGCTGAAAGGTTGTGTATCAAGCAAATCGGGACACTTCTCCGCCATACGTTCTAATTCATAATCAGATGGGTAATGACGCAACGCTCCTCTTGCTCTATCACGAACCAAACTAGGCACACGAGGTGTACGACCTGGGTCACACAACTCCTCTAATAGCTTTTTACCCTGCTTTAAAGCACGGTATCTTTCGTCTGGCATTGTCATGGGGATTCTCCTTAAGACAAGGGACCGAAGTCCCTTGTTCCCATATTAAGACTTGTTTTGTCTTGCACGGATCATCGCTAGGATGTCTTGTGCTTTGTCGCTAGAAGTAGCGGTTTGAGTAGGGACACTCACTGGTGCGGATGCGGTCTGTGGCTCGTCTTCCCACGGTGCTGTAGTAGATTCTGCTACTGGTGCAGTTGCGGGGGCGCTGGTTTCAGCAGACGCTTCTGGTTTAGCCGCGGTCGAACCTGCAGGTGCTTCTAAGCCGTATGGACGGTAGTATTGACCCCAACGCTCTAAGTCGTATGGTTGACCGTCAACTGATGCTTCGAACATTTCTTTGATGATGTTCAATTCAGCGGCGGTTGGCTTCTTAGGCAAGAACTCTTTCAAGTCAAACAAACCATGTGCATCGATAGCGGCTTGTTCAGCTTCTGTTAGAGGAGTCTCACGACGAGCCCAGTTGCTGGTTGAGTAATCAGCATAGCCACCTTTTGTGGTTTTCTTGATGTTAAAATCAAGACCACGAGTGTAGTCAGTTGGCATTTCTAGGATCTCTGGATCCATCAAACCGCTCTTGACGATTGGGATGATTTGTGGAGAGATGATGAAACGACGGATTGGGTTTGCTGGTGTCTTGTCGTCACCTAGTGGGTTTTGACGAACAAAACCTTGGAACAAGTATGAACGCTTCTTCCAGTATTTGTTAGCCATTTCTTTCAATGACTCGTCTTTGTACCAAGGACGAACTTCTGCCAAGATTGGGCATGATTCGCCATACATTTCCATACATGGAACTTGTACGATTACTTGCTTAGAGTCGCTTTGGCCTTTAACGCCGTTGAATGGAAGTTTGATGATTTGTTTTTCAACCCAGAAGAATTCGTTCTTTGGATCGGCGTCTGGTAAGTAACGTACAGTAGCTGTAGTGCCTTCATCCATGTTCCAGTGTGCGTAGACTGCGTTATCAGATTGGGTGTTAGATTTACCCTGTGACTTGTTTTCTTGTGCCGCGATACGGGCACGGATTTCTGCTAATGATGCCATGATATTTTTCCTTATAAAATTGAGATGGTCTCTGTTTAATATTCGACACTACCTATTAGTGTCTAACACAAGTAATAGTTTAGCATTACTATTTGCATGTGTCAATATTATTTATCCCAGAAAAAAGAAACCGCACTAAAAAGCGCGGTTTTTGAGAACTATTTTCGCCAATTATTTGCGAATAATTCGTAGAATAGCATCTAAGTCTTCTTGACCTTCAGCGACTTGTTTCTCTTTTGGAGGCAATCCTTTTTTGAATCGCTTGAGTGCTTTGTCATAATCTGGATCATCGGATTTTGCTTCTTCTAACCCCTTCAATTCAGCACCCTTCTTGACTTTGTGACCGCCGTCGAATCCCATTAATCGTAATGGAACTTCACCTACGCTATCGAATGGACCGTCAATCACTTCACCACTTTGAGTGTCGATTACATAGTAGTATTCGTTTTCTAGGTCACCATAATCAACGGAACCTTCTTCTGTTACCACGGCTTGTGCGTCAGTGTTAATGAAACTTTCGCTTGCACCAACTAATTTGCCAACTGCGCCTTTTGGTCCAACCTTTTCAGTTGGACCTAATTGACCAACTCGCTTTTGATTAGCATCCAAGTCTTCTTCAACTTGTTCTTCAACCTCACGAGTGCCGTGAACTTCAACATTGCCTTCGTTCTTCTCTAACCATGCTTCAAACGCCGTCTGATTCTTGAACACTTTGCGCCATGGCTTAGACTTCATGCCATGTACGCCATGTGCTTCAATTTTCTTATTATCAGATTCTGGAATAGAATATGCATCGCTTGCTTCATCTAGGTCGTCTTCACTAACGATAGGTTGAACTGGTTCTTCGCTTGCTTCAGGACCACCGGCACCTTCATCTAGTTCTTCTTCTGCTAGACCAAATGCTTTTAGATTTTTTTCTTCTGTGCTTTGATTGTGCTTTAGAGTCTCGGCACCAGGAGCTTCTAACAAGCTATCTGCCCACTCAGCTAGTGCGCCAACTTCCTTCATTTCTGCTACTGTCTTGTGTAGCTTAGATAGGATTGGCATTACGCTTTCGATACGTGGATCCATCGTTTCTTGAACGAACAATTCAGTGATTGAACTTGAATCATCTTCATCTTCCATTAGCGGTGGAGTCCATGATTCAAAGTACATGTTATAACCGCGATGACCAGCCAACTTGCTTAGTGATTCACGTAGAGAATTGTAGTGATTGATGCCACTTTCAATTAGACCTTGTGCTGATTCATTGAATTGCTTGCCACGAGTGGCACGAACAAAACCAGCCATCTTTGAATATTCTTCACATAGACCTTTGATGTGATTCCAACGTTCATCATTTGGAACTCCACCTTCTGCGATATGACGAGCATATACACGTGCGATACCAGGCTTGGTAGTAGGAGCTAAGATACGCTCACCCTCACTATTCTCCAAGAAGATTTTAGCAACATTGCGATAACGCTGTTCGCCTTCTTGAATTTCTCTGGTATGTTGAATAACCATTTTCACATTAGGTACGTTGTCGCTATAGCTAGCTTTCTTACCCATTGGGTAATAACCTTCCATCATATTTTCTTGTTTCTTCACGTGATTTCTCCTAGCCATGTCGCCTTCTAAGTGATCTTTGTCTGTTGGTTCCCAACCAAGTTGATTCTTCATTGCCCAACGCTTCATGAATTCGGTAAATCCATCCCACGTGTCATTGTACTGTGAACCTGGAGTAATAGAACTTGGACTGTCGGTAACATCATCGTCGTAGTAGATTTTTAATGTCTTAGAATTGTCAACCGTGACGTATACTTTACCATATTCTTCACCATCTTTGGTGAAAGTAAAGCGAAATACGTCTGCCTCGTCTTCAATAGGAGAAACGTCTCCCTCTGAATCCAATGCTTTGGTATCTTTAAAACGATTATGCAGTACTTTATAAAGTCTGCGGTTGAGTGTTTCTTGATTAATAGGCATAATATGTATTTATCAACTTAGCACGGCAAAGAATGGCAAAGGAGTGATGATTTCATCGTGGTCTCTGACATAATTGTCCAGATCAACGTGGTATTCGCTCAATAACTGCACCATTCTAACAGTTAGCAACGTTGCCATGATCAAGTCGTCAGTATCGCCGATCTTGGCCGCATAACTGCCGCCATGTGCTACGAATGCTTTCAACTCAGAGATAAGACTACGACTAAAAATGGTCATTTTCTTTGACTCTAGTAAAGTCTTGAACTTGGCACATGCCGCCAGTTTTGTCTTATTGCCTGTGTTAAAGCCTTTGCGATTCTTGCCTGGTTCACTGAGCATAGAACCTGGAATATTTGACTCGCCATATTCGTTCAATGACACTAAGGCCGCTTCACCAACTGAGTTATTTTCAATCGAGTAGTAAATGTTATTCGATTCACCAGTACATTCGTTGATGTACTTACAAATCTGTGCTAATAACTTAATCTGACTAGGAATGTCTGTTTTATTGTGCTTCCATTCGCCAACTTGTGTAGTAGAATCAGCTTCGAAAATCTGAATTGCCGCTGGGTCACCACCGGTACCGATACTTGGATCTAGTGCAACTGTGTAAACATGACCTTTCTCTGGTTTCTTGTACCAGCGAACTTGTCCCTGTCTGAAATTCGGCTCTATGCCTTCAAGGGTTAACAATGTATTTGGGTTGATAAGTGTTTCATCGGCAATAATGAACTCACATCCAATTTCTCGATTGAAACGATCTTCGCCCAGCTGAGATTTCATCTCCTTGGCCCATTGTTCATCACGGCCAGGCTGTTCATGCCAATAAGCACGATACGCACGGAAGCCATTCTTGCCTACTTCAGTTGGGTTACCAAAGTCATCTTCTGTTTTGTTCGCTAGTTTCCAGATTAACGCAAATTGATCTTCGTCGGAGTTAGGAGTGCTTGTGATAATCGCTTTACCACCAGTAGATAGTGTAGGTGTAATAGCAGTCCAGAACTCTGTAGCAATCGATGGTCGCACAAACGCAAATTCGTCAAGATACAATAGTGAAATAGACATACCACGACCGGTGTTTTCTGTCGTAGTAGCACTTACAATACGTGATCCGTTTTCAAAGTCTAGGGAGCCTTTATTGTATGTTGTAACACCAGCTTTAATATGGTCGGGGCAGTTTTCATATGCATAACGAATACGTTGCATAATTTCCTGGGCACCCGTGTATTTGTGTGCGGCAATAAGAATCGTGCTGTCAGGCACAAACATTGCGTACCATAATAGATAACCTGCGGCTGACGTTGACTTACCAGACTGGCGAGGCATAAGAGAGATTGAGTAACGATATCTGTGATATGTGTCAATCAGTTTCTTTTGATAAGGCCATGGATGATATAGCATCGAGCCTTTTGTAGGATGCTGAATGTAAAAGAAGTTGTCCATGAAGTACAAGTAACCCGTATTTGGGTCACAACACTTCACGAACTCTTGTAATTGTTCAGTGGTAAAAGCAGTCTTTTGGTAAGGTGTCTTAACCAACGACGGTGCATTGTTATTATTTGCCATAACTATTATTTAGCAAATAATATGCTACTTTTTAGAAAATGGATCTTCGCCTGTAATATGTGGTTGAGCGAACCACAGTTTGAACCATTCCTTGTCGCCAGGACGAATGTTATGCTCACGCATGTATTCTGCTTTTTGAGTGGCTAAAGCAGAGTTAGGAGTCACTGTCGTTTCTCCTGTAATCTTGCCGTTTCCGCTAAGTCGCTTCAACTCATCCAAAGTCATGTCTTTTTCAGGAGCAGGTTTATACTCCTTCATAGACTTGTATGCGTTTTGCAACTTAGCTTGTTTAAATGCGTCAAACATAATTAGTCGTTGTACCAAACAATGCTTGAACTAGCTTTTTGTATAACAGCAGTAGACATGATACCAATGGTTGCTTGGTATCCAGGAGGTATTACCACACGATATGCGTTTAAATCAAACTGTGTAACTGATCCAGTGTTACCTACAACGAAAGTTGCTACAGGGTAATATTGACCTTGGGTGATTGTTCCATTTTGATAACTAACTGTCGCTGGTTGTCCATCTTGAGAAATATAATTATCGACGCCTGTTGCCAGTTCAACTATAGGTTCAACAAAAACATATATTTGACTAGGATCATTACATTGTGTTGCCACTGTTAAGTCTTGCAGTAATATTTCTTTTGTGTTTATCGTTCCGTTGAATGTGTATGGATTTTGAATTGAAAGTATTTGATACAATGTATTTTGTGTCAATGAAGTTGCAGTTGCGGCAACACCTGCTGTATAACTATTACGATTAGTGATACCTTCTAGACCTGACATCATACTTGCCACTTTAACAGTCACTACACTTGATCCGCCCTGATTCAATGCTAATACACCTACTTTGAAAGCAGGATTAGTCAACTCTAAAATATCTTCATCTGTTTGTAAGTGTTGATATATCAATTCAAACTGACCAGTACTTGGGTTTAAAATGAAGAAATTAATCCCTGCCCAACTATACTTCATTTCAAATTGATTGAATTTTGTTGCATCGAACCATACAGGTAAGTTAAAGTCCGTGCCATCATAAAACCATTCGTTAGTAGCGGCAACACCTGCTTGCACTTGTGCAATTGATCCACTAAATGTTCCACTGCCACTAACACTGAACGTTCCATTCAATGGACCAACCCCATTGTATAATAACTCAACTGTATTATCACGTTGATTAGCTAACCACAATCCACCAAAAGCTGATTGTGAAATTTGTTGTGCTACCTGTCCAGTGGTCAAGCCTGCACTGATTGCTATCACATAAGCAACACCGTTAAGTGTTACTGTTACATTCTGTGCTCCTGAATATGAGTTAACTGTTATTCTGTATATTGGTGCTCTGCCACCGTATGTGTGTAGGAATCCAAATGTAGTATTATCGTAACCAAACCAATAAGCATTCTCTTGGTTGTTCAACCCCATGCGTTGACTTGTACCTGCTCTAGGGGTGTCAAACTTACCATACCAACGAGCTACTAAACTTTGACCAGGTTTATATGTATTGAAACGTCTACTACGTATTAAACCATAACTTCCCGCAGTAGATGTAGATGCTACTTGATAGCAACTACCAGCAGTATTAGCAGATCCGCCACCTGCTGTATATGTTTGAATATCTTTCGTGTAGATACCATAACGACCATCTAATTGAACAACAGGGGTGATTGGGACTGCATACGGCTCACCAAAGTAATCACCAACTGATAATGCTGGAACTGTTGTTACTGTACCAGTGATACCAACATTTCCTGCAACAGTCCAAGGATTAGTTCCTTGAGTTACTGTTACGTTGCCGCCAGTGATATTAGCATTAACGGTACCAGTAATTCCTACATTACCTGACACGTTAGCATTGACGTTGCCAGATACTACCCAAGGACTAGTACCTTGAGCAACTGTTATGTTTCCACTAGTTACCGTTACAGCACTGTTACCATCTAAACTGACTGGCATCCATGGAACTTGTAAGTTACCTGATGTGCCGATTTCTGAGATGTGTGCGTCAACGTTGCCAGGAACATTAACGTTGCCACTAATAACAATATTACCTTCGAATCCAGTGCGAACGTAAACGTTGCCAGTCGCATCATCTAGTGCTAATGCTTGGTTGATGTTGCGTAAATACCACGGCGCAACGTTGCTTGGATCTGGGGTAGCCATACAAAATACTTTCTAAAACAGTATTTATCTATTATTCTTTAAAAAATTATCCCAGTACTCAATATTTTCTGGCTTTAAAATATGTTCCATCCACTTAAACCACATAGAATGTAGTTTATCGGCTTCTACTGGCAAGTCAACATCAAAGTGTTTTTTGAGTAATTCACGCAAATACTGACTTCCTTCTGGGGTAAAAAATTTAACGGTGTCTAGGTGAAATGCGTTATCGTCGTATAATTCTACAAGAGGACGCTTCGATTCGCCCTGTTTGGCAATATTCCAAATGATCAGTGGCAACGAATAATCTCTCATTTCGGCATGATATCCATATGCTTCTATGCGATTCCATGGCATTGTTCCCTCTGGAGGATAATCCATGACGATTCCAATATAATCATCACCTAATTCTTCAAGAATGCCATAATCTCTGGCTGATAAGAAGTTGAAAAGATGACCCTGAATGATCAGTGTATGTCCAGGATTTAGTGCGTAATCTTTATCAACGTATTCATAGAGTCTATCCACATGGTGAATGTCATTGCTTACGTGTGCGTTTACGAACTTATGAGGCTTAGAGGCATAGTTGGTATTCTTGTACGTTTCTATCAGCCATTCTTTGTAGTCAGGTCTATGTACTCTTGGACCAAATCCATCACAGAGACTAATCATGTTACAAACATGATTGCCTCCACATGCTCCAGGGTATATTACGTAAAGATACTTTGCTGTCACTTGATATCTAGTGGTCTTTGCTTTGTTGCAACGATGCAGTAGAATACTTCTTTTGCGGTAAACTCGGTGCCGTCGGTGTTTGTGCCACCAACATCGAATTCTAGCTTTTCAAAACTATCAATGTTGAAACCTGTACGAACTAACAAGGCTGCCAATTGTTGTTCACCTAGAATACTATAGTGATTCAAGTTCCATTCGTGCTTACGCTCACAATCAGGAGCTGGAACTTCGATATAAATCTTGCCAAACTGTTTTAGAATACGGTTGTATTCCATCAAACTAAAGATTGGATATGGACTATGTTCTAGTGCATGACGCAAGTAAACAAAGTCTACTGATTCATCGTAGTAACCGTCTTTTTGTGGCAAGAAACTCAAGTCATATGCTTTGACATTGTGACCTTTGTCCTCACAAATCTTGATATCACCAGGACTTAGGGTAATACCAGTAACGTCTTTATAACCACGCTTCATCATACTATCTAAGAAGTAGCCTGGGCCACATCCTAAATCAAGAATTTTAGCGTCTTTTGGGAGATTCAACGGATCAATGTACTTTTGAACTAAGTCTTCTGTAAGACGTTCGTGCATTGGGCTTGTACCCTCATCGTAGATGTGGGCCGTGTAAAGCCATTCATTGTAAAATTTTAATTTAATTAGGTCTAGGGTGTTGTTAATATCAATCATGAATCTACTTATTCAGTGAATCACGATTGAAATTATTTTCCTAGAATGCCTTTGTTGGCAATAGCGATACTCTTGACATTGGTATCGTCTGGTTCCTTGGACTTAGAATAAGGAACAACATCTTTTTTGTCTGTTGGGACTGTTTTTGTAGCAGATACAAACATGTTGTATTCTTCTTCGGTATATGGGTGTACCGTATTGTATTTCTCGGCAAAAGAAGCAGAATCCATTTCAACCGCGTCCTGGCTCTTACCATCAGCCATTGCCATAGCCATCCACAAACGATTCATGTGATACACACGATCATAACCACCAACGTCACGAGTTTTAAACACGCCTTGACTAGCTTCTTCGTGGTGCTTGTGTATCTTGCCATCACCTTCTGTTAAAAATTCATGCGCTCTCATTATTCGTATCCTTTGAACCCAGTAACTGGACTTTTCTTACCAACATCAGACGTTTCGATACTGGTAGGAGTAGAAACCATTTTCTTGCCACTCATTCCCATTGTCTTCAATGCATCATCGATGTATTCACCCGCATCATGTCCGTAGCTTACAACGATTTCATTCTCACCAAATGCACTGGCCCTAGACATTGAACTAACGCCGTCTTTCTCGCGTTGTTTCTTGCCTTTGGCTCCAGCAATTGCTACACCAAAACGGTACTGCAAGTATGGATCTTGGTTAGGCAATTCAGGGATGATATAAGTAGCCGGTAAAGCATCTGCCTGATCTGGCAATAGCTTTTCTGGACTCTTACCTTCGCTGATAAATTCTTTTGCTCTCATATGCCCTGCGTACCAATGAGTTGACCACCCTGTGTGCCCATTGAGTTACCAGGATTTTGATTGTTGTATTGGATAGAGTATGAGTTTGCACCACCGCCACTATATGTAATCTGTGATGCGATAAAGTGAACTAAGTTGGCATTAACTACTGGATTTACTAGAATCTGTACGTTGCTATCTGCAATTACCATGTCAAAGTTAGTTAGTGCATTTCCGTAGAATAGCGTACTGTGGCCAACAAATTTAACGTTGCTACCGTTGTTTTGAATAGATGCGTTTAATGTGATATCCTGGCTATCTTGATTGCTTGGATTCGTGGTATTGATTTGGAAAGTTGCCTGTGTGAACGTATCAACAGGAGTTTCAAATATAACTTGATTAGCCGTGTTTCCTGTGCTATATCCTAGTGAAGTATTGAACGCTGTGCCAAATAACTGGGTAAAGTTGTTATTGATCTTCTGAAAAGCGGTTCGTAACGGATCACCTTCACCGTCGTTTGGTAATGCGCCAATATTAATTAATTCTTGTGACATGTCTAAATCCTAGCCTATTGTATATTTATCACTTGCCAGCATTCTCGAAGATTCGCTTCTGAATCTCATACCACTCGATCCACGTGTCTGCTTTTACTGCACAGCCATAGTAAGTTTCATAGTTAAGAGTCACAGTTTTAGCAACATCACTTAACTTTGCATCATCTTTGAGCTTTTCCAACTGAGGGCATGCGGTTGTTGCACTTTTGCCAGGAGCATCTGGGAACTTAGCACTGACTGGTACTGGACTAGCACATCCTACCAACACAAAAACTACCAACATTAGAATCAACACGAACCCTATTGTTGTCTTTAGTATGTCTCTATTGTCATGTTTGCTCATTTTGCTTGCTCCGCGGCATCATTGTGTGCTTTGATAAACTCTTTAGGAATAACACACTGGCTGTCATACTTAGTGACTTCTCGGTCAATGTATTGTCTAACAATGACTGTTTTTTCTTTTTGTTTGGCAATCCTAGTTGTTGCCTTTTCGACAATTTTGGTGTTTGCTTGTGCTGATTCAGCTTCTGCTTTGGCTATTTTGGCCTCAACTTCCTTGACCTTTAGTTGCCATACCTGATTGTCTGCTAATCCACCTTCTAGGAAAAGTGCAAGTGAAAGCACAATGAGACTAATTACTCGTATTGGAATCAAGTAGCTTCGTACAGCCGGTATCATACCTAATACGAATCCGGCGATTGTTCCCAATACACCGGCGATCAACAACGCATGAAATGCCCAATCGGGCAGAATTGATAGTATCCACATTCACTTATTTATGCAGAATTTCCCATAGTTTCTTGTTGACTTGCTGTAGGTCTGTGCCTCGGTGTCCATCGAATATAGCGGTTTGACGTAGAAATTCTGCAATTTCCTGATCATACTCAAGTGGAGTACTACATTTCTCCTTGACTTGATTCATGATCGTGTGTAGTTCATCTGTCTGATAGGTGGCAGACTCTAGCCATTGTTGGATCGCGCTCCAGCACGTTTGTTTGTATTCCAATGGTAAGTACACAATGTCTGAATGTTTCGGGTTATTAAGCACGATTGGAGCGATTTGGATGACTGTCTTGCCAGCATCACGATTGAATTGTTCAAAATACTCGAACAAATTCACTATGGATGATAGGTTGACGTTCTGAATCACAGGAGTTGGCTTGATGATCATATTGTCTGTTTTCAGCACCAGCAATGATCTTAGATTCTTGTCGATTTGATTCCAGTTACTCGGATAACGGAGATATTCTTGAACTGGACCAATACCATCGATACTGACGAACAAGACTACATGCTTAAACTTGCTTAGTAGATTCAAGAATCTAGGCTTTATGTTTGTCAAGTTGGTGTTTAGTTGCAGAATGATATCTTTTGCCCTATCTTCTGATATCAAGTACTCCAAAATCTCAAAGTTCTTTTCGATTATGGTAGGTTCGCCACCAGTGATATACAACACCTTGATATTGTCCAACTGACTTTTGATATTATCAATGAATGTGTCAGTTTGATACCAGTCATTGATATCATCTTGTACTGTGACTGGGATATTCAGTTGTCTAAACTCTTTGGCTAGTTGACTTGAGTTACTAGGAGTGCAACTTCGACATTGTAGATTGCACATGTTGCCAAAACGCAAGTCAAAGTATTCTACACCAATCTCGATTTCAGTAGTAGGGTTATCTAACTTTGCTTTGACTGATGGGATGAACTGCCAAACGTCAGTGTGTACTTGTCTGAGACTCTTGCCACCATACTGTTCTTGGCGATAGCATTCACTGCACCCAGGAACTAGCTTGCCGTCAATCATATCTTGACGCAACTGAATCATTTCAGGTGAGTTTATTATCTCCGCTAGAGTATTGTGTCCAAGATTGTATTTGAACTTGTCAGTGGACACGCAACATGGCTTAACGTAGCCGTCAGGGTCTACGCTAATGTTCATCCATGGCAGGATGCAGTAACTTTTATTCTCCGAAGTATTCATCAACCTTATCTGCTATGTAGTTCACTTCATTGTCCGTTAGTTCAGGGTACATAGGCAAGCTAATGACACCACGACTTAACATGACACTAGTACTTAGCATGTCAGGCTTTGATAGCTTCTGGGCAGTTGGCAAATCACCAAGCACATACTCATAATGTTTCTTGGTATCAATCCCGTTCAGTAACATATGCGTATGTAGTGAGTTACGATCAGGCAAGTACATCACAAACTTTTGATGTGCATGTGGGTCACGTGTGTTTGATAGGCAAGTAACCGGCAACTCACTGAATCTATCGCACCAGAACTTAGCAATTTCTTTTCTACGCTCTTGCCATTGGTCAATGTATTTTACTCTGACCATCAAGTGGGCACAATCTAACTCGCTCATTTTTGTGTTAGTGCCAACATCATGAAAGTATGGCTTGCAGTTGTCACGGTAGCTTGATGCATAGAGATATAGCTTTTCATCGTTAGTTACGATAGCACCGCCGTTGCCTGATGCATTCAAGTTCTTTGTTGGATCAAAACTGATTGCCATACCACCACCTACATCTCCGTCAGCAACTAACCAATGTTGTGCTCCATCGACTATGACCGCGTATGCGTTTGGATAGCTAGCACCAGACCATGGTTTACGTCCTGTATACCCCATCAGACAATCATAACTATTTCTGCCACCAGGTGGATGATCCATCAGTAAGATACCATTCTTATCAGTGTCACCTAGTTCAACATCCCATCCAGCAGTTAAGAATGCATTAAGTGTTGCAGGATATGTTAGATTGGGAAGACGAATCAATGGAGTAGAGTCGATGCTTTCTTGATGCTTAATCTTTTTCCAACGAGCAATAATTTCAAGTGCTTGTGTGCCACTATGAACAGTGATGGCGTACTTTGTCTTGGTCTTGTGCTTCAACCATTCTTCAAACGAACGAGTAAAATGGCCACCTACAAGTTGGCCATCTTTCATTGCATCAGAAGTTGCCTGCAGTAACTCGGCCCCAATGTTTTTGAATTGTCTGTTGAGACCAAAGTGTGAAATCTTCATCCCCATTTGAGTGTCATCCAAGTTAATAGTTCTTCACATATGATATATCGAGAACAAACAACCTGGCATCCTTCTGTGTCATCAGCAGGCTTCCACATATGAATTGGCTGTGTCTCTATCCATTCTGCGACAAAAGTGCGAACGTCCACCGCATAATGGGTACCAGAGTAATTGTTACATTCATCTTGCTTTGACGCTAGCACAAAGTTTTTGAATGCAACTTTGCCATCCTTCATTTGAAAGATAGGATTAGTCTGTGTCATCGGCTGTACGCCAACTATATCTTTTGCAATAGTAGCTGGCAGTAACTTCCGAAGAATTGGTATTGAAAGTTTGTCAAACATTCTTCTTTGTCCAGTACTCTGAGGTGCTTAACCAATCATAGTACTTCTGAAAGCCTTCTTCAACATCGACTTTAGGATCGTAGCCAAAGTCTCTACGTGCGGCATCAATGTTTAGGGCACCACGACTAGGGAAGTCAGCATCTTTGTCTCGCACATTGATTGTGCCTTTACCTGCAATCTTCACTGCGAGATTGGCGGCATCAAGTAATGTACGGCTGTGACTCTTGGTGATATTGTAGGTCTTGTTGTCTGTGTTGTCGCTTAGTGCGGCACCGACGATTCCATCTGCGGCGTCTTCAACATAGGTGAAGTCGAGAGTTTCATTTGCGCCGTTGACATTAAGGGTACCACCTCGCAACGCTGTGAGCATGAACTTTGCAATAACTCTGTCTTCCACGTCAAGTGGACCATAAACAGCAGAGGGGCGAATAATAGTGTGACTAATGTTGTCACGGCGAGTATAGTCTTTAACAAGGTCTTCTCCAGCTAATTTTAAAATACCATATTGTCCTTGAGGTTTACAGATGGCATCTTCTGTAACATCATCCTTAAAGTCTCCATAGACCATACTTGAACTAATATACACGAACTTTCGTACCTCGAAATTCTTACTAGCTTCCAACAAGTTGAGCAACCCTTCACTCATAACGCGACTTCCCCATGCGGGATTTGCGTTAACTACTTTTTGTCTTGGGAAACTAGCCATATGAATTACAATCTCTGGCTGTTCGATGTTGAATACCGTACTCATGCGTTTTGCATCACAAATATCGTAATTGTACATGCCACCAACATCTTGAATCTTCTTCAAACGTTCGTCCATCAAGTAATCAATTTCATCTTGTGGAATGATGCCATAGTTTGTTTGAATATCCATGATGGATACAATGTGACCTAAATCTTGCAGTCGTTTAACTACGTTGTGCCCAATTAAACCGAGGCCACCGGTAACTAAAATGTTCATTGAAACTTCAATCTATAAAATGTTATTTGTTCTGGTGTGAATTTGGCTCGTATATGATAATCGTACCCGAACGTATACACATTCATTACACGATGCCAGCTAGGGTCAACTGTATTTTCCATAACCCATTTGCCCTTCTCTGTTTGTTGCCACTCCCATATAGGTTGAGCAACCATCAGATCAGGATCTTCTACATCACTCATGTAAATTGTATGTACGGTAATCTCTTTCATGCTAAATTGTCACACCAATCAAATACAACATGAATGCGATTTTCATCACCTGCATTCACTGCTAAATGATGATACTCTACCTGAACCAAGTATGCAAACCCAACGGGCAGATGCCACATCTTGCCATCAACGAACATGAATGAATCTGAATTCGTGATTAATGGAATGTGTACTCTCCATAAATCAGGGTCATGATGTAGAGAGTATGTTGACTTAGGCTTCATGGTGAGCATTCGAACTCTACCAACATCACGTATGCCGTATGTTTTAGCTACTTCCTGCAATGTCTCTGTGCCAGGAATCCAGTCTTTGAAATCTTCTTCTCCAATTTTGCGAGGATTAGCTTCACTGTATCTTAGATCACTGACTCCTTCAAAGTCACCTGCCCATCTTAACCCTTGTTGTGTTGTTCCATTGAGAGCCTTAATAACAAAAGGTGTTAATGAATTACTCAATTCTGGAAGATTAACCGGACCTAATACTCTCACTGGACCAGTTGATTGAGGGGCATGAATAATTTCATCACGTGTCATACAGCCATCCTTGCTTTGATAGAGTCCATTGACTTGTAATCTAACAACTCAATATCAGTCATAGTGAACTTGTCAATATCACGCACATCTGGGTTTAACCACAAATCTGGACCTTCTAATGGTGTACGTGTTAGTTGTTCTTTAACTTGTTCCAAGTGATCACTGTAGATATGAGTATCGCCGGTTGAAATAATTAATTCACCTACACCGAAACCACAACAGTGTGCAATCATATAAGTGAGTAACGCATAGCTAGCAATGTTAAAAGGTAAACCAAGAAACACATCCACACTACGCTGGTACATATGACAAGATAGTTCGTTATTCTTGTTGACATAGAATTGTGACATAACATGACACGGTGGCAATGCCATTTGGTCTAATTCACCTGCATTCCATGCACTGATGATGTGTCTACGACCGTTTGGATCCCGCTTCAAACCCTCGATGAGGTTCTTGACTTGATCCGTTTCTTTAATGTGTATCGACCCGCCGCGACCATAGACGTTGCCGAAGTCGTCCTTGAACGTTTCTTGCGTATGAATGACCGGCGTTTGCCAGTGGCGCCATTGAACTCCGTAGACACGACCCAAGTCGCCCTCGAATTTCGCTTTAGGCTTCCAGTACGGAGCAAGCGCATTGGGCGTCCAGATTGTAACTTTACCGTCTGTGGTGCCATGTGTAATCTCTGCGAGTCTACGTTCATCGTTAGAGCCTTCCAAGAACCAGAGAAGTTCAGCTTTGCAAGCCTTCCATGCAAGTTTCTTAGTAGTGACAGCGGGAAAAGATTCTTTAAGATTGAATCTAAGTTGTCTGCCAAATACTGAAATTGTCCCTACACCCGTGCGGTCGTCTTTAGTTTCACCATTGTCTAATATGTCTTGTAAAAGTTGTAAATATATCTTCATACTGATATTTTATCAAATATTGTTATGTAAATCAATGCTGTTGGGATAAATAAGAGTGTAGTTCGCGGAACGGGAATTCCCAACTACTCTAACGCTTATAGGAGCAATCAGCATGACTATTTATTATCTCTATGTCAAGACACATAGAAAGACTGGCCTAAAATACTTAGGCCAAACCGCAAGTAACCCATACAAATACAAAGGCTCTGGTAAAGAGTGGAAACAACATTTGACGAGATATGGACACGAACATGATACTCATGTATTAAAAGAATGTATCTCCAAGGATGAACGTAATTATTGGGGAAGATATTATAGTGAATTGTGGAATATCGTTGAAAGTTCTGAATGGGCAAACTTAATACCAGAGTCTGGTGGCGGTGGACTACTTGGCAGTAAAAACCCAGCTACTACTGATATTGTCAAAGAAAAATTCAGTGGCAAGAATCATTATATGAAAAGAGATACTTATATTTCTGCCAATAATCCACGATACGATACATCAGTGTATGACTTTGAAAATATCAATACTGGCGAAAAAGTATCAATGACTCAAAACGATTTAAGAACATTATACAAGCTAGACGCTGGGAATCTGAGTAGAGTTATTAAAGGAAAGCAGTCATCAATTCACGGCTGGCGACTTAGTAAATAAGCACAGCATAAATTGAAAAATATTAGCCCGGACAGTAATAATATTGTCATTTCTTTTTCCAAATTTCGTATACATGGTCTTCAAATTCTTCTTTGAACCAGCATGTATAATTGTCTTGTAAGTATAACAAGTCGATGAAAGTATCACAAGTGTATTCGGAGAATGTCTTGGTTAAATGTACTTCATCGATCAAGTGCCATGCTGAGTTAATCAGTTTTGCACCGCCAATGAGCCAAGCGTTTTTGAATTCGCCGAAGTGATTTAAGTTTGGTACTTGGATAGCACCGATTGGTAAGTGTAGTGACTGACTAGACACTACAAAATTTAGTCTGCCGATTAATGGCTTTTTTGGGAGACTATCCCATGTGTTTCGACCCATTACAACAACTTGTCCTTGAGTCAAATTTTTGAATCTTGGCAAATCGCCCTGGATGTTACTCCAGGGCAATTTGTTGTTGTAGCCTATTCCACCTTTTGGGTCACATGCTACGATTAGTTTCATAATTTATTTAAAAGTCTATCTGTTTCTGGTTGAACGGTATCTGCAATTGACTGCACATTGAGTATGAATTCTACGCTAGTGATATTATCATCTAGTTCGTTTAATTTCCTACTCACTGCTTCCTCTATCTGCTCAGGGTCAAGTCCTTGTGACAAAAACTTTTCAATGTTTATTGTCTGTTGCTTCTTGCCCTGCAACTTGATAACTAGCTTTTTAATAAATTGTACGGGAACTTTATTTTTTTCAACATCTTCAAGGATATGTTCCCATTTCTCGATGAACTCTGGTGACATTATGCACTAGCTTTTGCTTTTGCCTTGCGTGGTGCTTTTGCCTTTGGAGTTTCAATCGCTGGTACTGGTGGTGCTAGTGATGGATCCATTTGTCGTGCTTCTGCAATCAAACGCTCTGATTCAGCTAGTAGACCACGAGCTTCTGCGGCCATCTTGTTTGCCTGTGCTACACGTTGTTGTGCAATTGCCGCATCACCTAATGCATCACCGGTACTTTGGATTCCAGTTTGTGCTTGTTTGTCGCCGCGCATTCTACGAACTACATCAGCTGGATCTTGCAATCCCAATGATTTGTCCATTTCAGCTAGCTTCTTAACTGCGGCTTCGCCTTGTTGCATTTCATCTAGAATCTTATTCAATTCATCTAGTTTGATGCGAGTGTTAGGTTGTGGTGTCATTACAACTTGTGAAGTATTGACCTTCTTCAATTGACCCTCAACGTGCAATGTTTGTAGAATTGGCTTGCCATCTACAGTATAACTACGATTCAGGGCATCTGCCAGATTCTCGCTATTTTGGCCAATGTCAGATTCGATACAACGAACTAATGGATCATGAATGTGTTGATTCAATAATTCAGTATATACGACTAAGCACATGTGTGGCTCGCCTGGAACTTCTCTAAAAACTACAGCAACCTTGCGATCACCATGTTTGCCTACGTGACGTAAAAAACTCATATTATTCTCCTTGAGTAACTAGAGATATTTAACGTGAGTAGTTTAACGAGAAATATTTTTTTATGACCAGGTTAGCTCGTAAAACACTAATTCCTTTGGATCTTCGAAAGCAGGACGTCCATTTGCTGACTCAGTGATAAGACTGAAAATGTCATCGTCCGATGCCTCTGTCCATCTAACAACGCTGAATCTTCCAGATAACTTATTCAGAATCCAAACTTTGGATTCTGGCGTAAGTACGGTGTTAGATATAGTGAAGTGCCGTGGAGTATATGTCAACTCCCTGTTTCCATACCAATTAGATGGCAAAATTATAACATCAGTCACGGGTCAATGCATCCAAAACTTTATATTTTTCCCACGCCTCGATCACAGCTGGATTCGTGTTCTGTTTGATTGGAACAACTTGCATCCATATTCCATCTCCATATTCAACTGGATGACGGTATGATCCATATCCATCACCTATGATAGCTCTAGGCTGATGAATCTTTCCACTATTCCATAGTCGTATAGCAAGGTCAGTTACGTTATCAAGTGGATGATCACTTAGTTCATAATTTTGAAAGTATCGAGCGGTTGGGTTTCCGTGACCATGATAGGCTTCTACTACTTTGATGTATTGATCAAACGTAGGTGCATTGGTGCGAGTGACGATAAACATAACATCGTCCTCAGGCACCTCGCCTGCCATAATACTTTGCAAGCAACCACCGAGACTTAGTCCAATGTATTTCATTTCTTCAATTCCATTAACATTTCGATTTTGCTAATCAAGTCGTCAATCGCCGGGTCTTCTAAAAATACTGCCTCTTTTAGTCTAGCCCATTTTTCAGTTAACTCTTGTTCCTTTTTGTACATAGGATCGATACTATGCAAGGTACGTTGGGACGATCCACTCTTGCGTGAGTAGATCGTCTTCCCGCCGTCCGGTGATTCGTAAATAATTATTTCTTCACTTGACTTAATCATCATGTCGTGTTACACCGTCAAGCATATATTTCAATATGCGATAGAAGGCATAAATTATACCTAAGACTGCACCCACTAAAATTAGTGTGCCTACAGTCTCACCAAGTTGTGCTAGTTGTTCCATAATTATTTCTCGTCATAGATAGCAAACTGACCAAACGGAGGATTTGGATTAGGATCTCCGTGAATGATCCAAGTCGTATCACAGTAGTCAGGGTCACCCCAAGAGCCACATGGATAGCCGTCAGTGAATACAATCAGACGCTTAGGCACATTGCCAGCTTTCTTCAAGTAGTCAAAGATACAATCAAAGTCAGTACCGCCACCACCTTGTGGAACATAGTTCTCAATAGAGTCCATGTTTTCACTAGTGAAGTCTTGTGGGTTGTATGTGTCAGTATCGAAACAGAACACATGCACCTTGTAGCCATCAAATGCTTCCATCATACCAGCAATCTCGCCCAAGAATGCTTGTGCTTGTTTGTTAGAGATAGAACCAGACATGTCAAGAGTCACAACAACGTCGATTTCTTCACCGGGTGTCATGCCAGGCATAACAGCATCCATGTGCCAACCACGACGAGAAGGACGCATCCAAGAATAGTCAGTACGAATCGCACTAGTCAAGTTTGTTTGAATCAATTCACGCCAAGGCATAACTGGGTCGGTTGCTTGACGAACAAGACGCTCAACACCAAGCGGCAAACTACCAGCTTCTGCACTTTGTGCGGCATTGATAATTGCTTGCTTAACTTCTTGGCGAATACGATCTTTTTCTTCTTGAGAAAGTTTAGGACGACCTTTGCCTTTTTTATTGCCATTGCCGTCTTGATCACCATCACCGTCGCCGTCTTCTTCGTCGCCATCCATGTGATCGTCCAACAGTTGGCTGATCAAGTCATCCATGTTGATTTTCTGGACGTTCTTCATCAAGTCATCATAGATTTCTTCTGCTGGCTTGCCGTCATACTTTTGTTCGTACAAGCAAGGCACAGTAGTGATGAATTGGCCAACTTTGTGACGCTTCAAGTCCGCGTTAACTGCGTAGTCATCGGCGATGTTCCAGATTTGTGGATCACGGTGATTACGACGACCCATGTGGTCATATACAACGTGCAAGACTTCATGGCCGACCAAGAATTCAACTTCTTTGGGTTTCAGCATCATGATGAAACGAGCATTGTAGTAGAAAGTCTGGCCGTCAGTGGCGGCAGTTGAGCACCACTCGTCTGCGTTGACGAGTTTCAGACGAGTTGCCAAGTTACCGAAGAACGAATGACGAAGCAAAAGACCAATACGTGCAGTAACAAGTCGCTCACGTGCTTCGTGGTCAACTTTAGGATCGGTAGGGCCGATCAGTTTATCAAATTTCTCATTGCGAGATTTTTTCTTATTTTTGCTAATAACTTCGCTCATTTCTAATCCTTTGATGTGTTAATGTGGTAATTATAGCACCTGTCTGAATTGCTGTCAACTCATTGCAAGTTACGAGGTGCAAATAATTGTTGCCGAATGTCTTCGATTTCGTCTGGGTCAGTTTCATCAATCAAGTCATCAATTGTACTGACTGGGATGGCATTCATAAGTGCTTCGCCACTCTCAAATGCTTCTTGGATTTCTTGCATCAATGCATCCAATTCTTCCTGTGTGCCCTCAAACTGATCGAAGCAACCTGGTGCGAATACCAGCTTCATACCGTTTGGCAATTTACGTTCATTATCACTCATAGTCCCAACCCCCTGTAACCTTTGTCAAAATAATTACGAGCAACCCAGCCACCCGCGTCGATGCGATGTAGTGCTTCGGCTTCACGCAAAGACAAGCCACGTGCCCTGGCACTTTGACCAAGAGCATAAAAATAAACTTTTGCCTTCATACTAATTTCTTTCTAAAAAAAGAGGGCGAATATTCACACTATCCGCCCCCATTAACAGGGTGTTATAACCCCGAACCTTCTAGCTTACTCGCTAGTAAGAGATTAGTTGCCTGCTTCAACGATGTACTTACCGTACTTCTTGTGGAAGTCGTCAAAGTTCTTGAGTTGGCTAGGCTCAATAGGCAACTTGTATGTCTTCAATGCAATCTTTGCACCCATAACGACCAACTCAGTTTCAAAGTTGTTCATCATGTATTCAATGAAGTTGTATGCCATTTCATGGAATTTCTTGTTGTCAACTTTCTTGTTGTCAATCGCATCTTTCAACTCGTAGCACATAGAAATGGTCAGCGAGTACATTGCGGAGATTTCTTTAACTTGCAAGTCTTTGACTTTGCCAGACAAGATATCTGCAGGCTCAGGCATCTTACCTGCAACTTTGCGGTGAGCCATGAACTTGACTGCCAGACCGTCGCCAATCGCACCTGCAACCAGGTTGAATTGAGTATCGTTGTCCATGGTGTCGTCATTCAGCAAGTCAGACACGAAGCACCAGCTACGAGGAGTAGCGAATGCACGAGAAGAAGACTTAGCATCAAAGTCGTACATGTCTTGTTTAGCGAAAGACAAGTAACCAACAACGTCTTTGTGAATGTTGTTGTTCACAGCCCACAACTGCCAAGAAGCAAAGTCAGGACGCATTTCGAGGTGAACGAAACGGTTAGCCAGAGGCATAGGCATACGATAAGTCACGCCTTTGTCCGAGTCACGGTTACCAGCGGCAACGATAACAACGTTATCAGGCAACTTGTACTTACCAACACGACGGTTCAAGATCAACTGATAACCAGCGGCTTGCACTGCAGGAGGTGCAGAGTTCATTTCGTCGAGGAACAACACAACAGTCGGGAACTGTGCGGCGAATTCTTCGCTAGGCAGATCAACAGGCTCAGCCCAGTCCATCTTGCCGTTGTCTTTGTTGAAGAATGGAATGCCGCGAATGTCCGTCGGTTCCATCTGCGCCATACGCAAGTCAATCATTGCGTCTTTAGAGCCGCCGAGTTCGACTGCAAGTTGCTGAACAACGTCAGACTTACCGATACCAGGAGGACCCCACAAGAACACGGGGCGTTTTGCTTTCATCGCTTGTTTCAAGCTACGTGCGGCTTGAATCGAGGTGATGGTGTGATTGTCGCTAACTGCTGATGCCATTTGAATCTCCTATGAATGATGGCTGAAAGAAAAAACTTGTTTAAGTGAAAGAAACTGTAGTGTAACTCAATTTTGATTCGTCGTCAAATTATTTTACAGAATTTGGGAAAGAATTTGATTGTACACATCTGCTTTGCTCATGTAGTAATCATAATTCGCTTCGCCTGGACGGAAGTTGCGAAATTGATTAGAACCTGCATAAGACACGAGGTCTTGGCGAAGACTGCGCTCACTGTACTCAGCGATAAAGCCTTGTCGATCATAATGAGCGATGAAACCACTTGCGAGACACAGAAACTTATAACCAGTATTGTTCAGGCTGTCAATGTTATTGACTGCTTTAACAACGTTAGTGACGATCAGTTGCTTTTGACGTTCTGTGAGTGCGGTGAGTGCCATTTTGTTTACCTCTGTGTGTGTTGTTGATGTATGTATTATATGACCAAACTGATTTACTGTCAACCGTATTTCAACAAAGTCCATGCAGGTTTTTCTAACAATTCGAGCAACCGATCCTCAGCTTGTACACCGTTACCAAAAGACATATAGTATATTGGCGAAGGAAACTTTACCTTTCCAACCAGATGACCATAATCTACAATGTCACTTACTCTATAAACCCTGACGATGTATGCGTCCTGATCATATGTTAGATTGCCATACAATCCTTGATAGGTCAAATCACACATTAACATCATATAATTACCACAAGTGAGGTTCATGTGTTGGCACATCTTTGAGAATCAAAACGATTTCATCTTGTTCAGTATGAATCAGATTCTTTTCTACCAAATATGATCGACGAACATCTTCACTGAGTTCTGTCCACTCTTTAACCTTTTCACGTGAACCGTATGCTTTGCATGGCATTTCGTTAATGATCCAGCAACCTACATTCTTGAGAGCATTAATATTGTTTGCTGGATGTGATTTAGCCATTGCATCCAAAAAGTCATTAGCAAGTACCGCTGTCCAGAAGCTACCAGGATTGAACCCATATACTAGGTAGTTTATTAATGGATCTGCGTATTCTTGAGGCACACTATATTGTTCAAAAGACCTGAGCAGTTTGTTCTTACTATGTTTAGTCAGTTTCATACAAATCTCGCTACCAAATTGTTTACGAATTCATCAGTGCTATCACCTAAGTCGTGATCTTCACAAAAGACTGCAACATCACCGAACTTTGCAAGTTTACGTCCTGCATCATCATTATCGCATACTGCAACAACCTTACGATTCAGCATAAACAACCAGTTACGCAAATCCCAACCAGTGTTGTTGCTCAATACAGCCAATGCACTAACTCCTTTACTTGTCAATCGTGCGGCGTCGAATACACCTTCACATACAAATACAACATGGGGAGTCAGGTGCAAACTTTCAACACCCCAAACTGCAAGAGTAGGTTGTTTTCTGTAAGTAAAGTACTTGCCTTCTTTTGGATTGTTGTTAGGCTTTTTCTCGCCTTCAGGACGATACTGTTGATAACCAACAACTTGACCACTTAAGTTGTACAGGAAGAATGTAGCGACACGCTCGACCTCATCGACCGTAGGACGATGCAACTCAAGATTGAGGTGTCTGTCTTTCAAGTGTTCGAGAACTGTTTTCATTTCATTAACATCCCAACCATGATAAGTTGTTCGAGTCGTTTTATTGCTTGGTTAATATCTTCAACTTTGCTTGCAGTATATTCCATTTTACGAATACGTCTGGCTTCGACTTCGAGTTTGCTCAACTCGACAACCATTGCATCGATATTCCAGAATAGCTTTTGCAGGTCGGCGTTATAACCGATCTTGTTCATCTGCACACGCAGTTTTTCGCCGATTGAATTCCAGTCAAGTGATGAAGATATTTGCATGAGCAAAGTATATCATATTTTGGATTTAAGTGCAAATAAGAATTGTGATTGACCATCAATGTATGTTTGATAGTTGTGGGCTACGATATGATTGGATTGTTTGCCAATGAAGTTGGCAAGTACTGATAAAGTTCTTATATTCAAGATTTCCCGATAGGGAATTATCAATGTGTTGTGTGCAGTATGCACGTTGTTACGATTGAATTTGTGATCTATTTCAGGTGGAAATGGTAAGTCATTCTTATACTTACTGTTGACTGAGATTTCTTCAATGTCGGATTCCGTGAAAGTAATGATTACTATCTTTGCATTTGGCAATCGACTGTGTATGACATTGATATCTGGAAATGCATGTGTCCAAAAGATACGATGTGGCAAACTACCGACGAATTCTAAAGTCTCATATACTTTACTATCATGTAAGTCTGATACTGTTTTGTCTGCGATCCAACTGTTTGCAGATTCGTGTCCTAAGTTGTGAACTGAATTATGAGTATGGTAGGTTACACTAGTTTGGATATCATACAATAGCCATGTAATAATACTAGTGATAAACCTACCAGACGCACCTGATGGAAATGCTACGATTAAATCCATCAGGTATTTAGTTTAAGCAAAGATTTCTAATGCAGTGCCACACTCAGTGCAGAACTTTGCAGTAGCTTTGTTTTGCTTGCCACACGTGACACATTTTGGCTTGTGCTTAGTAGTCACTGGTTGTAGTACTGGCTTGTTGTCAGGAGTCTCGCCTAGTAACTTCAATACGATAGTGTGCTTCTCAGCTTCCATTGCGCCCATTATAACCGATGTGAACTTTTGTTCACTCTTGCTACCTGGCACGGTGATGCCAACATCGTTCTTTGGAGCTTCCATCCAGTCCATAGTAGCCATGCCATCATGTGCTTGCATGTCTTTAATGCCCATCGATGCTAGTGTTGCAGTAGTTGCACTAGCGGCAGTTGCTTTGACGCTTTCCCCTTGACTGTAATCTACGCCACGCAATGCGCCATTGACGTTTACTTGACAAGTAGCGCCACTAGCTGTTACGCTAAATCTATCACCAGTTGATCCACTGATGCCAGTTGTGCCACCATACACTGGGCTGTTCCATAGACCACGATTTAGACTGTTAGTTGCATACCAGTCATACTCATAGTGACCAGGAATCCACTTTTTGCCAATTTCTAGAACTGGGCGAGGCTGTTCATATTGAAATTCGATGCGAATCAATCCATCTTCTAGTTTAATACCACGAGGACCATCTTCAATGGCACTAGTGCGTTCAATGAATTTGAATTTGTTGCCGGCAGTAAGATTGCCATTTTTGACATAACGTTCTAAGTCAACTTCTTGACCTGCGTTAAGAACTAGACCACCCTCGATAACGTTATCACCATCAATGAAGACATTGACTACCGCACGTTGGGTATGAAGATTTTTAAGTAAGAAGCTATATTCGCTACCGAATGGAATATAAACTGTGTCTTTAAATTCGCGGAGAATTTTACCATTGGCTTTTAGGCTCGCCACGAGCTTGTTTGCGTACATCATATTTTCCTTTTACTGCACACAGACTAAGTGCATAAAGTTAAAGTCTGTTAGATTTGCTACCCTGTGTAGCAAGTGTATTTATTCTATCATAGACTAACTTTAATTTAAAGTTGTTCGGTGTAATCGTCTTTGAGAAGGGCTGGATCAGGTTTACGAACCTCAAATACAAACTCAAAGGTTTCTTCTTTACGTTGATATGCTTCACGATATGCTTTTTCTGCATCAGTTACTAGAAATTCTACCTTAACTAATTTCTCCGCAAGTTCGTTAATAAGTTCTTGCTCATTATCTATGATTGGATCAGGTGCTTTAAGTTCCCGCATTCGTTTAATTCTACTCAAGCGGTAATCCATTTGTGTTTCCAATTCTTTCTGAGTTGGCTTATATGGTGTTTGATAATCAGGACCCATATGTTCTTCGTGCTGGCGCTTATACTCTTGTTCTTTCCTATCCATTTCGGCTTCATAGCCTGCCCTATCCCTTGTATACCATTTGAAATCATCCGGTGTGTTATCTAATAACATAATGTCTCCTTTATCTTTTATTCTATACTATCTAGTGAGAATTAATAGTTTTTAGGTCAAATTTGAGTATCAAATATGATACAATTGGATGATTTTTGTCCATTTCAAATAGATACCCAGCACGATAGCTACTACCAACCATTTCACCGTGTCTACGAATGGGGTAATACTTTACCCCACTCTCACTGACATGCTTACACACATCTTGGAAGTCGATAGTCGGCACGAATAGTTTAACTGTACTCATACGGAGTGTCTTTATCCGAGTAGTCGGCACTGATGCGGTCGCCAGCTTCATCGTATCGTTGGTAGTAACTATCATTTGGTTGTAAAACTCTAAACTTATCGTATTTCAATGTAGCGAATGTAGCCTCTGCCTTATCAAGCAAGTCACACACAATGTATGCTGTAGTGCAAGGTGCAGTGATTCGTTTCATTGGTCCATGCTTTAGCTTGTTCTCTAACAAGTCTTTGTGAATGTCAGAGTGTGGCAAAAACATGATACGAGTAATGCCCATCTTTTGATTGCGTAATCGTACTTTATCAAAGATAGTTAGCTTGGTTAATACTGCGTTGTTGTCTGGATCAATGGTCAATAGAACATCTTTGACTTTGATGCTACCTTTTGTACTTGGGTTATCTGGTGTCTCTTTCGTACTCCATGGAACATTGCATTCCACATGATTAACATAAAAGGTTTCTCCATGTGATTTTAAGACCCACATTGGAATGGTCT